GAGCGCTTGGATTTAAATGATTCCAGAGAGAATATTCTTGAAAATCAAGTAGAGAGACTCTTTGATCAAAGGGAATCTTCATTAGAGGATCATAGAGAAGATTTAGTTGATAATAGAGATACAAATCTTGATAAGACTAGACTAGACCTTACCGACCCCAGAGACCCCGTCCTCAGCGACCACGTCGAAACCCTCACCGACGACCGCCAGCCGGAGCTCCCCAAGCAGGTAGAGCAACTGAGCGACGAGAGAGAGAACGCCCTAGAGGACCAGGTAGAGGAAGTCCCCGGTACGATAGAGGACAAGACTCTCTCTGATACGGTAGTTGATCTAGGTGGTACTCCAGAAGAACACAACCTGGTGGGTAAGGAATCTCTGATTAATCCTGGGGGTGATACCTCTCTTGATGAGACTCTTCATACACCAGGGGATTCTCTTCAGGTTATTGGTGATTCTCTGGATGAAATTCTAGAAGACACTAGAATCGACATAGAAGATGGTCGTGAAAATAAACTCTACACAGAACCAGAAACTCTTCAACCAATTGGAGATGATCCTAATGAAGTTTTAGAGGACACTCGACTTGATCTCATCGATAATAGAGAAAATAAATTACATACCGAAGCATCGTCTGTAGATGATCCCGAAAATAGACTGGGAGATACTTTAGACGAAACATTATATACTGATACGAATAGTCGTGGGTTAGATGGAAATATGATTCCAGATACCCTTGACGAGACACTACACACTAAAGAAGACTCTAGGGAATTAGAGGGGAATATGATTCCTGATGACCCTAGCGAAACTTTAGAGGACTATGTTGATGCAATGTTGGCCGATGAAGTTGGCCACGCTTCACAATCACTGGATACATATAATAATATGTCAAACGGTGATGAGTGGGGAGGTGATAAGCATGCTGCCTGGGAAGGTGACAGATTATACACTGGCCGCGCCAACTTATTAGACAATGATGAGGGACATCTAACCTCTAGTCATGATCAGTACAACAACATAGCAGATACTTTCTCTGGCACTGATCACAAGTCATGGGATGGTGAGACACTCTATGACGATAACGCCAAAAGACTCAGCGATGCAGGTGGTGGTGAATTTGGTGACGGTGACCAACTCTGTGACACTATTATTGATATGTTGGACGATGATAGAGGACACTCTTCACAGAGCCTTGACATCAATAACAACATGTCAGAGGGCGATGAGTATGGTGGAAATGAACATAAAGCTTGGGAAGGAGAAGGTCTATATAAAGGAAGATCAAAAGTACTTTCCAACGATGAAGGCCACTCAACCTCTAGCCTCGATTCACATAACGATATCACTGACACCTTTAACGGTAATGATCATAAATCTTGGGACGGCAGTACTCTTCACAAGGACAATGCTAAGATGCTGACCGATGACACTAGTAAAGTTAGTGATAACGGAGGTGATGATAAGTATCTAGATACCGATGTCCTTGGCCAAGGGGCTCATAAACAGTTTAGTGGTGATAAGCTAAATCAGGGAAAAGCTAAGATGCTTTCTAATGACGAGAGTCATGCTACATCTAGCTTGGATTCGGAGAATAATATTACCGATACGTTCTCAGGATCAGGTCACAAGAGTTGGGATGGCTCTACTCTCCATAAAGATACAGCCAAGGTAATTGCTAATGATGAATCTCACCAAACTTCAAGCTTAGATAATAAAAACCAGATAGAAGATACTTTCTCTGGCAACGCTCATGCTAGCTGGGATGGTTCTACGTTATATAAAGGCAAGGCTAAGGTTATCTCTAATGATGAAAACCATCAGACTTCTTCTCTTGATGATAAGAATGATACTACCGACACTTTCTCGGGGACAGATCACAGATCGTGGGACGGTTCAACTCTGCATAAAGATAACGCAAAGTTATTGGCCAATGACGAGAGTCATAGCACTAATAGCTTAGATCAGAAAAATCAAATAGATGATACATTTTCTGACACTGACCACAAAAGCTGGAATGGAAGCACACTCTACAAAGATAATGCTAAACTTCTAGCTGATGATGAAGGTCATAACTCCTCATCTCTCGATTCCCGGAATAATATGTCTACTGGGGATGAGTGGTCTGGTAGTCACGCTGAGTGGGAAGGTGAAAAGTTATATACAGGTAAGTCTAAACTTCTGACTAATGATGAGAACCACTTAACCTCTAGTTTTGATGATAAGAATCAAATAGAAGATACATTTAGTGGTACTGATCATAAATCGTGGAACGGTGAAACACTATATGGTGGTAAAGCCGGAATGTTGGCAAACGACGAAAGTCACTTAACATCAAGCTTAGATGGTAAAAATGATATTGTCGATACATTCTATGGAGATGATCATGCTAGTTGGGATGGTGAAACATTATATACTGACAACGCTAAGTTACTAGAGAACGACGAAAATCATCAGACAAGTAGCTTAGATGATAAAAATAATATCACTGATACCTTTGCCGGAAACGACCACAAGTCATGGGATGGAGCAACTTTATATGGTGATAATGCCAAGAGAATAGAAGATAAAGGTGGTGGTGAGTTTGGAGAAGATGATCAGCTCTATGATACTATTATTGGAATGTTGGAGGACGACGAAGGACATGCTTCTCAGAGTCTTGACATTAACAATAATATGTCTGAGGGAGACGAGTACGGCGGACCAGAACATAAAGCTTGGGACGGTGAAAAGTTATATACAGGTAAGTCCAAAGTATTAGACAATGATGAATCCCACCTAACATCAAGTCTAGACTCACATAACGACATTACTGATACTTTTGATGGAAACGACCACAAGTCATGGGATGGGTCTACTCTCCACAAAGATAACGCTAGAATGCTTGCTGATGATACTAGCAAGATTAGTGACAACGGTGGAGATGATAAATACTTAGATACAGACGTTCTAGGTCAAGGAGCCCACAAACAGTTCGATGGAGATAGTCTGAATCAAGGAAAGGCGCAGATGTTAGCGAATGACGAGAGTCATGCTACGTCGAGCTTGGATCAGCATAATGATATTGCTGACACCTTTGCTGGGGCAGATCACGCCAATTGGGACGGAGAAACATTACATAAAGATACTGCTAAGTTACTTGCCAATGATGAGGACCATGCTACTTCTTCTCTTGATGAGAAAAATGGTATAACAGATACTTTTTCAGGAGAAGATCATAAATCTTGGGATGGTAATACTTTACATAAAGATACTGCTAAACTTCTTGATAATGACGAGAATCATCAAACATCAAGCTTAGATGATAAGAATAATATCACTGATGATTTCTCTGGCACTGATCATAAAAGTTGGAATGGAATTCTTCATACTGATAAAGCCAAACTTCTTGATAACGACGAATCTCACTTAACTTCTTCTCTAGATGATAAGAATGGTATAGAGGATACTTTCTCTGGCACTGATCATAAGAGTTGGGACGAAGCAACTTTATATAGTGGAAAAGCTACGCTCCTTGATAATGACGAAAGTCATGCTACGTCGAGCTTGGATAATAAAAATGGCATAGAAGATGCATTCTCTGGAAATACCCATGAAAATTGGGACGGAGAAACACTATATTCTGGTAGTGCTAAACTCCTATCAAACGACGAAGATCACGCCACTTCTTCTCTAGATGACAAAAATGGTATAGAGGATACTTTCTCTGGCACTGATCATAAGAGTTGGGATGGTACTTTATATTCTGGTACTGCTAAACGTATTGAGGACAAAGGTGGTGGTGAGTTTGGAGAAGACGATCAGCTCTATGATACTATTATTGGGATGCTTGAAGATAATGAAGGTCATTTATCTCAATCATTGGATATCAACAATAATTTATCTGGAGGTGACGAATATGATGGTTCTGAACATAAAGCCTGGGAAGGTGAAAAGTTATATACTGGTAAATCCAAAGTACTAGATAATGATGAAAGCCATTTAACCTCTTCTCTAGATGATAAGAATGGTATAGATGATACATTCTCTGGCACTGATCATAAGAGTTGGGATGGTGCTACTCTCCACAAAGACAAAGCAGAAATGCTTGCTGATGATACTAGCAATACTAGTACAAATGGAGGTGATGATAAATATCTTGACTCAGATTCTATCGGACAAGGTAGTCATAAACAATTCGATGGAGATAAGCTAAACCAAGGTAAAGCAAAAGTCCTTGCTGATGATACCACAAAAGATGGTGCTAGACGAATATCTGACCTTGATTCAACCCTCAAAGCAATTATGGAAGCTCGTAAAAGTGGGGACCTAAACCTCTACTATACAAACGTCTTAAAATTTGCTCAAGGAAAAACCTTGAATAAAGGTTGGGGCGCTAAGGTCAGCGGTCTTATGTCTTCTTATCTAGTAGGTGATGATATCAGTGAAGGTAAAGCAAAAGAGTTTGAAGAGGCGCTCGTGAAGAGTGTTATTCAAGATGATTATTCTAAAAATTCAGTAAAACTTAAAAATAATAATCCTCGTGAGGGCTGGTCTAAGAAAGTAGAATCTTTATCCACTGACACAGTTGATGGAATAGATTACCATCTTCCTGGTTTTAACTTAATGGGTAACGGCTTGAATCCGAGTGCATACCTCAGATGGTTAGCTGAGAATACAGTTGGTAAAGTTCCAGTTAAAGGTAAGTGGAGACAGCTTATGATTGACGAGGCCTTAGGTCTACTTGTATATGCTCGTGAATTAGCTGAGAAAGCAACAAAAACCAACAGAGACCGACTCCCTGGTGGTGAAGGACTCTTAGGTGAGTTAGCTGGTGGACTAATGAATGGTGGTGTAAGTGGATTAGCGAAGGCTGGTGCGAAGGCAGCGGCAAAAGCTATCTTTGGTGGTGGAAGCGTAGATTTAAGTATTCCACAGAATAGACCTACGAGTAAAGGACAACAGCCCGGTGGAGATGAAGGAGAAACAAAATATCTTGCTTTAAATGAGAAATCACAAGGCAAGGCTGAAGCTAAATTAGGCCAAGATTATAGCTTTGTAGAAAACTATATAAATGCAGATGGTAAATTTAAAGGATTTGTAACTACAGCAGATGAGTTAATAGGAAAAGGAAATGATAATATATGTACCGTTGAAGAGTTATATGCAAACCTTAGGGCATCTCCATATATGTCTAATGCGGGAAAATTTACTTCCTATGATTATAACCCCCTTAAAGTACAAACTCTTGATACAAACGCCTATTGGGAAATAATATTTACTCCTTTTATTGGTGCGGAGAATGGTAATCGTTCTTACCTACCACCAATTTCTGAAATTAATACCTGGAACAAGGTATATCACGGAGTAGAAACTGGATATGGAGCATGGGTGCCAATTAATGGATTTGAATTATCAAAAGCTAAACTTACTACAAAAACACTGGCCCTCTTTGATGGTGAGATCAACTATCCGGTTTCAATGGAATTTACCAATGAGCTGCGCCTAACTTTCGTAGATGACCAATACAAATCTTGGAGAACGTACTTCGAGAGATGTATGGACTGCTCTATCTATAACAGTCAAATTCATACTGGAGCCGATTATGGACAAGATGCAGCATTCTTGGATTGGGACCTAAGTGAGTATGAAAGAAACCCATATGAAGAAATGGGCGGTGTTATTGGTATGGCTGCAGCCGCTGTAAATCAAATGAATAAAGTAAACAAGATGTTTGCAGCTAATATGGCTACCGTAAATGGAACCGGTGGAGGACTTACTGCAATTGATAAAAAATATCAATGCGTAGCTCCTTACAAAAATATTACTTTCCGCTGTACAATCTATTCATTGACTCCGCAACTCAGTACTGTTAGTAAATATGATCTTCTTGTTGTTATAAAGGATTTTGTAGAGGAACGTTCTGGTGAAATTGACGGAGATCCTGGAGACCTAACTGTAGCATTTTCTATAGTAGGTGAAAATCCAAGTTCAGATCGTAAAAAACCAAAGCAGGATGAAGTAACATACAAGAAGAAAAATAAAGATAAATCCCGTAGTAATACGGCCTCTATTATCTCTTCTGCAGCTAATAAAGTAATAGGACTTTTATAAATTATGTACATCCGATTAGGTAAATCACAAATCTCTTACGAGCCATCTAACGTAGACGACTTTATGACTATTGCTCAAGTCGTCTCTGCTCCAATGTCTTTTGAGAGACCTGCCCTAGTGAGTATGAAAACTCAACTAACGGCACTCTTCGGAGAGTCTTTTCCTGAAAAAGCTTTCCTAGAAGAATTGATAGATTGGGGTGCAGTCCTATATCTTTATAGACCTATCAGTACGAAAGACGATCATAACCAGGAAGGCTATATAGACTTAGAAAAATGTAATACCCCATCATACTACTTAGAAGAACCTCCTACCGTTCCACAAGAGATGACCATCTATAAAATAAAAGACTTAGAGGGATCACTCTTAACAGACGAAGGAGAGCCATATGACAATTATATTTATTATGACGGAGAGCTTGTCCTAGTCAACCAACTCCCTCAGATTGTAGGTGGATTTAGGACAGACTCCCTAAATAATCGAGACACACTAGTTCTTTATAAAAATCAGAGCAAGATTCCTTACTTAAACCCAATGTTTAAGAAGGATTATACTATCTTGCTCAACCAAGTAAATCGTACAAATTTATTAGATAGCCTATCCACTATCAGTCAAGAAGATATGGTGGATCTCATGGCAAAAATCAAGAAGGGATACAAAACTCTGGCCTTCAAGATAGAGTCAGAGCCAATAGGATCCCTACCAGACAATTCCTACATAGTAATTCAGACAAACACAAAAGATCGAGTCTTAATGTATGCTGGCGAGGAAGTACCAAACATACCAACTCGCTACTACACTAAGACAGAATCTGTTACGTCATGGGACGACATCCTTAACAAACTCAGACGTTATGGATACTTTACCGTTCCAGACAAGCCTGACATGCTATATGCGAGTTTCCCCGTACATACTGATTATTTCTACACTATCTCTAACCTATCCTTAGTTCCATCATATCAAGGAACACATGACCTACTCTCTGAAGCAATGGAAGAAGATGACGTATGTATGAATTTGTGGTCCAAAACAATAGGAACGGGAGGAACAGATGGAGACATATCAGTAACTATAGAGCAATTAGAGGACGATCTCCTCTATCGCATAACAGTCTCTAGGTTCGATTATTCAGAGGTATTCGAAGGCTATATCGACGAAAGAGAAGGCTATGAAAGATTAGATCGACAGATAGAATATGGTTCTATTCTCCTCCATGCTGACTTTATACAAGGGGATACACTTCCAGTAGGAACCTGGACACTGTGTGGAGCCATAAAAGAAGACTACACACAAAGTATGTACTTAAAATCTCTTGACGTCTTTAGAGACGAAATGGAGACAATATTTCCTGATTTCTTGTTAATCCCAGACATACATGTCTACGGAGATGCAACGAAAACAGATACGGATTACTATAGTGTTTATCTCGACCTCCTTGACTTCGCTAAAGAAACTAATATTCAAGTACTCATTCAGAATAATCAATTCAGTGATGATAAAATAGAAGACTACCTGTACAATTATACAGGGGATAAAGAAAATAGATTAATATATTTCTATCACGGAATGACTATTAATGGGTGGGAGGAACCTGGATATTACGTATTCCTGCGAGGACTATTTGGGGACTCATATTCACTATCAACAAACTTAGTGTTTTATGATAGTCCTATGGGTGATAAAAATCCCTACACAGAAACGTTGGACAAACTGGATAACAAAAAGAGCAATTACCTAGTGGATAATAATCAAGTATATTATTATAGCCGACTCTTGAATGGTAAGAAACCAGAAACAACAATCTGGATGAGATTCGTCCTAGGGAAAATTAGTAGAGAACTCGAGAAAAACAGATGGTCCTACTTATCGGAACGTATGATCGGTACAGTTAAGAATAGGATCGATGGTATCCTTAGTAGAGTCCAGACAAGTTTCTCGATTATTAGGAGAATCCAAGTTAGTGACTTTGAGATTGACTACAGTAACTATAAAATCAATCTCTCTATAGAAACTTGGATTAGTGATCTCATTGATAATCACATGAAACTGGACATAACGATTAACTACAAAAATTATAATAATTCTTAAATATGGCAACAGTTGCTGAATTGGTACGCGGTGGAAATGACCTTCGTGCTAAATTTATTGATTGGACAAGTACCTACCACGATAATAACAAGGAGTTTCTTCGTGGTGATATGTGGGAGTTCAAATTCCTGAACGTTCCCAAGATTGTTTACTACCCTGGTGACGATATTATCAACGCTCGTCTGAACAGCGTAAACGTTGGTATTGACTACTCAGTGGGTGGTATTGAGAAGCGTATGCGTGGTGGCTGGAATATCTATCAGCGTACTTCTCAGAATACGAATGGTACCCTGACCTTGTCACTGGTTGATAAGGAAGATCAGGCTCTTACCTACTTCATTGATGACTGGCGTCAGAAGATCGCTGACCGTGAGACCCGCTACAGCTTCCGTAAGGATGACCTGGTGGGCGACTGCCAGCTGTTCATCACAAACTCGTCTCGTATTGACGTTAGAATTTTAACATTCTACAACGTAATAATTCAGGACGGTCAAATCGATGAGAACGGAGCTCTAGAGAGCGAGTCTGACCGTGCAGATATTACACTCACAATGCAGTTTGAACATTATAGTCGTGAGTTTAAGAACCTGTAATTGTAAGTGTAGAAAATAAATTCTACGTTTTCTCCTGGGATGGTGGGAAGAGAACCCAAAACTTCTCACCTTCCCTTTTATAAAACCCAGAAAATTATGACACAGTTTAAACAAAAAACATATTCTGAGAGTGACAAATCTGTCTTCCTCAACTTTATTGGAGCACTAGCGGGTTTCATTCTGAAAGCCAAAAACCTTCACTGGGCTGCTCCAAAGAAAAACATTCACGTCTACTTAGACGAATTCCATGCCATCCTTGGCGATTATCAAGATGCTTTAGCAGAAGGTTATATGGGTATTCTCGGTCAGATGGGTCCTAACGATGTCCCCTACAAAGAGTGTAGAGATGATAATGCTAACTCTTTTATTGAAAGCGTGCTCACTGCTACGAAGGAATTTTATGGACAAATTCCCGAAGGGAGTGAATTCAAGGGCATTACTGGAGAAACCGAGAGTTTCATACAGAACGTTAACAAGTATAATTACTTGTTCCATTTGTGCGATGCCGTATGATTTGCTTGAGAGATAAATCTTTCTGCATCATAGAATCAAAAGAACAGGTAGCAAAATTCCTTGGCCAAGATTGGGAACACGAAAAGCTCATTCCATCTATTATCTGGTTAAGAAGTAATGCTAAACCAGACCTAGTCTTGGGAAGAAAAGAGATATATAACCTAACCGGCGGTCGTCTTAGTTACGATAACTTAAAAAATTTCAAGACCTATACACAAGGAGTGGAAGGTTTCTGGAATGATTTTATAATAGTTAAAGATTCTGAAGGCTCCATAAGAGTTTACTGCGTTCTTCACTTCGGAGCTAATGGTCCAGGGAACTGGACAAAGAAAGACTTGAAGGATGCCAAGAAAGAATACGAAAAGATGATCGCTAATGGTGCAGAGGACGTTAGTTTTACTATGGCCCAACGTGACCTAGCTGATGACGTAACTGACTGGGGCACCACTTTTACAATATAAGATGATGGAGAACGATAAAAATATAAATGACTTTTTCACAAGTGCTGGGGATACAATTCCAGAATTGTGCTTTATTAAGTCATTAAAAATCTACGGAGAGGATAAATTCCCTCTCGTTAATAAAGACCTCGTCGGCGAACCTCTCCCTGATAAAGGTATATACTCGGGAGACTACGACCTGAGGAAAGTTAATGAGAAACACTTAGAGGAAGCTTTAGCTAATGGTGAATCAAACATTACCATTGATGGTGTAATCAGTAACATAAACATCCCAGTTACTACATCCACCACAAGAATTACAGCAGAGCTTGCTTCTACTACAACGGTCGACACTGATACTAGTAAGTTAGTGTATCTGACTAATACCTCTAATGAACCAGTTGACTTGCTTAAGCTGAATGCACCGAACGTATCGACTGTTTACTTGAGTGGTGACTTTGAAACTGTTAAGACAAATACATCAATTAAGAACAACGAAGGTACAATCAGTGACATTATAATTGCTGACGACGTAGAGAAAAACATCAGCGTTAATACGGCCTTCGATTCTGAGGCATCTATTACATCAGGAACAAGCAACAACATTAACGTTAACACAAACAGTGTAGGTAGCAACTTGACTCTTGAGACACCTAATTCTAAGGTTAGCCTGAATAATGGTACTTATGGAGTAGTAACTTCTGAGGTTGGTGATAACACGCTCATTATAGGAACTCCTACCGTTATAGAAACACTCAAGGTGGTTAAGGGTAATGTTATTGTCAATGACGTAACAGTTGAGAATCATATTCACAATATAATTAATGGTACAACCTACACAGTAAGTCCCGCTACTTATGAAGCCTCTACGTGGGCTACATTTAAGTCAATGGGTACTAAGGTCGGTATCACTAACGTAACGGACGACCTCGAGGGTACTGGTTCGGTATCATTCCCAGTAATTGGTACTGGTAATTACGAATGGAACTTTGGTGAACATAATGTAAATGCAGGAAGTAGTTCAGCAGGCATATTCTTTGTACGTGGCGGTAGTGTAAAGCTTACTATTAACTCGGATGGAACTTTCACCAACAACGCAAACAGCTACGGCCTTTGGGTTAGCGGTGGTTCTACAGTTAATGTAATGGGTGGTACATGGAACGCTTACACTCATGTCCTGTATTGTGAAAAAGGAACGATTAATATATACAGTGGAACCTTTAATTGCTTGAGTGATGATAAGAAATTTACAATTAACTGTCTTGACGCTAACTATACTGCAGGGACTGCTAAAATTAATTGCTTCGGTGGACGATTTATTGGATTTAATCCGGCAGAAAGCATGAGCGAGCCTGGTGGTCCTATTAGTTTTGTAGCAGAAGGTTATAAGTCAGTAGAAGTTGAAAGTGGAGTTTGGGAAGTAGTCAAGGAATAACATAACTTAATATAATATTGCCATGGAACTTTTAAGAGGAGTGGTGTACAAATATACTAACATAATAAACAATAAAGTGTACATCGGCCAGACAATAGATGAAGAAAAACGAAAAGAGAAATGGCGAGAGATAAACAGTCCTTATGCGGGATCATATATTAATCGAGCCAGAGAGAAATATGGAATAGCTTCATTCTCTTATGAAGTAATTATAGAAATATTTGACGAGGATAGAGCCAGTTTAAAAAAGAGACTCAATATCCTAGAAATCAAATACATCGCTGAGTATAGAAGTAGCGAAGAAGAATTTGGATATAACTTAACAACTGGCGGCGGAGCTTCTGGCCGAAAGCAAATAGTAACAAATGAGGCTCGTAAAAATATGAGTATAGCTCAAAAAGGGATTAAAAAGCCAATGTCCGAAGAAGGTAAAAGGAATATAAGCGAAGCGCATAAAGGAAAAAAGAGTCCATGGCGATATAAAAAAGTTTGTCAACTTGATAAAGAAACTGGAGAACTAATAAAAATCTGGGATTCCCTAACAGAAGCTGCTGCATCTTTCGGAGATAATCGCGTGAGCAATCTAACATATGCAATAAGGGGCAAATATCGCCACAAATTTTATCGAGGATATAAATGGGTTTATTATGAAGATTTTTCTAAAAAGAATAGCGAAAAGGGATAAATATACAATTGGGAAACTTTACATTGATGGAGAATATTTCTCAGATTGCATCGAAGATAAAGATCGTGGTCTTACTCAGAATATGTCCCTCGAAGAGATCAAGAAGATCAAAATTCCCAATGAGACTGCTATCCCGACCGGGACTTATAAGATCACACTCAATGTGGTAAGTCCTAAGTTTAGTAAATATAATGCCTATAAATATATTGGCGGAAGACTTCCTCGACTACTTGATGTTCCTGGATATAGTGGTGTTCTCATGCATATTGGAAACACAGCAGAGCACTCCAGCGGCTGCCTGATAGTAGGACAAAATACGCAAGTAGGAAAAGTCTTGAATAGTACAGTCACTTTCAAGAAATTATACGCCAAACTACAAGAGGCAAATAAAAGAGGTGAAGTAATAACAATAACAATTGAATAGAAAAATAAAATCCCATGACTCAGGGGAACAACGGCCTGAAACCATTCGTTTGGATCATGGGAACCGAAACAAAGAAAACGCGGACAGGAAAAGAGGAAAATCCTATTAATGAAAAGAAATAGTAGGAATGGATATGATTGAATTTTATGTCCGTTTATTTTTGAATCGATTAAGAGAATTATTTTCCATAACTAAACTTTATTTAAAGTGTCTGGATACAAAAATCCTAGTGCCTATGACCACTTGTGAAAGCCGTTATAGGTTTATGGACACAGATCATGAACCCGAATTTTCGCGTGGTCGGTCTATGACCGAGAACCCTCGACCTTCGCATGGGGAAGCAAGCCCCAGCTTGGTCTCGTTCGCTTCGCTCTTCGGTTCTTCACTAAGTCTGATCCTAGATAAGTGATTTTGTTATGGAAAATATTTATGAACCCCGTGAACCCGGAATATACTTATTCTTAGAGATTACAGTAAAAATCTGTAATTATTGGTTCAAGGCTCGGGTGAACCCAGGCGCGAAGAAACGGGTTCACCATAAAACAATTAAAAATTAAATAAAGTTTAGTATGAATGAGAAATTAATTGTACCAAAAGGAATACGGTACATTAGTCAATGGCAAGACTTTAAATTGGATGATTATCCACATATCATGAACAAACAAATACCAGGATGCGGATTTACTGAATGGTGTCTAGTTAACGGAGAAAATATTATTCTCTGTTCTCCCAGACGAATCTTACTACAGAACAAGTTTGATCAACATCAAGGGGAAGTTTTTCTAGTAATGAATAACCAAGAAGAAAAATTTTCACCAGATAAGGATCTTTCTAGGGGATTAAATATTGAAAATTCTCTCAAGAAAAAAGATTTGTCATTACCAGAAAATGTTAAAACAGAAATAAATTTAGTGGATTTGGTAGATGAAACAGAGGAAGTAGATAAAAATGTTTACCAAGAATTGAGGAATAATATTCGTGAGTATATTATTTCTCGAAAAATTAGTAAACAGCCTTGTAAAATTCTCGTTACTTACGACTCATTTGGGTTAGTAAAAGATATACTCTATTCTTTAGGGTATTTCTTTGAGTTTAGGGTGATTATAGATGAGTTTCAGTCAATTTTCGTAGACAGTAGATTTAAACCCTCCACAGAAATAAAATTTTTATCTTACTTGGATGGGGTACAGAAAGTTTGTTATGTAAGTGCAACTCCTATGATGAAAGAGTATCTTTCAATGATGCCTGAGTTTAAAGATCTACCGTACTATGAACTAGATTGGGAAACAGATCAACCTGAGAGAATATCTAAACCAAATCTAAAAGTTAGATATACAAGATCTGTAACAGAGGCCGCTAAAAATATAATAATTCCCTATAAGGAAGGTAAATTTGACGTTAAATATGTTAAACGACAAGGTCAACCACAGGCTATTGAATCAAAAGAGGCTGTTATATATGTTAATTCAGTTAATAACATCATCAGTATAATAAAAAAATTTGATTTGAAGCCGGAAGAAGTTAATATCCTCTGTAGTAATACAATAGATAATGCAAATAAGGTAAAAAACAAGCTTGGACAAGGGTTTTCTATAGGCCGAGTTCCTCTTAGGGGAGAACAGCATAAGATGTTTACTTTTTGTACTCGTACAGTCTATCTTGGAGCAGATTTCTATTCAACAACGGCCAGGACTTTTATTATCTCTGATGCAAATATAGAGACTCTTGCAGTTGATATTTCTCTCGACTTACCACAAATTCTTGGTAGACAGAGGTTGGAGGATAATCCTTGGAAAAATTCAGCTGAGTTTTACTATAAGCCACTCGCTCTAAAGAATAGAACTGATAGAGAGGAGTTTGACAATTTAATAGCAACTAAGGATGCAACAACTCAAGGTGCTATTAAGAATTATGAGACTATTGCTGAGAACAGTCCTGATACCCTTGATGTGTTAATAGGAGGTTATGCTGATTTAATAAAAGTAAATAACTATAGAAAGGATTATCTTTCTCTAAAACCTATCCATGAAGAGTATGTAGATTCTGTTGGTAATGTTATTAAACGAACTATTTGGATCCCTACTGTTAACAATCTTGTTCGCGTATCTGAGCTCAGGGCATTTGAAATACAACAGGTTGATTACAAAGATAGGTTTAATGTATTTAGTAATTTAGATAGTTCTCTTGGTTTAGATACTGAGAATCAAGAGGTTAGAGATTTTCTTCTCGATTATCAAAACCTAACCAAGCTTTATGATAAACTAAAGTATCTTTGTAATCTCGATTTTCAGGGAAAGTTAACATCAATACTTTTAGCTCAGGTTTCAGAAAAGCATTTTCAAGAATATTTCACTATCCTAGGATCTGAGAGAATCCGAGCGTTAGGGTATGATGTATCTTTACTTAATAGAGAACTTGGTTTATTGACTTTTGATACAACAGAGCTTCTAGAAAAAGTATATAGTACTTTCCTTCCAGGAAATAGATATACATCTGTAGATATTAAACAAATGTTATCAATTATTTACGATGAAGTTGGTTATGGTAAAACTCCTATAGCAACTGACCTAGAAGATTGGTTTGAAATAAAACGAGTTCAAATTAATACAAAGGTATCAAGGGGAGTTTATAAGAGAGATAAAGGATTTGAAATTATTTCAAAGAAAGGGGCTCGGAATGATTTATCTTATTAGGTCTTCAGCTTACGACGAAACTAACGATATCTTCTCGTTTATATTAAAAATTGGATATACTAAAGATGGTGTCGCGGCTCAAAAGAGATTTGAGAACTATAATGGTCATAATCCAACCTGTAAGGTATTATTTAAAATACCGAATGGAACTAGAAGACAGGAAGGCGCGCTTCATGAATACTTTAAGGAATTTCGTATATACAATAGAGAATGGTACGAATATAGAGAAGAGATTGTTGAGTTTTTCAAAACACATACTACAGCAGAATCTTTAGATTCCTCTTTTTCAGAATATAAGTTTAAATATGAGAGGAAGTCAGATACTTTTATTAAAGTTAATAAGTTTAAGAATTTTCTTAAAGAGTTAGAAGATTCAGAGCTTAAATCTGCACTATCTGATTATTTAAAGATTTCACCTTATAAAAGATTGAAATTATTATATGATCTTTTTAAGGCTGGTCTTGTTACTGAAGCACTCTTAGAAAATATTCCTGAAAATAACTTCAGAGATTATTTTAATATTCTTGGTCCAGATCGAATAAAAGCTTGTGGATATAATATTACAGTTCTTAATCGAGAACTTGGTATTAAGTCTTTTGATAGTCAATCATTAGTAGAAGATATAAATAATTATTTCACAGTTGGTGAGAGATATTCTCTATCCGACGTTAAGTCGAACCTACAGACTATTTATAAAAACTGTGGTTATGATAAATCTCCCCAAGCCAAAGATCTCTCTGAATGGTTTGAACTTCAGGATCTTACTTTCAATGTAAAAGTTGATGGTACTATAAAACGAACTAGAGGATATCGAATCCTCTCCAAGAAATAACACTTTGGGCTTTTAATGGAAACTACCATCTGCGCCCTTATTAACGGAAAGAAATTCTCCGAAACATAATAATAAAAATAAAGGAAAATCCTTTAGTGATAATTCAACACTACTGGATTTTCTTTTCATCAAATTTATAAACTATATGAACATAGATGTATCACTTTTGCCGAGCGGGGGCTATGGATATGGCTTTCCCAGCATTAATGTCAACCCTATGGTATTTCAAGACATAGTCGACTATACGACTAACTTGCCTGAGGATGATCCGCTTGGCCGTTATTTTTTCGACGTGGAAATGCTCAAACAAGACGACCCGAGAGTGGTTGATCTCTACGTCATGGATATTGATTTCTTGATTTTCTATAAGAAACTCATCACGGTTTCTGAAGACCTTTCCTATCAGATTGAGGTTAGGTGTCCTCATTGTGGAAAACCAATCAAGAAGACTATATCCTTTGAGCGTGATATTCACTTCAAACAGATTGACCCTAAAATTATGGAAGGGGCCAAGATAAACTTAGGGGGACATACTTACGATACGATTGTCCCTACCTGGAATGATTTCATTAAAGTATTCCAACTCTACCTTAGAATTCGAAAGGTACATGATCTGAAAATGATTAAGACCATCTCCCTCATCAAGGACTGGGATTATGCTAAGAACCAGATAGAGCACGATATCTTAGAGGCAACTCATTCAGATATTTCTCTCTTAATGGCTCTCCGTGAACTCTACTTTGATAGGGTAGATCCAATAATAGTTTATTGTCCTGAATGTAATAAAGACCTGGAACCGGGCGAAGAAAGGAGGAGTGTGGCAGTGAGTGTAGATTCTCTCATTGTCGATTTCTTTCGAGACCTCTATATCAATTGCCCAATTGATGGATCTAAAATTTTATTTAAATAAATTCTTGAAGGTAGATAACATAGAGAAATATACCCTGAAAACACTTTTTAAGCTTAGGGAGGTTTATGATAAATTCCTCGAGTCTAGTAAAGGTGTTGATCCTGATTTCCCAACCATTGACTTTGGTGGAAAGGGAGAAACAGTGAAGGGTGTAAATAAGACAAAAGTTCTCGGTGATGATCCTGGAGACGATTCTGTTTTCGGTTATGATAATAACAATGGTCCCGCCGAGTCTTTCACATTAACTAGATAATAAATATGGCTGCCAAGACAGACGATATTAACAAAAAAGCTGCTAAGCTTGCTGAGAAACAGACTGAGAAAGGCAAGGAGATGCAGCAATACGAAGAGGTTAGGTCACAACTCCAGACTATTATGTCAGAGCAACAGAATAATCTTGCCTTGGAAAAACAAGACATGGGTAATCAAGCTCAACTGACCGAAACCTTAAGCCAGGCTGGTGCTATGGCGGCTGCAGGAGGTGTAGGGGGAGGTATAGCTGCCCAACCACAGGTAGTGGGACCTTCTACGACTGAAACTCTGCAAAAGTTTGGTATGAAACCTGGGACAACCGTGACCCATGGACATAACGTACAAATCCAGCCAAATAAAATCACGGTAAATAATACATACAATAATACTACCACAAATAATATAAGCAATGGGGCAGGTCCCCTACAGGGGAGACCAGTTCAAATAGCTGCCGCTACAAATACGGAGGCTCAGAGTCAGGCTAGGTTTAAGACTTGGCTCAGTAATCTGTTTGCCCAGCAGAAAGAAGCAAACCAGAAAAGGTCGAAGGAGTATGAGAAACGTGAATGGTCATTAACCAGGAGCGCTAATAAGATGCTCCGGAAGATGGAGGCCACGGGAAAGAATGTAATGGATGCATTCAATCCTCAAAGGTTTGGTCAGACTGTGGGGAGTCAGTTGAAAGTACTGATGACTCTATTTGCAATTAAGTTCCTTGCCAAAAACTGGGATAAAATAATCAAGATAGCTGGTAACATAGTTAAGTTTGTTAAGGATGGTATTAGCTATTTTGGAATTGGACAGGAGGGTAAACGCCTTGTTGCAGATGGTGGTGGTTTTCGTGGAGACCTTATTCGATTCTTGGGAGGTAATCCTAGAGATCCTAAGACAACTCTCTTAGGTGTCCTAAAAGACATCTTCAAGGAATTTGGAGATCACATGAGACTGTACTTCGAAAAGCAGATGGCTCTTCGTGGTATGGCTATGAAATCCATAAAGTTTCCAGATTTAAAATTTGACGGAAATTCATTTGGATCAGATTTCCTTGGAAGAATGCTTTCTGGCTTAGGGAGTGTTTTCACGAAGGCATTCTCTGGGGTAACTACTTATCTCGGTGATATCCTGACTGCACTTGTTGATCCTAAGGCGGGAGTCGGCAAGGGTGTTGATAGGGCTGTTGAGACTCAGGCAAACCAGAGCAGTGATATGGCTCGTCGACGTGAGAAGCTAAACATGTTTGATTCTGTTGGGGATAATACCATGCGTGGTGAATATGCCCTTGAGCAGAAAAAATATGCACTCCTCAATAATGCGCTTGATGAAAGTGGAAAATTAACTGGTTCTGCTGGTAGTACTATTTCTCAGGGTCGTGATATCTTAGGTTCATATCAAGATGCTAAGAATTATGGAGCCATTGACGTAAGCCGTGTTTATACCGGTCTCCAAAGACTTCAGGAAGCTGCAAATAAGCAGGGGTACGTTTATCTCGACGAAGAGTTCGTGAGAAAGATGTTCCCTCGTGGCGCAACTAGTGGTCTTGAGAGAGTACCAATGAAGTACGTCAGAGTAGAGAATGACGGAAACTTGAATGCTCTCCAGCACCAGTATATGATGAACGACACTGGTTGGGGTACAGCTGCTGATGCTATTGGCTACGGTGTTGGTGCCGCTGAGTTGGTTGGAACTACTATAGGTACTGGCGGTGTTGGTCTTTTCAGTAAGGGTGCTCAAGTAGCGAAAGCTGTTAAGGCTGGTCAGGCTGGATATGGTGCTAGCCGTATGGCTGCTGGTGTAGTCAAGAACGGTTTTTCTTGGAAGAATGCTGCAAAGGGTGTAGCTAAAGGTTGGCTAGGAAAAGCTATAGGTACCGGCATTGCTGAACTTGGCGCAGGATTTGCTGAGGATGATAACCATCTCGAACTTGTTCCTGCTTCTGATCCCCGTCCAGCTGCTACAGTTAATGGCAAGCCGACTAGAGAAGTCTACTACTATAGAGTTAAGCCAGAGGCTGTTGAACAGTTAGTTAAGCAATTTGATCCTGAAGGAAAAGGCAATCGTGAAATTATTCTCGGTAACATTCAGAATCACATAGTTAGTAGAGCTGGTGGTAAGACTGCAGTTAATAGAGCTTGGAATTTACGAGGCAAAGATTCGGGTTATTGGCAGAATCAAAATGTAACTGACGTTGAAAGTCAATTATCTGAATACCGTCGCCTTGACAATATAGAAAGATCCTATGATGATAGGTTAAATAATGATGCATGGTCTAGAAGAAAGGTTGTAATTGAAAATAATGCTCTTGGTGCTATTAATGGAGTAGTGAATTTTGCCGGTGATCTTATGTCAGGGGTTGGTCAAGCTCTTGGTATAACTGGAAGTACTAAAAAAATCACAAAAGCTGAGTCTAAGAAAAATGCCGTTTATATAATGAATGACCTTGTTAAGAGAGGTCTTCAACCACATCAGGCTGCCGGTATTGTAGGTAATTTGATGGCTGAATCCGGACTTAATCCAAGCAGTAACGCTATAGATACTAATGGTTTGAGGGCCGGCGGCTTAGCTGCATGGAATGGTCCCCTCTGGGAAAAGCTTCATGCTTTTGCTAAACAACAGGGACGTCCATGGAACGACATGAATCTTCAGCTTGATTATCTTTGGTCACTCTTAAACAATCCCCCCAAGGGGATGGAAAAGCAGATGGCTAATGTACGAGATCGTCTAAGCAAGGCCAAAACTCCTTATGATGCATCTGATGCGTGGGCATATTATGAGCGATATGCTGGTTATAATTATGACCCAAGAACTGCTAGACAGGCTCGTTGGAGTCCAGCCAGAATTCAACAGGAACATGATAATCGTGGAGCAAATGCAAACGGTGTCATGGCTGTTTGGACTGAGGCCAGTGGACAAGAAGGCGGTATTAGTAAATATTTAGGTTCCTCATTCCCAAAGAGTGGTTTTGCAGGTCAGGTTGGCCAAACTGCACCTAACTTTACTAGAGGTTCTGTCGTTCCTGAAGTAACTAGTGAGTTTTCTTATACGTATACTCCGGCTACTAATCCTATTTCAGTTCAGAGTATATTATCTACAAGTAGGAATGTTTCTGCTACTGGTAGTGTGGTTGTTGGACAGGAGCCTGGTGTTCCTGGAGATATAGAGACTAGATATACTGGTAAAGGTGAAGCATTTGATGTTCCTAAGGGGTTTGTTGCCTTAGTTGGTGATTCGTATGCTGTCGGTATAGCTCCTCATTTTATCAGAGAATTGAAGGCGAAAGGTGCTAAAGGTAAAGCCACCAGTTGGACAGGAAAGAATGACAAGAGGCTTTGTTACTGTGTATCAGGGGCTACTATTCAAGCTATTACTGGACAAGTGCAAAATGCAATGGGTGATGATGCAGCGGTTATTGTTATTCATGCTGGTCTTAATAATGCCTCGCAAGATGAACAGGTTATTACTAATCTTCTTTTAGATTGTGGTAAAGTAGCTGCAACTGGTGGAGCTAAAGTTTTCTTCATTGCACCAATTACAAATCAACCTGGTAAGTTTAATACTAAGGGTGCTGCTAGCAAGGTAGCTAGGGCCGTTCGCTCTGCCTGTGCTGCTGGTGGATTTGGTCTTATTGACCTAGAGCCTAGTAGTCCTAGATATGTTACTTTCGATAAAGAAGGTATACATCCTACTGGAGATGGGTATTCAAGACTTGCTAAAGATATAGTAGAGCTTCTTTGGAGAGGTGGTGGTCGTGTAACTGCTGTTGCTGCAACACAAACCGAGACTCCTGAAACCCAAGGTTTAGTAGATAATGGTAGCTTCTTTGTACCAAACAGCGAATATAGTCCACAAGGTGGATTTGGTGATGCCTGGCAGACAGGAGCGGATGCTCTTTCTAATGCCAAACTGGTAGATACTCAGAGTCCAGAAGAAATAACTAAGAAGCTTCGTACAATGAAAGAAAACGAGCAGATAGTTAAGTGGTATCAAGCTAAAGGATTTAAAGAAACTTGGGGTGAGAACTATGAAGACTTTAAACAGAATTTCGGTTCTCTTGATTCGAATGAGAAAAACACTTTCATAACTGCTAGAAATTTATGGTACTCTAAGTGGCCAAAAGATTTCAGAGAGAGATTTGTTCAGCAAAAGACATTTGAAGATTTTTATAAAATGTTTGCTGGGATGTCTAATGAAATGCAGAAGTCATTCGTAGAGGAAATGCAAAATAAGCTTACCTACTTTAGAGCAACAAACTTAGAAGCTCTTGAGAAAAAATATGGATCGGAGAAATTTGATAAATATTTTGGATATACTAGAGACTACTTTGGAAGAATAGATAGAACAGCAACTCAAAAACGCTTAGAAGGTTTTGGTTCTGCAGAAAGAGATACTTCTATGGCTGGTTATTCTAGAAATGAAAATAGAAAATATCAGCAAGCTATACAAACGTATGGACAAGAGGTTGTTGATCTTCTGGAGAAGAAAGAACAGCTTGAAGCTAAACTAGGTAAAGCTAGCGGAAAGGAAAAAGAAGATCTCACTAGACAGATTAATTCTGTCGTTAGTAAACTTAATGATAGGCAATCTAATGCTGAATCTATTATTGGATCTTCTCGTATAGATAAAGGAGTTATCTCTGCATCTAAGTATGGTCAAGCAAAAACAGAGAATGATACGACTGAAGCTCTTTTGAGTAAGCAGCTGGAGATAAATAAACGTGGTGCTAACAGGATTTCTGCGATAGACTCGAAAATGAAAACTGAGCTGTTTAATGCTCGTGCCTTAGGAAGTTCTGAATCTGAATTAGATAAAATCCGAGAAAAATATTCCAAGCTTAGGAAAAAAGCTGAGGATGATTTAGCAAAAGAGCTAGAAGCATTTAACAAGACTATGAATAAGAGACTTGATAGAATGTCTTCTGGTGTAGCTCTCACTACATTGATTAATTCTGTCTCATTAGCTATTGCTAGAGGAGAGAAAAAGAAAGCTAGGGAATTAATTGATGAATATTGTAAAAATCATAAAGTCAATAAACGTGATCTTATAGCCAGAATAGGTATGAGTAATGACAGTATTTATGATGCGCTTGGTGAGAAGAAAGAAGATTTTGCTAAGGAGGTAAAGAAGATAAAGAACAACTTTAAGACCTTCGGAAACGATGGGCTAGAGTCTAAAGCTGGGTATAAATATAAAGTGGCTGGCCAGGATTCTGACGTAGGTGACCAAATTAGAAGTTTCTTAAAGAACATATTCGATTTTAATCCTAAGGATGGATATGGAAACGTATATGTTGCAGAGAATGGTATGGAACGTCTTGTTTGGAATCATGCAGATGGCAAACAAAATGTCATAGGTGTTAGAAATCCGGGTAGTAAAAAATGGGTAATAACTTCTCCTTGGTTTAACAAAAGAGCAAAAGAGGTTGCTGAAAAGAGAGGAGATAAACCACCAGTTAATAAATCTGGACAAGTGCTTGTAGAATCTAAGTTTGCTGAGGGTGGATGGACAGGAGAAGGTCCTGTTAATCAAGAAGCTTTCAGTGAGAAAGAGACTAGTTTTGAAAAGGTTTTCCATAGTGGTGAGTACGTTGTTCCTAAATTTATGGCCCATGATCCTAAGTGGAGACCTGTCATAGACTCTATGGAAGATGAACGTAGGCATGAATTAGGTTCTAATAAAATGGGAAGTAGTCGTGTTAAAGAGCCCACTGATTATACTACTGTTATGCTTGCTGAACAGCGTAGAACTAATGACCTTCTCGAACTTTCTATTAAGACCGATGCACAGGCTTATGGAGACATAGTTAATGCGACATTGACTGGTGCTATTTCACGTAAACCACAACCTAGTGGCACATTACCGCGACGTCAATTCTCATATCAATCATGATTAGTAAGACAATAAATATATCAGATAAGACTAAGGCATTTTATTATGACGAGCAATTGACTAATAAGATGACCTTAGTCTCCCTTCACGCTAGTACTGAGCCTGGACCCCCACCCAAGTATAGTAAGGCTTGGTCTGGTAAAAAACTAGATGATGATGGATTTTATGGTGAGGATCCAATCTGTAAATCAGTAATTGCAGAAGATTTTACAGTATCTATCAACAATACTTTTTCTGAATTTGGTGGCGATGCAATAGGCCAGGCGTGGACTAGTTTTGTACAACCTCTTGCTCCATATGTTGGAGAGGTAGGAAAAGACATAGACAAGATTGCTCAAAAAGCTGCTGGTCTTGCAAATGATCTTGCGGCTAAATCCGAATTCGAGTTTGTGAAAAAAGGTGCTGAAGGTATTCAAGCTTTGTCCAAGTATATTAAGGGAGAAAATTCTAAAGATGGTCTAACAGCCTCGGAAAGACTTCAGTCTATTATGTCACGTAAACTTATAGTTCAAGGAACTATGTTTTCGTACTATGGTGGCACTGGAATCGATTTTGGAAATCTATCCATGAAGTTTAATGTATTCTCTGGATATGATGAGAATGGATCTTACAAGACCGTAAAAGAGCAGGTAGATAAGTTTATGTGGTATGTTATGGGCGATTTCAAGCCTGTTACTGAAATAGGTGACGTTGGTAAACAGTTTGCAAACTGGCAGATAGCCCCTGGTGGTTATATGTCCGAAATCCGAGACATTGACCAATGTCAGTGGGGTACTCTTAAACTACTAGTAGGTCCATATTTTGCAGTAGAGGGTCTTGTAATTAAAGGTGCCCAACTTCAATATTCAAAGGCTCTTGCTAAAAATCCAAATGTAGGAGATACCACGCAGTTAGAGCCCCTTTGTTGTGAAGTTACTTTACTCCTAGCTCCTGCTTCTAAATCTTCGGCGGACCGTCTTAAGAGGTTTGCATACGGTAATGCTTCGTTGCAGTATCGTCAGAAATTTGAGAAGGAAGTGGCTGGAAGCTTGTCTGCTCTTAAAGGTATTAATAATGGTTTAGGTATAGATAAAATGTAAAGAGATGTATAAGAAAAAGAAAAATATAAGTACATATTCTTTGGAACTAGGAAATTACATAGAGGGATTTGACCTGTATAATGCACAGATCATGGATATGCTCCGTGACAAATATAAAGAGAGAGTTCCCTATGAAATTAGAACCTATGAATATAGGCCAGATCTAATTGCCAAAGATATATATGGTTCTGAAAATTATACTGGATTATTCCTGCTAACTTGTGGGGTTGGTTTATCTGGCCTCAAGAAAGGAACTGTTTTATCTATCCTACCAAAAGATGTAGTAGATAATATAATAGCAGAAATTCAAAGATATGGCTAGTATTCAGACAGATGGTATAACACTATCTAATGGAATACATGTCAACTTTCAACCGTGGTTTGCCAGTGGTTACCGTTTTACCAGTCTTCATATATACGAAGAACTCGGTGGTTATTTAGCGGATGGGCAAATCGACTTGCAGATAGATGGTACAGGTCCTTCCCTTGATCTTCTACAAAATCAGAAGACTGGGAACCTGTCCATCTCGCAAGTAACGGGTGGATTTTCATATGAAATTCCAGTTTCAGTAACTAATGTTATTCATCATAAGAATTTTGTAACTCTAGAGTTTAAATGTATATCCTTACTTGATTTTGCTCAGAAGAACCAAACAGTGATCTGGGAAAAACCAATTAAGGATACTATCAAGGCTCTGTATCCTGGAAAAGTAGATATTAGAGATGGATGTGAACCTGACTTAAACCCAGATCCATCTTTCTACTGGCAAGATCACGAAACTAATCATAGTCTCTGTACTAAATTGTGTTTTGCCTATAAGAAGGATAGTATATTCTCCTTTGGTTGGGAAGGTCTCTTAATTAAAGATACTATGGGTAATAAGAGTAGTTGGGGTAAACCTGATGGTCATATTGAGTTTCGTGGTGACACATCTGAAGCAACTCAGGATAATGATTATGCACGGCCCCATCAACCGTATATCTATAGACTTCCAATTAATGTATGGGAAGATACTAAGCCAGAGGTAGCTATCAAGGACTACACTAAGTATGAGTCTCCTAATCTTAGGGTTATTAAAAAATATGATAAATACTATTATATGCATAAAGATTATTATCAAATGGATTATAATATGTCGTATAATAGTGATTATTTAAGGTCAACATATTTTCAAGAATTACGTATAATGAATGATTCTCTTCCGAATTATAAGATAGGAGACGTTCTCTGGTATCAGAGAGAACCTATCATTCAGGAACAATTATCTTGGCCATGGAAGTATTATCTAGTTAGATCAAATGAACTTTTTATAGCCACAGATTCATCAGAAGTGTTTGATGAACATGGAGCAAAGTTTGGTTTTGTATCTAGGATTCTCGCTTTAGAGGAAGACGGTTCTATTGCTTTCGGTAAGGATACTGATCCGATGGAAGAGGTTTCAGCTTAATAAAGAATGGAAACATATTTTGGAGTAATAGCAAAAGTTCTCGACCCAGATTTATATACGGTCGAAGTAGATATCCCAGGTGAACAGGAACGTTTAAAAGCATTTCCGTTTCGTGGAGAGGTTGATGAACCTCGTGTTGGCGATGTTGTTTTTCTAAGGGAGTTTGATCCAATATACCATTCCTATTACTTATACGAAAAGCTTAAGGAAAATGACTTTATTGGTATTCGGGCAAGGGGTAAGAAGATTTGGATGAAAGAGGATTTTATCCAGATCGGCATTATCCCTCCTGATGCTAATAATAGTGGTGGTGCTAAGAGCTTTCCAGATACAGTAGCGGGAGAATGGTATGATGATAAAAGCGGAAAAAATCAAACGCCAGAATGTACAAGTTGGATTAGAGTAGATAAGAGTGGTAACATTGATGTTGAGATGGAGGGTGCTGGAAAAGTTCATATAACGGCGGACCATGAAGTTAATGTTGATGGAAATGTTACTATTAAAGTTGGTGGAAATGCGAAGATAGCAGTAAGTGGGAACGTTGATGCAAAAATAGACGGTAATCTTGATGCTAAAGTTTCCGGAACCACTGAATTAGATTGTCCAACAGTAACTATTACTGGTGGTATTTTGCAAACAAGTGGAGGAACATGTGCAGCAGATGGTCAAGGTGGATTTTGTGGTCTTCCAGTATGCTGTTTAACTGGCGCCCATCATGTTGGAACAATGATTTCAGGTACTTAAACTATGGCAATGACGGCTAGTGGTATGGTCAATCAAATTATTAGTGAGATTGACCAGTGTAATGATCCAGTTCAAGCTAACAATGGTTTGTATAAGGGGATTTGTGATTATGTTGAGGCAAATGCAGAAGTACATTATGCATGGGCCGGTGTTAATCCTAGTGGTTCTCCAGACCCAGTTGTGGATATTAAAGCTACTTTCAAGACCAGCGGTTCTTTAAGCCCTAGCGGTGCGACAGATTGTCCTTCTGCTTTGGCTGCTCTTAGTGCTACATTAAATGCTAATGCGTCGCTTTGGACTGTTGTCTGGCCAGCAGGCTTTGCTCTATCACCTGCATTTGATATGCCAGCAATTAATATTACAGCTAGTGGAGCCACCGACAGACAGTCTGCATTAGAACATATTTGTCAAGAAATAATTGATGGAATTAAAGTAGCAGCAACCCCATCAGCGGCAGGTACTCATGCCGCATACACAGGAACAGCTACATTTACAAATATATTATGACGAAATACCTACTTAGTACTGGGAAAAGTACAACCCAGGTTGAGAAATATATCCTCGACCTATTTAAGTTAAATCTGAAGATATGGCCTGGTGATATTCCCGGTCTCCCAAAAGTAGGATTTGACTTTATCCTAACTGACACTAAGAAAGATGAGGTTGTCGATGAAGTTAGGTACAGAGTAAGAACTCTAGTGGACAGACTTAAGGAGAGATTCTCAGATCAAAAAATTGACATTGAAGTATCCTCCATCGACTTGATTGATTCTGAGCGCGTTAGCGTAGTTATCAACGTAGGAGACTATTCTGACGAAGCTACAGTCAACTTATATAACGATTAAACATGAAAAGTGTACAAGACTATATAGATAGATATAAAGGTGTCGTAAAGAATCTTGGTTATGCCGGGGAGAGTGCTGACATTCTTATACAACTCCTGGCTAATGCTTCTTGGATCGGTGAAGTCGAGAATGCTTCTTACATGGCAGAATCTTCCTTAGAGAAGGCATCCTTAATTAATTCAAAGATCCAGCACTGTGTTGACATGATGTACTCAGTGTATAGGGGAGCATGTCCTAGAGTAATTATGAAAATAAAACCCACCAAGTATCTGACACTGAATCCGTATGACCCCATTATTGAATCCTCTAACTTCAGGATTTACTATTTGGGGTATTACAAGGTCATTGATGCTGATGGTAATGTCGTGAGGGGTAGTAATGTATCTTCTCCTTCGACTGATACAGAAGATGGTACTACTGGAGATGAAGGGGAAACTGATGAGAACATCATTAAAATTATTCCCTCTAGTAGTATTATGGACGTCACTAACCCAATGGGTACGGTAGATCCAGTTACTCCGGATGATGACGAAACTTATGAATATGATGACGAAGAGATTAAACATGCTACCTTGGACGAACTTATTATGGATCATCGTTTTACAGGGACATGGGAATATTCGTCAGCTACGTTCTACCCAGTCTTAGAGGAAGATGACCCCGAGACTGATGTGGATGATACTGTGGATGGTATTCAGATTATTATCGGTTTTATTGCCCCCAAGCGTATTGGTGAGGAGAATAACATGAAGATTGATAAGGTCATTAGTACAGCCAATGACTACTATGTTGATTGTACGGCCGAGAACTTGAGCGATGATGTTTTCATCCAGGTAGGTGCTATCGACGAACAGACCAATCAGGTGTCCGATATGAGCATACAACCTAAGACTCGTATCTTTGCCGAGCACATCCTAGAGCATAAAATCTTTGATCTTACTATTCCATCCTTTGGTTCACGCTTGTATGTGGCTAATTTCTACAAAGATATTATCGGCCGCGATTCACAGGAAGTAGAGGGTATTACGAGTAGTGCAAAAATATCAGCTCAATACTATGGTTACTCAGAGCTTGATGATTATAATGAGTCTGAGCTTAGACGAGTAGCCTTAAAAGGAGCTGAACTCTTACACTTCAATGATGTACAGGATGAGGACGGTAATGTATATACAAATCCTTTCCTAATACAAAACTCTTTAACCGAGTATGATGAGGTTGAGGGTCTGTGTTATATTGATGCTGTACCAAGGGATGACCTGAATACAATTCACTACAAGGCTAACCGAGACCGCTACGTTAATTCTATTCTCCGCAGTAATTCCGATATCGGTACTGTACTGGAGGAGACATATCCGGGGGTCGTCAAGAGTGGTGGTACGTCGTACGTTTTTAACGCCAACACAAGTTCTGCCAGATATAGTACTATTAACCTCTATTATATTCCGAAGCAGGAGAACGTTCTCTTAACAGACGAAGAGATTGAGAAGTTTAAAAAGGAGAAACGTGCTTACTACGTTATTACCTCTATTATCAACGTAGAGCCTGGTCATAAGTTTACTGCCACATTTGATATCTCCTTAGACCTCTTCAAGGGATCTACCGAAGATTGGGATCAACTGGTGGGTCAGGACATCTTAGTATCGGGTTATGAAAAGAAGTTTGGCGTGACCTTTGATGAGTCCACCAAGAAAGATATAGAGGCAGTGATCAGTAAAATCTCTAATGTGAAGCGAATTTCCTCTTTGAGCGTGTCTTACTTGGACGGAGGTCGTTCGGTTACCGCAGATTATATTGCTGAGAAGTACGGTGTAAACGCATATTACGAAATAAAGTATAGTATAACCACTTCAGTTAATTCTACGGGGGGGGGGGACAAGTAGTATATGAAACTATTTATTAAAGAAAATCTACGAGCAATCCCTATCATAAATCAACTCTATAACATAGTTCGGGCCTATGGTCTGACCTATAGTGGAGAAGATGAACAGGATTCCATGGAGGACTATAAGTATTCTCTCAGGAACGACCATGTTCAGAGATTTATTGACTATGTGACCTTAGGGGAAACTGATGCGGTGGTTAGGAAAAACAAAATCACATATCTTACGGCCTTGTTCTATAGTGTGAAGGGAACTTATAAAGTTTTTGACTACATGATAGACTACGCCTTGGCGGATATTGATATAACCTATACGGCAAAGAATATTTCTATCTCCATCAATACTATCCCAGAGTCGTTGGATCGTGATCTTTTCTGTACTTACCTAGAGAAGTTCTTATCAGCACTTCTTTACTTTGAGTCCTTAGATATTACAATCTCTACGCTCTCCGTTAGTGTTATGGATAATACTGTAGCTGCCTTGAATCATGGTAAGGCATACTACCAATATTACGAAGCAAGAGAAGAAGAATGAGAATAGAATATGATAATTACTTAGATAGAACCACGAAACTTGATCCACTACCATACTTTACGACTATCAACAAGATTGTCTTGAAAGGAGAACAGCAATCGGATATCACTATGTATTATGGAAGCGATGAGTCTCTCTTAGGATTGTCTGATATAAATGAGTATGGTTGGGAGTTCCTGGTTGATAAGTATAAGCATGATGACACTGATGTTCTGTCACTTCTTCCTCTGGCAGTGAAAAATAATATAGGAACATCAATGTCTGACTTGGAGGTGTTAAGGAAAGCTCTCTTCCCAACTTTAGCTGGTGGTGAAACTAGGCAGGAGCCTGGGGATATCGAGTACTTCGGAACACTCTCCATCGGTCGACAAAAATTACTTATAGTTCGTATTCCTCCCGCCTATTCGGTGGCTGAGCTTTGGGATACTACAGATATCACTAAAAGAATTGATTATATAAATCCAGAAACTGGTGAGATAGAATCCACCGAGTATGAACGCTATATAAACGATATTACTCCATCTTCCTCTAGACGAGTAGCTCCAGAAGGTCTTGATACTGTAGAGACTCTTCTCCCTAAGATAAAAGTAATGATGGATGATGATGAGATTACGTGCACTGACTTGGTTTGGTTTGTAGTATCAACGGGAACCACTGGTCAGAGTAATGTATCTAACATTAACTTATCATTCTTGTCATGGGAAGAAACCAGGAATCCACATAGAAATCTTCATGAGTATCTCCTGAGGAATGATGATAAAGCCTTTATCGAAACCGCTACGAAGGTAGTTGAATATGATGCTACCCTTGATCAGTATATGGATGAAGCGTCAGGAACATTAGTGGGGAATGAGAGAATAAATAACCATCCTCTTCTTGATAGAGCTATATTCCTTGCTCAGGAAAACACGGAGTGGGATAAGTATGCTATCTATGACCGAGGTGAGAAGGCTATGTGCAAGGGAACTGAGTACGTATCTTTGATTCCCAGGAACAGAGGAAATTATCCTCTCTGGAATCCCTCTGCCTGGATGAAGGCTGATATAATACCCACTAAGCAGCAATGTTTTGGTGCTCGACGAGTATTTATCAAGACGCTGGGAACTATTCCCGAAGCAATTGGTAGTATATATCCTGCTAGTGTGATTATCCCATCGGATGTAGAAGAGGGGACTTATAAAAAGTTCACAATTACCTACTCAAGCAAGGGAGTTCTTCAACCATCAGAATCAGGCTTAATTAAATTTAAAGATTCATTGGGGAATATACAGGATAATCTTCTTCAAGAGAAGCAGTATCAAGCTTTCAGGTATGGTGGTCAGAAGACCGAAGCATGGATAGACTTACATAACCTCAATGAAGAGGCCAGGAATTCAGATACAGTTAGTATAACTTTTACCTCTGCTACTTATCCCGTTAAAGGGATTGTAGTTGACGAGGATGCTGGTACAAGAACTGACCTAGAGACGATTAATTACGCACTAGGAAGTTCCTACGTCTACACTAAGAATCTTTTAACAGGATATACGGCGGTTGTTGATAAGATAGTCAAGAACTATTACATTGGTGCTACGTTCTTAGGAAGTGCAGATGTTTCTAGCTATTTTTTGACTTCGGGAAAGAAAATTTCCATCAAAGAGGATATGAATGTTCCCGCCTCCATTGTTTATGAGATCTATGTGAAACGTCTTCAGTATGTACTCTTGATCTCTGAGTATCCTGGTTTCATTGTGGACTACGTTGAGAAGAAGGTAAATGTCCCCAATGGATTGACTGAAACTTATTCTCCTGCTTCGATTAAGTTCCGTCCTGTGGATGGTGACTTTGAGAAGGTTGTATCAGTGAGTGCAATGTGGGATAATACTTGGCACGATTCCGTTTTGAGTACGTCTTCCATAGAACGTATGAGCTATACTGCTCAAGGTTATAACCAAACAGGCCAGACCGTAGATACCTGGCTTTTGAAGAGAAAGATTGATCCAGTGACAGGTCTTCAGAAATATTACGAGGTTGAAATCCCGAACGTTGTTAAGAATATTACATTTAAGATAGTATGATAATTAATAATAAAAGTATTAGAGGTATATTTGTCTATACACCAGAGGCTATTTTTGAACGTGCCGACTATGTTATAGAAGGAATATACATCTATATATGTGAGTCTGACCGTGTGTCTGGATTTAAACCCTCGGAGAATCCTGATAAGTTTTCCCTCTATGTAGGGGGTGAACTAGCAACTTTAGATGACTTTCTCAAGTATGCTTCGCAAGGAGATCCAGAGTCTGGCAATAAATTAGTATCTGCCTATCTCTTAGGACAGATTTTAAATACATATCAGTCGGGCTACAACGAGGCTGGTATCATTACTAATGAGGTCGCAGCTGATGGAGAGATCTTTATGACTGATTACTTCAAGGTGGACTCGGGTCATGATATAATTGGAACTAAGTACTTAGATCCTCTCAAAGAGATTATGGTGCAGCCTGCCCTGAATAGTGCTGTGTTTACAGTTCATCGAGACATAGCTAGTCGTATTTTTGGTCAGTTCTCAGGAACAAACTTAGCGACAGTTATTCTTCGCCAGTATACTTATAAAGAGCAGGACATGGATAATAGGTATATTCGTGTTCAAGAGATTACCGACCAGGAGACAGGTTCGACTAAGTTTAGGTACTTGATTATTGATGATCAAGACTATTCAGGAACAATCTCAGCCTGGGTTAGTACAAATATGTCTGAGGGCGTATCAAGTCAAGTAGATGCTATCATCAACTACTACATTGCAGAGAATGAACGTCTCAGATCAAAAGAGGCCAGTCTTCAGAATATGTTTAGATTTGCTGAACTTGAGGTAGATAACACAGGTATGGAGGTTAGTATTGTCGGACTTGATAGTACTGATTACGTGACTATCTGTCTGTATAAGAATGATAATGTATCCGGATCTACTACAATTAGATCCAATGAGACATTAACTATACCTCTCTCAGACTTTACTACAAGTTCACCGACACGAGTCTATCAGGTGTTCTCTGCTTATCGAGCATCCGTTAATAAGTCGGATACAAAGCTAACCTTTACCTTTACTTCGTCACTTACTCAGAGTGCATCAGTGAGGATAGGAAATGCATATTATAGACAATCTTATCCAGATTATCAACAATGGCTCAGTCAAAATTAAATATAGCTTCTACCTACGGAAATTCAGACCTATACATCGATGAGTATAATAACTCGACAGAGGCTCCTGCCGTATGGATTGGAACTAGTTGGGAAATTGAAACTGATGCTGGTGTGTGTCAAAATGAATCATCTTTGGAGAGCCCACTAACGGTCATTGAGATATTCTCTAAACTTAATCAGAGACGTTTTCATGGCCCCTTAAAGAGGGTTGTTCATGGGATTGGTACTCCTGAACCTAGCCTTAGACTAATTAAGGATGATATTCAGGCAGCTCCATACCCCAAACTTAATTCCCATTTACATCCGGGAGCTTATGTTAGGGGACCTGAGACAGTCTCATTGATGAGTAGTTCTTTAACGGAGGAAGAAGTTAATAGAATAAACGAAATATATAACATGACAATATTAGAAGATAATAATATATCTCTTTATAATGCCGCTAAGTTAGAGGTTGACTTAGGTCGTGGTTCTATAACAATTAACATGCTTGGGGATAAAGATTATACCAATACAATATCCCTGAAAGGTGTTGAAAAGAAGTATGCTAAACCGAACATCTCTGGAAAAGTAGATCTTACGGTTAAGTATACGAGGGGCGGTCTGGTCTACACAAAGGACCTATCTTTTGAAGCTTTCAAGTATGATGATAATGAACTTGAACCAAAGTCGACTAGCAATTCATATGTTAGTCCATTGAATAATGCTGACGTAGTGGTTGAATACTTAGGAGGGATTGTAAGAGTTATACCAGAATCTGACGATATTGATGAATGTATAATCAGTAGCTGTGTTGTAACTTATGGTCGCATCTAAGAAAACAGAGATCTTAGGAACAAAGTCTCTTAATCAGTGTGATAGTATTAGGCTATACAACACAGAGACTTTTAAGAACCCTAGTATTGTATCGGGATTTGGATTATCAGAGAGTGATGTAGAACTACTCTGTTCCACTCCCGATGCTACTAAGGTAGTAGAAATAAATACAATATTATCTAGGTTTACTGAATACGATGCCCTTGAGCCAGATGAAAACTTGGTTTTTACATTTAACAATAATGTACCAGGTCTCCTTAATGGACAAGGTTTTGATACAATAATATTTCTCTTCATGGGAGAAATCCTAGGCTATATCTGTCTTCTAAATCCAGTTGGCAGAATAGTAAATCAATCCGGAGCCTCCACTTATGACTTAAAGAGAACTTATTCAGTAAATACGATATATTTAACCTTGACTAGTGACGGCAATGGTATCTTAGTTGACAAGGATATGATCAGTCTTCTTAATAACTTGATACCTATTGCTGAAACTACAGGTCGAGACTTACGAGGGGAAGAGAATTATGACTTCGCCACGGTAAAAGATATTGAGGGTAGCGTAGATCGATCCTCAAACTATACAATACACTTAGAAGAGTTCCTATCTGGGAGAGATATTTTTACCGATACAACAATCTCAACAAACCTTGATACTCCAGGGGAGATTAATATATACAAACTTGGTATTAAACGAAATCTAACCCTAGATAGTGTCTACTCTTCCTTCGAACATCACCAGATTGGTTATTACAAAGGAGATCCTAGTATCTACATCTGGAATGATGATGGTGAATATTCAATATTCTCTCTGACAAAGCTTTTAGGAGAATACTTTGATGACGATAATACCAGACCTCTCTCTTATACAGTTAATAGTGAGATCTCTAAGTCTGAGATTTTCCAAGTACCGTATCTCTATGAAGGACAGCAGCGACCAACTATAAGTGGTTTTGCTGGGAAGTACCTGATCTGCAAACTCTCAGGGAAGCAATATCTCCTAGACATTGATAGACAGTCTGGGGAAGATCCCTATAACCACCTTTATGAAAAAAATAAAGGGTGGATTAAATGGAAAGACCCAGATACAGGTAAATCATATCCTGTTACAGACTTCTCCGTAGATAGAACAGATCCCTATTGTAAAGTATCCTTGCCAGAGAAAGATACTTGGGCTTGGACACATTGGACGGACGTTGTTGAAGATGTTAAGTCCCTCAGTGATACTTACTCTGATTCTAGTGTAGGTGTTGTGGGTTATAATAAGACCTTCACCGCCAGATATGGTCAGTGGCATGTCACGGAGGATCAAATAGCCAAAACATATTCTGGAATGACTAGGTCTGTAGTATTTGCTATCGAGGAGAACGATCCGTTTATTTTAAATGACAAGGCTCTAATTGCTTGGTCGAAGGGAACGGATTCGGAAGGATGTGACACTATTACCTATACTCTCTATAACAATGATGGTTATTACATGACTCAGAAATGCTATGATAATGGATCATCTTTGTCAGACGGTGAGTCTTATGGTGATAGGTACACAATATACCCAAGCAATTCTCATAAAACCGTTACTTTCCGAGTATCGTCTAGTCATGATACCGATGCAAGTAGTCCTTTAGAAGTTCAGAATAGCTTCTTTGCAGGTTATCGGAGGGGTAGTCTTCCTATAACTATGGATGGTTTTAGAGTTATTGGTGCTTTAGCTGGTTTGGTGTTTTATAGAATTGGCAATACAATAAATTATCTATAATAAAAAGTATGACGTTAAGATTTAGCGACAATTTTAAAAAAGAAATACAAGAACTTGGCAATGCAGTGCTCTTAAAGGAGGCTACTCTATTAGGAGGACTTCGAGATGAAGGGACTTTTATAGAGTTTCAATCTCTTTGGAATGAAGAAACAAAGACACTCAGTATAACACTTGATTTGTCAGAGATCTCAGCCGATCAGGTGGAGGGAGTTAATGTAATTCAAGTTTACTATAGTGATTTGAGTGGTGAGAGAATTGGAGAAGCCTTTCAGTTAAGATCCCCTAATGATCTACTCCTCTGTCATAAAAAAAGAGATCCAGTTAATTATGATGAGCCTGTTACTTACTTGACTCGTGATTTGAACCACATAACAGTTTATTTTCCTTCCACAACCGTGGCTGATATTAAGACTGTCTTGTCAGATGATAACACCAAGTTCTTGGAGAAGTATGCTGGTATGCAGGGTGTTAACACGTTTCTCGCCAGAGAAGGTCGTTATGAGGAAACTGATTACTTAACAAAAGATTCCTACGAGGCTTACATTCGAGATAGAATATCTCTAACGAATTCAATCCCTCTGTACCTCGATAAAAACGGCGAGAAAGTAACTAGCATATCAACATACAAACACTATAAGAAGATAGAAATTTACTCTGAGGGAGATACTCCACAAACAACTAGTGGTAGTAAGACCAAGTATACTATAAATAATGGCGGAACAGCTAATATTGTAGGAACTGTATTCTATGACCTATATTCTGTCAGTAATGGTGTGTATACACTAGAAAGGGAAAACTTACGAATGGATCTTTCCCCGACTACACTGGTTCAGCTAGATATGGCTACAGGTACGCCCTTGGAAGAAACTACTTCAGCAATTACTATCGATCCTTTCCAGAAAGCTATTACTTTCGATAGTGATCAAACATCAGAGATCAATGACTTTGCATGTCTCTTGACTTTCACTCCGGAAATTAACGATGATAATTTAGGAATGATTGCAGGTAACTCGTTTACCATTAAATCAAACGTCGTCGAGTTCGTCACTTATCTGAGGTGGAATGTAGAGTATGGATCATCCTTGTACGAGGATGGAGTTGTTGTTCTAGTATTTGATTCTCCTAGGGGTTCTGGCTTATGGAATTTTGAGGAGGATGAAGATTCAAGAGAAAACTGTATAACTGTTTTTAGCGAATCTAATATAGACCCTCAGATGGATATAGTTATCACGCCAGAGGATCCAGACCGTTTTAATAGTTACTTTGAAATCATTCTTCCACAGGAAGGTGTTTTTGAGTCATCTAATAAAAGATGGAGATACGATATAAAGATCGTTACTACACAAGACAATCTCACAGATAAGTGGTGGTACCCGTTAGGTCCTGATGGCAAGGGAACTATGGTTCTCTCTAGGATCACAGTTAATTCTGGCACAAAGAATGCGGCTTCTGATATACGTTTCTATTGTGTACAGAGACCAACTTGGCCATTAGTTATTGCTGGTAGTAGTGATCAGACTTCAGAAACATTCTCAACTGGAATTGGTCCGAAGGAGGTTAAGTTCTACCTGGATCGTCCTATAGATAATTATACAACTTGGGAGGTAGATATGTCTGGCTTAGATTCAGACCTCTTGATAACTTCCCAAACACACGACCTAGTGGATTATGATTCGGGAACAGTTGTAAGCCCAACCTCTGCTATCTCGGCCAAGACTATGGTCTATGCGGCCCATAGCGAAGAGGTGAATCTTGGTAGTGTAACATTCCGTAGAAGGAATAGAGCAGGTGCAGCAGATTTTTCTTACTGGAAAGACCTAATCTATTGTCATCCAGTTAACGATATTACGATAGAGTTTTTTATTGATAGGTTAGATTTCGAGGCTGAGTCTGTAACAGCGGACCCTGATCGAGTGAACTATCCTGACGTTCCTAGTGTTCCCACTAAGTATTATTACCCAGTGGAAGATACGTATAAGAGATTATATATTTTTAATCCAGGTGAGACTAAGAGCTTTATCTTGAATACTGCTACTACCACTGGACTTAATGTCAATATGTCTGTTGACTTCCAGAGCATATTCGAACAGTTTTTTACAACTTCTGTCACCAAGAAAACTGAAGGATCGTTTAAGGTAGAAATAACAGCTAAACCACGAAATCCAGAATATGACCAGGCAAGTTGGTGGCCGAAGAACACAGAAGGCAAACCCATCGAGCTATTCATAGGGAATGAAACATTCTACTGTGTAGTAAGGCCTAACCTTCCTGAGCTTATGTTCTATATCCCTGAGGGAGACTCCTACAAGGTTGTTTCTGAGGTTGAGATGACTTCAGAAAAGAACCAAATAGAAGGACCAAATAATACGATTGCTCATCGTCAGATAGTATATGTCGTATCTAATGTTCTCTCTAGTGAGTTCCCTGGTTGGACAGTATTTTCAAAGGATAATGAGATGGAGGTATATTCAGTTAACCCGTCGGATAATACCGGTTCGTCCATGTCTGGAACTGTCCTCGATAGTAATATAGATAATTGGCCTAGTAAAGGTCAACAATATACAATGCTTACCACAAATACTCTTCCCTACGACGTAACAACTGTTAAATTTGATGACTTGGTTGTTCGACGTACGGCAGGCACTGGTTTTGTGGATGAAATAGATGGTTTGTTTGAGGATTGGAGAAATCAGTTAGTAGATAATACTTATTCACTAGGTCTCTCCTTAGCTCCTACAGGGAAATCAGATAAAATAACAGTTCAGTACTTAACATCAGGTGGTAATAGAGAGGACTACATTGAAGGTCTCCCCTTAGAACTTGATTATATAGGACTATATAGGATCTATGTTAAGAGTGAGATGGGATTCCGAGTTTCGCTCCCCAGTAGTAACAAGAGAGATGGCTTCTACTTCTTTAATTCCTCCGGGAATGAGATTAAGTGGGATGTATTGACTCTCGATGAAGGCTCTTTTGATACAGTAACTGGCCGTGAAGTATGCTTTGCATTTATCGGAAACGAACCAGGTACATTCTCTAGTAAAGATCAAACCTTAGAGACTACTATTCGAATAACCAGCTTTGATGATAGAAGTTCTGTAATAATTCCTCTCCATAGAAAGTATTTTAATCAACAGTCTAGTGGAGGTGTCCTGAGTAATCAGGTGTTAGATACTAACATAACTTCAACAACTACGCAGGATGAGATAGTATTTATCAAGCCTGGAGTTCCTGGTCAACTTGATTTCCAGTTTGTATCAAACTTGGAGACTATTACGGAATATACTCCGATAGCAGAAGATGCGACAACTAAGATCACCATTAGTCATCCTAAGGGCAATCCTTACTTTGATTATGGCTCTTACCTAGCAAAGTCCACTGTAAAGAGAGGTACTAAGATTACAACGATAGACTCTCGTGGTTATATTAGATCTGATTCTAGTGTATCATATACCCCTGGTTCTATTCTTGGTAAAACATATCCTATTTCACCGATGGGATTAGTTAGAGTTAAGAACCCTGGAGATCTTTATCAGGCAAATAATGAGTCCATTAGTGTTACCTTGTATCAACTCATAGATGCTCCGAAGATTACAACGAATTATGAGACCGAAGGTAGAGTTGTAGCTTTGACTAATCGAACCGGTAACTCTAAGATGCTCTATGTCAAGGCAGAGAACACGATTTATAATGTTTGTTATACTGTCGGTAATAGTGGAACATACGTAGTTGTAGAAAGAGATTCTGTCGGTTATGCAGAGTTTAATGTTGCTGACTCTACTGGTACTAACCAGGTAAGTGTTGTTCGCATGGCTTCAGAAGATAGTGACTTAGGTGAGGCTTGGAAGATAACCTCTCTATGTGACTATCCTGCTGAAACTGAGGATATGGTTTTTGGCGGTCTCAGATTTATAACTTACGTCCCAAAAGGTGGTTTCTTACTGGATGAGGATGGAGAAAGAATCCTAACCTACGATCAGCCAACAGTTGACCTCCTAGTGGGAACAAACAAGACTGACATTAGTCTGAAGAGACTTAGTAAGAAGAATTCTGAATCTTCTATTGAGGGAGGTAATCAGGAACAACCAATCAGTAGATACGGTGAGACCAGAGAATATACAATTTCACTGTCAGATCCTGAGGCTACTATTGATGTTAATGAGTATAGGAACTCTTGGAAAGACTACATCAACTCGATTACCTGTAGTGGTCTGTCTTTGACTGTAGATTATAAGAATCGATTAACTAGGTTTGGTGTTAATTATAGTGGTACATATTACTCTAGTTTCGGAAGTTCTCGTCTTTCCTATACTCGAAAGTCAATAGATGGAGAGTATAAGTATATAATTTCAGATACAGCCCTCCTGAATAAGATGGTCTCTATTGCAAACGGTAATATAGACTCTAACTTCTCAATTCAAATAGGGGGTAAACAAGTCACCACAACTGGTATCACACAAGATCCGTGGGAATACGGAATAATGGTAGACGGTTATCTCTTTGCTGGAGGTAATAATGGTAGATATTCTGAGAGCTTAGATTTCGAAGGAGGATCAATCTCATTCTATGCTTGTAAGGTTAAGTTCCCGAAGAACAAGAGCAATAATGGAACAGAGAACTCTAACGTAGTTCCTTTATCAGATCCACTAACTGTTAAAGTAACTAGAGCAGACGATGCTGACTATACGCTTCAAGCAACAGGAGCTTTCATTAATAGAATTGAGTCCAATGGTAATGCCTATAGTACAGGAACTCCTTATGCATTCTCTAAGAATAGTCAGGGAGGAAATAGTACTCTGACCTATACGATAGATATATCTGATGACTACGGAAATAGAGTATTTTTCAATATTACCCAAGCGCCGAAAGATACGTTTGAAGTATATCTATATAGTCGCTACGATGAAGAGGAACATAAGTGTTGGGAGACTGATAAACTAAAGGGCATTATCTTCAATACTCAAGGTACTCTTTATACGGATGACAATAACAGTGTCTATATGCTCACGGACTATGGTGTTAATGGCGAGTCTGGTTTAAGCCCCGACTTCTTTAATAGTTCTTATTCATCCTATGTGCGTGATGAGGGAGGAGCCTCAATTTCAGGATCCTATAACTTCAACGAGAACATTAACTACAGACTAGTATCTTCTAATGGAGTTACTAGAGAAGGTGATACCACAGAATATGCTCTCTATGAATTGACACCGTTCTCTAAGTTGTCCAGGGCTACCAATTATAGCAGTAGTGGTGGTCCGGCGAGAATGCCAGGCCATATTAGGTTTATTCGTGACATTCAGATAGGTATTAACTACAATTCTTATGCAACAGTTACTGCCTATTATGGAAGTTCAACCTTACAACTTGTGGACCCTGTTGTAACATACGTCTCTGTTCGAGAGAAAGAAGATGATGAAGGGCAGGGGACAGGTGAATATTATCCGCCACATTACATTATTAACTTCTTTGAGAATGATAATATAGAGTTCAACAAGTATACGGCAAATGGTTCTTACTTGATGTCAGATACTAAGCCCAATAGTGGAACCTCTACTGTCCCTGTAGATGGCGGTATTCATATCTCTTATGCAGAGTTCTCATCGACCCCAGTATCCTCTCTGAAGTTCTCTAGGTACTTCAATCCTTACGGCTATTTTGAGGGTTGGGGACTAGAGTTCTCTAGGTATGAGTGGGAGTATGACTTAAATCATAATCCAACAGCTACCTATGAGTGCTGGTTCAGAAAAGAAGGTAATGATGGTCATAAGATTATTCGCGTTAAGAGTGCATATGGAGCTAATGTTGAATACATAACTGACGAGGCCGACTTACAAAACGCGGAGTATTATCCGGAGAGTACAGCTTCGATAGATATCATGATATCGCCATACACAGAGTCTTCAAACTTCCTTGTAGATGATGGCTATTATCCGGCCTTAAGTCTTGTCTTAGGGAAAAGCTTGTTCACAAGTAATGGAAATAATCACGTATTAAAAAACAATATATCAGTAGACATAGAAACTGAAGATAGAGGAACAGTTAGCTTCTATGTGACAGCTGTTCTTAACTTGACTACGGTTTCTTCTACGTAAACCCAAACTAAGTGTAATGTTTATTATAAAAGCTTTCAAAGACCTTGCGAACTGTTTAATTGCCCTAGAAAAGAACTTAGGGTTTAGGATGTTCGTTAAGTACACCCTATACCTATTGTTAATAGTAGTGGTATTAAATTATCGTACAGTTGTTAAAGAAGCCGTTGAGTTTGTAACAGAAATCAACTCAGAAATACACATTGAAAAGATGAAGCTACAAGATAGTTACTATAGAGATCTGACCCCGCTTCTAGCTGAGTTTAGAGCCGAAGTTGGTGCGGATCGAGTAATGTATTTTGAGTTTCATAACTCTGTTGAGACATTAGAAGGACTTCCTTTCAAATTTTTTGACTTAGTTAAGTGTGTTCCTGAATATGGCATCCCTGAAGTACAGGGAGATGTATACAAGAATGTAAATGCTGCTATGTATTCTGAGCTGTTTTTTGATATAAATAATGGTAAAATTCTAACTTGTCATGGATTCTACGATAAAAATTTTAATACAAATTATCGAGGGATTTATGAACTAATTAATGAGTCAGACCACGCAGAACAGATGGTTATTTTTAGTGTTCCGGGTATACGCAGACCGATCGGTTTCATTATATTAGAGTGGATGGATCATACGGAGGATATTAATGTAGATTCTAAAATCATAAATAAGTTTCTCCCAAGAATAAATGCCATCTCGGCACATGTTCGAAATTGATATTTTGCGTTCAAGAAGACACTAATACCTAATAGGTGTAAAGCGGAAAGAATATTTTTGATATGAATAAATTTGGTTGTTTGATTTTATTGATAGAGTATTCTTTCCGTTTCTTTAACTATTAAAAAATTTATGGCAACAAACAAGAAAGCAAAAATACAGATCACCCGAGGGGCACATATCGAAGTTAGTAGAGACATTGCTTACCTTAATCTCACTCGAAATCATAGATTCTCAAAAGGTGAGATAGTGATGATGCAGTACTATAAGCAACCCGATGTCCGAACAGACATTAGTGTTCTTATGGCTATTGGTATAGGGGACGGTACTGGTGAAGAATTCTTCCGTGTCATAGAGGCTGGTGCACAAGTACCTGTCAGAAAGGTGGCTATCGGAAATGAGAATCTCCCTGATACCTCACTCCTTGAGCATGGTGAAATCTATGTTTGGTATGGTGATGCTGACCTGAGGGATGACGAAGAAGAATTTGCTTGGTATTATGTTGATCGCCCAGAAACCTCTCGTAGGATTCGCAGAATTACAGAAGGTCCTTTCATATTTCTTGACTTAGAAACTGGTTATAGGTGGTTCTATAAAGACCAAGAGTGTAAGAGGGAGGATGACTTCTTCACGGTAGAAACCATTGAGGCCATGATGCAGCTCTTGATAGATTCTAAACCATCTATCACAGTGAAGGCATCTAATAACAGTAGTCTCTTATTCGAAGTAGGAGATGTTAAGAACATTACTCTCGACGTTAATGTGAGGGACGTTCTCGGAAAGGATATCACAGGCAAGTGTCTGTACTTCTATGATGGAGAAGAGATATTTCTCGATAGAAATGGTCGTTATACCGTTACTAATATTAACAAAGACACGACGATTAAGATCGAGGCTCGTCAACCTATTACCAGAAATGTATTTGTCCCAGTTACGGGTCAAGTTACCGTTAAGTTTGGTCATTTCTTCTACTTTGGACGTGTACCAGGAGACTGGCATCCAGCCGATGGTGGAGAGATTTCTAGACTTGAGTATAAAAAACTTCACTATAAAGCAGACTTTACTTGGGAAAGAATTAAGCTTACCGGACAGAAGATAGTCTTTGCTTATCCCAAGATTTATGGTGACTTATCTCATATATTCGATGATCATGGCTTAGATTATCTGAGAACCTATGATCATTATGAAGAAAATTACTTCATTAATGACGTTGAATATACCGTCTACATCAAGAAAGACGTAGTTGATATTGATGGTCTTAAACAGAAGTTTGTATTTATTGAGCCTGACGAACTCGACCTAGAGAGCGCCACTATGCTTGATATCATTACTGCCTGGAAGATCAGAAATACAACAAGTGGTTTTGTCCAGCTCGATGAGAACGGTAAAATCCCAGAAGGACTTTATAACCTAAATGCTGCGTCATCTTTCATCCCCTTGGCGGGTATCGTTGATGACTATCCAGAATCAGACATGGTTCGCGATGAGTTGTACTATGTCACGAGTACTGGTAAACTTTATAAAGCGACTTCTGATACGCAAGGAAGTATTGAGGATGTTAATCCTGGGTTTATCTACACTTATCAGAATAATTTCTATACATGGACAGGTTTGTCACTGAGACCCTTCGGTCGACTCTTGACTCGTGATATAGAAGATATAACAGAAATATTTTAACTGAGAAATGGCAGAAATTAAAGGTACTAACCTAGCTGCGCCGATAGTTCCGTTTACCGACCAAGACGTCTATGCTACCCATGAAGCTAAGTATGGTAAGGGTGGTTATAGAACCGTCCAGAATATGGCCGAGCTTCGTGCAATCCCTACTCCTCGTTTGGAAGAGGGTATGCTCGTCTATGTGATGGACGACGATACTGGTGTTCATACATACCAATATCTTGGTGGAAAATGGGTTCGCAACAGAATTGGTAATGGTATTCCTATTTATACCCAGGAACTTATTGAAGATTTGGGTATCAATCCTAGTGAAGATGAGTATATCTCCATCCCTAGCCTTGATACTGATCTCAATGGGGAGGTAGAAAATAAAACATACACGACCACGGAGAATGGTACATACGTTGATGTTCTCTTTAAGGCCATACGTTCTTTGCAATCGGAAGTAGCCAGATTAAAAAATTCATTCACCTATGGAATCGAATCCTATACAGGTAAAGTAACAACCATGTCTAGGATCGAAGGTGATTATGATGATATTGATGTAGAGGAAGAACCTCTTTGGGCAATTGATGAGGATGGTCTTAGCCAGCTCGGTGATGACATTACTCTCGGCCCCGGTGGTGAAGCAGATTTTGATCCGTCTGATAATGTGACAGCGACCGTGGATGAAGGTGATTCTTATGATTCATTCCTCACTTTCACAAACAGTGCTCTCTGGACTGTAAAAGATTCAGCGGGAACTGGTAAGAGCTCCCAGATATATAACTGTACGGATAATAAAATATTCTTGTATTTCACTGCCAATGCAACTAAGATAAAACTTAACCTTGACGGTTACGTAGAAGATATAACAAAAGTCGATACAGATATTACTCCCCTTGAACTTGATCTGAACAAGATTCAGTTGTCTAGGGCATCGTCTCGTGGATTCTATAATATACTTGTTGTGATATCTCGAAATCAGAAACTGACAAAAACAGATTCTGCTGGCCTTCCAGTTTATAGCTGGACTAGTGGCCAGAATTTTATTTGGATATCTATCGGTGATCCACATACAGACCAGACCTTGGCAGAAGGTTATTGGAGTGGTGATAAACTCTTTACCTCTAAGACTACTCTCAATAAGAGATACACCTTGGCAGGAGTTGTATTTACTAACTTAACCTTAAGTAAGTTCAACATTTATTCTAAGTGGCAGGACTTCAGTCGTGAGATTGCTGGTTCTAAGCCCAGTGAAGAGGATTATAAATTTAAAGCTGCCCATATTACAATTAGATCAGTTGAAAAGCAGGCTGACTTGGTGAGCGTGAAAGACCAAATCATGAATAACGAGCTCATCTGGGTAGAAGAAACTAACCGACTTTGGATTAAAACAAAAAATGCCCTTACCATAATCGGTGGTGGCAATAATGACGATATTGACGATACAGGTATGACACAAGAAGAAATGATTGCCGCGTTGGAGGAAATGGGTATTGTCCAGGAGACCAATGGAGATCTTAAACTCTCTAATCTCGCTGTTGATGACATTACCTTTATTCATCAGGCGTCTGGCCGTCGCTTTAAGTTTGACATTGATGAGTCTGGTGAACTCCACAGTCAGGAGATCGGTAAGGACTCTGATACATTTGCTAGTAGAATTGGTACCGGATCGAGTGCACGTACTCTCACAAAGAACGTTCGTGGTTTCATTGGCCAGCTGAACGTTGTTGAGAAGAACCTTACCGCCACTAAAGACATTAAACTCAATAGTGACCGCCTCAAGATCGGTTCATTCTACGCTCCCCTCAGCACTGATATCGTTCACGGCTGTTCTCACTCTTATGTTGAGCTTGAGAATACATCAGATCGTGACTATGCTCTGGAGGGATGTTACTTGCATCTGACGCGCCCTGATTCCGCTGGTAATCAGAAGGTATATCACCTGGCTCTTACTGGTGTTATTCCTGCCGGTGGTACTTATCTCGTAAGGGGTGCTAAACATGCTGAACCCGATGATCCGAACGTATATCTGAAGATCACGGAATATGACCAAGAGTGGTATAACCTTGATGTACCAGCAGAGCCTAAGCTTCTCTCATTTGAGGTTGATATGTCTCTGGACTATACTGGTGGTCATAAGGGTTATGGTATTGCTCTGACTTACGGTAATAAGTTTGGAACGAGCGATGATCCAACCTCTTGGACAGAACCACTGAGTGCAACATATGCTCTCTACGAGGCTTCTAAATTAGGTGAAACGATTGGCGGTATTGCTATTACTTCTAGCAATAAGTCTAAGTTCCCATATAAGATGAATCCGTACTTCATCGACGGTCTGTACTATAAGTACATGGTTACCAACGATGCTGGTACTGGTTTGTGGTCTTCAATCGCCGTAGATATTGTTAGCAACTCTATTTATCGTAACACCTTTGAGCTTGATCCCGCTAAGCAGGCTTTCCAGGCCTTCACAACGGCAGATAGTTCTCGTGCTAGATGGGCTAACATTGCAAACGATATTCAGGTAGTTGACCTCACCAACGAATTCATCACATTCCCTCATAGTGAGGATAAATATGCAATTTCTAATTATACACCAAAAGCATCTTACCAGCATCGTAATGTAAGTACGGATAAGACTAAGCTGGATACAGAGAAACCTAATATGGTAACGACCGCTTTTGGTATTGACGTATATAGGACTCGTACTTTCAACTGGATTAGCGTAGGTTACTTTGATGAGTATGTTTGGATCAAGCCAAGCACTGCTTCTACTTGGTCAAAGCGTATTCAGTCTTACATTCCTATCGTAGAGACTAAGCTAGTTGATAAGAGACCCAACAACACGACTGACGGACAGGGCAATGTAACCGCTTACAATACTATCCTGACTCTCAGCGTATCTAACCTTGGTGGTGTGGTAGGTGACCTTAACGAGTATTCACTGCTCTTAGACGCAGATCACAATAGTGTTGGTAGTATTACTATTAACACTGCCAGCAATGCTTCTTACACAGTTCAGATTAGTGGACAAGCCACGAACTTAGGAATCAACGATACATTCTATTTGGTACAGCCAGATGATGATGTCAATAGTGATGAATATCCCAAGAAGAAGTTCTTCAGTGGTGACATCACTAACAACATCTATGCTCGTCTGACGGGTCGATTCCCTGGTGATAATAGTTTCTATTGCTCTCACAAGGTTGTGGCTGATATTGTAGCGAGTGCTGTAGGAAGTCCTACCGAGTACACCTACATTGTGGGTCGTGCAGATAAGAACGGTAATCCCGACCTTGAGCACTGCTCTGATCCTATGAAGTTTACCTTGTATCCGCAGTCTTATACTCCACGAGTATATCAAGTAACGGATCAGCAGGGTTTCCACTGGATCGAATATCAGGTTTGGGCAGCTGTTGCTAATTCACTGAATGATAAGATTGCTTCAGATCAAAGTCGCTCTCAGATTATTCCTATCCTGGTTAACACTGGTGATATGACCCAGAACGGTACTCGTATTAATGAGTGGTTTGATTATTATCAGGCCGGTCGTTCTCTGTTTGATCACCTTGAGCAGATGAATGTAGTAGGTAATAACGACCTTTGTGGTACTAATCCATTTGTACTTGGAACTGGTGATGATGAAGGTAAGTCTAACTCCTTCTATTTCCACCTCTTCTACTGTTACGAGGTTAATCCCACACTATTCACTCCGCTCCTGCGTAACTTAAGTGGTGCAGCTAAGGCTCCTAAGTATATTCCTTCACTCTACTACTTTGATACTACTACGGATCGTTTCCTGGCAGTGAACTCAGAGTTGACTGAAGAGAATTGCAAGAGCTGGTTCAACCTGGTTTGGAATGGTAAGACAGTTAATGCTTATACAGGCTATACGATCGACTCTGATCGTGTATATTGCACTGACGGAAAGTTCACATCTATCTATACAATGCTCTGGCGTACCTTGAATGACGCCAAGACAAACAATAAAGACACCCTGGTTCTTTGCCATGAGATGCCTTACACTGTTATCACAAATGAATCACTCCTGAAGACCGCTGCTCAGTACTCTCGTAGTATGTCTAATGCGGGTGCACTGGTAGGTTCTCATACTAATCAGATCAGTCCTAATGAGGCCGATACTAGTGAGAATCCAAAGACAGCCGGTCTGTACTGGTTCAGTCGTCTCTTGGAATACTTTAAGATTCGTCTCGTAATAGGTGGACACAAACACACCTACGCTTGTACTTATCCCGTTCGTGAGAACTATAACTACATGAAAAATGGAGCTAGCACAAGTTCAAGTGGTGGTCCAATGGATATGCCTGAGACACTGCAGGATGACTACGTTAACTTCTATTCTATCGGTTCCGGCCAGAATAGTACTAAGTTCCCGTATGTTAAGCGTGAGTCTATTGGAGAACGTACCGATGAGGGATTCTATCCTGCAACGGTTATGAATACTCTGAGTGGTGGTGTGGTTTACTTTATGTGTCAGGCTTCTGGTTATAAGCTGACTTCTAACAAGGAGTTGCCTTCACAGAATCAGAAGTACTCTCGTATCCTGCCTAAGACAACTACTACTTATAGTAATGGTGCTTATTCCGATAAGGCCAGTGATGAGCAGAAGTATCCAATGTTCTCTATTATCGAGCTTTCTAGATCTAGCAACTCTACGAAGTATAGAATTCGTCTGGCTCGTGTAACTAACATCATGAAGAAGTTTAAGTTCACACAGAAGAACTACGAAACAAAGGCTATTAAGATCCAGTGGCTTAAAGAGAATTCTACGGATAACTTTGGTACTTGGCAAGATACCGAGGATTACTTATTCTCAGATCAAATTTAATAAATATACATGAAACATAACGGACAGAATATTATCTTCGACGAAGATGTTACACTGACCGGCAGTCTCGCAGGCCAAAAGCTCTCTGACATAATCAGGGAGCAGGCCGAAGAGATTGAACGTCTTAAGAGTAACCTCAAGTGGATCTACAAATATGGTGGAGTTGGAGGTAGTGGTGGCTCCGGTGGCGGCGGGGGTAGTGCTAGTGGCTATGTGCTATTTGCATCCCTTGGTTCTGTCCAGATGAGCAACCAGAGCGTAGCATTTAACGGAGAAGGTAACTACGATCTTTACATTAAGATTACTCGACCTAATGGAGCTTCGTTTAGAGTAACTTACTCCTATGAGGTAATGAATAGTAGTGGTGTAAAGACGACGGCTTCGACCACCGTAACGCTTGACGTTTCGAGAAACTATGAGTATTCAGCAACTCTTAATCTGAACTGTAATGGTCGTGTAACAGTTACTGCGGTTGACTCTATCTATAATGAGACCAAGGCTAACTACCTTGACTACATTATCGAGTCTTACTCCGTAACGGGTTCTCTGGTGGATGATACAGGTAAAGTCTATGACTCTAACGAAATCTTCACTAGTGAGGCTGGTACACGTGGTTTGAAATATAGAGTCTCCTATGATATTGCTGTTGAATCTAATGGTAATACTTGTTACTTCGTCTTCAGTAAAGGTAACGAGATCCATACTGCAACAGCTGATCTTGAGGGTTCAAGGGGATATTATGATTTCGATATAAAAGACTTCATTGCCCTTAACGAAGCTAATTCTGGTTATTATTCGGTAACAGCAACAGTTAATTTGAACTTGGTTGGTCAGAGAACAGATCCTATCGTTATGGTGACATCGTTTAACCTTGTCCCACAACAGCTGTTCTTGCTAGTTCAGCCTAGTACAGGTTCTATCTATACTGAACACCACTCAGACTATGCTACAAATCCGGACGTCTATAAATATGGGGCTGGTTTTATCAGCTTTAATGTACGTCCTTACTTAGGTTCGGAAACTTCGGCCACTGCTGAAATTAAGTATTATGTAATCGATGCAGAGGGTAATCGTACGAATGACTTTACGGGAACTGGTATTAGTACAAAGCTTGGTTCACAGACAGAGATTTCAATCTATGCTGGAACACCAGGTCATTGTCGAATCTTCTTCCAAGTAACTTCATCTGGTACGACATATCCTTCGCCTGATACAGCAGGAGCAGTGGATGGTTATATTGTGTACCACTTCTATATTGAAGCTATGAGCGCTAATATTGACTGGTATTCTGAGGATATGGCTAGAACTGCCACTCAGAACTACTGGCGATTAGCTGAGCATACAAACTCGATGCAAGCCTTTGAGAATCTGGCTAAGAGTAATATCTATCAGCAGACTGCTAACAAAGGTGACATTACACTGAGCAATCTTACTCTCCCTGCTAATATCTCTGGTGGTGCTTCGTATAACAGTAATATAGCTATTGGTATACAGTTTAACGAAGTTAACTCTGAAACGACTCCAATCTTGACAGGTAAGTATAAAGGAGAAACTGCTTTGGTACTGACTCAAAATTCAGTAACAATCCACAACACTACCTTCCCATACTTCCTTCCGAAGATTCGTAATTATAATAAGTCTGATAATCAGAACTATCACTTAGTTAATATTGTTTCTAGAAAGGTTAGCAGAATTGGTAACTTTGACTACTTCGAGGTAGCTATCTATGTGGATGGTATCTTGGAAGGTGGCTCACAGACCTTTACGTCTCAGGCCTTAATCATCGACCAACTTATTATCGGTCAGACTAACTCTTTTATTAACCTTCTAGAGTCTACATACATGGTAGCTCCTGACGTATCTGTTCCATTGGATAATGATATTTATAGGTACTACCTGAAGTATAAGAATAGAATTATCTTGAGCAATGTATCAGACGATGAGTTGACTCTTTTGACTTATAGTGATAAATTTACTCTTGATGGCAATGATGTGTATTGCACATCTTCTGATGTTATTGAGAATATCGCTAGGGTCCTGGACGTACCAACTCTTGTGCTTACTATGGCTCAAGATTATAAAGCAATCTTGGATGCTGGTTACAATGAGAACGACGAGATTGACCCCATTGAGGTTAGTGTTCGATATGCTGCCGCTCATGGTAACTTATTGCCCATTGAATTCCCAACAGAGTTTATGGGTACGGCATATTTCACGATTCAGATCCAGGGTTCGTCTACCAAGACCTATAAGTGTAAAAACTATACCCTGACCTTAAATAACCGTGATGAATCTGAGACTGCATCACACTTCGTTTACTCACCGAACTATAAGAGTGTATCTGGTTTAACCGGTGATGCTGTAACGGAGGCTTACAAGACGTTCCTCCCCGAGGAATCATTTACCTTGAAGGCCGACGTTGTGGACTCTAGCCATAGTAACAATACCTCTATTGGTAAATTTGTAAATGATGTAACAAAAGATTTTGATACCACATCCTACACGAACTCTCGTAACAACTTGATGGGTTATACTAAGAACTGTCTTGATGGTTTCCCATGTGTTGTTTACCTGTGCATCCCTCGTGTGGAGAATGGTATAACTACAACATATTATTACTACCAGGGTGTATATAACTTCAACCTTGGTCGTGAGTCTTTCTACAACCTTGGCTATAAGGATGCCTCTGTCTTCTGTGACACAACAGGTACCCCTAAACTGAAGGATGCTGGAACAGGTTTCTGCTTCCACCGTGTAGAAAACTCTGAGGACTACTCGTTGAAAAATGGTCTGGTAGTAGCTGAAATTCAGGGTAATAGCCCATACTTTGATTTCTCTCAGTGGGATAGCACTATCCTTTACAAGAGCTTGAGCAGTGTATCGAAGGATAATGAAACTTATATGTTCGATGACTTCGTGACTGGTTCTGACTTGAATGAAGCAAGTGCAAAGACTATCCTCCAGAACTTCGTTAAAAATGTATCTCTGGCCGGTGGTTATCTTTTCAATGAGATTAAAAAAAAGTTTGGTGATTCTACAACCGATTACGGTTACCGCGATGGTTACTCTACTTTGAATGATCAGGGAAATCCTGCTAACCAGGTCCCCAACTATCGAGTTCATATTAAGAAGTCGCTATCTGGTGAAACTCAGGTCTTCAATGTTGACCCAAGCGTAACCATTAACGCAGGCGAGCTTAATGACTTGTCGGCTTTGATTCTTGGTGACAATGGTGATAACGGTTTCCTCGATTTTAGATCTCTGAGTGAATATTATACGATCTGTATGGCGTTTGGTCTAGTAGACTCTGTTCAGAAAAATATGAACTTAAAGAGCTGGAATGCTAACGCCGGATCCGGTCGAGCAAAGTTCTATACTGCATTCTATGATATGGATACCTGTCTTGGTATTAACAATGCTGGTAAAGATGTATCATACTTTGCGTTCAGTGATTACTGGAGCTATGATGATAGCAACGTTGACTCTGAGGGTACTGTTACCCCAACATCAGTTACTATCTATCGTGACTTTAGCCCAAGAGCATCTAGTGGTTCTACTATTGGTGCAGCTGACTTCTACGATACTCCTAGCTCTTACCTCTTTGCCGTAGCTAAGTATGCTCGTTTGAGAGCTGCTAACATGTCAATCAACGGTGAAACTTTAGGTATAGCTGCTACAGCTTTGTTCCCACAAGAACTTTGGGCTAAGTGGCGTGCCGGTACGACGGACGAAGGAGATGCAACAGTAGGTTGTTTGGCTAGCGCTGAGCACTTTATGAACAACTACTTCTCGAATAACCTCGGTAAGGTTGGTATCCCGATGGTGAACCTGAACTACCGTAACAAGTACTTCATCAAGTCCACTAACAAAGATGTAAGCCAGACAACGACAGGTTATTCTGCACTGAACTTCGCTAAATTTAACGGTACTCGTATTGCAAAAGCCACGGACTGGTTGGATGGTCGTTTCCATATCCTGGATGCTTACTTCAATCTTCCGAAGTCAACATCTAGCTTCCAGTATTATAACGATAATGGAAACTATGTAAACGTTCCTATCGCCGGTACAACGGATCAGTTCTTAGGAGAACCTACATACGAATCGTCAGCATATAACCTCGCTGATAACTCTGATATTTTTGTCTTACAAGATATATTCGCTGGACAGGGTGGTGTAAACCAAACTGCCGGTGACCTCGATATCAATGTGAAGGCTAAGGAATATAGCCCACTTATCATTAATACGGCCAACTCAGGCGTTCGTTATCTGTTAGGCGGTAATGATAAGAAATATCACATTCGTGTCCCCTTGTCAGGTAACCAGACGTACTCATTCTATGGTTCTGGTTCATGGACGGATCTTGATAGTATTAATACCTTCAACTTTACTACTCTTAATGTAAGTACTAAGTACTTGGAGAACTTGAGTGGTGATAGTACGAGAACTAACATGGTTATAGGTACTATTAACATGCCATCTCTGAAGAACCTGAGTCTGACTTCTCGTACATACTCTGGTGAACTTGTAATAACGGGTGAGCAATATCCTAACCTTGGCTTTGTCAATGTTAGTAACTCTCAGATTAAGCTTGATATTCAGAATAGTACTTTCACTAATTTGAATATTAGTAACATGACGACGGAGAAGGTAAGTGTCCTTGGATGTACTAACCTTCAGAACGTTGTGTTTGGAACAGGTGGATCTGGTACAGTTAGTACGACTATTGATAACCTCCAAATTCAGCCTATGTCTGCTAGTCAGCTTAGGAGTGGAGTAACTATCAATAACAGTCGTATCAAGAACTTGACTATGGTCAATACTACCTATACTGGAAATAGAACAAAGCTTGTTATTCAGAATGACGAAGCTCTGACAACTATTAGTGTACGTGGTATATCTGACGTAGAGGTAATTGGATGTCCTAATCTGACAAACTTATATATCCAGGATCCTGAAACTCCAACTAGTGGTGATCCTAATGGTGATTACCTGACAACCATTGTTGTTAGGAACTGTGGTACAGTTAATACTGACTTTAGGGTGGGTAGTGCTACTACTACTACTACTACTGTTGACTTAACTAATTTCAGTCACCTAAGTGTTGTAGAGTTCCGTAATATTCCTGGAATGGTTACTTGTATGCTATCTACTACTAGCACGGTTACCTTAGGTAATAGTGCATTTGCAGATAGTAATAACATGAGAACTCTTAGTGGTCAAAAGATTATCCTGAATGGTACTGGTATCTTCAGTAACTGTGGAGCTTTCACAATGAAGACTGAAACTGGTGCTTGGACTAACATGGAAATCTCTAACTCACTGACCTCTCTGAATAGCATGTTCTCAACGAACGTTGGTTCTGCTATTACACTGGAGGCAGCAAGACGCTTCATAACCAATGTAGTTGGCAGCAAGGCTTCTCAGATTACAAGCATGTCTAGTACTTTCCACGGACAGAGTCAAATTGTTTATGGTTTAAGCCAGTTACGAGATGATCTCCGTGGTAGCAGTAACTATATTGACTTGAGTTCTTTCACAAATTTGAGCAATGTATCTGGCTTGTTCGCTTGGTCTGGTGTACGAGCTATCCACAAGAAGATGGTTGCTTTCGGTGCAAATGTTAGCACAGTTTCCTTCAGTAGGTTCCTCTTCTACGGAGACCTCTACATGGAAATTGATGCACTGGCTAATGTCATCGATAAGATAGATTACCTATGGGATAGTAGTCCAGATTACCAAAGATATATATCAACTCTCCATATAGTTAATTCTAATGGCGTAGAGAGAACAGATACCATTCCTCTTAAAGACTTCTTCCACCCTGGAGGTAAACACCCGACAAGATTGGTAGAGCTATCTCGATTTGAATTGGCTAAAGGTCAGACATTCGATATGGCAGATGTCTTTAAGAATTGGACATCTCTGACTACACTTCATAGTGCGTTCTATAACAGTCATGCCCGTTTGATTAACCTCAATGAACTATTTAAGTATGCAACAGGTTTGAAGTATGTTTACGACTCACTTCGTATTTCTAATACCTCCGAACCAGTTGATCTTATGGAGCTCTTTAATTGGGATGTCCTGATCACCAACAATACTCGTGACATCTTCACGGAAAATAGTTCATATCGTGGAGAAGGTAGTTTTGCTATGACTAAATACATCAAGAGTCTTAACGAGTTTGAAACTCTCGTTAGAAAATTGATAGGTCCTAGTACGACGTCTTCAACTCGACTAACTGGTATAAGTAATATATTCCGTCAGTGTACTGTATTCATTACTGATCCTAGTCAAGCTCAATTGAACCTAGAGGCTCTGTCGATCAATAATAATATTGTTTCGATGAACTCTACGTTCCGTGACTTTAAGATGGTTGTTCCGGCTAACCCCGTGACACAAGATAACGTAGTTAGTGAGATTGGTGGTACTCCAGAATTTATTGCTCTTAAGGAAGGTCTCTTTACATATGTTCCAAAGGTAGCTTACCTTAACCGTACTTTCCTGAATATGCGCATAGCTAATTCGATCCCTTATAACTTCTTCGGTCTCCGAAGAATTAAGAGATATCAATACTATGTGAAAGATGGAAGTGATTATCTGATAGGTAACTACTATAACCATACCTACGACGCTCAGCTTGTCGACCTTAGTTGCATGTTTATGAATGTTAGATGGTATAGTGAGAATGGTGGAGTAAATGCTAGATTCTTCCAGGACGATCCAGAAATTCTTAGTGCAAACCGCTTTGAGGTACTGAGGGTAGATGGTAGTACTGTAACTAACGAAGTTATTAGAACTATTACTGATCCGGATGAAACCTTCTATCAGAGAAGAGAAGATCCTATCTATGATGAACAAGGAAATCCAACAGGTGAAGTAAGTGTTAGATATGTAGCCGCCGGTAAGATTGGTAGCAATACTGAAATTACCGATACAGAGAACTTAAGAGGTAATTATAAACACTCCTTCTCTATCTCCTTGAGAACATCGGGGGGTTCAGATTTCGTGAACTTGTTTACGAACTTTGGCGTAGATGAGGCTGCTGTAAACTCACTGTTTATTGCCCCTGACTTCTTCTATGGATGTAAGTCAACTGCATCAATCTCTTACTGCTTCTCTAACAGTGCTGGATATGACGACTATTGCTTAGAGGGTATTATTCCTGAGCACCTGCTTAAGAATTGTCCGAACGTGAACCTTACCCATCTATTCCAGAATCTCCACATAATTCCGAGATACCTCTGGACAGTTGGTACGGAAGGAACTGATAGAGAGATTTATAACGTCTACTATTACGTTCCGAAGAACTTTACTAAGGCAACGGACCTGTCTAATGCATTTACCTTCAATTTCATTGCCCCAGAATGCGCAAGCACTGATGGTAATGGCGTAACAAGGTATAATAAGTACTATGTACTCTTAGACATGTCTATTAGTAAAGATGTTTCTTCGTTAAGTGATGCTCTTCCAAGCAGGGGTTATAGTGGACTTACTCACGATTCAGTTAATGGTCATTGGCCTAACTCACATACCTATGATTATGCTATCCACTACAATATAATGTATAACATAGCAGACGATAATGGCACTGAGTTAACGACAGGTAGTGATGGTATTGATATGAACTACTTCAAGTCGCTTCGTATTGATAACCTGGTTCCTGCTATCATCAGCTTCTTTGGAGAGGGTGATTTGTTCAATGGAACTACGTTCACTATCAATAACGCTGCTAAGACTGACACAGCTTATGCTATAACGGCTTTTAATCAGACGAACAACGTTATTAGTCGTAACCTTAAACTGCCTCGTGCTACTGGCTCTTGGGAGAATAAGAGACTTATCAATTGGACGGGCGATACTCTGAGTTTGCCTTTGTGGGATTTCCAGATTCCAGCTGATTCAATAAGTTCATATAGAACGATGGAGAATGGCTCTAGTCGTAGAGTTGTTGTCGAGAGTTCTCAATAATATATAAAATATACTCTAGGCCTTGGGCTTAAAAACTCAAGGTCCAGAGTTTTATAAAATACAAATAAATGTTTCATATATCATCAAACTTTTCATATAAGTCAACTGATTGGCTTGATGCTAGACAAGGCCAGGCTAAAACTAAATCAGACCTCTTACACTGGAATATTCCAGTCCCCGAGGGATTTATGGGCTGCTTGGATGGTATTTGGTACTATTACGATTCTCTGAAGTCTGATCCTGAAACTGGTCATTGGGTTCCATATGTAGCGGGTGATATTAATGAGGTTACTCCTGAGGAAGACTTGAAGCGTGCAGTTGCCGTAGGTGTTATTCGTGGACTGAATGAAGACGTTGTTACTCTTAAAAAGCAAACAAAGCTTATGGATAACGTCTTATTCCCGGTTCAGATTACCTCCGCTAAAGCTGATACGACCTACAATAGTTCTCAGAGTGATCAACTGGAGGAAGACTCTGCTCTTATTCTCCCTATCATTCAAAACTTAATCTCTAGTGGTCAGTATAAGGAGGAATATGACATCAACGATGACGGTATAATCAACACCGACGACCGTGACGCTTGGGCAGCCTTGTTCAATAATTGTCGTAACTCCTATTCTTACTTGGCGGCTGGTACTGAAGCAACTTATTGGCTTGAAGTCGGTTCGTTTATCCGACCTAAGATAACATGGAGTGTTAAGAAACAGGGATCTAGTGCTATTCCAGAAATAGATACCTCTACTGTTACTGGTCCTACAAACGGCGTAGTGAAGGATTTTACCTGGACAAGTAAGACGGGCTTAAGTAATAACTCGGTGGCAACCTACAAATATAATATCAAGTCTATAGTGGACGAAGATATCTGGGCCGAGGCATCGGTTAATTACAAGTTTGGTTATAAAACTTATACCGGCACAGGGAACGAAGCCTTCGGAGAAAAGTTATGGTATACTATGACTGACCTGGTTGGTTTCGATGGTACCTTTGTTGAGAACGGTAAGATGTCTGCCAAGACGTTTAACTGTTCTGGTGGTAAGTATCCTTACATCTTGATTCCTAAAGTTTACTATAGCTCTTCTAACAAGACCTATGTAAATGATAACCTGATGTCTGACTTCAAAGTAGTTGGTGTCAATCCGGGAGAGATCGTTCAGGTTAAGAATAATCGTGGTGTCAATATTCCATACGTTCTCTTACGAACCACATATATCCAGACAGGTAGTGCAATTAAAATAGACATAAGATAATGGTAAAAGTACTAATTGATAACGGACATGGACAAGGGAGTCTAAAAGGTTCTCCCGATGGAAAACATAAAGAGTGGAAGTGGGCTAGAGCTATGGCTAAACGCTTAGCTATTCGCCTCAATCATTATGGTATTCCTTCACATATTCTAGTCCCTGAAGACGCTGACATTAGTTTAAAAGATAGAGCCGCACGTGCAAATGCAATCGCCGCTAAGGAAAAGTGTATCCTTGTCTCCATCCACTGTAACGCAAGTGGAGCTGATGGGAAATGGCACGATGCCCATGGTTGGTCTGTATTCGTATCTCTCAATGCCTCTGGCAATTCAAAGGCTCTTGCTTCTATGATGTCTGTTTGTGCGGAAGGAACTGGTATTAAAGTGAGAAAGCCTGATCCACAGCACGGTTACTGGAAACAGAACTTGGCTATCTGTAGAAATACGTCTTGTCCGGCAGTACTTGTAGAAAACATGTTCCAAGATAATAAAGAAGATGTAAAGTATCTTCTCTCTGAAGAAGGACAAGTTAACTTGTGCGAAATCATGGTAGAAGGTATCTGTAATTATCTTGGGATTCAATATAGTAATGATTAATTATGGGATCTAGATTCAAAGTTCAACTTGATACTGAGGGCAACGACTATTTTCCAGCAACCCTCACCGATGCAGTTGGGCACGAACAGACAAAAACATCCCTGACAAAACTTCTTAAGACATACGATTTATCCACCATTTGGCCAACAGAAGGCCTGCAAGGTGGTGTGTTCTACGACATTACACAGGCCATTGCGGTCTTGAATGAACACTTGACAGAGGAACAGAAGATTCCAGGAGTAAGAGCTCAGTTCTTAAATACTGGTAGCCGCTTAGAGGAGTGGCAGTACTTTGGAAATAACTTTAACTTTACCAATGAGTTAGGTTGGGGTCAGGTTGATTCCAGTGTGCTCAATGAGTTAGGTGCTGCTGTATTCCCCTTGTCGGTTACTCTGAACATAAGTAAGACTCTCTTACAGACGGGTAATGTTTATGATGTTAATCTGTCCTGGGCTGTGTTTAGAAAGGGAATCAATGTATCAGTCAATGCTATGAAGTACTTGAATGATGTGATGACCTTGAAAGTCGAAGAAACAGTTCGTATACAAGAACCAAGTGCAACTACATTATCTTATAAATTTATGGCTTCGTATCAAGGACTAAGTGATACCGTAACGAAGACTATCAAAGTAGTAGATCCGTCTTACTCTGGAAAACTAGAGCCTACTGATGGAACGGATACGGTTGCCATAGGAAATGCTATTTATGCAGGAAAATTGAACCAGACTAGCTCTTTGCTGTCTAGTCGTAGTTATACTTGGTCTGGGATTAATCTGAATAATCAGAAATCGTGTTTTGTGTACCCAGCCGCTTTCGGCAAACTCTCGAATATACGAGACGCTAATAATTTTGAATATCTCGGTTCCTATACTCAAACCGACGTAGTAGTGAATGGTGTACAATATTACGCCTATACTTTAACAGACCCTGTAACAATAACGGGATTTAAACAAACCTTTAGTTAAGTTATGGCACTAATAGTAGGTGATAATTTTAGTTATAAAGGCCAGAAACCGAATTTTGAGAGAGATACTTTCTCAACTCTGGCTGCAATGAAAAGTTTCCCTACCACAAGTATAGACGAAGGTCACATATCTCTATGTCTTGAGGATGGAAAACGATATAAATATTCTGCAAGCTTTTCCAATGATCCTACCCTGGGGAAGTGGAGAAGAGTTATTGATTCTGTATTGGATGCCTCCTCTGAAAATCCAGTTCAAAATAAAGTAATATTATCAAAGTTTAGGGAAGATGAAGCAGCCTTTGCCCAACAGATTGCAGCTCTCTCACAGACTACTGCAACAAACCTAGAGGGAACAAGGCAAGCTTTACTTGCGGAAGATGCAAGAAATAGAAGTGAGATAGAAGCCCTTATCCAAGCTGGTTCTACTGCTGCCTCTACGGCATTAGCCAACCTGAGAAAAGACGTTGAGGATGACGAAGCTGCTACAGCTGCCGCACTTAACGACAAGGTTAGCCAGAGCAGAACTATCAATGGATATGACCTGAGTGAAGATGTTATCCTAAGCAAAGCTGATGTAGGTCTCGGTGAAGTAGACAATACAAGCGATGCTGACAAACCAGTTTCCACTCTGACACAGTTAGCCCTCGATAAGAAGGTTGACAAGCAAACGGGTTACTCTCTCATCTCTACTGCAGCTCTTACCAAATTAAATAATCTCCCGTCACAGTCAGAACTTTCGGGAGAGCTACAGACGCTTAGTGGAAATATAAGTGATCACGTAGCTGACAAGGATAATCCTCATGAAGTAACAAAAACACAAGTTGGATTAGGAAACGTAGACAACACGAGCGACGCTGATAAGCCTGTATCCACAGCTACTCAGACCGCCTTGGATGGTAAAGTTTCTAAAACAACTACAGTCAATGGTCACGCCTTAGACACAGACATCACTATCCTGAAAGGTGATGTAGGTTTAGGGAACGTAGATAACACGAGTGATCTTGACAAACCAGTATCTACCGCGCAACAGGCAGCCATCGACGAACTCGGTCGAAATGCTAGTTCTGCCTTGAATGACTTGAGATCAACAGTTGAATCTGTAGAAACCTCTTTGAATGATAGTAGTGAGGCCTCTGCATCGGCAATAAATGAGTTGGCAGGTATCCTGAAAAACCTGACCATTAATGGCAAGCCGTTGGATGGGACAAACTTCGTTATCACAAAAGAGGACGTTGGCTTAGGGAATGTGGAAAATGAAAGCACTTCCTCTATGCCTGTTAGTACAGCTACACAGGAAGCTCTCAATGCAAAGGTAGATAAAGTTACCACTGTTAATGGACACTCTCTAGCAGCTAATGTAACTGTCACTAAGGAAGATGTTGGCTTAGGAAATGTTGATAATACTAGTGATGCTAACAAACCTATCTCAACAGCAACACAGAGTGCACTGGATGGGAAAGTAAGTACTAGTACAACAGTTAACGGCCATGCTCTTAGTGGGAATGTGGAAGTAACGAAGACCGATCTTGGATTAGAGAATATAGAATCTGTTGTTCTTCAAGGTGGGGTTGCTGCTGCACTTACAGACATTAATGCGGACGTCCAAACTTTGACGACTACTGTTCAGACTAATGAAACTGTAGTAGCCGCCGCATTAAATGGGCTCATACTGCCTCATAACGTACTGAAATTCTGGATAGGTACGGAAACTCAGTATCAAAACTTAGAAGGATACTCCGAGAATACTCTTTATGTAATCACTGAGGATGATACCGAGACATTACCTACCCCAGAACAGGTTGAACCAGAACCAATGGAGCCGTAATGAAATTGAAATTAGGACAAGAGACCCCGAAAGAAATACGCTTAGGGACTCTGGAAGTAAAGAAACTCTTCTTAGGAAGAACGCTTATCTACGATGTTGAAGCTGAATAGATTTATATCAATGACTTCTCCGGTGGGTACTTGGGAACCTTCTCAACTCATCGGAGCTAGAGTCAAAGTAAAGTCCATGTCTCTTCGTTCCTCACTTTTTGGTTTCGATTCCGATTCAATCTATGTAATCACTGACGTGGGTTTCCGAATGTCAAAACTCGGAAAAGCTTACGGAGTAGTTTACTTAGATGGTTTTGGTACAAAAGAGTTCGTGTGGAAAGACCTAGAGATTCTAAGTCTGGATACTACACTCTACAAAAAAGCTATTTGCGGACAATTCTGTTGTGGTGGTTCACTGGTGGGATGGCAACTTACGCCAAACGATTCCTATGACGATGAATGGGATGATGGCGATAACTTGACTAACCCAGAAGAGAATGAGACGGGTGAGGATGGAGATTTACTTGATTAGTTATGATCTTAAGGTATACACGATTTGAAAAAATTTATAGTTCTCGGGAAGAGGCTATAACCAAATTAAATAACACCTCCCGATACTATGCCGAAAACGTAGCAATCAGGTATAAATCGGGCGAAAAGGTATGTATAATGCTTGCCCTTTATCAGAGCACGACGAAGGGTGATTATACTATCAACTATGACTCCGGTGGTAATTCAAGTGGAGGAGGTTCAATAGGTTCTGGTGCTGTCAAAGAAGTAACTCGTAGAAATGCGACAGAGACTGACTTAGATGCACTGAATCGAGCCTACTTCGGAAGTACTCCCGGGGAAGGAGACATGGTTATTATTAACACTAGGGGAACGGACTACAAAGCCATCTACTTCTATCATGGAAGTTCTTGGATATGCTTGTCAGGGACAGACGAAATAGAGGGAAGAAGTTCAACCACATTAAATCTATCTGTAAACACAGATAAGATAACTGGACTGACTACAATTTATGGAGAAGTTCCTATCGACAACAGTTCTATTGTGGTGGATGCAGTTACGAAGAAACTTAGGGTTAATATAATCGATGGAGGAAATTTAAGCGACCTGATATGAAAAATTCTTACAAAAAGACAAAGTGGGTCGACAATAAGACTCCAGTCTGCGCTCAAAACTTAAATAAGATTGAGAATGCGCTCTCTGAGATATACGAGAAGTGTCCAGAGAAAGATTCGTTTAAAGAGGGTAATGGAATTCTCTTTGATAATGATAATGAAGGAAACACTGTGATTGGTGTAGATAGTACTGTCTTGACTTCTATTACGTGTACTGGCATTGAAGTTGTCACTGAGGAGCCACTTAACCCTATAAAAAATAAAATGTACTTTGTGCTCAATCAGGATATGTACCTGAGCAAGGTACAGATGAATGGTATAACATTATTTGAAATCTAATAAATTATGCCAGCAGAGATACAAAGAATCAAACTCCTGAGAGGAACAGCAGAAACACTATTAGAGAGCAATGCTATCCTAGAGAATGGTGAAATCTGCCTAATTAATAGCTCAGGGGATAAAAATATAAATGAATATGATTCTCTTGTAATCGGAAATGGTGAAACAGAAGCAAGATCGCTAAAACTTATACCATTAAATGTCTCTAAAGGTTCTGTATTCCTGGGTACAGCTGATAACGAAACTATACCCGCAAGTAAACCAACATGTTCTGTATACTACTTAGCACTAACGCCGGGTACTTATAGCGGGTTTGGAAATATAGTTGTAGAACCTGGAGAAATTGTATTCTTAGTCTACCAATATGGTGGCTGGTGCAAAATAAAAATAATCCAGGTGGATGAAGAATTAAGCGAGACTTCTACAAATCCAGTTCAAAATAAAGTGCTCTATAGAGCATTAAAAGATCTGGAAAGTAAAATCGTAGAAGGTGCAATTAAGGTTCCAGTTGATTCTGAGTTTTCCGATGAATCAGAGAATCCGATAATGAACCGTACCGTTACTCGTAAATTTAACGAATTCGAGTGGTACGAAGAAGCATAAACCTATTAAAATTTTATTAATTTATTATGGCTCAAACCATTTTTAATAAATTTTTGTTCTATAGAACAGTGTCTGCTTTTAACACTGCTCTTGAAAATGAAGCATTTAGCTCCAATTCGATCGTATTTGTAGGTCAGGAAGCAAGTGTAGATCCTAAACTCGATGAAGTTCATTTTATTTACACTCACGGTAAACGATTTGACACTGACTTTGATCCCTCTACTATAGAAGCCGCCATTGATGCACTTGATGGTCGTCTTGATATTATTGAAGGCAGTAATACTACTGAGGGCTCTATTGCAAAGGCTGTAAAAGACCTACAAGATACTCTTGAAGGCATTATTGGCACAGGCTTCGCTGCTACTGAGGGCAATACCATTGCTGAAAAGCTTACTGCAGAAACTACTGCACGTACGAACGCTGATACGGCAATCAATGATAAGATCGGTACTGGTTTCGACTCTACTAACACCGTATCTAAGGCTATATCTGACGAAGCTACAGCTCGTGGAAATGCCGATACAGCAATTCAAAACCAGATCGGTACAGGTTTCTCATCTGCTAGTGGTAATACAATTGCTGAGCGTGTTGTAGCTGCTGAGAATGCTATTACTACTTTGAATAGTGGTAATACAGTTGCTGGATCAGTAGATAAGAAGGTTAAGGACGCAATTGATGCTCTTGGTTCAGGTACTGCTCAGACTGTATCCGGAAAAGCTATCATATCTGTTACAGAATCTGCTGGCGTCGTCACGGCTGAATCAGGTAATATCGATGCTCAATATGTAAATTATACTCCTCAGGGAGAAGAAGGAGCAAAGGATACTCTTAATACCAATGTTCAGACGGTTCTTGCTGAAATCTTCCAGAAGATCGCAGAGAACGAAGAAGCTGGTGAAGTAGCTGTCTACAAAAATGGTACTAAGGTAAGTGCAATTGCTGCTGACGGTGAAACCTATACTATTAAGCAGGGTACTACTGATGTTGCTACTATCAATATTGCTAAAGATATGGTAGTTAGCTCTGGTTCAGTTATCACTGCTACTGGTGAAGAAACTGACGTTCCTACTGGCACTACTCTTGTAACTGGTAAGAAATATGTTCGTTTGGTTATTAAAGACTCAACTGATGGTAAGAACATTTATATTGCTGTTGATGAGTTGTATGATGACTACTCATTTACTGATAGTTCTGAAATTGATTTCGCTGAGTCAAATAATGACGTAACTGCATCTATTAAGACGGGTTCTATTGCTGAGAGTAAACTCGATTCAGCACTTCAGGCAAAAATTGCTGGTGCAAGAACTGTTCTTGTTGAAATTGCTCAGACAACTCCTGCTACTAAGCATATCACAGTAACTAAGACCGCCGGTACGGGATCAACTCCAGATTCCTATACGATTGCTGAGCACGATATTGCATCGGCTGCTGCTCTTACTCAGGAAATCTCAGACCGCCAATCTGGTGATGCTGCTCTGCTGGGTGCAAGCACAGATGCATCTACTGCTAATACTATCTACGGTGCAAAGAAGGGTGTTGAGGAAGCAAAGGCTGCTGCCGCAACTGCTAAGACCGTAGTGAACGCTAAAACCCCAAGCACGGGTGAGCATATTACAGTAACTGTTACTCAAGACTCTACAGATAGTCATGATATTGTAACAATTTCTGAGAATGACATTGCAAGTGCTCAGCTCGTTGGTACAATTCCCGCCGGTGCTACTTCCACAACAGTAACTGAATATGCTGCTGAGGTTGCATCTAGTGAGGCTAATGCTGCTGAAACTGCTGCTAAGGGTTATGCAGATGCAATTACAGTAAACAGTAAAGGTAAAGGTCAAGACACTCAGAATATACTTATCGATGGTTCCGACATCGCCTTGACCGGATATACTGCTAAATCGGGTGCTGGAAATGACGATGTTGCTGCTACTGATACAGTAAGTGCAGCTATCAAGAAAGTCGAGACTAAAGTAGACAACCTTGACTCTGCTTCTCCGTTTGGGTACACTAATGCATCTAACAAGTCTACTGTACTTAAAGGCAGTAACTTAACTGCTCAAAACGTCAGTGAAGTAGCAGTTGGTCAATACAACGTATCAAGATCAGGTAAGACTCAGTTCTCTGTTGGTATTGGTGATGCAGTTAATGGCCAGAAAAATGGTATTGAAGTTCAAAACGACGGTACAATTATTATCTACCCATATGCTTCTAATGGCACCTTCTCAACGACTTCTGCTATTCTTCAGGAAATTCTGCACAACGAGATTGACTGGTACGAGGGAGCCTAATTAATCCTATATATTTCCAGGTGCGTAGGGAAGATTGAACTTCTCTCTTCTCTACCACCTTTTCTATAAAACAATAACAAATGGCAAGTGAACTTATTCCAAATAAATTTATATGCTACCAGACTGAGGCTGCATTTCTCGTAGACAAAAACGCTGGTTATATCTCGAATAGATCTATTGCATTTGTTCTTGACAAAGAGTATATTTACTTTAGTGGAAAGACCTTCTCTGGTGGTCTAGACCAATCTGCAGTTGAGGCACTTATCCCTTCGTCCCTCCCTGACCCAAATTCATTAACTGTTCAGCAGAATGATACCAATATACTTACCTTTAATGGTTCTTCTGCACAAACACTAAATTTTAAGGACGGTACGAACGTAACGGTTACGGAAGATTCTAGCGGAAATATAGTTATTTCTGCAACAGACACTACATATACTAATATGTCAGCTGATGCAGGAAAAACTGGGACCGATACTACAGGAAGATTGATTAGTGCTGCTACCCTGAAGGCTATTATCGACGATCGTGGTTATATTACTACCTCTGCCTTAAGTGGTTACTTGCAGTCTAGTGATGTGTCTGTTAGTAAGAGTGGACAAACCCTGACTGTAACAGTAGGTTCAACTAGTGAGTCTCTGACAAACACGGATACGACCTATGATACGATGACATCGGAGGAAGGTATTACTGGTACAGATACTACAGCTCGTGTCATTACTCCTGCTGTCTTGAAGGCTATTATTGATGATAGAGGATTCTTAACGAGTCACCAGTCACTGACAGGTTATGCACAGGAGGCTAATCAGAGTGTCTCTAAGTCGGGTCAGACCTTGACGGTTAAAATAAATGGTACTACGGAGTCCTTGACCAATACAGATACATCGGTCACTTCTGCTGCTAATCACTATTCACCTACCAAGAATAATGACTCAACCCTTACTGCTTCTGGTGGAACACTGGCAGGCGTAGGAACAGAGGTTCAGGTCATAACAGGAATCGAGCGAGACGCAAAAGGCCACGTGACAGGTATTACGAGTGCTGGTGTTAAAAACACAGATACAGTCTATACTCACCCAACCTTTGAAGCTATCACAGGAAAGCCGACAGGCAATCAAACTCCTGCTTTCGGTGGAACATTCACTATTTCTCAGGTGAGTCGTAATACGGAGGGTCATGTATCGGCCATAACAGATCGTACTGTTACTATTCCTTCAGCTACCGCTACAACTTCAGCTGCAGGTCTTATGTCTAGTGATGATAAGACTAAGCTGAATGGTATTGAGACAGGGGCTCAGATTAATACGATAACTGGTGTAAAGGGTAATTCTGAAACTAACTATAGAACGGGGAATGTTAATATAACCGCTGCTAACATAGGTTTAGGCAACGTCAATAATACAAGTGATGCCAACAAGCCCGTATCAACTGCCATGCAGGCTGCTCTCGATAAGAAGGTTGACAAGACAACTTTGGATGTTTGGGAAGAGACTACAGCAGCTGCTATTAATGATATTCTGGCAGATCCATACTCAGAAGTTTACAAGAGAATTGAAGACTTCTCAGAAAATACGGAGGATACGTTTGCAGCCGGTCTTAATGACCTGAGGTCTATGATTCAGAACCTACAAGAACAAATAAATGCATTGAAAACATAATCATGATTACAAAATATAGAGTAGATATGTCGTCTCAGCCTCAGCCGGACGTTCTTCGTATCTCTGAAAATTCTTCTAAGACTGTCTGGAGAGTATACTTCGATAGGGAGGAAGTTGAATCGGAGCAGACACGTGGAGAAGGTGAAGAGCCTGAGATCACAATTCAATATCGTGCTAAGTTTATCGAGGTCACTCTGGCTACTGGTGTAACGCCAGTTCCCATTGATATCCTTCGCAGTGAAGTTATCAAGGAGATCACAGCCTATGACGTCTCTTCTAATGTAAATGGTTTTATCTTGAACGGTAATGTCGTTTGGCTGGATAAGGATACTCGTGTAGGTCTTATGAACTCCACCTCTATCCAGAAGAGCGCTGGCTTAACGGAAACTGTTCTTTGGCTCGGTGAGACACCTCTCCGCATTAATTGCGACTTAGCTATTCAATTACTGTCTGCGCTGGAGCTTTATGCCCTGGAGTGCTTTAATAAGACAGCAGAGCATAGAAAAAATGTCCTTGCATTAGAGACCATTGACGAGATACTGGCCTACGATTATACGCAAGGATATCCTGCCATGCTCGAGATGAACGTATAATAAATGATTATACCTGCTGTGTGTTCCCTTGTTCTCTTGGGAACCTATACTATATGGTTCTGTGTGAAGTACGGTATCCCTGAGAGTCTTTCTCAGAGTTATTACTACATTCCTTGGAAGCCACTATGGACTCTTGTTCTTATGGCGGCTGGATTTCTCGTTCTCCCCGAGTGCATGGATAGAGCTTCCAATGCTCCCACACAGATTATTCCCTTCGTTGGTATCTTTGGTTTGCTCTTGGTGGCAGCCGCACCCAGGGTAAGGGATTATGAAAGAACTACACACATAATAGGTGCCTCTGTGGCAGGGATATTCTCACAGTTATGGGTAATCTTATACGGAAAGCCATGGACCCTGTGTGTATGGTTTATCATACTCGGTCTATTCTTGATCGGGCATATACAAAATAGAGAGTTAACATTTGGAGAAGTCTTGGATAAGTACAAGATAGTCTTCTGGGGAGAAGTCGCCTGTTTCTTCACTTTATATATAAATCTATTATGCTTAAAATAATTGAACGGTGGAAATGCACAGTTGCCTACTTCCTAGTATGCTTCTTCTTATTCATGCTAGTTTTTGTATGCGTCGCTCCTTTCTACCGAGAAAATCCATGCATTCCACGAGCATCTGGCATGATGGCCGTTATGTTTATGAGTATGTGGAAAGAACTTTGGTACGATAAAAAGTACGGCGAGAAAGTAAAGAATTCTTGGGTCGGACTCCTCGGAGGTATGATCGGAGCTGCTTTCACGTTTATTCTCTAAAAATAAAAGACTCTCTAGGGCTTATTAAAGGCTCCAGGGAGTCCCTTTTTCTTACTAATGATATGAAAAAGATTTTAATATTACCTGACATACATGGACGTATGTTTTGGAAAGAACCTGAAGTCCAGACCGCCTGGGGTGAAGCTGATCATGTTGTGTTCCTGGGAGACTACTTAGATTCCTATCCATGGGAAGGAATTTCCTGGAAGAGGGCGTGGGATAACTTTATGGAGATAGTCGAGGCTAAGAAGAAGGAACCAAAAAAGGTTACGCTTCTCTTAGGGAACCATGACTATCACTATGCCTTCTCTGAGATTGTTGGAATGAAAGGAAGCAGGTTCAACTGGGATGAAGCTCCAAAGACAACACGTTTCTTCCAGGATAACTTAGGACTATTCCAGTTTGCTTGGTCTATGACAAATTCAAAAGGTCTTGTCTACCTCTTTACTCATGCAGGGGTAGTGGGCGGTTGGGTTAAGAGTAACAAGCTAGTTCCCCCAGCTTCGACAAGAGTAGCATCATGGCTAAACAATTTTGTGGTGAATCCAGATACGCTTCTCTCTATGATGTGGGATGTCTCCAGAGATAGAGGTGGTTATGCTAGATATGGTTCCCCTATCTGGGCCGATCATGAAGAACATCACTGGAATACATGGAGAGAAAAGAAAATATATCAGATCTTCGGACATTCTCAAGGGTGTTATCACTGGATTGCCGGAGACCATTCGGCCTGTCTTGATTGCAGAAGACCATTCATCCTTCTCCCTGAGAGCGGTATTTTTGGAGAACCAGAGACAGTCGAAGGTAATAGATACTGGACAAAGGTTATAGAAACATCCGGCCTTCCCACCAAAGAGTGGGTTGATGCTTGGATTAATGAGATATAAAAAAAAGAAGAGAGTTAAGTATAAAACTTACTCTCTTTAATTTCCTTCTCGATATCTGGACTGAGGAGTCCTCTCTGATATAGGATTAGGACAGACTCTTTTCCCTTCCCCTTAGCGGACAGGACAGATTTGGGGTCTTTAAGGTTCGTGGTTACTCCCTCTGCCCTGAGAATAGACATGTTCCTATTGTAGGTAACACTATCATCACCCACTTTATAGAGAAGGTCAAAGGTGGTTGATTCTCGGATAGGGAACAGTTCGCTTATTCCTACTACCCTGCCAGTACTCTCTAGGAAATGTGTCTCGTGGGAATAGAAGAACCTACTCTTGAAGTCTCGATCCTCCGACAGGTAGTCATAAAAGTCAGACCATCCAATCAAGATATCGTCCTCTGAGTCCCCAATAGTCCAAGGACATCCTTTCTCGTCTAAGTATTTGGTTAGGTCGTATCCTTTATCGGCCGTATCAGCTCTGACTAGTACTTTTAACATAGTCCCAAGCCCTCTTTAACATGAGAGGCAACTTCTGATAATCACTAAAACCATAAAGTCCACAGCTAATGAATTCATGAGCCTCCATAACGACGGTCATAACTACACCCTCCTTATTCTTGATTACAGCAAAGTCCATGGTTAGGGCAGGACAGGTGAGACCAGACAACTTAATAGCCCTCTTCATCTTAAAAGGTTCAGGGAAGATTAGTGGATCTCCTGAATATGGCTGACAGGCTATAATCTCACCTCCCCAGACGAAGCACCTCCACTCCGACAAGACATCTAAGGGAAGTCGGAATTGGTAGTTCTGATTAGGGTCAAGGGTAGTGAGGTCCGTGACTAAGCCATTTATGTCGTCCTTAAGGGAAACAGTAGACTTGACATAGAGAGGCATAGCCGCCTTAAACTTCTCTGGTAAGTCGCCCACTTTACCAACCCAAGCGCCACCAGTCCAAGTATCGTTCTCTAGGAGGGGAGTTGGAACATTGATTGGCTTGATGGTTAGCCCAGAGAAGGCCTTAACAAACTCTATTGTTCCAACAGGTATCCAATCTGGGTCAAGTATGTCTTTCTTGGCAAGGAGTTCCTCCAAAGACATATAGGTAATCGAGAAGGGTTCTTTGCGCCAGTTCCAGTATTCCTGGGCGCGTTCTAATTCAAAACAAAAATCTAATGTAACTCTTTCGTTAATCGTTTGAATAATAAATTTCATCATATCACCTATAAGGCTGTGAGAAAATAAAAAAGGAGAAAATTACTTTCTCCTAAATTTTTTTAAAGTCGCTGTCCTTTCAAAGTCCAGCTCCACTGTCCATTACTCATTCACAAGAGCTGAAGAAAGGTAACACATGGTACCTGCAACCCAGGCAAGCGTAATAGGGCCAGCGGCTCCAGCCACCATTACTGTTCAGGCGCCAAACCGAATCAGCGCTTCGCATTGAGGATGAGTAGAACCAATAGCCCCAAGGTATGTTCTCTAAGCCAAGGGCAAACCTAGTTATATTAATCTCTGCCAAAGACAGGAATGCTTCTTTAAGCTCACCAGTGGCCGGTACGTAACCACCAAGCTTTCTAGCTTTTTCGAAAGCAGGGAATTCTAGATCAGGGTTCTTGAGTAGAATGTCTCTCTGATTTTCCTCACCATTCATATCACGGTCAGCTTCTTCAAACTTCATAGTCTTGGCCGTATTAATGATTCGGGAGGTACAGAATACTACATCCTGAAACCATTCTGTTGATATTATATGTTTGCCAACCTTAATACCAATCACGCCCTTTCTTTCTCGGCCTTCCTGAACACTTACTATACTTTTATCCATTAAGAGTACCTCTAATGCAAACTGGGGAACAAGGGACTCCAAGGTCTTAGTGTAGAGTTGTTCTGTGGCTCGGGAAACAGTATCTTTAGTGATATGTAACTTCCTCGCAGCTACCTGATTCAAGTCATCTTGTATCCACATTCTCGTTCCTGCTGGGATTGTGGCTTTGAAAATCTCTCCACCGTTGTCATTTCTTCTAGCTTCGACGGGATTCAGGTAGGCATGTATAGCTCCACCATTCAAGGAAAACTTATATCCATATTCGTCAAAGTTGGGGTCCCCGGAGGGAGTTAAGTCTTTTCCTAACTTAACAGGATAGCCTTGGTAGGGAGTTTTATATCCATCTGCGCCCTTCTTTAGGACTTTATAAACTGTAATATCTTCTTTTGTTACAAATCCGTTTTTATTTCCAACGTATAAACACATAATTTTAACTTAGTTTGTCTGTTTCTATGAGTAAGGCTTTGAAAAAGAAAAAGGAGGGAGAGAAAGATATTAAAATCTAATCTCTCCTCATAATTAAAATGATAATTTTATTTCAAGGATATGAGTTCAAAACCATTTATTCGTTTGTTCTCGCTATCTGACCAAACCTTAGTGGGTTTAATATCAAACCACTCTAGCATGTCATTTGCTTTTGCATTTTTATTAATTGAGAGCTCTCGGTATACTTGTCCCAAAATTGATTTAATGTCTTTTGAAGACAGTTTATCTCCAGCATTAAAGATACTATAGACTTTTTCTTTAAGGGCATCAGATTTAGTATCTACCACCATTAGCTCTCGTAACTCATTGTCTCTAAACTCATGAGCTTTACAGGTAGTAGTTCCGAGATATCCATAATAATCTTTAAACCTAGGGTCTCTAATCTCAAACTCAAGTCTCCTAGCTATGTAATCATTTCCTGAAAAAGAGTCCCTAAACTTGCAATATAGTTCAAGTCGATTATTAAAAGTAGTGTAACTATTAAATTCTTCCAAGAACAACTCAATATACTCTTCATCTCTGTGACGAAAATCTTGTTGTTCAACACTTAAACTTTCATCTTGTAAAGAGCTAATAGCACGGGTTACACTAATTCTATCCTGATAGTCCTCTTGAGCAACTTCCCAAGCTCGCTCATGAGCAATCTCAATAAAGTTATTATAGACAGGTCTATCTAACTTCTCAGAAATACTCATGAAGTTATCACTATATAAACTCAATCCTTTCTTTAAAAGCTTAGCGTAATATCCTTTATATAGTGCGAGGTTTACTCTTCTGCCATCATCGTCCATATTATCATAGTAATTTCTCAACAGAGTCTCAGTATCTGCTTTTCTTTGAGCTTGAAGTTTTTCGAAATCCTCTCTGGTTATCTTATTACCTTCTCTAAGAACTTTATAGAAAATTACTATATTATTCTTGAATGGATTCTCTCTATCTCTTTGTCTACCAGCTATTTGTGGGAGATCAAGGGAAATATCTACGGCTAAGCACTGTAGGTTAGGGTCAGCGAAGATATAAGTAGATGCACACTTACTATAGAAATCGGCACCTATATAACAAGTGGAGGTACAGAAAGTAAACATCTTATTAGGTTCGTTTTCCATTGGAATCTGACCACGAGTAAAACCAACCTCCTTTAAGGCCTGGATGTTCTTCTCAGTTTCGCTACAAAGGATATTAACTTCTGATGGATCAAAGTTACCATTCCTTAAGATCCGAGTAATATCTTTGACAGAATTAAAATAGAAAACAGCCTCCTTGCTCTGACAAACCTTCCCCTGGTCGTTGACCGTAATAGGGAAATTTCCCTCTCGATAGTTCTCAATAATTCTCATAGCTTCTTTAGGGAGAGATTTAACCAGACGTCTTTGGATGATCAAAGTATCAACACTCCCTGATTTACTCCAATCAAGCTGGTAATAGTCCAAACCAGCGAATTCAGGGATTCTGCTCAGGTACTTCTCAAGCATGGGAGTAGCACTGAGAAAGAGGACATTAGGACATTCGTGGATAGTCTCTAGGAAATTATTCTCAACCCCTGCTTTAAAATAGGCGTCAACGAAAATTGACTGAAACTCATCCACGACAAAGATAAACTGATCCAAAAGATTACGAGACTTTAAGTAATCAACAACGTAGTGAGTAGAGTCATAGGTAACCATAAACTTAATAGCCTGACCAGTGGTTAAGCAGGATAGGATATGATTAGCCATAATATCACTCAGTGAGTCTACATCTTTGAAATCCTTTATTTCGTTCTTCAGGTAGATAATATTCTTTTCCTCTTGATGTTTTCTGGCTTTATTCTCCAAGAGCATCTTCCTTGGGGAACAAAGAACAACGTGTCTGTTATTAGTCAAACACAATTCGGTGTAACCACATCCGGTCACACCTTTATCAACAATACATTGCCCTTCAGGCAATTCATAGTCTTTCCATTCGGAAATATATCTAGTTCCAAAGGGAACTGTCATTGGAATTATATTCATTGTATAATTTTAATTTTCTTCTCCTTTCATGGGTAAAGGTTTCAAGTCGTCCCGAGCGCAAAATTTTCATTTCACGCTCGCGCGAAGAGGGATCTAAGCAGAGATATTCTTTTTCTTTGTTTGTCTAAAAATTTTCCCCACGAACGTATTCTCTCTATAATAGCATAGAAAAATGGAAAAATTAGACACTTGATTATCTTCTCCGCCTCGCCTAAGCTCGGCTCCGAAATACCATCCTATATCCAACTGGGATGGCCGGAACGGCCCTTTCCTTTCGACATCCCGGGCGCGAGGACGAGTGATAACGAGGACGAAGTTGGCGTGGTGGGCGGGATGTCGGTACGCTTGTCTTCTTTATTTCTCCTTACATCCGTCTTAGCCCTACAAAAATCAGACACTTCCATCTCTTGGTGTCATTTTTCTATATCACCTTAGTGAGGATTAAGAATTTTGTCAAAAACGGACACCAAATTCCACAAACGCCGACATTAACCCCTTACCTATGATATGAAAGAAGAAATGAACAATAAAAATCGATTAAAAATTATTTTTCGACCGTTTCTTCCTGAAACCAACTCCTCATCCTCACATTCCCTTGTTATTACACAAGGCACTCCCTACATTCTCCCAGGGAATCCTCTCTGGGATGTTCCGACCGACCCATTGACCGCCAAACTCAAGATCGCCGGTTATGCATCATTCGGTCGTGGGGCTGGTGTGTATAACAGTGTCTATTCAAAGATTCAGTATACCGCTGCTGCCTTGTGTTATTGGTCTAGGACAGAGAGAGCTTCGCATGAAGGTCTCCTCCGACTAGAAAGGATTATCAAGGATGTAACTGGTGTACCAGGGGTGACCTGGGAATGGATTCCTGATTATTATAAACGTCTCTTTACGGCCTATCAGGATCCTCGTGAGTTTATGAAGTACGGAGAGGAGGAAGAGTTTGGTTGGCCCGATGTGGACCATGAAGGAACGGATCGTTTTCCTGAAGTCTTAGAGTCAGATCAGACTATAGCCGACTTCATATTCTCCCCAACCTCAGTTCTCTATACTGGGGATGATGGTGGTTCGCCTTCTGTTCAATTCTTTGGAAGAACGGAACCTAAAGCTATTCTCCACGTAGAGATCCCTGAGCCCATCGGGCGTATAGATCTCCCTCTCTATAAATGGCCATGTAATGTGTTAAGTGAGATAGGAGACGTCTTGGGAAGAGGACCCTTGGATTCTGTGGTCTTTGAGAAAGGATCAACCCCTGGGGAATATATTGTCCGGGGGAAGGATGCCAGAGACCGCGAGCGTGTTCTCATAGATAATCCCTCGGGATCAGGTCCAAGAGTGGAACAAGATCAAGGGAGATTCTACTTTGCTGGGACAAACTATTTCAACCTCTTCAGGGATTTCCCGGCGGATGAGAAGCTGTACTGGTTTAGTCCGGCTCTCCCAGGTTATGTGGATGGGATTCGGAATGCTAATTATTCCCTCCCCGACGCTATGAAAGATCATCCCGACCTTTGGTTAGGTATCCCCTGGTCAGTAACAATCCTAGAACTTGGAGGAATCGAAGTATGATGATGTTCACTAGAGAGTATTACCCAGGGACCTATATAAACGGAAACTATTATGTTACAGGATCCCCGGAGAATGGAACAAGAGTTAAGAGGACTCTTAGGGTGGGTGAAGATTTTAAACCTGCCTTCCCAGATTCCATTGACTTGAAAATAACGTCTGCCTGTGGGTTTGGATGTCCTTTCTGCCATGAAAGTGCTACCCCGAACGGTAAGACGGCTGATCTTGAAAGACTAAAAGCATTCTTAGACCCTCTCCCCAGGGTTGGTATAGAGGTTGCTATTGGTGGGGGAGATATATTCTCCTGTCCAGAGTTTACCTATGACTTGGTTAAGTGGCTAGAGAAGGATAATGGTTTTCTACCCCGTCTCACTCTGTCCCATAGGAACTATGAGGAACTAAACGATACTGTCGTCGAAGGGATGCTTCAATATACTAAGTTCTCTGAGGATTCCGTTGAGAAGAAATTAACCTATCTCTTGGAAGAAATTCCGGTGGGTGTTAGTCTTAATCAGTACTTAGAGAATCCTATTCCAGACAGAATAAGTGCATCCTCCTTCCGTTTGAGTAGTGAGAGAATAGTGTACCATGTCATTGCTGGAGTTATTAATCCGGAGGACCTATGGGAAATGTGGTTAGATAGAAGACACTATCGAAAGATTCTTGTCCTTGGGTTTAAACAATTTGGACGGGGCGCTTCTTATACCCTCCCAGACCTAGACAAGACGAAGGAAGTAGTGGAGAGGATTCTTGCTCGACAGAAAGGTCTATTCACTGGAGAAGTTAGAAAGGTTATTGCCTTTGATAACTTAGCCATTGAACAGCTCGGTATCAAGAGTCTCCTACCCAAAGAGGAATGGGACACGTTCTATCAGGGAGATGAATTTACAGCTTCCATGTATGTTGATGCCGTGGAAGAAACTGTTGCCCCTACCTCAAGGACCCCTAAGGAGGAGAGAACCTCATGGAATCAGACAACCCTTTTAAAGTACTTCAATGAAAACCATCGCTAAAAAAGAAAAAGTATTTGCCTTGGCTGGTATAGATCCAACCTGGAGGTGGAAGAGATTAGAAGTTAATGAAGGTACGCGGAGACATTGGGGTTATCCCTACTGGATTACCGATCAGGGGACTCCTATCATCATAGATCCCTATCGGTGGATGGTTTTCTGGCCGAGCCAATACCCTGAGCCGGAGAACATAGATCCAGATCCCTATGAAGGTGTTGATTGGGGAAATTGGAAAATCACTCGCCTAAGTGAGGAGAAGCCTTACATACGAAATGAATATGCAAGAAGTACATGGAACTATAATGTACTGTATAAGACAGGCGTATACGAAGTCAAGGATACCAAGTGGGGAGACTCCTATGAGATACAACTTCTCTGCTGGGATGTTGAATATGAATTCCAAACATTCCTCAGGACACCCCTCAAAGTGAATTCAAACTTGGGATCTGAGACTATTCGCCTGGAAGATGAATTTTACCTAGAAATATTTAAACATAATGGAGAAAGCTATAAAGTCGCTCATCTCAACTGTTAACAAGAAGATGAAAGTGACCTATAAGGGAGGCGGCTGGATTGATGCCAGACGAACTCCTACCAGTGGTCAGAATATGGTTAATTCCCTGGAAGAATTTATTGATGCTGTCTTTAATCAGGAGTGTTATGACATCCCTGAGCTTAGGGAGGTAGAGGAACTCTTAGGAGGACGTCTCTTCAGTTGTACCTTAGAGGGAGAAGATGAAGCAAGACGTAGGTATAAACAGGCCACTATGACTATGGTTAGTCCTGAAGATATCGAGAACCCTAGTGAAGAACTCATTGAGCTCTTAGAGACAGCCAGGAAGTTCTTTGGTGGGACGAAGATTAAATTTAATAGTGTACCAACTAAAATAAGATACAGCGTAGAATGGTAGAAAAGTGGAGATTAGTAGAATCGTGTCGGCTTGTGCTGAATAAGGAAGCAAAAGAAGTTACTTTCAGACCAACCGACGTTAAGAAAGCTAGTGACGAAGGAATACTCCTTAGTGAGCCTGAGTTTGACTTAAAGTTTGATGATTCCTTAACCCCATGGATTAAATGGAAGGAGGAATATTACACTGTGAAAAACTTTATCCCCACCAACGAAGCTAGGGGGAAGTTAATCCGAGCTATGTCTGGCTTAGAGGGAACTAAACTTGATCCCGTCTTCAGTGAGGAAGCGGCGGATGCAGTTTGGTTCGTCAAGGCTGGAACACAGGAATATAAAGATGCTAGTGATGAAATGATTCGTCGACTGAATTGCAGTATGATGAAGAAAACTAGGAAATGGAAGCCTGGTCATCGCTACGATAGTGAGGATAAGACATACTACTATCTTGGGAAGTTCGTTAGTCATCGTAAGAATTATGACTCAAGCGAATTTCTCCATGATCCGGTTGAATGTCACTTAGTAGTTGAGAAGATTCCTGATGGAGTCAAGACTATTCCCGATGTTCTCAGGACAGGTCTCTATGGAAGTACTGGAAAGGAGTTTATCCATACCCTTTGGGGTTCTAGTCTTCCCTTGATGGTTGATTCTGGACAAGCCTTAACAGATTCAGAGGAACCTTGGGATCTTCAGAGTCTCTACATGGACCAGCTTAAGAATATCTATGAGACAGGGGCCCCACTAGAGAAAGCTCTTGAGGTATTCGCCTACACAGACAAACCAGATGATGTATTTCTCCCCGGTTCGGTGGATCTAGATCCCATTGTGGCTCAGGTAAAGGTCACCATGGCAAACTTACTCATCGAGTGGTGGAACCTGAAATATAATGGAGATGCTCAGTATGTTGGTTCAGACCAGAACGAGGAAGGAAATATAAAGGGACTTATTACCCTTTTCTCGGGGAGTCTTGACCAGGAGAATATATTCAGAACTCTCTACTATCCAGAACTCTTCCGACTCATTGGTATTGACCTCACAGCTCTCGCTAAAGAAGCCTTGATTAACTGGGGTGGTGGTTATCTATTGAAAGGTGATTTTGACTATTACGTTAACGTATTACCTCTCTGGAGAAAACACCACAGAGAAATAGTGGACCTAGATCAGGCTTCCTCAGGGAATACAAATAATTTCCTCGGCAATAAGTTTAGTTCCCACCTGGCCGTTGCCTTAGAGAAACTACTTATCTCTGCTGCTTCGAATGGTGGTGAGGGAGTAACCTCATGGAAAGAGATCAACCGTGGGATCGCCAATAGGCCTGATATAGTGATTCAGGCAAGAGTCCTCCTCCAAGATATCCTGGCTTTAGGAGAACCTAGTGAAACTCTTAAAAGTGATATTATTAACTCAGGATTTCAAGAGTTAAATATTAAGTTTATGAAAGATAAAGGCGTAAAATGAAAGAACAAGCCATAATCAAAGAAGGAGTTGTTATAGAGGAACTTGGAAACTCCATGTTTAAAGTTCAACTCGACATGATTGGAGAACCAGTTATCCTCTGTAGCATATCAGGAAAAATAAGAAAATATTATATCCGAATCTTGACTGGTGATCGGGTCAAGGTAGAGATGTCTCCTTATGACTTAACGAAAGGACGAATCGCTACTAGACTCAAAGCTCCGGGCCAAGAGGAGGTAATAGGTAACAATAGTAATAACTCAAAAAAGAAAAAGAAATGAGAAGACCAAAATTGACGAACACCATGATTGGTAATGTCTATCCCTTCTTCCTGAACAATCAGGCATTGAAAACGTACTATCTCTATCAGATAGTTAGTCCAGGGGCTCTTAGCGACTATACGCCGCTACTCACACTCCAGAAGATTTGTGAGAGGACAGGAGACAAGGACTTCAGTGCCGTGGAGAGAAAGGATTGCTGCATGTACGGAGCAGACATCATTGCCACTCTCCTGAAGAGTCGTAAAAACATAAAGGCAGAGGCAGTCAAGTATCTCTCCGAACAGATCTTGGCCCGTGGTGATGGCAGTTGGCAGCCCACTCTGTATGAGAATGATGTTGATTTCCCAATCTTCGAAATGGATTGGAACAACAGTGTAGCAAAGGCCCTGATCATTGGTCTGCGTGACGCCCTGAGATGGCAGCAGTATCGCTTTGCCCCAGGAAATAAGATCGATCTTCTCTTGACTCCAACGAAGTTTGGTGTCTTTGAGATTAAGGGTGATAAAGAAGCTATCTGGTTGGAGCCCGTTGGTGTGTTCCACAACAATGATGTAGAGATGAAGAATCCCATCGCCGGAGTAAACATGCAGGAACTCGATTGGCCTAAGGGTAAGTACGTTGGAGCTACTCGTGCAAGTGCTCTGAATCGTGTACTCCGCCAGACAGAGTGGAAATCATTTGATAACACAGAAATTAAGGAGGCCCGTTAAAGGTCTCCTCTTTTTTATAGACTATGAGTACATCAATAGAAAACATAATTAGAGGACTGGTCTATTGGTCAGAACTCTTAGAGAAACAGAAAAAGAAGATAACTTGGCTAGTAAGAATTGTCTGGCTAGTGGTTATTGCAGTCTTGGTCTGGTGTTGGGGATGGTATGGAGGAAGTCTCCTGAAGAAGGGGATAATAACAGTATCCCTTATGTTGGGCCTCATAGCGATCTGGGGATGGACTGTTTTATATGAAATGTTCGCCTCATATCTCCTTGTCTCCTACAACATATCTAAAGCAACCACCACGGAAACAGAACTCCTCGCAGATAATATGATCTTAGAGGACATGAAAGGTGGTAGCAGAAATGAAGAAGAGATGCAGTTCCTCTGGATACAGCTCAGAACGGAGCTTGGTCAATGGATTGGTAGAAAACTACTTTCAGCCAGAGGATTCACTCCACCAGAGGGAGGAGAAGAAAAATAAAAAGAAAACCTAGGAAAGGAAATGCTGGAACCTAGGTTTTTCTTTTTCAATCACACCACTACGAATGCCTTCTTTGTAGCGGGATCATAGTCCACTGTGAAACTCATTGCATCAGGGGCATCAATCATTGCTCGCCCGACGGAATCTGTTACCCAGCGCTCTATATTACGATTAAGCTCTCGTGCTCCAAGACCAGCCGTACACTCATCAAGTACATGGTTCTTGAGGGCAGGAGTTACTTTTATCTTCAAGCGGCTCTTATTGAGCTGCTTTTTAATTTTCTCCAGTTCGAGGTTGAATACCTTGCTGAGGTCATCTCTCGTGAAGTGACGGAATACTATCTGTCTTGTGAGTCGATTTCTGAATTCCGGCTTAAACTTCTTCTCGATAGCCTTCTGGACAATCTCCTTGTCCTTATTGTGGCGCTCCTCGTCAGTCGGCTGGGTGAAACCAACCCTAAGCTGTGAGGCTACTTCCTTCGTACCTATGTTAGAGGTGAAGATTATGATTGTATTAGAGAAGTCGATCAACTCACCACTACTCAGGTTAATACGTCCCTCGTCGAGAATTGGGAGAAGCACGTCATAGATATGTTCGTTTGCTTTCTCAATCTCATCAAAGAGGAGGACACAAGATCCACCATTTGTGTCACGAACCTTGATAAGCTCACCAGACTCGTCACTCCTAACATAACCTGGAGCTGCACCTAAGAGTCGAGTCACGTCTGCCTCAGACGTCATGCTACTCATATCAAATCTCACAAGCGCTTTCTCCGTGCCATAGAAGATTTCAGCCAGTTTCTTGGCGAGATAAGACTTACCAACACCAGTTTCACCTGAGAACAGGAGCACACCATAAGGTTTGTTAGCTGGTTTAACTCCTAGCACTGCTCTCTGGATACAACCCATAACTTCGTCTATGGCTTCTGGCTGACCAATCACTGTACGGGTCAACTCCTCACGCAAGAACTTCAGCTTCTCTCTGTCGTTCTGAGCTACCTTGTCATAGGGAATTCGGCTTATATTAGAGACGGCCATGATGACGTCTTTGTCTTCAACTTCAGTCCAGTTAGTCCTCTTATTGGCTTCTTTAGCTGTAGCCTTAGTCTCTCGCTCAATAACTTCATTCAAGGCCTTCTCCTCGTTCCTGAGGCGTTCTGCTTCCTCGAAGTCCTGATCCTCCATGACGGCTTTCTTCTTAAGCTCAATAACTTCAGCTAAGCGCTTTTCGGCCTCCGTTACGTCTTCCTTCTTCTCCGTGATTCGTTTCAAGGAGGCCAGCGAACCAGCCATATCCATGGTATCAACGGCCTTGTCAGGGAAGTTCTTGTCTGCCATGTACTTACCACTTAGCTCAACACAAAGGTCGAGAATGGCGGGAGTATAACGTACTCGATGGAACTTCTCATAGTTGCCAGCAATTCCCTTCAGGATCTTCAAGGTTTCTGCCTGAGTTGGTTCCTCTACCATGACCTGGGTGAATCGACGATTCAGGGCTTTATCCTTCTCGATATACTTACGGTACTCGGCAGGAGTTGTTGCACCAATCATCTGGAACTCACCACGTGCCAGGTAAGGCTTGAGAATATTACCAGTATCGTTCTGACCACCAGCCGAACCTGATACCAGGGTATGAAGCTCATCCAAGGCAATGATAATGTCCTTGTTGTTACATACCTCCTTGATTAGTTTCTGGAGACGTTCCTCGAATTGACCACGATACTGAGTACCAGCCACTAGATCATTCAAGTTGAGGCTACATATCCTCTTTCCCTGAAGTTTCTCTGGAACTTCCCCGGAGGCAATTCTCTGAGCAAGTTTCTCTATAATAGCGGTCTTACCAGTTCCAGCCTCTGACAAGAGAGCAATGTTTGGCTTACGCCTCTTCAAAAGAATCTCTATCATAGATTCTACCACATCGTCTCTACCAATCACTGGATCAAATTCACCACGAGCTGCTTTCTTTGTCAGGTCTACACTGTAACGGTCCAAGTTAGGAGTATCGGAGTTGGGGTCAAGTTCAGTTCCGTCTATGGCTTCATGACGACCTGCTTCCTCGAACTCCCTTTCTTCATCTCCATCACCACCACCGTTATTAGCTTGTGGGGTAGGAGCTTCCCCGCCAGTCTTCTCTAGGATTTCTCCTATGAATTTTGCTGCCTCGTTTGGATCTCCATCAGCTACTGTCTTCACTAAAGAGTCCATGAGACCAGCTACGCTCTTAGCATCTGCTTTTCTATTAGATACCATTATCTCGTATAATACTTTTGATTCAAAACCTTCCATGTGGAGGTATTCAATACAATCTTCGTCCTCACCACTCATCTTAAGAGCAGCCATGAGAACAACGTCCGTATCAAGTTCGCTCATTCTCTCAGGGAAGAGTTGCTTACTTTCCCCGAGGGCATCGTCAAAGATGTCTTTCATGTTATCACTTAACATGATCATGGTTGGGTCGAATAGGTCAAGGTCATCACTATAGGTAGGTGCTACCTCTTCTTCTGTGTCTGTTAGCCCAGCTAAGGCATCCAGGATCCTCTTCTTATCTGGCTCTTTTAATCCAGAGAAGAAATCCTTTACAGACTTATTATATTTTCTGTCGGTTCCTCTTCCACTAAAGTAATAGTAGAATAGGCTGTAAATAAAATTACCGACCGTAATTTCTGTAATCTTTGCTTCTTGTGCCGCTTGGTAAGAAGCTTTTAGAATTTTTGTTAATTCTTCAGTGTTGTCAAAAAATTTCATTCTTTTCATACATGTATAAGAATTTCATTCACAAGAGAGTGCCAAAAACAGAATATGTCACGTGATAGGAAAACATGGTGATCAAGTTATCTACTCCACCAAACCAATAAGGGTGTTTTGGGTGGAGAGTGAAAGGGTCTTGATCCAGTCTCCCCATGATATAATCAAAGAGCCGTCCCTCTATGTTTGGGCCTGCCGCTTTGAGCTGTTCTTCTTGGATTGGGCTAGGTTTAGCCATCTTCAGCCTCGACCTAACTCCTTCCATTGCGTTCTTATCAATAATCTCTATACTTCCAAAGTCCAACGAATTCACAAGAGTATTAAAGGATATGTACTTGTACTGAGGGATGGTAGGTTTAGTTCTGAGATTAATATATCTCCTCTCCCGACCGGCTCTCTTAACTATATCCTCATAGAATTCCGTCATTCGGTAAAACTCTGGGCTTAGCTCACCAGTGTTTTTATTATATGTCCTTAACCACATCTCCCATTCTTCTCGATTGGGGAGTAGGTCTCTGACATTATACACATTAGCTAATCTAATCCACGGTTTCTCTATTAAGATACTAAGTTGTTTAAAATCTCCGTGATTATAACTAAATACTATTACCATATATTACAAAAATAAGGGATTATTCGACCTTCACAGGCAAAATAATCCCAAAACGTCACCCTTAATAACCTCTGACTTGTTTAAGTTCCTTCTTTAGGGCTTTATTTTCCTTCCGAAGGGATTCTATTTCTTCAGTCATTCGGTTAATCTTGTTACCGAGTTTCTCTATCCTATTGATCAGGCCCTTGATATTTTTCTCATTACCGAGGACCTTCTTCTGAATTGCATCGTCAGTCATGACAATTAATTTTAAGAGACGCCGCGTGGGCTGGGTAATCATTGATGTTTCTATCTTTTTCTAAACTTAAAGGTGTTGTTAAAGACCAAGGTTCTCTCGGTCTGAAATTTAATTTTATATCTAATAGTATCTGGTTGGAGTTCTATTACCATGAAGATTGAATCCTCGATGATATCCCACCAGAGTATCTTTTCTCCTTCTACGTGGTCTCCTACCTCACCCGTCTTGTCAGAGGAGAAACTATAGTAGACTCCTTCATTACTGACCCACGTACCTAGGATCTTACTCGTTTTATCAGTAGGCTTTTGTTCTCTTATCTCCTGACATGCAATCAGGAAAATTGCTGTTAGTAGTAATATTAGTTTTCTCATCTAATTTCGAATAGTTCTAGTTCTGGAAGACACCTATACATTAAGTCTCCTATGTGTCCAGAGAATCTTGTATGATAGTGTCCGTAGATCCACCAAGAGGCGTTAGTCTCATAGAGAACTTCATCCAAGTATCGACGATCTGCTAATACTCTATCCCAAGTTTCATTCGTACAATCATTCGGTCGAATAGGAACAGGCTCGAAAGCGAACGGTGCTTCGTGGGAAAGAATTATATCTACTTTCGTCGGATGTGGGTCCTTTGAAGGAACTATGTTTTCGTCAGGCCACCAACATCTCTGAGACGATCCTAACCTGATATAGCGATCGTTATACCATCTCCTGGTTCTTCCCTTTCTATCAGGAGCATCTATATCTACTGAGGTTGCTCCGCCAATGGGGTATATCTTCTTCCCACATATCTCGATGACTTCATGGTCCTTAAGGAAGTGCAGTCTAGGGAAATCATGTGTTCCATCAAAGAAAGCCGGATCATCGTGGTTTCCTCTGAGAGCCCACACTACATTATTGTCCTTCTCTAAGCGCTTCTCTATCTTCTCATAGTTAACCTGCATAGAGTGTTTTCTACCGAAGCCGGCTCCGAAATCACCAACCACGATTATGTCAGAGTTCTTAAGACCCCACTTACATTGTATCACATTGTATACAAGATACTTTAGTTCACCGTGGATATCTCCACAAATAAATAATGATCTTTTTTCTTCCATATCACTTATAAGGCTGTTCTAACTTAAGGATCGCGTTTTCACCAGGTGGGTAATCCTTATTAGAGAGAAAATATATGAATATGAAAAAGAAATTTAATCTAAATGATTTTAGAGGATTCTTTAAAGCAGGGAATCCTGGCATGATGACTGCGTTCGATGATATTATGACGAAGAAAGAAGCTGTCCAAAGTCCATACATCCTGGAAGAAAGGGAAATGCACGTGACACAGATGGATATCTTCTCTCGACTCATGGGAGAACGTCAAGTCTTCTTTGCCTCAGAGGTAGATGACTATTCGGCTAGTATTACAATAGCTCAGCTTTTGTACTTGGATAGTCAGTCGGACACAGACATAACTATGTACATCATGACTGGTGGTGGTAGTTGTAGTGCTGGTCTGGGAATATGTGATACGATGAACTTTATTAAGTCTGATATCAAGACGATCAATGTATCCATGGCTGCCTCTATGGGATCGCTCTTGCTTTCCTCGGGAACACGAGGTAAAAGATTTTCACTCCCCAATGCGTCGTGCCTTATTCACCAGCCCTTAATTGGAGGTGGTGGACTTAGTGGTCCGACAGCAGACATTATGATTGAAGCTAAGCAGATGGAACTCCTCCGGGAGCGTCTGTTCAGATATTTGGCTCAGAGAACGGGCCAACCTTACGAGAAGATCTTTGAGGATGCTAGACGAGATTTCTGGCTTAATGCTGAGGAATGTAAGAAGTATGGCATCATTGATGAGATTATCGAAACTAAGATGGATTAATTCTGGCATTAGTTTTAGTTTGGTTTTAGGGAAAGACGGTCCGTGAGGATAGTTCTCCCTTTCTATTCTTAACATGAATTATGTACAAGTACTATAAATGTAAAGATTTTGATTGGTACGGAAGCGACCAATTTAAGGTAGGTGACGATCCAGAAGATAGAAACTTCGTGCTAGTGATCGGAGAAGAAAAGAGAGATTACTGGATTAAGTTACCTGGTGATAAAACTTTCCGACGAGTGAAGACGGAAGGTGGAGGTATGTACAGTAGCGGGGATAACACGTCTTCGTACGGTCTTACTTGGGCCACTGAGAAGAAGTTCCTAGAAAGAGATAGCATTGGTAGATACTTCAGGAAAGGTGATAAGGTCATGTTCCAGAATAGTATTTTCCACTTCGATTTCTTTGAACCAACGGACGAGTACGACTTAGAGAAGGCGCCAAAGATAGACTTCCCACAAGATGTCTATTGGGCTCTTCGCCTTCTGAAGAAAAAGGATAACTCTGGGTACTTAGTATTGTACGACCAAACGTACTATGATCCAGTAGATCCGGATCCTTTCACAGATCCAAAACTGTGGACCCTGGATGGTGCAGTAGAGCTTGACCTAGCTTGTTCAAAGGTCACAAAGACATACAAAGTTGAGAATTACAGCACCTACAAAGATGGTGGTACTATAGTAGTTAGTCTAGTGGACCCAGAGAGTGGTAAAAAGATGGAACTACTAAGTCCTAATCGCTTAGGGAATCCAGAAGAAAACGGTACCGCTACAGTAGACGGAGAGGAAGTTTTCCTAAGACTTAGGGAAGAGGATGAAAAATACTTCCCTATTCTGAAAAAGATAGAGAAGGTACTTGGAATTAGGTTTTATAGTGAGGAAGAGTATTATGAACACGAGCAGTTGTTACGAAAGCATAGAACCGGAGTATAATCCGAGAAGTCCAGATCGCCAGATGGCTTATAGGACAAAAAGTGTTCGTCTCTGGGGTGATCAGGTGGACAAAGAGCTGGTGGAAATTGAGAATGCCATCAATGAGATCCTAAAAGAAAATCCTGGCCTGACTAGAGAGGACATTACTCTCAGTACAGAAGCAGAACCGGAGGAATACGAGGATTGGTATAATGGAGTATTATCTCTTGGCTATTACACTCCCGAAACAGATGAAGAGTGGAAGTGGAGACTAGAGAATATGGATCATGAAGTTAAAGAGCTCCGTAGACTCATGGCTCTTCATCCAGAGGAGGTAGAAAAATTTAAAAGTAGGACGTAAAATCCTACTTCTTTTTTGTTTCTTTGTCTAAGATCTTTAACATCTTAGGGAGCCTGTGTTCACCAGCCATATTCTTGACCAAGGTTGCAACACCTTTTTGATCTCTCATCGCCTGTACATAGAGAGGTTTTTCACTAGTTCCTCTTAATACAAGTTCCGAGATCTCATCCGTCCTACAGAAGTTCGTCTTAGCTACACACCAGATATTTAGATCAGGATGTAATAAGCCTTTCCCCCGAAGGTCACTCATTAAGTGCTCTCCCAAGCCAGACCATTCCACTCCATAATCCCCTTTCAGTTTATAGAAGCTATCGAGTATAATAGTATCAAACTCGGCTAGGTTAATCTTAGCCAAGCAATCTAAGATACATGGGAGTTCTCTCTTATAGAATAGTCCGGGTTGATATGGTTCAAACTCCGTCGACCAGACAGTAATTACTTGGGAAGGAGCTTCGTCTGAGAAGTCATTAAAAACAACTCCAACAGTCCGAGCTTTTTCCTCCCCAAAGTAGTATGTATCGATGGCTATTTTATACATAACCTTCAATTACCTTGGCTCCAGTCAGGTCATAATCCTTTCCTTCGTAGGTAACTGATTTCTGGTCTTCGTCGATCTCGATGATGTCCATGATTGTCATGTAAGCAATTCCACCACAATCATCATCGTCCCAATCGTCTCCTTCTGAGTAGTCGTCATCCCAATCATCCTCATCGGAATCATAGTCGCACTCGTCATCGTCCCAATCTACGGGATCTGCCTGGAAGTGATCGGGATATTCATCCCTTACAAAATAGCCAAACTCAGTATCATCTGGCTCATGATCACATTTAAAGACATAGATGTCTCGTGTTTTGTCACTTTCTGCGATTACTGCGTACATTGTTGTTTAATTATTTAAGTTTATTATTGAAGCGGACTCTGTATTAATAGAACCAGTGCCCATCAAGTCAATCAACTTAAGATCACCAATCTCAGGGACTTCATAATAGTCCTCCTCAGTTTCAGAGATTACAATATTAATAGCCTGCTCGCCCTTTGTATCATAGAGCATAAGTCGCCAACTCTCTTTGTAGTCATGGCTAAGCTTAAGCTGACCAATCCTGAACAAGAATAACTTCCCAGTATCATTGTAGGTATTGGGATCTTCCTCATCCTGGACAGTCTCTCGGACAGCAGCTACTATGTTCTTACCATACTGTAAGAGCTGTCTCTGATCTTTACCTGAACTCTCACTGATGGCTTTAATAGCACCAAAGGGGAGAGTTTTAGTTTCGTCCCAGAGAGAATCAATCCTACCAAAAAACTTCTCCTCTTCAACAACGGCACAGTGGAGAGAATACGGCATGAATCTGTTCATCGTACTCTGAATACCCTGTCCCATAATGTCGAAGGTAAAGCCCTCAGGGATGATAATTTCTTCAATCTCTGTCTTATCCTCCTTTCCTTCCTCGTTCTCACTGAGGTAGTACTTAATGGTATAAGTCATTGTAGCGGGATTGTAATCATAGATATCTATGATGTGTGCCGTGGCGAAGGAATTCATCCAAGTACCGTCCTCCTTTCGTGTGTAGTGGATTCGAATAACCTCTCCTCCAATGTACTTCAGAAGATCTCCTCCCGTCGGCAACCACTTAGTATCACCGCTGTTGTAAGAATACTGTTTCTTAAATTGTTCTACTTTCATATTAAACCTTGTTTACTGAGTTGTATCTCAACTTGTCCCCAATCAATGTACGGTTTCTCTGACAAGTCTTGGTTATAAGTCAGAGGTGCTCCAAGTGCAGCATCGTCTATGTAGAGATTTGCGTACACTTTCCTCGATTGTGTCCACCTGAACTGAGTGGGGTTGTTGTTAATCGCATACAGAGGAATTTCATTCAGCTCAAACCACTTTCTGGCTGCTTCCTCGGTAGGCCCTGATCTCATTGTATGAAGGATAAGCTTATGTCCTTTCTCAACGAGTCGCTTAAGAATAGGAACGGCTCCTATGTCTTTTCCTATTCTAGGATACTCATGTGTCACACAAGTACCGTCAAAATCAATTGCTATAAACATATTCACCTATAAGGTTGATGGGGGCCCAAAAACGCAAAACCCTTGAAAATCTTAAGTATGATATGAACAGAGTTTATTGTATAAATGAAATTGTTAATGGAATTTTATACAGGACTCGAGAGAATAAGACAGGACACGCTTTTGTAGTTTAATAATGTACAAAACACGAGATATAATTTCGGAAACTGATCCAAACTCAGTCAAAAGCACGACGAGTCTCAACCACAGTGAGACAAAGTCATCTAACAACATTAATGTTTTATAAGATGAACAAATTTCTGATCTACACCTCGAACCCGAAGATCATGCCTAAGTCAATGGCTGATATCGTGGAGTTCGCTAAGAATGAGCCGAAGTTCCGCATTGCTAATGTTGAGCTGAACACTCACCTGGCAAACGTCAAGGCTGGTGACCACATTGTGACCACCAAGGGTAACAACCTGTATGTCATCAAGGCATATCAGGATTCTCTCGAGAACCTTTCAGAAGAAGAGCGTACGTACATTGACACGCTCACGCGTGAGTACGCCATGAAGAAGGTCAATATCACTGGTGTATCGAATGTTATTAAGTTCGAGAACTGGTGCAAAAGTGCTAAACCATTAATCAAGACAACAGAAAAAGAAGACAAGATGAACAAGACGAATTCTATCAAGGGCTATGCTGCCCGCATCAAGGAGATGTTCATGCCTACTGAGGCTAAGGACATCCGCGTAGCAACCGACGGTAACCTGTGTGTTGCCACCAGTAATGGTTATGTGGCTATTGACGCCGCCAACAACCTGCTCTCGTATCCCGAGGAGTTCACTATCGACCTGCCCGTGTATATCATTAGCAAGCCGAAGGAGCAGCTCAAGCCCGGTGATGTGATTGCACTGGAGCGCAGCTATGCCAAGGTCGTGAAGATCGAGGGTGACAAGATCACCGGTATCAGTTACACTGGTTCTGGTAAGACCATCCACCTGATCAAGGACGTTCTGTTCAACCAGGCTATGGTCCGCGTGGCCGTATCTCTCACCGGTTCAATCGGTGGTCAGATCAATCCCATGCTGCTGATGGCCCTGAACGACGACGACAAGAAGGATTCGCTCCTGCCTCTGCTCCTCATGAACCAGCAGGGTGGCGCCGTTGGCATGAACCCCATGCTGATGCTCGCTCTGGCAGGCAAGGAGGACGGTAAGTCTTCTCTGAAGGACCTGCTGATGATGTCTGCACTGACCGGCAACAACCTCTTCGGAGGCGCCGCATTCGGTGTTCAGGCACCTGCACAGGTAGTAGACGCTCCTGCCGAGGCTGAGGCTCCGGCTGCCGAGTAAAAAATGAACGAGGGTACTCTTACTGTGGTTAAGGGTACCTTTTACTTTCAATGTAAAACCAAACTATATGGACAATACGTTTAATTATCTCAATCTTTGCAGTATTTATAGAACAGAAGGATATGCCAACTATTCGTTAGGTAGCTATCCTTGTTTCGCAAAGACTCTCAATCGATGGGGCAACCATGATGCTAACAACGTTCAACGCGTGCATTATGAGATCTACTTGATAAAAGGCTTAGATTCAATCAAAGCTAACAATAGAAATAATGCATGTCTCCTGAACAAGAAGGAGATTGAAGGCTGGCTTCAGATAGCTAAAACCTACCATCCATTCAAGTATAAACTGGAAAACAGTGAGTATAAGTTGGAAGGTAAGAAGTACGAAGCTTGGCGCTTGCACATCGATATGGAGGGTAATTATACTCAGCACAAGTGGATCTTGACATCCCTGCGTGGATTTTATGAATATCCGTTTAATATGTGGTTTATTGACGCACATCGCCTCAGGGCAACGGATCCTCAGAAGTTCCGTGGAGAGTCTATCCTCAATCTCATGGAGACTATCATCTCATCATTCCCCAACAGTTATCAGACTGATCAGTCACTGCTCCTGCCTAATCGTCAGTTCCATAGCAAGAACTATGTGAAGAAGAAGATTGGTGAAGGAATCCAGTACATCACGAAGATCTACAACGAGGAAACAACGAGAGACTTTAAGCGAATTGCTGATGCAGGCGCCACTTGTCTCCACTCCTTCGATTGGTGGATGAATGAGGAGTCTTTTGCAGAACGAGCAAAGATCTATCATGAAAATTACGATAAGATTAAGAAACAAACGAAGCCAGAAGCAGTATGAAAGTATTCGTAGTGGGACCCAGTGTCGGGTATTCAAGATTTATTGAGGACCTGGAACTGGTTGACGACATGAAGGACGCACAAGTAGTCCTTTTCACTGGAGGCGAGGATATCAATCCTGAATTGTATGGATGTAAGAAACATCCGTCTACTTGGTTCAATACCAAGCGTGACCAATTCGAGGTTGAGTCTTTCAAGAAAGTCGCCTCAGACCAACTTTGCGTGGGTATATGCCGTGGATTTCAGCTTTTCTCAGCTATGTATGGCGGGAAGTTAGCTCAAGACGTATCAGGTCACTGGTGCGGACGGAGTCACAGCATAACCAACGGAAAGATAACTTATGAGATTACGTCTCTCCATCATCAGATGGTATATCCATTTAACCTGGATCAGAAGGATTTCGAAATCCTCTACTGGGCTGAAGGAATAAGCCACTACTATGAGGGAGATGGAATTGATCCTAAGTTCTTTAGTATGTTTGGCGAGCCTGAGGTAGCTCTCTTCCATAGGGAGGGACTTCCGACGTGTCTTGGTGTGCAAGGTCACCCTGAGATGATGGCAGGTTCACCAGTTGCGAAGATGATTAATGATTTAATTCGTCAAAACATAAAGAGATGTCAATAAAAGATATAACAATTGGAGCAGATCCTGAGTTGTTTATCATAAACAAGAAGACAGGAAAGGTCGTATCATCCATAGGATTGATCCCTGGTGAAAAGGGTAATCCTTGGGTAGGCGAAGACATGCCTACAGGATTTGGCTTGGAGATTGATAATATCTTGGCAGAATTCAACATTCCTCCTGTTACGGACGGACTCAGTTTCGTCAATAACATCGAGTATATGAAGAAGTATATTGAAAGATTTGTAAGTGAGAAGGACCCGAATCTCGGAATCCTTTGCGCTGCAAGTCAATCAGTGCCATCAGATCAGCTCCAGTCAGACGAGGCAAAACAGTTCGGCTGCAGCGTCGACTACAATGCCTATACGGGAGGTCCTAATCCTAAGCCAAAGGGTGAGACGACAAACTTAAGAAGTGCAGGTCAACGAAGGCCTGAAGCGCAGTAATGCGCCGTTGAATAAATCAAAAACGGTAAACGAGTAGATAACTAGTCTTGAATACCGTGCTAACCTAGGGAACTAAAGAACCCTAGACAGTGTAACGCATAGAGGTTGAACCTCATCAAACGATGAGAATAAAATATCTCCACGAGTGATTTACTCCAGGATTGCCTGGATGAAAATATATGCTGAACTTACGGAAATTATCTAGGACCGTAAGAGCTATAGGATAAAAAGCCTATAGGGTAACAAATTGTTTCATATCCATATTGGATACAAAAACTATAATGCAGATACCTCTATCCAGTTGGTCAAATATCTGGATCAGTATCTCGGAATCCCGTCGATTATTCGAGACCAGGACAAAAAGAGAAGATCTCTATACGGTAAAGCCGGTTGTTTCCGACTTACGGGCTACGGAGTAGAGTACCGAGTACTATCTTCTGCCCTCATGAAAGATGAGGAGAGCCTGGATTTCGTATGGCAGAGAACGATGCGTGCCATTCAGATGTATAATGAAGGTGCAAGTCTCTTGCCAACTGCAGTCGTGCAAGATATCATTAACAATACAAAAGTTAAGACCGCTGAACAGGTCATTGCCGACTACAATCTCTAAAGATATACCCGCTGCGAGGAGAGTTTCCGCACTTAACCGTGTGGGCTCTCATTCAGCGGTGATAGAAAATAAATCATTAATTTAGTTATAAACAAAAAATTTTAGCAGCGGATGTGTGGCATATTTTCGATAATTAACTCGAAACCACGTAAATTTGACTATACGACCTTTTGTGTATTAGGAGTTAATAATGACTCTCGCGGAGGTGATAGTTGTGGAGTATTCATTGACGGACTTTGGGAAGTCGGAGTAGATAAAAAGAAAGAATTCCGAGACTTTTTCAAGGAGAGTTCCGTCCTGAATCGAATTAAAGGTAAGAACGTAAGTATCGCCCTCGGACATTGTCGAAAGGCATCTGTCGGTGGCGTATCAGATAAGACGGCTCAGCCTGTAGTCTTAACGGACAAGGCAGGGAACGCCAAGTTTGTAATGATTCACAATGGCACCATTCATAACTATGAAGAGCTCGCCAAGAAGTATATCCCGAAGATAGATATCAAGGGTCTGACCGATTCTCAGGTCATGGCTAGAATATTCTATTACAAGGGCTATGACTGTCTGTCCGAATATAACGGCGGATCAGTATTCTTGATTGTGGATTATAGACAACCTGAGCCAAGAATCCTCATATTCAGAGGAGCTAGTAAGAAGTATTCAACTTCTACAACCATCGAGGAAGAGAGACCATTCTACTTCATCCAGAACAAGAATGAGTTTGTCTGCTCTTCCATCGACAAGTATTTAGAGGTACTCCGTCCAGACGATGAAGTATTCACCGTTGAGGATAATGTCCTGATTCAGGTACTTCCTGGTGACATTGTAAATGTTAAGTCTTATGACCGTAGCAATTGTCAGCAGAGCAAGGTTGTCAACTATACTACCAGTAATTCTTATGGAACTGTTTGGCAGGGCAACCAAGGCGGAAGTACTTATGGTGGCACTTATTATCAGGGTGGTGGCTATCGTGGAGGTGCTGGTGTTGGACATACAACTCCGGCCGTTGGTTCTGAATTTAACAGAGGAGGCACGTCAACGGGGAGCTCTATTGACAGAGTCACCTCGATTGGGCCCAAGTTTCTCAGACCCGACAAAACCACAAACATCTACTTCACAGACAAAGCCAAAACAATCCCCGCCCACGGACAGCTCTCAATCAACGACTTCGGCCGCATGTATACAGGAGAAGCTGCCAAAGAGGAATCCTCACATACAGTCAAAGAGATCTGGTTTTTTAACGGGATTGCTCTCTTGGATGTTGAGTATTTTAGATTCCTCGAGTTCGCATTGAAGAAGTCGAAGATGAGTAAGGAAGAGTTTATGACGAAGTATCAGAACCTGATCAGGTTTGTGAGCCTCGATAAGCTCTACTCTATGAACGGATCATTCCATCTTGCGACTGGCTTCTCCTCTCACAGACCATTCACTGGTGAATTCCAGATGATAGGTGATTCATTCGTTAGCGAGTTCAAGGACGGTCAGACTTCATGTTATCGAAACATAAAGAACTATGATCATCCATTGGACCTATTGGGAACCAAAGGAATAAGTGTAACCAAACTCTATAAACGATGCAAGTCATTGATGAAGTAACAAGGAACGAGGTTAACTCCAAAAATTGCAAACGAATAATCGTTGGCTGGGAGAAGGAAGGAGGTTGGATAGAAGGTTATACCTCTCATGTGGATAAGTGCATACCAGCATGTATCCAGTATAAAGATGGGAGGATAGAGGAACGCCTGATCCTAGGAAGCTCCGAGGCTGGTAAGAATGTGTTTTTCAGTAATCTCAATGGACGCTATATGTGTCGATTGGGAATGGATAACGAGACTTACCTGAGGGAGAGATATACTAGAGGTAATGGTGCATTCCCGTACCACTTCGAAAGAAGGTATGAAGCCGTGGAGAACTTCAGTCTCTTTAATCGAAAGCAGAAGATTGTTGGGACTAAGAAGACAAAGTATCCGATCTCTAAGCACTTGAAGTATACGTTTGGATTGGAATTCGAGACCAGTGAAGGTTATATTCCAGAGGACCTCTGTTTCAGAGATGGACTAATTCCTCTCAGGGATGGTTCCATAAGCGGTCTTGAGTATTCAACGGTTGTACTAGAGGGAAACAATGGTATATCCCTGCTTCATCAGAGCTTACATGACCTGAGGAAGTATACTGGTTTTAATAAGGAGTGTTCCTTGCATATTCATATGGGAGGATATCCACTAGAGCCAGATAGGATATATGCCCTCTATGTGACGTGTTATCGTCTACAACCGGCTCTCCAAAACATCTTACCTGCTTTGACATTCCGCACAAGCAAATATAAAGCAAGTGGAAAGGATTATTGCAACCTGATGCCAGCGTTCTATAGTTTCGACGAACTATTCCAAGGACTAGTAGGGCGCAGGTATATGGGATCATTGGTACAGCCACATCCTAATGATATCGAAAGAAAAAGAAAGTGGCAAATTAATACGCGCTATTTCTGGTTGAACCTGATTAACATGATATGTTATGATGTTAACAAAACAGTTGAGTTCAGGTTCCTTAGACCTACTTACAATTTTAGAAAGATAGTGACTTGGATCTATATCTTCAATGGTATCCTAAAGTTCTGTGAGGAGAATTGGAGATTCATAAGTCACGACCTAAGCAAGCCTCTCTCTTTGGTAGAGATTATGAGGCGAGCATATCCTAAAGATGTTGCTGATAAGATTGAAGGCGAGATTATTAAGTTGTCAATACTCGTGCAGAATCAGCACAAGAATGGTGATAATATTGGCCAGGATATCTCCTTTGAGGAAGAGCTCTTCCCTGAGGATGTCCTACTATGAGAAAGAAAAAGAAACGGTTTAGCACACCGTTTTCTTTTCGAATGGATTTTCTATGATCATATAGGCAGCAGGGATATAGAGAACGTCATCTCCTTCCTCTGCATACATATTCTCCGCATTCGCTGGGGAGGTTTTAACAGCCATGAGAATCTCTGGGACAACTGTGTTCCCAATGATTATGTCCTGTTTAGCATAGAGAAGCATTGTCCCAATGGGAATACTCTCCCAATCCTTTTTGTAATCGTTAGGATTGCTATAATCACTCTGTCTTATCCACTCCATCATACTTCTTAAGTCTTTCTTTGAGTCGTTCAATTTTTCTAGCTTTCTCTTCGATAAAAGCGGGCTCTACATTAAATGCAACGAGCATTTGTTCTACCATGATACTAACGTCCGCGAGTTCTGTAACAATATCGGGAAGTTCAACTCTTCCTCGTCTATACTTACAGATTGCGTTGGCCAATTCACTCATCTCCTCTAGGAGCATGAATACTTGGTCCTCAATGCCCCACTTAGAGAGGGCTTCAATGTAAACTTCTATGTCTTCTTTCTTTAACATTAATTAAGTTTATAAATTTTACCACACTTGGGGCACCGATACGTTGAAATACCGAGCCCTTCTTCGTTTACATTCTGTGCAATTAAGTCGCACTTAGTCTTACAATCCTCACAAAGGACAACATCTTCGCCATTCCCTCCTGCAAGGATAGCAGCGAGAGCTAGAACTACCACTGCTCCGATTAATGCTAATACTAAAGTAATAATCATAAGCTTTAAGTTTTAATCATGAATAAGGACCTGGGACTTCCTTAGTAGTGAAATATGAAAAAGATAATAGCAAAATTGATTTTAACAGTATTACGGTGGAAAATTATAGATAATGTTAAACCCACTAATCCAAGTGTGATCCTATTCGCACCCCATACATCCTTTGCTGACGGATTCTTGGGAAAACTCTTCTTCTGGGCACTCGGCCTGAAGCATAAACTGATTATGACCGACAAGTATTTCTATTGGTGGTCTGCACCTATTCTCAAGTTCTTTGGATTTGTACCCGTCGGAAGTAAGAGTAGTAGGAATGCCATCATAGACGCGGCGAAAACCATTAGGGAGGATGGAAATTCTATTCTGATATGCCCTGAGGGTCACCTTCGAGCCGTGGAAGATTGGAATCCTGGAGTATACTTGATAGCAAAGAAAGCAGAATGCCCAGTAGTCTTCGCAGTTTTAGATTATAAGAATAAGCAAGGAGGATTACTCGATGTGATGGGACCCGAAGAGATAACCTGGAACGGAATAAAAGAAAAGTCTTGGGACTTATATTCCCCAATCCAAGCGAAACACCCAGAGAAATTTCTACTCCCCAAATAAAAAGAGAACCATTATTGGCTCTCTTCTTTTTTACTCTCCTCGATCATCTCTAGGAATTGTTTTCTACCTTCCATTCCTTTCTGACCAAAGGATCCTATATATTCTTCTCCGTTTTCCATGTTTATGGCTTCGAACTTCTGTGAGATTCCTCTGAAACCGGGCCAGTCATTCCACAGGGCTATTGGATATACAACTCTATGTTCCTCAGAGTACTTATCAAGTTGGTCTAAGAGACTCTGCTGGATATCCCTTGGCTCTGGATCAAAGTCATTCTGGTACTCAGTGTACATTTCTGACCAGAGAATTAACTCTTTGACAACCCCTAAGAAGTCAGACCAAGCTTTATGGACAACTTCAATGGGATGTTGTTTGATAGGTTCCGGGTCTAAGTTCCAGCCCTGTTCTATTGTTCTGAACTTAATCGGTTCAATAGCTTTTAGGGCTTTCTCCAGGAGCTCTTCATACTCCTTACACCACTGCTCTTCTTCGAAAAGTTCACCATCTAATGCTTGCCAGACTTGCCTCATACAGCATCTTTTCTTTTGTTGTACTGATACTTGACGAGTTGCCACCAGAGATACTTGATATCCTCTTGTAGTTCTCTGGCTACCTTAAGCTGATGATTATCGGGGCCATAGTTAATAATGGTCTCTTTATTCTCCTCAAACTTCGCCTTATCCGCCAGTCCTTCCTTCATGAGAGACATACAGGTTGTGAGATACCTCTTACCATTGCCAGTCACCATGAGCTGCTCAATCCATTCCCATACCATCTGAGCAAGACCATCAGTCTTAATGGCTTTTACATACTTAATCTCTAAGTACTCCTCTGGGTGACCCCAAAGTTTAATCTTGCTGTAGTACTGGTTTTCGGTTGGAGCGATACATTTCCTTGATCGTTGGCCGACAGTTGAGCACCATTTAGTCCATAGGGCACAATGGCGACACTTTTTCTTTACGTCTTTGGCTTCTAGTAATTCAGTATTCTCCGTTAAGTTTTCCAAGATGTTTGTTGACATGTCTTTATGCTTTTTTATGAATCGTTACTCGTCTGATTTTTAGGTTAGCATCCCACTCACACTGCGGGCACTTAAGTTTAATCATACCTTCTGTGACTTCGGCATCCTCAAGGTGCTCTAGTTTCCAAATCTGTTCGTCACTAAGGTTTGAGTCTAGAGTAATGTGAACTGGATGACCGCAAGCGGGGCAGTGATCCTTATCTTGATCATCAAAGATACGACCATCCTTTGTAGTTCCTTTGATTCGTAATAGGTCTTTAATCTCCATATTCTTTTAATTGTTTAAACCATTCATACTGATTAGCATCACTTGGCATTCTCCAATCACCTCTTGGGCTTAAGGAGATTGAACCAATCTTAGGTCCATCAGGGAGACAGCTTCTCTTAAACTGTTGGCTGAAGAATCGATTGATAAATACTTGCAACCACTGTTTAAGGTCTGCTCTCGTATAGTCCTTACTCCAACCTTCTCTGGTGTGCTCTGCCAGGTACATAATCTTAGCAGGACCATAACCATGACGAAGCATATTATACAGGAAGAAGTCATGGAGCTCGTAAGGACCAATCTTATCTTCCGTTACCTGAGCGTCTTGTCCACCGGCTCCAGAACCAGTAAGCTCTGGACTAACTGGAGTGTCAAGGATATCCATGAGAGTGTCATGAAGTTCTCTATTGGATACCATAACCCAGCTAGCGTACCAGCCAATGAGCTTCTTGATGAGAGTTTTGGGAACACTAGCATTTACACCATACATACTCATGTGGTCGGCATTGTAAGTACACCAACCAAGAGCAAGTTCCGATAGGTCACCAGTTCCGATAACCAGGCCTTTCTCCTGATTAGATAGGTTCATGAGGATTTGTGTTCTACTACGTGCCTGTACATTTTCATAGGTAACATCCTGTGTGGTCAAGTCATGACTAAGGGCCTTGAGTTCAGCGGTAGCCATGTCGACGATACTTATCTCTCTAGTGTCAATCCCAAAGGCCTTCATCAGGGCCCAAGAGTTCTTCTTCGTTCTCTCACTGGTTGCAAATCCAGGCATAGTCACGCCAATGACGTCAGAGACGGGATTCCCTAACATCTTCATAGCTTCTATGGCTACAATCAATGCCCAGGTAGAGTCTGATCCACCAGAGATACCTATGACAGGTTTCATTCTAGTGTGGTATAGTCTCTTAGCTAGGGCAGCGGACTGCATTGTCAAGATATCTTTGCAACGATCATCTAGTTCTTTGCCTGTTGGGACGAATGGTTTAGGATTCCACTCTCTCACTGTATCACCTTCACCAATGATGGATCCTGGGATCTGCCATTTTGTCACATCTCTTGGATTATAGTCGGCCCTGAACTGACGGAATGTCGTATTGACTGCACGTTCGTTCCTGAGAGACTCTAGGTCTATGTCATTCACAACAATCTGACCACCAGTATTGGCGACTAGGGATCTGTTGTTCTGAGCCAAGAGCTTACCATTCTCAAAGATCAGGGCATTTCCCTGATAGACTAGATCTTGAGTAGATTCACCAAAACCAGAGCTAGCGTATACATAACCACAAATGTGGTCTGCACTTCTCTGACGAAGCATGGACACTAAGTACTGATGTTTGCCAATGAGCTCATTGCTTGTGGAGAGGTTGAAGATAACCTCAGCTCCAGCCTGAACCATAGTCGTACATGGCGGATAGGGAGCCCAAACGTCTTCACAAATCTCAACACCAAACTTCACGCCATCTTCTGACTCAAAGACGCGGAAGGGGAAGTTATCACGACTGAACCATCGAGGCTCATAGAACTCTTTATAACCTGGAAGATTTCTCTTACCAACGGCCTTAACGACTTCACCTTTGTAGATGACCAGGGCGGTATTGAAGATTGGTTCATTTCTGTCCGCTCTAGCAGGAGCACCAACAATAATAACCTGCTTGTGATTCTTTGTATGTTCACAGATATCTGCAACACCATTTTCGGCAGCTTCAATGAGACATTCCTGGAAGAATAAGTCACCGCACGAATAGCCAGTTACACAGAGTTCCGGGAAAACGATTATATCAACTCCTTGTTCTTCTGACTTATCAAGGAGTTCTATTATTTTACTAACATTATAGGATACATTTCCTACAGTTACTTCTGGAATAGCTGCTGCTACTCTTAATAATTTTGCTTGTTTCCTGTTCATGTTTGTTTCGTTATAATAATCACCAATAAGGCTTACACCTTAAAGATGTATGAACGAGAAATTAGTACTTTTATCAAAAAAATATATACCGTCCTTCGATACCGTCGACAAGATTATCGAGAGCTATGATATAAGAAGCAAAGTCGTAAAGGAGGTTGCCGAGAAGATGGTTAGAGATGTCTTGGATGAAGAGATCCTTAGGACAACGCCAATCTATTTCCACCACTTCTATTGTGGAGAATGGAGAAACCCTCTAACGAGCCGTGCTTTTGATATAGGAGGTGCAGTATTTAGGGTAGCCGGGGTAATGTTCACTTTGAATAGACTTTTTGGTCCGAATCAAAAGCCTGTGTACGATATTATAGTGGGTGATAGCTTAGAAGAAGAGATAGAAGGAGACGTTATAAGAAAGAAAATAAAAAGAGAGGGTTAGCTCTCTTTCTTTTTACCAGGATTCAATGAAAGTGAAGACATAGGCTGGATTACTGTTATCGTCAGATCCCCTATAGTCATCTATGTAGTAAGACTTCTTTGGGATATATCCTGAGTCCATAGGTTCAATCCTATAGCCAACCATTCCCCTATCTCTGACTATTTCAACTAAGCGAAATCCTTTTGGCAGTCTAATTATTGCTTTCTGCCTAGAATCCTTTGTAATTTCAGCTGTATAGTCTTCTAGGGCTACTGTATTTTCTACCGTTTCAATCTTTGTCTCACACCCTAGAAAGAGAGTGAGGATCAAGAATAAACTACCAACTTTCGATAATTTCTTTAACATATGTATGTTCTGTATCATTGTACCTCTGATATATTATACTTTTCTTAGGGACATAACCAGAATCCATTTCTGTCATAGCAATAATGATGGCACAGCCACTTTCTTTGCTAAATCCAGAAAACCGGAATCCTTTGGGAAGATATATAGTCTCTTTCTCACAGCTCCCCGGTGGGGTGTTTCCAGTGTAATCCTCTATAATAGTTTCTACTGGTTTGGGTACGTCATTAGGTTCATAACACCCAACAAATAATGTTGCTATTAAAATTGCAAATACTGTTTTCTTCATATCATAAGTAAGGTATTCCTTATTCATGATAAAACAAAAAAGGAAGAAAATTATGAAATACATTAGTGCAAGTGGCTATCAAAGATTTATAGGATTATGTAATAAGAAAGGCCACAAATTTAAAACAAATAAGTTTGGAGTAACCTGGTGTGTTAGGTGTGGAGCAGTAGGTCCTTGGACTATTGATGATCCCATCACAGAGGATGATCGTTTCATAGTAGTTCCCGACGAAGATCCTCGCCTTGGTCTTATTCCAGGTCGAGTAGTGGGAGTGGATGTAGATGCTACTATATTTCAGGATGAGTTTCCGCAGTGTGGTGATCCAGTTCCTGGTGCCATCGAGGTTCTTAAGGAGCTTCAAAAGTACCATCAGAAGATTCTTCTCCATACTATGCGAGAACACGAACCATTCGGGAATTGTCCTGATGTCCTGCAAGTTGCCTTAGACAGACTGGCGGCAGAGGGAATTGAGATATATGCAGTAAACGAGTTCCCTCGTGTTGATAATCCCTATTATCCAAGCAGGAAGACATATGCTGACGTATACATAGACGATCATAACGTGGGAATACCACTCATCGACTATGTCAACTCTAAAGGTGAACACTCTCCTTACGTAGATTGGAGAGCTATTGATAAGTGGTTTGTTGACAATAAATACTACCCAGCCTGTGTTTTGGAAGCCGGACAATAACTATTTCTTATGGTTCTTAATACATAACGACTTTTTTGGTGGGTGGACATATTACTATCTCTTCCCAACCTATCTCCTACTCCCAGAGGACAAGAATATTCTTGATATCCCACACTTCTTGACAGAGGAGAGTGTGAACAAAGTTAAGAGTTGGGGAAAAGGAACACACGAAGTACCAGTCTGGCTTGAGGCTCATGGTACAACTACTTTCGAGAAGAAAAGGAAGAAGTGGGCACCAAAACTAGAAAGCATCCTAGAGAATGTAAACTATGAACAAAGATGTTCGGTTGTTAGGTCTAGGCAATCTCTAAGCCCCGATCTCTGCATAAAGATAGTATCAAAAGAGATAAACCTCTGGCGAGGACATGGAGGAGACTGTGTTGTTGATGCTGGTAAAGTAAAAGCACCAGACGATTGGAAGTACGTGGAGATGGTAGGAGATCCAGAACACTTCCCAAACGATTACCTACAATATTTACTAAGAGATGGAAAAAGATTTGGAGAAACTGAAGCTTAGAATAACTTATGCTATGTGGCGTGAGTATGCTAGGAAGATAACAGCCGTAACCCAGGACATAGAACAAAAGAAAACATCTGCCAGGACTAAAGAAGACTTTGCAGCTAAAGAGGCGTGGAGAGAAATCAAGCACCTCAAAGAAGTTCGTGTTTATTATGGGAAGAGGGCTAAAAAATATAAGAAAGATTTTAGATCCATGAATAGGGCCTATTCGATGAAAAAGAAAGGAGAGAATTAACTCTCCCTCTTTTTTTTCGGAACCTCATTACAGAGGTGTTACTTTATTATAAACTCTTCTTTGCCGTTTAGCCACTTGTTACGATAGTTCTTCTTGTAACGAAGACACTTAATGACCTCCTTGAAGTGACTCAGTTCTTCTGTCGGGAACTTAACACGTACGCTCAGGCTAGACTTCGTAAGCATCATCTTCACGTCATCGCCCAGAGTATAATATTGTCTTGTCTTAGCCGCCTTTTCACCTCTCCCTGAGCGTGTGGCAGTTAATCCAATGACATCGCCATCTAATTCATTAACGTCATCAAAACCATGACCAATCAGGTAATCCGAAATCTCTTTCTGTGCTTCTTCTGACCTAACATGAATAGTAACTATGCACAGATTGGAATCCAAGGATAGCTGGAATAGTCGCCTGAGATCTTTCTGATTGATGTCTTGATCGTTTTGGTAATGTAGGAATGGGTACACCTCTATGAGGCCGAATTCTTGTTTTTCTCCATTAACTGGATTGTCGATTTTTAATAAGTTCTCCATATGTTTCAAATATTTTATGTTTGTACATACATAAGAATTTCAATTAAACTCTTATTAATGTCATAGGACTAATTCCTTGACTAATTAAAACATGATTAGTAACAAAATTGACGAATTAATTTCGGAAGCACGTAGTTCTAAGGATAGAGAACTACTGAAAGTATTAACCCTGATCAAGGCGGAACTTCAGAAAGCAAAGACCGCTAAGAACAGGAAAGCTACTGGTGAACTGACGGAGGTAGAAGAGGCAAAGACTCTCATCGCCATGGTAGAACAAAGAAAAGGTTCTATCGACGAATATATAAAGGGCAAGCGAGAGGACTTAGCACAGGCTGAACAGAAAGAGATTGATATTATTCAGCCCTACATTCCAGAGCTTCCCACCGAAGAAGAACTTAAGGAGTATATTGCCGGAGCAATAACCGCCTACAAGACAACGAAAGAGGATGGTTATGCACTAAGTATGAAGGATATGAAACCCTTGATTGAGATTGTTCAGGGTAAATATCCTACGGCTCCAGGTAAGTTAATCAGTAGTACACTTCAAGGAATCCTAAGAGGATGAAACCGCTTATTGCTAATCAGTATTGCCCAGAGTTCCTAGAGAAATGGGAATCTCTTCGGGAATGGATTAACCAGACTCGTTCTAAGACTTGGCAAGGATTCTTCTTTGGCCTAGACTTAGTCGGAACGGTTGTGTTTGCCGTAATAAGTACGGTTGGTGTTTTTGGTGTTTTCGGAGAGCCCCTAAAGTGGTTTGGTATTCTCAATCTTCTGAGAGTGACAATAAGTCTCGTCATGATAGGAGTAGTATCAAGTCAGGTACTAGATCGAGGACGAATACCTCTCGCACAAGGACCAAGCAACGTTACACAGGTCTTATATTGGATCCTGTATATGTCCTCTCATGCAGCACTTATCATGATTGCAGAGGGTGGTCTTTGGTCACAGATGACTATAGGGGCTAGGTGGCTTATCTTTGGATTATTCTTATCCAAGATTATCAACTTGAACCATACCAAAGACTTTGACCTACAGGGTGCTTTCATAGGAGCACCAAAGTTTCTCTTAAAGGATATTCCTGAGTGGATTAAGAGCCGAGTTTCATAAAGCTCGGTTTTTATTTTCGAACCCCTTATTAACAGATATGAACGAAATAAAACTACACGAACTAGTAGCAAACGTATTTAGGGATTACCCATATAATGCGTGTTTATATATAGGAAAATATAGATTTAAGGCGGAAGGAGAGACAACTCCAGAGGTAGATGTATGTTTCCCATGGGAAGCGACTGACGTGGAGGATATTCCCTTCTCCGTCTATAGTAGAGGACCAATTATCACTGGTAAACCAAAGGAGAGCATAGACAAGTTGCTTATGTTCTTCTTGGATGATAGTCCGACGAACTATTTCACAGTAGTTCATAGAGAGCCCGGCAAAGACTACTACATGTACATAGATAGACATTCAGATATATACGTAACAAAAGTATGATCAAGGTTAAAAGTATAACTGACGTTATTACTAACTCAAGCACAGAAGTATTTGTATTGAAATTAACAAGTAAAGAAGTTGAATGGCTTGAGAATAAAAGAATAACGTACGCCAGAGAAGCTCTGAAAGCTAACAAGGAAAATAAAACTTGGATGAGAAGCTTGAGTGAGAAAGAGAGAAAAGAGTATACTTCCCTCGACTTTCTCCTTGAAGAGGTTGACGAATGTAAGGTTGTCTTAGCTCCCTGCTTCACTAGGGAAGGTCTCTTGTGGGGCTTGGGCAATAAAGAAGATAGAAAGAGATTCTGGGTTAATGATGACTGGGAGTATATCAGAAAAATTATAGGCGGTAAAGCCATCGAAGAGACAGACGAGGATCCAGATTTTAGGTCATTTAATAAATGGTTGGCAAATAATATAGACTGGATCTCCGAGAAGATGAAGGATGTCTGGCTCATGGAAGTCTGTAACTATGACGAGAAAATCTATGAGAAGCTAGATCTCTATGCTCACATGGATAACCTACCCAAAGATGGTAAAGTTTTGTTTTATGAATGTAGGCATTAAGAGTATCACCGACGTCATAACTAACTCAAGTACAGAAGTATTTGTAGTTAAGAAAAGAGGTAAACAAGTAGCTGAGAATGGTTACTTCTCTGGAATAAACACACCACAATCTGTTAACTGGGAACCCAAGGAGATAACTTGGAAGTGGTTAAGGTCTAATCAAGGGAAGTCTGAATGGATGATGATATGTGACCTGGTTGACAAACCCTACACTGAGCTATCAACTTCTGGGGATGAACCTGATTGGGGTAGGTGGAACGACTGGGTTACTCTTCACAAACATAGAATCCAAGATAGAGCTATTGGCTTATGGTTCCTAACAATCCGAGATGGCTTTGGTGGATTCTTAGACATGGTAAAGGATATAAAAGATTACATTGTCTGGCATGAAAATAGGCATTAAGAGTAGGACAGATATAATAACCAATTCTAGTACGGAGGTTTATGAGATCATCATTAATGGATCTCCTAAGAGAGTTGAAGAGGTACTTCAAGGAATCTTAGACACCTTAGATTGGGTTGGACATGACACAGCTAGAGTGACCACTGAAGATAATGTTATAACTTTAACTGGTATTGAAGACAACTCGATCCCATTCCCCTTGATAAACTTATTAGAGAAAGGAAAGTTTAAAGAGTGGTTTGATGAAATTAGTGAAATTAAAAATAGAAGAATATGAAAAATTTTACAGGCTGGGGAACAAAGATTAGAAGAGACCTTAGCAAGAACTACTATGCCATATGGCAAAACTTAGTAACAACGCGTCTCGACCTGGGAGATGAGATTGCCCTAGAGCCGGAGAAGTCTGAGTTCATGGATGTTGGTATAACCTCCAGATGTAATGCATGTTGTCCGTTCTGCTATGTCAGTGCAAGCGATAAAGGTCTTGATTACAAGAATATTGCCAAGACATGGAAGAAATGGATGGCAACAATGCCCGCTGATAGACCAATAGATCCTAGTCTTCTCCCGGAGGACGATCCATTGAAGGAGGTCTTTGATGACAAGCGAACTCCAAAAGAGCTGCTCATAGATATAGCAGAAATTGGAGCGGGTAAGAAAAAGACCAATGACGCTGGTGAAAACATGGACGACCTGGAGTTAATTCTCAAGATCAAATCCTTCACAGCCCTGGGACTTCCGCTGGTAGAAACATTTAGGCCTTATCAGGTGGCTTGTGGTTCGATTGGTGAGCCAACAATTCATCCAGAGTTTGTAGAATTCTTACAGGCTGTCTTTGAGACTGGTGTGGTTCCCAATTATACAACAAACGGAATCGTACTCTCAGACTATAGGACACAAGAATGTAAGGACCTCCTAGAGGCAACTAAGCAGTTCTGTGGTGGTGTGGCAGTTAGCTTTGGTAATAAGAAACTTCACCCACATGCAAGAGTAGCTATAGAGAACTTAATTTTATACGGGGAATGCAAGGTGGTCATCCACCACATCATTAGTGACAAGGCTAGTGTGGACGATATGATTAGTCTTGCCAAGGAATATAAAGATCGACTCCACTACCACGTCCTGCTGCCACTTATGGCTCATGGTCGTAGTAAGGAAGGCCTCCAGGAAGGAGTCTTTGAGTATATGTATGAGAAATGTGAAGAGGAAGGAGTGACGAATTTGGCCTTTGGTGCTAACTTCGCTCCTCAATTGAAGGCACATCCAGACCTCTTCCCCGTCTATGAGTATCCTCAGGAGATCTATAGCAAGAATGTACTCCTGCAGGAGGATAAAGTAGTAATAACACCAAGTAGCTTTAATTTAAAGCCATGCAAGACGATAGAATTGTAGATTTTACAACATGCGCAGGAATCGTAGATTTTTATAGCTCCTGTCGTGCGCCAACGGAAAGAGAAAAACTCAAGAGGAGTCTCAAGATGGATAACGACACTTGGGAGATCTATGAAGCCTGGCTGGACAGTAAGAACGACGATTGGCTTATCTTGAGCTGAGATGTTTGGTCATACTAAACAATTCAAACAGCTTACCGAAGAAAAGAAAGAAGAAAAACCTCCCATAAAACCTCTCCTAGAGGACCTACAGTTTATATCAGACTGTTACAGGGCGTTCTTTAAGATAGGGGTTAATGATTCTTGGAAGGTTGTATTCAGAGAATTCTTTAAGCAGGTTAAGTTTCACTTTGGTGATAGACGATTCTTGGTCGTTACTAGATCAGACTTTGTTGATATGGCCGACAGACAAGGAATCCTAGTATTCAGTAGAGAAGAAGATAAAACTGAAAGAATGGGGACATTCAAGTCTAGGACCCTATTTAATTGTAGCCTAGGATTTGTCTATGATTTTATCAAGACCGTTCCTAGTGTGACATTAAAGGACGGTATAGAAGCTGGTAACCTTGTATTCCAAGTACACCAAGGAGTCATAGAGAAAGGTGGTCGAAAATTAGTAACTACCATTCAACGTGAGAGTCCAGAAGAGATCACTGCCAGAGCAATTTTCAATGCTCTCTGGGGAATATTCACAGAACCTAAAAGGAGTGTAATAGGAACTCCCATCGAACTAGCTGCGACGAGTGTGGCATCTGGTTTTAGACCAGACTGTGATTATGTAAAGAGCAATGAAAGGCCGACAGGAGTTAGTAAGTATGTGGTGCCGGAGGACAATATCTTGGTTGGAAAAGGGAAGGACAACGAAAAAGAAATTAAGTTTACACCAACACCGTTTGGATATATAATTTGGTTAAGTCCAGACGTAGATGGCGGAATAGTAGAGAAAGTAGGATGGTTATACTCAAGGGTATAATCCCTATTTTCTCTTTTCCTTATTCATGATTAATATGAACAACAAACTTTTAAGACAATGGAAGCAATAAGAAAATTACTACAAGAACAGTTTAAGAATCTCCTAGCAACTGGACATTTATTCAGGTCTAATATTGAAGGAGACTTGTTGTGGGCGGGTTATCTGGAAGGATTCAACCAGGATCCAATCTGGCGAGCCGAGGATAGCTCAATTCACAACTGTAACTATTGTAAAGGTTTTATTCGCCATTATGGACCGATCGTAGCTATCAATCAGAACTACGAGCTCATCTCGTTATTTGATATAGATGACAACAAGATCCCTGACGAATATAAGAAGTCTATTAAGGATATGCGCGACCTGATTCGTGCACAGGGAAAGGTCAATGATATCTTCATCGAGTCGTTTGCTCACCTGGCTGATCCGCGTACCCCGTATGAAGAGAATCCGAAAGACAATCAGCCTACATATCGAATTGGCGTTGAACATAATATCAAGAGATACTTGGCTGAAGATATAGCTAGATGGCCAAACTCTGGCTTCAAGCTCAATCAGGTGGAGACGTATCGTCACTTCTACCTGGATCTGCCTCGTGAGTATGTCAACTTCAGTACTTCATCAATTCAAGAGATCATGTCTATTAAGAGAAGTACGAAGGATGCATTCAAGCGTATCTTGGACGAAGTTAGTCCTGATACTATGCAGCTAGTAATCGAGCTTGAGGAGCAGGGTAGCTTGCTTAATGCAGCTCAGTATATGCCCTCCTTGAAAAAGTGTTTAGAGGTAGCTGAGCAATACCAGAGCCTGACTGCCAAGCAGCGAGACAATTTCGCCTGGATTCAGAGCCTGGAGAACCGTGGTGCCATAATCAAGAATAGTAGTGCACTCGGAAAACTTCTTGAGGATCTGGCTGATGGTGAAACAAGTTTGGAGAAAGCTTGTGAGAGCTACAATTATATGGTAGATTCCGCAAACTATCGTAGAGCAACTGCTCCCGTCTCAAAGAGTGCCATCCTAAAGGCCCAGGAGTTCATTGAGAAGAATGGATTCGAAGAGTCCTTCATTCGTAGGTGTGCAACTATCGAGGATATCCAGGCCGACTTGGTGCTCTTCAGTAATCAGACGGAGACACAGACTAAGACGAAGGTGTCCATCTTCGATGGCCTGAAACCAACTACTGTGGCTAAGACGAACAACATGGCCAAAGGTTTCGATAAGCTAGAGAAGGTTCCCGTCGATGCCTTCATGACTGACTTCTTGCCGAGATGTGAGAGCGTGGAAGTTTACTTGGACAATATTCACAAGAATAACTTCATGACCCTCCTCACCTCGAACAACAAGGACAGCAAGAGGATTTTCAAGTGGATGAACAACTTTAGCTGGTCCTATGTTGGTGGCAATGCAGGTAAGTCTATGATCAAGACGGCCGTTAAACAGGCTGGTGGTAATGTAGAAGCACCGTTCAGATTCTCCATCATGTGGAACGAAGATTGGCAGACGAATCCCGTTACCGTGGACTTTGATGCCCATGCTATCGAGCCTAATGGAGTGGAGATATTCTACTCAACCCCCTACCGAAAGGATAGAGGAAATCAGATGACTCCATGCTCGGGACAGCTGGATATTGACATGATCAATCCTCCAAAGACTGGTGTTGAGAATATTTACTGGACAAACACCGCCCGACTGAAGGATGGTAAGTATGTACTGTTTATCAACAACTTTGGTGGTACAAACCGTGGATGTAAGGCAGAGATCTTCATTGATGGCGTGACCTATCAGTATCATGTCACTAAAGCCTTCAGGAACAAAGAGAATCAGACTATAGCAGAGGTTTGGATTAAGGATGGACATCTCCAGAAGATCGACCACTCTCAGTGGCTGGTCAAGGAGGAAACAAAGCAGGAAACCGTATATGGCCTGGATACATGTCAGTTCCATCCCGTTAGCCTGGTTTGTGTAAGTCCTAATTATTGGCAGGGAGAGGGAGTCGGTAATAAGCACTACTTCTTCATGCTGAAGGGTGCTAAGGCTCCGGAGAAGATTCGTTCTATTTACAACGAATTCTTGATCCCAGAACTCTACAACTATCGAAAGGTGTTGGAAGTTCTCGGTAATCAGCTGAAGGTAGACTCTACACCTAACCAGCTGTCCGGTCTCGGCTTCAATGCTACCGTACGTGATGAAGTTGTACTCCGCTTAACAGGAGACTTCGAAAATAATAAACAAAAACTCATTAAAGTAACATTCTAATGTACAAAAAAGCAACACGACTGAAGCTCCGCTTCAATGTAGGTAACGGTCCCTTGACTGTTGATCAGCTTTGGGACATCAACATGAATAGCCTGAAGAAGGTTGTAGAAGTAACTCACAAGCAGCTCAAGGAATTGTCTCAGGCCAATGATGATGATGACCTCGCCTTCCTCGAGTCTGAAACTCCCGTCGAGAACAAGGAGTTGGATCTGGCTAAGCTCCGTTTCGAAATTGCCAAAGACGTCTATGTGACTCGCCGCGATGAGCGTACAGCTGCCAGCGAAGACGCTAAGAACGCCGCTGAGATCAAGCACTTAGAGGAAGTTTTGGCCCGTCGTAAAGAACAGGAATTGGAGAACCTCAGCTCGGAGGAACTCGAGAAGAAGATTGCTGCTCTGCGAGAGAAGAAATAGGAGAAAGAAAAAGAGAACCCTAGAGAATTAACTCTAGAGTTTTCTTTTATTTTTCAAGGCTCTTGGCAATGGCCTCTTTAAGCTCATCATAAATTGACTGAAGACTTGCTAAGTCTAAGAGATCAGCAGTAGTTCCCTTTTCTGGTCCCTCAACACACAAGGTATTCCCATCAGCCAACGTTAAGTTTCGATAGGGATGTCGTGTAGTGATTGGGAAGGCGGTAAGATTTGTTTCTACCATCCACTCAGTCATAGTCTGAAGAAGCTTGATCTTCAGATTCTCTGTTACTTCACTAATCTCTTCAATCTGTCTACTAAATTTTATCTTGTCTATCATAAGCCAAAGCCCTCCTTCTTTATTCGCTTCCTGTCATATACCGGGAGATTCTTAAGCCATTCATTAACCCACTCTTTGTTTCTGTTCTGGTAGGATACACGAATGCCTTCTTCTCTAGCGTCCTTGAATTCTGGAGTCATGGAAGTAATGGATACTACCTTTAGGACTAAGCCTCTCGGGAATTCAATGTTGACAAGATGCTTCTTTGTATAAACTTGTTCATCACTATCTAAGACGTCTGTTTTCTTTGTCGTCTCACAATTATTCAATAAGTATTGTAGTATTTGTTTCATCATATATAAGGCTTTTCACGGAAAACAGAGAGGACTATAAAGAAAATTACACCTCAGATTAGGTGCACAAAGGAGTGAGCGCAGCGATTCCCACATAGACAAGCAGTAACAAAACCAGCACCCGCTCGGCCAAAGATTCTTTACGCTCCACTTCGCTTCTCCACGAAGCTCGTTCCACTAAACTTTGTCCTCGCGGGCCTCTGGGTTACGACCCCTCTTCGTCTCCGACAGCAAGGTCTCCGACTCATCGGCCGCTTCGCGGAAGGTCGAACCTTGAGGTGGTATTATGTATTATTTTTCGTAGCTGAGCACGAGCATAGCGAGGGCGAGGCAGAGAGGTGTAATTTCTATGACATTTTTTGGCAAAAACTTATAATAGTCTCTTTCGCATAAAAAATTACACCTTTAGGGGACTCCCTGGGGGAGGCTCCTGGGTCAAAAAAGAAAGGGACCGAAGTCCCCGAAGAATTATTTCTTCTTAGTAAAAGTTAATCCATTATCTCCGTTTACTTTGGCTCGAGCAACTTCAAACCATTTCTTGAGATCACTGGCTTTGGCTTTTATTGTTAAGCCAAAATCTTTGTAGACTTTTGCTAATCTATTTTTAGCCTCAGCATTAGTCAGTCTTTCTCCAACGGAGAACTCGGAATAAACTTTTTCTTTTAATCCTTCTTCGTCGATTACCTCTTCTGGTTCGAGCATCTGATTAAGCCTCGTAATATGATATCCGTTAGCCATAATCACATCTCTTCCCAAGCTCAGGTAGCCACGAATCTTACTATCCATCTGGTTTTCGACTATGTCTCTAACTTCTGGTGTCATGTTCGATTCACATAACCATCTCAGTTTATCTACTAACGTTGTCTGGCGTTCGATCGAAAGTAGTGCTACTTTAACGTCGAGTGCTGTTTGGCTCTCTTTCCCACCAAAAACCTCGTCAATTGTACTGAAGACTGTGAATCTATCCTTGTAGTCGATTTGCTGGATATCGAATGCTCTCTGTTCTGCGATGAGCACTAAATTGTTCATGACGGGAAGTTTATTTCTCCCTGCATGTTTATTAATGCCTACGTAGTCATCTTTGTAGTTTCTATCTCTACACCTATCCTCCAGCTGCTTAACAGCTACGTCTTTATTAGGGGCCGCCTGATAGTTCTCTAAGGCTGCTTCACTAAAACGAATTTTGATCTCGATCTTTCTTTCGTAATCTTCTCGAGTCATTTTTCGATTAGTTTCTTCATCCCTGAGAGTTTTGTAGTAGAACTCCGCTGAATTCTTCCATGGATTCTCTTCAAGTCTTTGTCTTCCGAGAATCTGAGGAAGATCCAAGCTTATATCTACTGCCAAGCAGTCCACATTAGCGTCACTTAGAATAAATGTCCTAGCATTATCAGAATAGAAGTCAGCCCCAAGGTAGACCGTTCTTGTACAGATCGTAAACATCTTCCTAGGTTCATCCTTTAGAGGAACTTTTCCGATGATATACTTTTTCGAACCTAGGCCCTTGTTAAATTTGGCCTGATTATCTGGGGTATTACTACAAAGGATATTCACTTCCTCTGGTTGAATACCACACTTCTTTATGATCTGGATGATATTCTTTACGGAGTTAACGAAGATCATAGCTTCTCTACTTTCTATGGTCCTGATCTGACCAGTATCTTTGTCTACCTCCCTGAAAGTTTCAAACTTACCTCTCCTATATTCTCTTACTATTCTCTTAATAGGTTCATAGATAGAGTCGATTATTCTAACTTTCAAGTTTGGTTTCCTTGTTCTTCCCGGGTCAGCTGTCTCCCAATCTAATTCATAGTAAGGAAGATTAGCAAATTCTGGGATTCTCTGGAGGTATGTCCTCATCATCGGGGTAGCACTCAGGTAGCAAACCTTATCTATCCCTTGGAGGACGTTAACGAACTCCAGTTCCGTATCACTTTTAAATCTACTGTCGACGAAAATTGATTGAAACTCGTCAACTATCACTTGGAATGAGTCTAATAAGCCAAACTCGATCAGTACATCTTTGAGTTGGCGAAAAGAGTCGTAGGTTACGATAATCTTTAAGGGTAAGCCTTTCCTAGCCATGTTGGCTTGATAGGTCCTTAGTTCTCTACGAAGTTTTTCTCGGAAGGAATTGTCAGCTTTAGCTGTATCCTCAGCCAGTTTCCGGAGGAATTCTTCTACGTCGATTCCTTCATCTCTGGCCTTGTCTTCTTCACTTCGATCCATTCCAGTTTTATCAATATCTTTATCAATATTGAGGTCATAATCTCTAGAGTCGTTGACTACTCTATAGACCGTGTCCGGATGCTGTTCCCATTTATTCTGAATCAGCATGTTTCTCGGACTACATAGGACAACGTTATCCTGGTTTGTGAGACACCATTCGGTGAAGCCACACCCAGGGATCTGTTTGTCCATAATGTGGGGAATCCTAGGAAAGTTGTTGTAGAATTCTTTCCAGTCCCCAATGTACCTAATTCCAGGAGGTACAATTAATGTTGTTACGTTATTATTTTTCATACTAAAAACGTTGATTTAACAAATGAAATAGACCCCATCGTTTTTAATTAAAACAATGAGATCTTTACTATCCATATATAAGGGTTTCATGGCTTCTGAGACGGTGGGTCCAAAAAGAAAAGAAAGGGCTACTTAGTAGCAGCCTGCTTTCCTTCTTCTTCGTATTTATCTGTTTTGTTCCAAAGCCATACAACGGCTGGACCACAGACAATCATCATCACTGTACCGAAAATTTTCTCGGTCTTACTCATTTCATCACTGAAATCTGCAAAACTAGCAACTTCAAAAAATGTTACCAGTAATACGAGGACCATGCCTAAGAAGCATGCAATCCATTTTGCAATTGTTAACTTTTTCATGTCTTTATTCTATTAGTTTGTTTCTCTTGCTTAATTAAAAATGACCGAACTACTTTCTCGCTGTTCGGTCTCTAGGTAGAGAATTAATTCATCTCTTTCTCTACATATATAAGGTTTTCGACCCTTTCCTAGACGGTCATTTTTTAAGGACCTTCTTGAGGATCAGGTAGATGATATACATTCCTAGTGCCCCAGCGCACCAAATTCCTAAATCGATTAAGTCTTTTGGATCAATGTAAATCATATTCACTGGTAAGGAAAAGAAAAGGCTATTTGTTAGCCTCTTCCTCTTTCTTTAACCACTCGACGGATCCAACGACATCACATATATTGTCTAGGGTCGCCAGGAGTTCATAATTCTGCATCTTTTCCAAGTCCTCTTTGGATTGGATGGGGATGTATGTTATTCTTCTTCTCTCCTTAATGGCCTCTTGTGTGAGTCGATCCATAACCTCGTTGTAGAGGTCGAGTGACATGTAGCGTTTTTCGTCATTTAGTTTTTCCCAAACTTTATCGACCAGGTACTCCCTTCCCCGGCGATACGCTTTCTTACATAGAATTGGTGTCCCAATCAGGACTGTCAATATTCCAAGTAAGATTAATCCATTTGATTTTGTTTTCATTTTTAATAGATTTATTTCTTCATATATAAGGCGTTGAGTACTATTTTGACAGTAAAAGAAAAGGGAATTTACTTCCCCTTCCTTGGTAATTCATATACGGCAATTCCTCGTAAGTTTTTGCCGATAGCTTTCTTTACACCTTTCGTAAAGGCCCAGCCCACCAAGTAGGCACCTATTACTGTCAAAACTGCTTTAGCTGTCTCATTGAGTAGCCAATCTACTGTTTCCTCTTGCTCTTTTGTCATTTTACTCTACCTTATTGAAGTTATTATAATTATAGTAAGTGTTCATCTCAAACCTATGAGTCACGTCCTGTTCGACTTGAACTCTCATGTATCTTTCATTGGCTATCTTAAGAGCAGCTTCCTCGTTAGGAGCTCTGAAGTGGAAAGTCCATCCATGACTGTCTACGCAGAAAACGTCATTGATTACATTGAATGAGTCTGATGCATAGTAGTAATCGTCTCCTTGACTTTCATCGATTTCCCCAAGACATCGAGCGCTCCAGTAGGCTTTACCTTTCTCAATGTCTCTTCTTTCCCCACAATTAATTGATCTGTGGACATACCAACCGAATACCCAGTCTTGATTTTCCTCACCAAGTACGTACTCCTCAACGTCTGCTTTTCCATCATAGGAGCTGTCGCTGATAGATTCTCTGTACTTTTCAGCCTTCTTTTTGTCTAAGAATACTCTACAAATGTGATAATCACTGTAACTTCCTTTAGTTACTACATAAACTTTTTGTTCTTCCATCTATTATTCTTTTATTATTCACATATAAGGCATAGACAAACAATAAACACCTTATGATTGAATATGAAAAACGAAATTAAGAAATTAGGATTATTACTTGGTACATTTGATCCTATACACATAGGACATATTGAATTAGTAACTAGAGTACTTGGTGAGGGTCTTGTAGACAAAGTTTACATTGTTCCTACCCCAGGTAATCCTTGGAAAGATCACAAACCGGCTTCTTTCGAGTTTAGGTGTTACATGATAAAACATCTTCTCAAGAAAGAAATAACGGATGCTGGTCTTCAGGATAAGGTGGGGTTTGTAACGGGAGCTTTCTGCGAATACAATCCAGTTGACCTAGCGGATCCAGAGGACGGTAAGTATTATTCTTACCTACAACTGGCCAGGGTTAAGGATGAACTTGGACCCACCTACGAGTACTATATTATAGGTGGCACTGATGTTGCCGAGAGTGTGAAGGGATGGAAGAAGAGTGAAGAAATACTTAAAGAATTCCATCTCTTGGGGATGGACCGTGCTGGATATGTAGATTTTCCTGAGGGAGGACCATCGATTAAGGTCTCTTCAACGAACATTCGAGAGATGATTGCTCAAGGTAAACCCGCATTCCCATGGCTCATGCCTAGTACAATTGACATAATTCACAAATACAGACTATATGAACGAGAGTAATTCAAAATTTCAAAAGAATCCTTTCCCGTGGTTAGCCTTAATGACAGTTTGGTCTGTCATGTTAGCTTGTTTATGTGGCTACATAGGTGGCTGTACACAAAGGGGAAAGGCTGAGGATCGCCTACATGACGATCGGCTTGAAGCAAAGCTGAAACTACAAGCTGCTTCTGAACTTGAGGCTAAATCTGTAATGGAGCTTCAGAAGCTTAGGAAGGAACAGAAGGAGTTTGAAGAGAAACAAGCCAAGTTTAGGGCAGAACAAAACCAGAAAGCTAACGAGGCAGTAGCTAAGAGAGACTCTTTTATGAAGGCTCAGGCTAAGAACTCACAAGTTCCTGATTCTGCTTCCCCCAGTCCTAGTCGAGTTATCTTGAAGGGTAATCTATTGAAAGTAAAAGATACAGGGAGATCTATCTTTGACCTTGATGCTGCTAAGAATGATAAGTGGCATAACTGGTTCGCCAGATTCCACTATGTCTTAGAGGGAGGTGAATTTAGAACTATCTCTGTATCGGTTGGTGAACTGAGTGTTATCCAATCTGAGGAAAGGATAGCTTCTGTCGAGACTGGTGGTAGCCCTGATGTAGAGGGTGTACTAAGATCTCTTAACTATGATAGTCCGGGTAAGTATGCGGATAGGAAGAATGGAGATCAGAATAGATCCGCACAGGTCTATGTACATATTCCCATTGAGGAGTTTAATAAATATGTCGAACTTTATCATAACGATTAGTGTATGAATACAGGGAAAGATAGAACAGCTGACTTGAATGTTGGCTCACGACTACAGGAAGTTGTTATGTTCCTGGCAATAGTAGCATTCTTTTGTGTTGTCTTATACGGAATATATCGTTTGGTAAAGGCAAATGACGGAGATGGTCAGCCTGCTAAGGTTGAGATAATTCAGCTTGGTACTCCACAGAGAATCGGAGATGGTACATTGAACTTGAGAAGTCTCTTGAGTGATCGAGAGGTAGCTGTCAAAAACCAGATTACATACTCTATCTGTACGAAGACGGCAGATGGAATTATACACTTCTTGGATATTCGGGCCATTGATGTTAAGTTTATTGATGCGTCCGGGATTAGATTAGAGGCAGAAGTTAAAGAACCCCTTGGCCTTGATGTTTTTGACTACATTGAAAAGAACATGGGACGTGCTCAATATAGTTGGGCTAGACCTAATGATAAAGTCAGTGTACGACTGTGTTGCCCAATGGATAGTGTTGAATTTTACTTGAAGAGAGGCAATGGAGCAAAGTAGAGGGAAGAAAGGACATCCTTTATTGAAGAAAATCCTAACCCCATTCTCTATTGTTTGGGGATGGTGGATGAAGCAAACAAAAGCCTCTAATGGAGTTAACTGGGTTGTCTTATGTCTTTTCGTGTTTGTAAGTTTCTTAATAATGTTCCTCATTAATCAGTGTACTAGTGAAACTAAGTGGATTGAGGAACATCGTTTACATAAAGTCGGCGACATAGTTCCGGATCACGGAAATACTAAAGATCTTAATATCAACGGTCTTAACTTTAATGTATCGTCTGATATGAGGACGCTTACTATGAGAGTTCGACCAGACTCTACTTATCTTAATACTGAATTTATAGCAATTAGCCCGATTAACTTTGTCTATTTCGTAGATTCCCCTAAAGAACATTCGCTCTGGGTTTATGTAACAAAAAAGGGAGCCCAAACTCTTTTAGATTGGGATAAAGAGGGTAGTAGTGCTAATTGGCCCGCCGTCATTAATGGTTACGGAAAAGGTGGAGGTAATGGCCTTTGTAAGGAAGTTTCTTATATTGAAATTCGGATGCCAAAGAAAGACATCCCTAAGTACATAGGAATAATTGATAATGGAACAGAGTCAAAGCAAGAAGACGCCAAAGTGGAAAATAAAGACTAAAGAGATATCTTCTAAGATATTTCGTGGTCTAGGAAGATTTCTTGAATTCTTAATAGATCTTGGTTACGAGACAGAGGGAGCCAGTTGGCTTGTTATATTCTGTATTGCCGCTGCTTTTGTACTCTTCTCGCCCGTTAAGAGTTGTATAAATAGGAAGAGCGACTGGATTGATAAGAATCGTGTTACTAAGTTAGCCGACCTATCACAGCTTCCTTCGACGGTAGTTCCTTGGGACATTGATACCCTAGATGTAGAGAAGGAGGATAATCAGGGAATTGTGTTTATTATGAGAGGTTTTACTAATAAGAAGTCTTATAACCTAACTACTTTCAAAGTTCCCTACCCTAAGAGAGTTATCTTTACCAAGACTAATTCCTCTACACCGTCGTTGTGGATTCGCTTAACGAGAGACAATGCTGATAATCTTTTCTACAAAAAAGATAAAGGTATTTCTCAGTTTATCGAACACATAGAACACTCAGAGGATACTATCGAAATTCAGATTAGGAAGGAAGATATTCCAAAGTATATAATGATAAAACATGGAAACAGGAGCAAGCAAGAAGACGTTTAAACAAAGAATAGCCTGGCTTGGGGATGTAATCAGTAATATATTCAAGTCTGCTAGGTCTCTAATAAAAACTCTAATATCTATCGCCATCGTTGGTGCAATCCTATTCTTTGGTGGTAGATGGGGTTGGAGTACTTGGAAAGAGTGGAGAGAATCATCTGCTAAGGAAGATGCTTGGGTTCTTAAGAATCATGTCTTTGAGGTTGGTGAACTCATGGTCCTAGGAGAAGATGAACTGGGAACGTCGTTTGATCAGATTATCAAAGATATAGAAACAGCCCCGGCTGATTTTGTGGCGGTTATGACAGTTCGATCAAAGAAGGAAGGTCATATCACAAGAATTATTATACCTCTAGATCACCTTTACTTAGGACAACAGCCCCAGGGGAAGATCGCTCCGGTCATAAAACTTAAGAGCACCCATTATGCAGAGGCCCTATATGAAGGGAACCTAGAGAAAAGTAACTTGATAGAATATGTCAAATCTCATTTTGCTGAGAAAGGCTCGAACAGTTTTGCGGATGGAGGTAAGAACGATATCTTATATGTTTATATAGATCGTGAATTATGTCAATCATATATTATGATTAAGAAGAGAGATTAGTGTCTCTCTTTCTTTTTCTCCCGTGATGCAGAGTCCGCTTGAAAATAAAAGGCCTCGACTTTAGTCTTAGCCTTCTTTTTATATAGAATCGGTACCTAGTATAAAAGTTCTCCTCTATACATTCCACCATTTTTCTGAACACCACTTATAATAAAGCGACGTTCAACCTCACCATATCTGCTATAGAGCCAGCCATCTTTATCTTCTTTGTAGATTTCTCCAAAGTTTTCGGTTCTGGTTCCTACATGCAGGCGAGTTCCCTTCACACGAATTGTATCTGTGTAAAGACTGAACTTGTTTGCCAGGTAGTCATCAACCCAATGGCTTGGTTCTTCAACGGTCTGGTTCTTTTCCTCCTCGACCTCTGGATTAACTTCTTCCTCTTTACAAGGATCTTCCTTGATCTTAAGTCCTTTTCCAGCACTGATAGAGTTCAAGACTTTTCCGACTACAGCATTCAACTTACCTTTCTTAACGGGAGTTGGGTGAATGCATTCGTCCTCTTCTTCATTCTCATGATACCAGTCATAGTCTGGATCAGTTCGACGATCCCACTTACTGTAGAGCCATGAGGAGAGTTTGTCTTTTCGTCCATACTTCTTGATGTAGACTTTGGCTTCATTGAATCTCTTCTCAAAGTCGTCCACATCATCACGCCCATCAACATAGTCCATATACAGGACACTAACGTAATTTGTACGAACCTGTATGTTCAGGCAGTTGTCGTCCTCAATCTGACCATGGATGTTGGCCTCATCAACAATAGACTTGAGAGTATCGATGGTACTAACCTCCAAGGAGTTGACAAGCTCCATAACGTCGGCACGGGCCTCTTTAACTTCAAGGTTCTCATCAACATACTGGTTGATAGCCTTGGCAGAGATGTTACTGAATGTCTTGATGTACTTGATACGGCCAGGTCGACCAACCAAGTTTTCATTAATATTCAGTGTGTTCGTTGTCAGGATATAGAGCTTTCTGCTCTTGTTCATGACACCATCAATCATCTTAAGAAGTGCTTGGCTTGCATTGGGGTCATCATTCCGGAAAACTTTCTCAGCCTCATCCAGGAAGATAATACACTCAAACTCCAGCATCTGCACAAACTCAATCATACCAGGGATAAACTGGTTGATGATAATGACGGGGATATTGATTTCATTACAAAGAATCTTGGCAGAGATGGTCTTTCCCGTGCCCTTGATTCCATTAAAGATTATACCCAGATTCTGGTTACGTGAAATTACATACTCACTATTCCAGGTCTTCTTTATTTTCTCAATGAATTCGTCAATTCCCAAGTCATATACTTTGAATGGGAATTCGAACTTCTCTGCAACCTTCTGGAGGCCAAGTCGTTGACTCATCGGGTTTGGGTCTTGAACCAGGTTAAATATGCCTGGTCCTGGGGAAGGATAGACTTTAAAGTCAGCCGAGATTGGAAAGAATATACCATGCTCGGGGATCCACTTGATTTGATTACTCATATTCGTATTTACCAGCTAATAAATTGTACATATCAATATAGTCAATTCCACAAGCATGGGCAGCATCAGCATCTTTACTACTGAGACCCCATCTACCGGAATTGATTCCTATGTAGACCATATCTTCTTTATTCCTCCAATCACGAACCGCCCCATAGACAATTCTCTCTTTTGGAGAACCTTCCACCTGCTGTTTCAGAATAAACACAGAGTCTTTCCGAATTCTCAGATACGTGCTCACACAAACTTTGATATATTCCAAGGTTAGGTTTGCTACCCCAGGATTACCAAAGGCTGGAACAATATCATTAGCCGGGAAGATCACATATAGTCTAGTGGGATTGAAACTAGCTATCTTATCCCATACGTCGAACTTTGGCTTCAGATCAAAGAGAGCTCTTGGCATAATGTTTGGTCTGCCATTACTCTCCCATGATTCATACAGGCAGTCTAGGACGTCACAAATGACTACTTTCTTTCTGTTTCCCAGACCTCCGGTCGGTGTAACTTTAGGTTCTTCTTTCTTTGGTTGATTGAAAGAACTACTACCACCCCAGCTACTGCCTGCTGACCATCCTCCGCTACCTCCCCAGGAGGGAGTTGTATCTTTCTTTTCCCATGGGGCTCCTCCACTTCTGGCGGAACCGAATGGGCTATTTCCGTTGTCGAAGGGAGTATTGTTGCTCATAGGCACCCAATGCCTCCTTTCTTCGAACTCGCTGTCGAGTCTACTATTGAGTTCTTCTTGTTCATCAAGTAGTTTTTCTATTTTAATATCGTCCTCGTCTATCATCTCCTCCAGGGGATCGTCTTCTTCCCTGGGGTGATCTGTATAGTCGGGTGGAATATATTGTCTGTTATCGCTCATGGAGCACAGGTATTACCAACGCTGTTACAATCCTCTTCCTTGTCGCATTCTTTCTGCTCTTCAGCTTCATGCTTAGCAGCAAGTTCAGCTTCTATGTTGGGATTGTAGTGGCAGCTCTTCAGGAGACTATGCAACATACATGATCCGTTGCTAGGTGAACATGCAGAGTGGCAGTCGTTATACAAGCCACATACGCCATCACATACGGCATCAATCACATTGGTCATTCGAACATAACCATTCTCCTTGATGATGTTCTGATATACATCTTCATATTCGGGGAAAACCTGTTCGATAGTTCCCTCAACCGGGACATAATCTTTGTAATCCTTGTTTTCTTCATCGTCTATGATTCCGAGGTTACCGCAGAAATCCAGGAATGTTTTGTCTGGGTTTTCAGGGTCTCTAGGATCACGGAGAGATCCACAGATCTTAGGCCCGTAAGGACATACACTGAGACATGAAATCTCGTTGTGGTTGTCTAAGACGGGTCTGAATACTAGGTAGCGATCACCATTACTAGTAACCACTTTGATTCTTTTAATTTTTTCCATATTCTATATTAAAATGTTATTTGTCTTTAATAAGGTTAAGAAGTCCCAGGCCAATTTCTCAGCCCAGGACTATTAAGTATTAATGTTCGTTATTCTCAGATAGCCACCTCTCTAGTCTCCCTTTATCGGCGGGAACGACATGGTTTTTAATGCTATCTATCTGAATACTAAACATCATCTGTATCTGCTTCTTGGTGTACGTGGCACCGTTATCAAGTGTTATTGTTACTGGCATATTTTTCCTTGTATTTTTTATCACTGATTATTGTTAAGGTTCCGTCCACTGGATCTTTCATGATCCAATCTCCTTCCACAAGTCTCTTACCCTCTATGGTACAATGAAACTTATGATAGGGCATTCGAGAAGCACATGTGAAGTTACCTGCACGATTTTCTGTGTATAAAATAACTTCAGCTATGTTCTCTCTCGTAAATTGGATTGCGGTTGGCTCAGATTCTAACATTGATCTCTTTGAATCTCCAGGAAATCTCTACACCTTTCAGGGTAAGACCACTGAGTTCTACCTTCTTCGTAGTCTGACCAGCTGATGGACGATACTTGTCTGCGAACTTGGCCGTCTTGCTGGCGATCAGCTTGAAGGTATTCTCACGGATGATGCTCTGAGAGTTCTTCTCAATGGCTTCCCAATAGGACTTATTCTTGCTAGTCCGCTTGATATATCCAAGGATCCTAATCAGGTTCTCTGCTTTGATACCACCACGACTGATCTGTCCATGCTCAACATAGTCAGTCAAGGCATTGGTGATAGCTGTCGAGTCTGAGAAGAGGCCCTTCATAGTGGACTGTAGTTCAACAGTCTTATAGGAACCATGACTCTGAACGAGAATCTCTCGTGTGGGATAGTAATGGTCTCCGTAGATACCAATTCCCCGGAGGAACTGTTCTGCGCTGCTAACCTGAGTACGATGCTGACGGTTCTGAGAGTTTTGCTCAGCGGCCTTATTCTCCATCATTGTCAGGTATTCCTGAGCAACCTTGGCGATATACAGTCTTGCCTCAGCGTCAGCCAATACATAGGACGGCATGGCCTTTACGTTGTTCCTACATACGATAGGAATCTTCTTGAGGTTGACCAGGTAGAGATTGTCGTAAGCTTCGTTCATCTCTATGCAACCTACTGCTCTCAATCGACGGGCAAGGTTGCTACTTACCTTCACTCCAAGGAGAGGCATGTTGAGACGACCATCACGAATTATGTTTATGGTTTTTAAGCAGGTCAATCCTTCACGACGACCAGGCTCTACACCAAATTCATTCTCGGGAACGTCCACACTAACAAGAGCTTTATACTGCAGGCTCAGGTTAGCACGAGTCTTATTACCAACGATTGCCGTCACGGGGACGAGCTGATTCATGATATATTCGACACCTTCCGGCTTACGAGTTGATGAGGCCGTGATTCTTTCGTATCTACCAACCAGTTCTGGGTCAATCAAGATCTTAGCGCCATCCTCCACTAGGTCGTTCACCAGCTCAAAGACACTATATCTACGACCCTTTTTGTAGAGTCTTGGACAGGTCATGATATCGAAGTCTTGGTTGATGGTTGGTCTCCAGTTAGCGCTTTCATACATCTCTCCTGCCATGTTCTCCAGAGCATTAAGTCCGGATTCACCGTAGACGGAGTAGAATTGATCGATGAGTTTAGAATCACGTGTGCTCAGAACCAGGTCTTCAATAGTATCCATGTAGACTTTTGGGGTACCAATAATCATTACCAGGATTTCACGAAGGTCATTGATCTCATATGTCTGGAGAGGATTCTTGGTAGTAGTCTTGAGGATCACGTAGGCGTGAGTTCCTTGTACCTCTACCTCGTTCAGGCCATAGGTTTGGTAACACCTGATGGAGTTTGATACAACATCGAGAGTCACTATAAATTGTGCTCTCTGTTGGGATTTATTCGTTAAACGAACTTTCCCGTTTTCAATCGTTTGTGGGGTAATCTTAATTCTTGCTCCACTAATTAATACTTCGTTGTTCATACCTTTTTTTTTGTAGTTTATGTATGTTTTGTATTCACATATAAGAATTTAACCATTAATATCCTTATTAGTGATATGAAAAATAAAATCGGTAAATGGAATGAAGTAACTTACGAAACAATGACAGACATTTTTCGTAGATTCTTGGAGATGGAGGACTGGACCAAGGACATGGTTCTGGAGATTCAGGATCCTATTGCCATAGCGGCTGGGGACCATGAACGACGCATGTATCTTGGGAATAGAATAGGTATCGATGGCTGGGAGAAATATGACGAGCCTTATCTCGATTGCATAAAAGCAGTTACGGAGGTTAAAGGCGTCGACAGCTCAATCATGTTTGACAAAGATTATATAATCTTGTGCATGCTTGAGAACAAGAACCCAACAATAGTGCCTATCTTTACAGTTGATGAGAAGATGAGCAGAGCACTACTAACAGCTTTCTTTGGAGATCCGTCTATTGATGGTAGCTCCTTTGCAGACCTTATCGACACAAGTTCTCCTAAGTGGTATACAATCGGAGAAGATGGCAAGAGGTATGTTCACCTTGGGCCAGAAGCTTATAAAGAGTTTCCGATAGAAAAAAAGTTTATTAGGATAAGAACCCTAGACTATGAAACCTGGAAAAAAGATATTACTGGATTCCTAGAGGACGACCAACCTCTTCAGTATACTGACTTAGACCTACAAGAAATAACCCTCCTTAACCCATAGGGAGGGATTTTTATTTTTTGCGTTCGGAGAGACATGAAAGCCCTATAAGTGTATAACAAATAACAAAGAATTTAACAATGAATAAAGATGCAGTTTATGTGGTAAAACAACCAATACACTCAATTGTATCAATTGTTGTTGTAGACGAGGCAAAAACACCACTTCATCCATCAGCTCATGCAAACCTAGATCAGCTTGTGGATATGACAGATGTGATTTTTGTTTTCTCAGACAGATTCTCAGTAAGCGGTTTTATGCCTGACAAGTTTACTAACTTGTATAGAGGCTGTGCGTACATTCATGGAAGTGGGAATGTCCTAGGACGACCTATCTTCCAGGCTATGTTGTATGCACAGGAAATCTTTAGACGTCATGCTTCCTATGTGGTGACAGACCTAGAGAGACTTGGGAAGATAAGATTCCAAAATAAAGAGCTCTTACAAACTCTAACTGCCAGTGCCATCGTAAAGCCAATCCTAAGAATCAAGAGACTCAGTCCAGAGGAACTCTACTCGATATATCTCCCGGAGAAGGAGGAAGAGGAGGAGAAGACCCCATGGTGGAAGTTCTGGGAAACTGAACCTACAACAACTCAAGGGGAAGATAGAATCAATAGTAGATACTGTTCTGATTCTAATCTGATGTTCTTTAAACAGACGTTAGTGAAGATCTTCCTGAAGAATTATGAAGATAAGAAATTTATGAAATATATAAATACATTCTCAGAGGATGACCCAAGTTATCTATTTGCCTCGTATATCAGGGAGCTAGGCATAGATAATATTGATTCCTCCCCAGAGGAGCTAACTAACATTGGAGAACTATGATCAAGTATAAACAACGAGGCCAAAATGATACTTTCCCGGGAGAGGTCACAACATGGAAATATGGAGATGACGTCCCAGAGTGGTTAAGTGACATAGCTAAAGTGGCCAGCATAGATAATAATACTCATAGAATCTCCTTAGAGACGAGGGAGACTAATACTGGGGGATTCGAAATCCTAGATTCAAGTGGACAACATGTCTTGGCGAGACTAGATTCGAAAACCGACATCTTATGTAGGGATATTAGTTCGGAGGTTAAAGGAATTACTCTATTCTCCATGACCCCACGTCAATTTGACTTAATTTATGTAAGCTATGGACAATTATGATGAACTTCAATCGAAGATTAGCACGATTGAATCTGAGCTTGCCAAAGCCAAACTAGAACTAGAGAGCAGTAAGAAAGACGACTTCAAAGCAGAAGTAGAGAAATTCTTTGAAGCTGCCCTTGATGAGCAAGCTATTACTGGAATGGGACTTAGCTTTAATCTATCAGAAGATATGAATTTTGCTAAGGGGATGATAATTGCTCTACTAGGAAATGAATCAAGCGATGACTATGCTATGGCCAAGACTTATTTCAACTCTTTCAAATCTAAGTACCTAGAACTTAGTGAGAAGATTGCTGAAGTAAATCACATCAGGGCTAGTGTAGAAAACATGGTTCGTGTCTTCAAGAATGAAGTACACCTAGCGGAGGAGAAAAAGAGAAAAGCGGCGATTGAGAGTGACTATAGTCTCAAACCGGAGATCGCTGAGATTTGATAAATTTCTGACAAAGCCTGTGGGGAAACCGTCTGTGATGGATAGTTTTCCCACTTTTTACCTTATATATGAAATGAATAATAACACAACAAAAGTATGAAGAAAAGTAAGAATTGGCTATTGATTATTGTAGTAGTGATCGTAGCAATCTGGGTTCTCCCGGCCGCTTTAGGTGCACTAGGGAGTTTAGTATGTGTCAGCTTTTCCTTGATTGGATCGCTGATTAGTGTCGGATTCTGGGCTTTCGTAGCCTGGTTGTTATGGAAGCTTTGGAAGAAGGCTTAAGAGTAAAAATAAAAGAGGGGCAGCTTAATTGCTGTCGCCTTCTTTTTTATTTATCCACCAGATTATGTGGTCTTCGAGAGGTTTATCTGGTTCAAGCCCATATGTATTCCCGAATTTTGCTACGGAGGACTTAATCATCTCCTTTGTTTTCTCAAAGAACCCATCGATCAAGTCTTCATGGCCATCCATAAATTCCTCATACTCTATGTTGGTATATTGAGTAGGATTATATATGACTGTATATCCCATACAGGCCGAAGTGTATCGGAGTTCTAGATTTCTATCAACGGACACCCAGTAGTAATCATCTGCTCCATCAACGGCTCCTAAGAGATATGCTAGGTCTCTTGGTTCTACCTTATCGTAGTTCCCTGGATAATCAGGGTTTCCCCATGCCCAGTGAACGTACTTACCAACATCGTCCTTAGCTTCTTTCAAGATAGCTAGTTCATTATTGGCGTGCCAGAAGAGATGGTGTTTGCTGTAGTAGGCGTTCTTAAGTTTCTCTAAGACGTCTACATTACATTCCTCTATGGGATTTCTGGGGTTACCGTTTTCATATTGATCACCAAAGATATCTAAGATAAATCGCCCAACGGCTTTCGACCTAGACTTTCCAGCTTTACAATGAATAACGAAGTCCTTTCCTAAGTTCCTTTCAATGAAGGTAACTATCTGAGCTCCCTGTCCACCAGTCATGGCTTTCATCCAATGTCCTTTGTAAGGATAATCACCCGGTCCGGGGACATCATCAAACTCTATATTAAAGACGTTCGGAGAATCGGAGAGGATGTGATCATTATCGAAGTCATCCTTATCCTCTTCCAGTCGATACTTGATACAGTCTGGGGAACCTTCAATAGAGATAAAGGCTGTCTTAGTGGGATCTCTCTTGTATATTTCTTCTCGGAAATCTACTTTCGAGTATACACTTACTGTTTTCTTTTCCTTCATGGTAATTCCTCTATTCCTTGATCCAACCAATCAGCCACTATATGGCGGTGACAGAAGTCACCCGGTTTCTCGTAGCATACCAGAGCAATTTCTTCCCTACCGCCCGCTAGTTTCTCTAAGTTCTTTAAAACTGACTCTTTGTCTAGGACTCCAAGTCTTTCATGTAGGAACCTCTCAGTGTACCTTTCGGGTGAACCACCACGATTCTTGTATTCATCATAGATATCCCAGGAAGGAGCCAAGAGTTTATACTCAGGGTACTCCCAGCCTGGAACAGCTTTCCCACATATAGCAATAGGCATTATCTTGTCCGTATCTATTGACTTAATGTAAGCGAAATAGGTTGTCCAAATCTTCATTTCTTTTTCTTTAAGGCCCGCCAATTGGGTACTTCATCCTCCGCACCAGCTTTGATGTTTATAGCTGGTTTAATGAAGTACAAGATGTCGGCGGTCGGTTTAATATTCTCAATGATTTCCTCCATTGGTTTATATGCCATAGGGGATTCATCGATTGTACTTATGTTGACGGACGTCGAGTAGATACCTTCCATAGACTTTTCAAAGTCCTTTAACTTCAAGGTATCTTTTGCCTTTGCTCTCGACATAACACGCCCTGCGCCATGTGAGCAGGAGTAGTTCCAATCAGGATTTCCTTTCCCCACACAGACTGCCATACCGTCTCTCATGTTGAATGGGAGAAGGAATGTCTCATGAAGATTAGCTCGTACGGCACCCTTTCTAATCATAGGAATACCATCAACTGTATCAAAGTCTATATAGTTGTGAGTAGTAGTTACCACCCCAACTTTCTTAGCCTCTTTGACAATCCCTTGATAAATCTCCTCAGCTAAGCGAAGGATAGTTTGATGATTATAGGCTGCATAAGCCTGTGCTATTACCATATCTGTCAGGTAGTAGCGAAGATCTTCTCCTTCCAAGTAGCCAGGATTTCCCTGAGATTTATACTCGGCTATAGCCTTGTCTATCTCCTCACGAATCTTAGTTTTATCTTTGGTTCTTTCGCGAACCTCTCTTGTGATTTGTCTTTCGACTTGTTTATCGAGTTTAACTTTATTGGCTATGTCGTGCCACTTTCTCCATACCCTCTGGCCTAGGTTTCTAGAACCAGTATGAATGGTAACGGCCTGGATTGGTGTCATCATATCTCCTCCTACACCACCAAAGATGGCAGTAGATGGAGAAACGCCCGTTCCATACTCGATAAAGTGATTCATTTTTGTTACTTAAATACAATCTTATTATTATGTTCTTTTAGGAATAATCCTTTTCCAATTTTGTATTTCCATAGCTTTTTTATATTTTCTATCAATATATAAATCGCTATCTATATACAATTTATGAGCAATAATTACAGCACTCTCATTTTTTATAACAATGTTGTAAACATTATCTCTCTTATTTCTATTTACTTTTTTATCTATGTTTAGCTCTTTCTTCAAGAATTTTAAAAATTCTTCTTTTAAAGACTCACTTTTAGTAACTAAACTTACAAAGGGTTCTGGATTTTTAGCTCTTGTAAATCCAATACTACCATCACCATCTATTACTCCTCTCCAGAAAGAATATTCATCGTATTCTACTTTTGGAGTAGAGGCATTTATCGTTTTATCTGATGTTGGAAATCCAAATGAGATCAACTTATCTCTGAACTCTTTTCTATGGTTTGTAAAAATTTTTGTTTTATATCCATTTTTGAAATTGGTATTTCTAGTTCTTTCACGTATTCCAGAATTAGGAATCACGCTGAATAGTTTCATTACAATATCTTCGTCTTTTTCACCAACCTCAAGAGTCACTTTACCTCTATTTCTAGTAGTTAGATAAAGTGAACCATCAGTTATGAGCAGACCATAGATATAGCTTTCTATTTTATCCATTCAATTTAATTAATTTTATGTATTTAAGGCTAGATCATTTCTGTCTAGCTCTGCCAGTTCTTAGTTCCTGACAGATCGGAGCACACCTTCAGCCTTTATAGACTGCTCAAGTCCCTCTGCTCTCTACGGGGGTATTTAAACCTTCCCTCGGCGGTTAGCATCACAGCTTTCCCCGATATGGACGAGTTTTACAACTACTAGCTATTAACTAGTATGGAGGCAATCATTTCCTCACCTCCACCGATAGTTCCTATTGATTTATAGAATGTGGCTGGATCTATACCAACATCCTTCATCCATTCCTCCAAGTCATCTTCGTCTTGGAATTCTGGGACTATTGTTAGACCACCTGTTTTCTGATAAGCCTTTCTTAAGGACTCTCTAAGGAATTTTAAGAAATCCTTAACCTCAAACATCCTTTGTTCCTGAAGTCTCTTCCCTAAGGGGAACGTTTTCTTCAGGCGGTGTTCGAAAAGTGGATATTTATCGGCCGGAATAGGTTCGCTCATAAAAAGAGCACTAATGGAGCAACCTAGGTCGCAACCAACATGATCAGGATTAACCCAATCTCCGAGAGGAGCAGTAAATCCAATCACTATTCCTTCTCCTGAATGCACGTCAGGCATCACTCTAACCTGTTTTCCTTCAAATGCTTTGTTTCTACAGACTTCGTAAATGGTTTCCATAGCTCCAGGTTCTACATAGTCTGTGAATATTTTACAATTAAAATTCTCTAGTTCAATCATAGTCATCAAGTGATCTTTCTTGTTTTCTATACTCTGCCATTCTCTCCTCGTATTTAGTACCAGCCAAGAATCCTTTTCTGAAAGCAAAATTCATGGCCTTTGTTACGATGGAGTTTATATCCAGTCCCTCTGCAATAAACTTCTTGACTGGTTCGTCAGTATCCTTGAAGTGATTCTGCAGGTCTGGTTTCTCTGGTTCTCTAATCATTGTTTATTTTCTTTTGGTTTATAGAACGGACAATTCATATAGGCTAGTGGACTATGTTCAAAGCATTCACTTTGATTCCACGCCTCAGCACAGTTTCCTGATTCAATGCACATTGTTTAGGTATATATTACTTAAAATTAGCCAAGTTACTACAATCTGGCACATATGTACTATTTGATCTGTCCAAAGACTAATCTTTTTTTGATTTGCTTTTAGATCGTCTATTATGTAGTGTGCCGTTGCATTTAATACAAATATTACGGTCACAGTCTCATTAATTCCCTCCCATCCCCAAGTTATAACTAAGAATGGAAAAAGAATCATGATTGACCACGACATACTATGGATAGCTAGTGCCATTTTATAGTCGTTCTTATAAAGATCGTCAGGGGCGTTCTTTTCCCACCAACACCTCTGTTTCATACTGCTTAGGCAGATTGGTTGTAACACAAAATCATCAATGATATGTGCTAGGATCATAAATAGTAGGAGCTTAGTCATCACTTATTAGCAATAATGTAACATAACACTACAATTCCAGCTACCATAACTGCTGGCCAGAATAACCAGGCTCCAACTGGGATTAGATTCCTTTTCCACCAAGAATCAGCTTCTTCAACTAAGACTCTTCCTATAATTAGAGCCCAAATTCCAAATACTAGATAAAGTATTGTTGCAATGATAATAGTTAGCATAATACTCTTGTTATTCTATTTAAAAATTTAACAGGTTCTCGGTTTTCGAAGTAGAATAGGAGGTCGTAATCGTCGGGCTGAGGAGGAATACCATGTAGGTCTTCATAGATTTGAGCCATATAATTCTTCGTCACTCCTTTCATTTCATAGGTTCCGTCAGAGAACTCCTTGAGGTATGCTCTGACACTCTGATCTGTAACTGTCTTGTATTCGACTGACTTCAGGAAGAATATCTGAGGATTCACGTAGGTCTGTTGTTCGGCAGCTACCCAATCACGAACCTCTAAGAGGCCTTTCCAATCGATCTCTACTGGATCTGGTCCGAGGGCGAAGATAATTTCGTCGTTATCACGGGTAATAATCTCTCCCTTATCTCCAATGAATTCTTTAATCGGTCCAGCAGCCTTGGTTATCATCCACTTCTCAATAGTCATCTGTCTGGAGGGATTTGTATTTCCAAAGACAACCACTCTAAGGTGTTTACTCTTCTTGATGTAATTCTTCACTGACTCCGGACACTTATCCCCAATGATAGCATCAACCCACTTATCGTAGAGTTCTTTAGGTTTCTTACCTTCCTCTGGTCCGACCGGAACTCCTGTGAAGAAGTCTGGAGAGATAGAAGATAGGGCTTGGTAATTAGCTCGAGACATATCTATACTCAGATAGTATTGCCCTACCTTACTTTCATTATAGATATTATTCTTTGGGAGTTTCTCGGGGATATAATCAAACTCCTTGTTCGTAGCGGAGTACTCTTGAAGATCTTTCTTATTGAAAACATCATACCAAGGACTCTGCAAAATACCTTGTAATAGAGCTTCTCGACCTTGGAAGTAGGAATCTATAAATGCCTTCGGATTTCCACCAAAGTCTTTCTCTACTCCTTGGAGAATCTCATCCCAGAGGGTTTTAGTTTTAAACATACCCTCATAAAGGTTCACCAGGTATTCAAAAGGACCATCTTCCATAACTGTAATTGGAAGTTTCATGTCCTCAATAAATCTGTACTTTAATTCTCTATTTTCTATCATATCATAGGTAAGGGGAACAAAAGAGAAAGGAAGTGTTTTATACTTCCTCTATCTTTCTTATCTTAACATCACTCCATATATCCATAGGTGCTCCTACTGGTGTAAGGATATCCACACGATTAGTAAACCTTGGATTCATAGTATCATGTACGATGTACCGACCATTGATTCGTTTGTTTCCTTTAACGACGGTCAATTCAATAATGTTCCCGTAGCTGTACTTATCAAGTAAGTCTCTACTAACGGCAACCCACCGAATTTGTCCTCGCTCAAGTTTCTTTAGGTCTATCTTACTATTATCCGCAGTCACTAGTGGATCTTCATCACATTGTAATACCACTGGATTATACTGAGTAACTGTTACTCTTCCTCTGTGTTTCTTTTTCTTCTGAGCAACCATAGCCGGTTTGATTGTTTTCTTCACGGCTGGTTCTTCCCAGAGTAAACACTCATCTATGGCTTCAGGATCAGGTCCATCATACTTACCAATGGATGCAATAGCTCCCTCCAGCCACTCTTTCTCCCGTTGTTCCTTGCTTTTAGGTTTGTCGGGGTTCAAGTTATGCCCGAATAGACAAAACATGAACATAACTGTTAGGGTGAACATTAATCTGTCGTCCCTCTTTTCATCTTTTGTCATACTTCTTGGCAATTATTTTAAGTTCATCATTCTTGCCATTTAAAGTACTCTTTAAGAGTGCGTCGGCAAGTAAAATTAGCGTATCAACTCCGACCGTATTTTTTACTTTCGGAATATTCTCTTCTGTATATACCGTTCCATCGGTATCTTTATTATTAAACTGGAAAGAGGTATTTTTGTCCATTTTAATGGTCCTCTTTTTCAGTCGCTGTACGTAATACTGACAAGTTTCATTTACGAAACCTACCATCTCATCAATGACTTTACGTCTTTGTATGTCGAACTTTGCCCAGTTCTCATACCTTTTTCTGAAATAATTTTCCATATTATTCTTCGTTTAATTATTCTACTATATATAAGGCGCTGATATACTTTTCAGACGGTCGAAATTAAAATACAGGACTCGACACCTCCTTTCAAAAGATGTTGTCGTCTCTGTATACACAAACACAAACTACTTAAAACTCACTAAAAACCGGAACAATTATCATCGTTAATCGTTATTACATTATTAGTTTTCACATTAATAAGGGTTTGAAGGGGAAGACCTAAATCTCCCCTCCTATAATTAATTTTTCGAAGTCTTCCAAGCTAAGCTGTGTACCAGCTGCTCCAGCATGACCTCCTGCTTTGTCTGCTCCGAAACGACTTTGTAGGTATTCGCCACAGTTGAATTCTGGTCGTCTACCATTTTCCATGTACATACCGAGCGTGAAGTATACACCGCCCGTAGTCTCGTCGGTTTTTCGATTGGCAGTCATGTAGATGTCATAGTCATCCTTAACTGAATCGAAAATCCTAGAACCCATGCTATTGGTCAGGATACAAATTCCTTTGTATCTTCCTGCAACAGTGACAGGGAATGAATACGTCTTCACGGCGGCCTTGAATTGCTGCTTCTCATACTCATTGATCATTCGACCGGCCTCTAACATGTGATCCATAGAGAAACCATCAGTCATAAAATTATCGAAGTTCTCATAGATCTTGTCGAAGTTCATTCCGTACTGTGCTTTTAGCGCGAGTTGGAATGGAACAATCTCTATGTCCCAGCTGAAACGTCCATGATCCCAGACGTCGTAGGCAGAGAGATATTGGATAGTCTTCGGAGGTTTAGCACCTCTGGTAAAGAATTCCCAGGCAAGTTCACACGCCCCCTGACCAATTCGTCTCAGGCCATCAATATCGTTATAGCCGTTGCTATCAGCGAGGTTTAGGGCAGTTACATGATGATCAATCCAGATCACGTCTACATTTCCCTTTAACCATTTCATAATGTTGGGAGGGAATGATATGTCAACCAGAATGGCAGCATCAAACTCCATCTCATCGAACTTAGGCATTGGATCACCGTGTGTCCATCCTAGCATCTCAATTTCATCCCAATAATTCTCCTTAGTGAGGGCCCACTTAGTGACTCCCGCACTGAACAGTCCATCGTAATCTACTCGATGGTAAACTATAATTACTTTTTTCATATTATATCAAGGAAGGTAGAATCTCCGTCGTAGACTCTCAGAAGGATTAACTCTTCATTGAAAGCGGTTCTCTCAATGTTTTCTTGAGTCACCACCATGCCACTCCAGGTGGAGATATCTTCGAATACTTTATCCGTCCCACCAACGGTAGCGAAGTCACACTCTAAGAGATTGGAGATAGTCTCTCCATAGCGTTCACCAAAGAAGGACTTCTGACTATCCGTCAAGTCGCGAGCTACAAACAGGGCTATGGCTGTGTGGAAGTAATTCCTGATGTGCTCGGGATCTGAGAAGAGAGGATAGGATTTCATCTCCTTAAACTCCATTTTCTCCTTAAACTTGTCCTTCGAATAGAGAATTCTCTCATTGGCTTTCTGTCGATCGGGAGTTGAGATAGCTGAGCAAAGACTGCGTTCTGCCTCTTTGATTTCCCACTTCCAAGTGGCAGCCTCTAAGACACAATCTGATAATGTGTCTATGTACCTGTCGATCAGTCCATTGGCAGCCTCCAAGGAATCAAACCAATAGTCATCAGCCTTAGTCTCGGCACCAACCCAGAAGTCTTTCCATGGGGCTGGGATCTCTAATTTCTCAGCAGTCTCCCTGACTTCCGCATATTTTCTACGGCAATGCACCTTGTACTTGTCCAGCTCTAGTGTTACGTCTATGAGCTTATCTTGGAAAGCACTAATTTCACGTCTGGCTGCATTTGCCTTCTCAAGTTCTTTCTTCTTAGTACTTAATAGTCGATCTAATTCATCGGTACTAATTTCTTTGTTCTTGAATTTCATTTGTCTTGTTTTGTTATTTGTTTCTCAAAGGTAAGGGGAACCTATGACTTTGTAGGTCTAAATTCCCCTTAGTGAATTCCTTCGTAAGTATGGCAGCTAGGAATTCTTTTGTCTAAGTTTGGTATAACTCTGCTTCCCTTTCGCCACTGACGAGGGATCAATGAGTCTCCAATACCTATTATTTTTGTTTTCAAATATGTTATCCGCGTACTCTGGAGGACGTTTATCGCTTTTAGAAGTTTCATGTACGGATTCTCCATCCTGCTTTATTCCAAAAGCATTGTCCCAAGAAACGTCAAATATGTCGCCTGCCTTACGACCTGTTAATGAGAGTGGTGATATTCCTCCACCATTCTTTACTAGTCGGATGATAATATACATATTACCTTCAATATCAATGAAGTCCGACTCTTTTACTTTTTCCGATCCTTTAAAATCCCCTGTTATCATAGTCCAAGGAACATCTTCTCCCTTCTTATAGCCCTGATAAGAGCCTATTCCCTGAATATCATTCTTTATGGATATTCTGAGGGATACAAGGAAGAGTTCCGCATCTAAGAAGTCACCACCTGGGGTTTGGATTATATTCTTATCGGAGGTATTCTTGAAACCACTAAGCTTCAATACCATGTACCGAATTGATCCTCTCCATTCTTCCAAGGCGGAAGTTGGATACGTACTCAGGTCTAGGTTATCAAAGACCTTTTTCTCAGGATCAAACTGTCTCCAGGCAATGATGTCAGCTGGGAAGATGATGAGTTTTGGCTTATATTCAATTCCGAAATACTCACACATCTTTTCTGAGAGGAACTTCTTGTGACCTATCTCACCGGTCTGATGAGACATTATCACAGAATTGAACTTCTCCGTCTGAACAACCTTTTCCAGCTTATAGACTGTCTTAAGTCCATTCTCGTAGAGGTGTCCAGGGATGAGTTCTCCACTAGAATCCTCTACGGCAGGGAGGGGAAGTCTTGGCTTCTCAAGACGTTGATCGAGGAAGGATAGATAGCGATCCGTTGGGATAACATCTATCCTATCTCCCTTTAATCTAACGTAATGTGTTGCACGAGACCTATAGTGAAAGACGGGATATCCTTTCTCATCTTTCCCCTCGGTTACTCTAATCGTATCAGTATCGTTATAACAATACATCCCTGCCATTACTTAAGCTCATCTGCTGTGATAGCTGCCTTACCAGTACCGTACATTTCTTCGAGGTCCTTGGCAATACCACGGAGTTCCTCGCTGGTTTCTTTATTAATCCTAGAGATTTCTGCACGAGCTTCTGCTCTCTTCTGAGCAGCTTCACGTATATTCTGGGCTGATGTCTTGAGGGCCTCCACAACACTGGTATTAGCCTGACGATAGGCATCGAGATCGATGATATCACGCATGGCATTCTCCTCTACCTTGATGGTGATGTTCTTCATGTTCTCAGCATTCTGAACAATCATCTTATTGTGCATATCCTTGATGAGCTTCTGAGATTCTGCAATCTCTTCACTTCTCTGGTCAATGATAGCAATGGCGATAGAGGTTTCCCACTCTGGGAGCACATGATTCCTGATGTTCTCCGCACTGGAGGCCAGGATCTCAGTATTATCCTTCATCTTCTGGATCTGCGGGAGAAGGATGTGGCCATTATATTGAGCTGCCATGAACAGCTGGTGACCACGCTCGTCGATCTTCTCAAGAAATCTCTTCTTAGAGATAAGTTCCTGATCAGACCACTTGCCCGGAGTTTCCTTGTTTTCCTCAAGCATTCTGTTATACTCGTCCTCAGTATCCTTAAAGAGCTGAGCGAGGGCAACGTAATCCATACCAAGCTGCTCTATATAGGAGACAGTCTTTCTCTGAATCTCGTCCAAGGTATTGTAATCCTGGAAGAGGTCAGCCTGTTGTGTTGCCAGAGAGTCAGAGACACGGCCAATAGTCTTCTTAGCGGATTCGTGTTTCTGAATGAGTTTATCTACACGAGCTGCTGCCGGGACTCCGATAAAGGGGAGTTTGGCTACGAATTTCTTCCAACCGGTCAGTTTGTCGGGATCTGCGAGCTGAGACTCATTAATGACGTCTACAATCTCCTGAATATAACCACCGACAGGACCGGCCTTATCTATCTTGTTCATTTCCAGCAACTTCGCCGAGCACTCACTCTTTGTGGACTCAAGCTTAATGCCGAAAGATGACAAGGTCTTCTCGTCTTTTACGTGGCGAGTGATCTCACGACACCGAGCAACTGCCTCTGGAGACAAGCTACTGACGTCAACGCGACCATCTTCACCAACAACACGACTAAGTTTCACCAATGCGTCGTCCGCACTTTCTCTTACTGTTTTTACAATTTCGTTTGCCATACTTTAAAATAGTTTATGTTTATCACACCTATAAGGAAATTAAAACCCAAGGATTATTCCAAGGGTTTTGTCATGTCATACTTATAAAGTTCAGCCGGAGAGACGAGATGTTTCTCGAAGAATTCCTTACATCTCTTCTTTCTAAACTCTAGTTCTCCTTCTGGAGTTCCATAAGTTTGCTGAAGCCAGCCGTAGGAAGAAAGTTCTTTCTTTTTCTTCTTCTCAGATTTCCAACGTTTCTTGATCTTCTCAAGGAGGGCAGCCTCTTCTTTCAGTTCTTCACGAAGTTTGATCATCATGGGCCAATCCTCCATGAATTCAATGATTTCATAGGTCTGTCTCTCTTCGGGTTTTAATTTCTTAATCCATTCCCGCTCGTCTTTGGTGGGTCTCCGGATAAGACGGCCATTATCGTCCTTGATATAGAAATAGTCGGAGTCGATAACATAATAGTTCTTAAGGAGGTAGTCTATGACATCGTCCTTAGCTTCATCAATGTCAAGCATGGACCAACCTTCGGGGATCCAATCATAAGTGTCACCCCAATCTTTATTTGCCGGACTTGTATTATCATAAATAGACAATTCTCCTCCCATGCCAGAACTTTTCCCGGAGTCAATAGACTCAAGGTCCTTCAAGATGTCGGCCACACTCTTTCCGTAGTTTCTAAAGATGAAAACTTCTGAGGATGAGTTGGTAATGACATCTGTCTTACTTCTTACTCTTCTTTTTGCCATGTTGTATCCTTTACTTTACTTTTACCAAATGCTCTCTTTAAGTGCTTCTCAGTATCAATCAGACCACAAGGGCCATGGAGATACTCTATATCAACGGCAGTCCCATCGAAGGTATCACTGAAATCTGCCGTAAAGATATCCGGTTTCTTTGGGTTATTCCTAGTTCCAAATGTACCAAGACCTTCTAGGTAATCATACCAAGTTTCCATGACGGTTTCCCAATCACCGCTCTTTTGGATTCGGTACGATTCTATAACCTCGTCGTATTTGTTGATCATGTTCTATAGTGTTCTATGAATTTTCTTTTATTCTTCTTCATCCACTTCTCTATGACCTCAACACAGCTGTTCCAGTGGTCAAGTTCTCCGTAGGCCTTTCCAATCAGCTCATTCCAGGCAGGATCTGCCAGAACTTTATCCCAAAACTCTTTATCCTTCTTCTCAAGATACTCCTTAACTTCTGTCACTGTATGACCAAAATCAACGAGTACTTGGAGAGTTGTGGTACTAATCCTCAAGTTAGCTGACGGAGGAACAGCAGCTGGAAGTCCTAACCCTGAGGGAGGTCTCATTATACGCTTGATGTCCTCCTTGCTGTGATACACTTTCACATTCTTGGTTAAGGAGGTCTCTACGTATTCTTTGTTCTCCAGGTCAGACTCCTTGAGATACTCCATGAAGTCATCCCAGTCCTGAACCTTCATTATAAAAACCTCAGAACTACTGTTAGTGATTACGTCTGTTTTGCTTCGTACTCTAAACATTTCTGTACACTCATATAATATCGTTCCACTTTCTCATATTCTGGCCAAAGCTTCTGAAGGTCTTTATCAGATTCTAGGTTGGCCATCTTATCTTGCATTTCCTGCCATCTCTTCTCCCAATGGTCCTTCAGCCAACCCCAGAAGAGATTCTTTGGGGAATGTCCAGGCCAAGCTAAACATTGGATATAGTCTGGGTTAGTCATAATCCACCTTCTCTTCTCCTGGAAGGCATAGTCCAGGTCAATGGCTAGGTAACCGTCGGGGAGACATTCAAAGGGTTTATGCTCATCAATAACATCACTTGCTTCAGACTCATAGTCTTCCCAATCCCAGTAGTAACAATCGTTCTTAGTGGTTTGGTTATCATAGACTTCAACTATTCCTCCCATCCCTGAAACGCGACTGTCCTCTTCCTTTATTTTCTCTAGGAATCGTTTCATTGCCTCCGGACTCTTATCACTTTTTATGATGAAGACCTCCGACGAGGAATTAGTTATGACATCCGTTTTGCTCTTGACTTGCATGATGGATTTGTGTAATATATGATTCTACTTTTCTCAAGTATACGTCGTTCCAAGAACCAAGAGGTTACTTTCCTAATAGCCAGATAGCTAAGTTCATCTAATCCGACAATGTAGTGGGGCGTGATTTCACCATGTTCGTTATCATAGTTAATCTGCTTCACCCCTAATACGATGGCCGATGCTATCTTGGGTAGTTTGTACGGGTCTATCTCTTTGACTTCGAGATCTCCAGGAAGTCCAAGTTCGTCGGAACCCTCTATACAATCTTCCTTAGTCAAGAATACGTAAAACTTTGGTTTTAGAACATCCTCTTTAGTCCAAGCGATGTACATTTCTTATTAATCCAGCTTTTCCAACCCAGACCATAAAACTCCTTCCTGACTTCTCGAATGAGATTGTCAACGAAATCCAGGTCAATCTCATCAGGGAGTTTAGAAGAGGCCATGGCGTCTTTCATTTCCTGATCGCGAGAGGTTAAGTACTTCATCAAGTCTTCATAGACGATATCGCCATTCCTAATCTGAAGCAACCAATCTCTGTCGATCCCTCGGCGGTCTATCTTAACACCTTCACCACGGGCAATCTCAATTCCCATGGCAAGGAGTCGGGCTGAGTGCATACCATTCTTCAGGTCATAGTGACCTTTCTTGGCCAGGTTGAAGCGCTCTTCATTGTGATGTTTGCTCCAGTCGTGATACTCCTTATACTGCTGACAATAGGTCGAATAAGCATCCTTGTTATAGGATACTAGGAGTACGGCTTTCTCACCTTTGGGGATAGAGCTTAAGCGCACCTGATTTGACGTATCCTTCTCATTGACAAGACCTTTATAACCAAAAGGCTGTTCTACATCATCCCAGAATTTCTCTACCTCATCCCAACAGATAATACTTCCGTAGGGGTCGTAACCGAGGAGTGAATATCCTTTCTCCATTCCGTAATGGAACAAGGACTTCAAGAAGGGGTTAGAGAAATCATCCTCTACCTTTTTATCGAAATCCTCGGTACAGAACTTCTTCAAGTCCTCAAAGCATCGAATATTGTATTCGAAATAGAGGTGTGCTGGGAAGTCATAGTACATGTCGTAGCAGCAAATCATCTTATCAAGATTCACCAAGCCACAATACTTCTGGAGGAGGCCATGATTCTTGAGCCAGTTGACTACGGTATCAGAACCGCCTTCTTTCTCGTACATAATGAATTCCAAGACACTCTGTTGCGGACCCTCAATGGGATGAACAATTTTCTTTTTGAGGTTCTGTGCCTTCTCAATCTGAGTTTTTGCATAACCCATGAAAGATCCGAAACACTTCTTCGTTACGAACTGATCTCTTTTGGAGAGAATAATGTCCATAACGGGATGCTTATAGAGGATCTTGTCTTCAGGGACATACAGTGACTCTAAGACGTTTGGATTTGACTTAATGAGAAGATCCATGAACTTCCTCAATGAGAACCACGAATCGTCGTTCGTCGCATCATGAACGTCCTCTGGGAATTCTAGGCCATGTCCGAGAAGAGTGTCATGGGGTTCTATGTAGACACCTCCATGGTCTTCATCCGATTCTGGCCGATCCAGTCCATACAACTTACTTCCTCTTACATACTCATACAAGAGAAGTCCTTTCTCTCTAAGATACTGAAAGTCAATCTTTCTCTTTAGGGGTTCCATTTTAATGATGTGAGTCATATTGCTTAATAAATTCTTCTAAGTATGATGTTACATCCTTATTCGTCTTCTGTTTATCTTTAGGAATCAAGTGGGCCTTAGCGAAGACTTGTTTAGTCCATCCATTCTCATGGCCGTGATTGTTTCCTATCTTGACTCCCTTCTCTCTATCGATCGCATATACTTTATGAGTATAACAATTTCCGTGAACCTTGGCGAAAACAATATCACCTTCCTCCAGAGAATATAGCTCTTCCTCGTCCTTTATGGGGACTAGAATAACCGGTTCTCTAGATTTCAGGATAGGCTCCATTGAATTGCCCGGCTCTCTACTAACGATAATTTCTCCGTTTTGGAGTCGTTCAATTTTATTTTGTACGTAATTCATATTCACCAATAAGGATTATAGAAAAGAAAAGGAGTACTTTTAATACTCCTTTCTAAAATCTTTATCAAAATAGTCGATCCTGTGGATCAATTCTCTCCATTTCTCCCTCATGGTCTCCTCATTATCAGTGCTTTTGAATCTTTCGCTGGCAGACATTCCAGTGTCGTAATACCTGAATATGTAAAGCTCCTTTCTAGGATTCCAGCTTTCTTCGTTTTTATCCGTCCTGTCTAAGTCATATTCGATACGAACCTGTATACTTTGATGACGATCCTTTGTTACCATATTCTCATATCTTTTTTCTAACATGAGAAAGGCTCTTTTAACAACGTCATCAAAGCTCCACCCAAGCTCTACTTTATCGTGAGACTCATTTACTCCTTTATCAGGAGCAGGTAGTGGTGGAGTAGCTTCCTCTTTTTCTTTTGGCTTAGGAAGTGCTATTTCTTTTGCTAATAATTCCTTCTTGTAGGGACAGGTCTCACTTGGACATAAGTGTTTACAGAATGCTTTAAAAAGTCCCATTCTTATTGAACCCAAACTTCTTCATCATAGTAACCTTTATCCAGAGCGTTCAGGAAGAATCTGATTTCCTTTGAGGCACGACAGGGTGTGAAATTGTTAGTATCAACACCTACATCGAGTCCGAAAGGTTTGATTCTCTGACGTCCATGAATATGTCCAAAAAGCGCACACTTAGTACCAAACTTAAGTCTGGCATTGTTCGTAGCTATAGGTTCGTGGCCTAGAGTGATCTTTTGACTATCCTTGAAAGACGTATAGAGATCCGTCTCGAAAGGTTCATCTGAGAACTGATCGAATCCTTTCTCACAAAGAATCTCTCCATACCTCTTAACGTCTCCGTCATATTTCTCCTGGATATCTTTCTTTTCGTAGTTCCCTAAGACTAGAAGAATCTGTCCATTGAGGTACTTCACCATATCTAAGTTACCGAAGTCTCCTAGGTGATAAACTTTGGAGTTAGGACGTACAACCTGATTCCATTTCTCGATCATGGTCCAGTCCATCTCTTCAACATTCTTGAATGGTCGAACACTCAACTCTAAGGTTCGCTCTGAGCCGAAATGCGTATCGCTCGTGAAGAACGTGTTAACACTTCTGTCAGTGGTTTCTAGGTCAGACTTAATTCGTTCTTTTAACTCTTTAATACAGTCTTCAAGATTATCGTGGACTGCATATAAGCCAGAATTAGCTAACCTATACTCCTCAGCCTTGTGAACTAAGTACCTTCGAGTATGAATCTCTGGGTGGATACCGAGAATAATTCTCTTTCCACGAGCCAGGTTTTCCATGAGCTCGATCTTTGTGGTCTGAGCATAATCTCGTCCCTCTATCTTTTCTTCCTCGGGTGGAATCCAGAATAGAACGTAGTCACTAACCCTAAGAGCCTTGGTTTCCCAATCTACCTGTTCATTCCAGTCGAAGGTTGATTTATCTAGGGATTCTCGACGAGGGCTTATAACAGTTACTCCTTCACCGAGATCAGGTACATCATTCTTTTGCCAATCATGAACCCCTTGAATAGGTCCTGCTAAGAAGACATAAATACTGTCTTTCTTCTGACCTGGGATAATTGGATTTGGCGCTTGAATAAATCTACTCATGCGTGTATGAATATATCTGTCTTTTCAACACCAGCCTGACCAGACTCAATACCATCCAAGGTAATCTTGAAATCCAAGGGCTCATCACGATTCTGTACCTTCTCAATGAGCTGATCCAGCGTGAGATCTGTGTCCAGGATGAATGGAATTACTCCATTGGTACCTACGATCTTACATTTCTCTAGGGTCAGAAGCTTGTTACCGTCCAGGAAGTCAAAGAGACTCTTGAAGTCAGTAGCATGAGTGTTAACGTGATTTACGAACGCCTTCATAGCATCGTCTTCCGTTGCAGCTTCTACAACAACTGATGGCATTTTATCCATCACATAAAACATTGCGAATAATTGTTTCTTTTGATTATCCATATCTATAATTCTTGATAATATCTTCTCCGCTATATACTTTATATTCTACACCATTAAGGCGATAAACTCTTTTTGGTACTAGAACCTGAAGATTCTTGACTGTGAACTCTACTATTTTAGGGTCCTCAAAGAAGGCAACCTTTCTTTTTAAGAGCTCAACTGTTGGGAACTTATTTGTTCCTAAGTTTGCAAAGAGTAGGGTATTCTTCCAAGTGTCGGGATCTAAGAGAATCAGGGAGGCGATTTCCTTCCATGCATTGACCTTAGTAGGGCTGTCCATGACAATTCCGGTCCAAAGAGGGTCTCGCCTAATTCCTATTTCGCTTGTCCTACAACTAAAGTACACCGTATCTAATCACGTTTTTAAAGTCATTCCAGTTTCGTGTGCCGGTCATCATGAATGCATAATAAGCACACTCTTCAAAGTCCTTGCACCACTCATCTAGGTTTGCATTGATTTCAATCCATTCCCAGGCAGTATCGCTGACCTTGATTCTGGGTTTACTTCTTCTCCAAGATTCGACGTCTTGGAACCCAGCTCTCATAGCTCTAGCCTCTGGAGATGTGTTTCCATAGTACATTCTAGAGAAGCCATTGAGCTTAGCTTTAACACCATCCATGCCTCGAACTGTGGAAGGATCAATCTCATCCTTCACGAAGTCTCCGGATTTTGTCTTACTACACTTATAGATAGGTCCATAAGCCTCAATGACACGAGCAAAATCTCTACCTATCATTACATAATCTGCTCCCAGGGCAATGGCTTTAATGATATCAGAGGGACATGTTATTCCTCCATCAGCCACAATCTTAACTTGCTTTGGGAGAGTTATGCCTCCTGTCTTCTTGAAATTCTTAATGCCCTCAAGGAGAGATGCCATTGGGTAGTGGAATCCATACTTCCCACGATCTACTTGTGAGCCAGAAGCTATCCCAACGCGCATATAGTCAAAACCAGCGCGAGCATATTGAGAGTATACTTCTGGAGTACCTATGTTACCGCCCATGACGATGACCTGTGCGCCATACATCCTCTTAAGATCTCCACATAGGTTGATTAGTCCTTGGTCATGTCCATTCCCCGAATCTATGCAGATATGGTACTGAGTATTTCCTCCAATCCTATTACGATTCAAGAACTCTGCTTTGACTTCGTTCATGGAGAATGCACAGAATACCCACTGACATAGTTCGAGTCTTTCCGTGAGGGGATCACAGGCAGGGATAACGGGCTTAATTCCATGATCAACAAAGTCCTTTATATTCTCTTTACCAATAATGGCTGAACTAGGACTTGTGAAGATAGGTAGGGTTCTAGCATATCCCGTCTGGTCATTTGGATCTGTTACTGAATAATCGGCCGTATTACCTAAGTGGCCATTGTTTGTAACGCTTGGAATAAGCGTAATGTCTTCTAATTCGTAATAATTTTCCATAATTCATTTGTAAGGAAAAGGATGACCGTTTTAGTCATCCTCATCTCTTGTTACATGTTGCTTCATCCATTTACTCATATCTACTCGGTCATCTGGGAAATGAGCACTCCAACCTTGTCTGGCGATCTCTATAACAAAAACCTTTCCATCATCTCCATGTTGATTCAGGATTGAATAGATGTAGTCTCGTACGTAATCTTTGTTTCGTTTACTTCTGAGACCCCAGGTTGTTTTTGTCAAGGCAAGTGCGGAACTTCCTTTCTCTTGTCCGAGACGAGTAAGACCATCTACGACAGCTTCAAACTTTTCTTTTAAGTTCTTTGCTTTATCGATCGAGAATGTTACTATGTATGTCTCCATCTCTCTTTACTTGGTATCTAATATTAATTGCCATTCGGGATCTTCTGGACTACCAGTAAGCTCTTCTGCACTGGCTATTACTAGAGCACATGTTTGTACCTCCCACTTGTAGTACTTGTTGTATAGTTCGGTAATAGCTGCATCTAGTTCCGGAGTCATTGGTCCATATACATAGACCCAATCTGCATCAGTCCACCCTTCGTATTCATCTTCGTAAAATCCATCTTCACTTACGTAGACAAATCGATTTTCAGGGAACTTAGACTTTAGATCTTCCTGAATATGTTTCTTAATCCATCTCTTTGTCCAAAATCTATCGACCCAATGTGGTGTTCTTTTTCTTCCCATCGTATGGCTAAAAAGTAATCCCGACCTCTGAGAGACCGGGACCACACAACACAAGTAGTTTAATCCTCTTCCACAGGAGGCTGATCATCTGCCTTCGGAGCCTCCTCAGCGGCAGGGGCTGCATCAGATTTGGAGATTTCATCCAGTGCCTCGTTGAGCTTCGTTGAGAAGACGCCAGCAATGGTCTTGCTGTAATCAACGGCCTTCTTCAGACGGTTCTGGGCATCGATGGTCTGCTTGATCTCCTCGATCTTATCCGACTCCAGGAGAGCATCAACCTTCTCCTTCAGCTTGTTCAAGCTCTCATTCTCACCGAGGGCCTTCTTGAGGTCACTATAACCCCAGCGAAGCTTCTCCTTCAGGTCGGCGATAGTCTCTTCAGTTTTAGACTTCTTGCCGATCTCGTCCAGGATGTCAACAATCTGAGCATGAGAGAGATCCGGATTCTTGCGAATCGTGTCGATGGCGATGTCCACCTTTTCCTCGTAGGTCTTCGGACGAAGATCATCTTTTACTTCGTTTACTAACTCGGTAGCTGCATCTTTTACTGCTGCTCCAATGCTGTTAAGTTTCTCGTTAATTGTTGTCCAATTCATAATTAATGGGTTTTAAAATTACTCATTAATAAGGAAAAGAAAGGGGAGGAGTAATTCCTCGCGCCGTGAGTCATCAGAGTCTTTAATGCAAAACAAGTCATTGATTGGCGGCGATACCCATTCTCTCTCCCCATAATAGAAGGCCGCCTTCGGAAAAATCTAAACTTATGGCAGGACAGCGACCTCCTTGTCAATGTTAAGGGTTTTAGGGGAAGGAGGAAAAAAAATAAAACGTCAACTTTCCATTAACCTTAGTCAGTCACTATGCAGCGGCTAACTTTAGTCATTGGTCTGTATCCGTGTTATGTCTTGGTTGTGGAACCTATTACTCCTTAGGATTCCTAGTGAGTAATGATTTACGTAGGTTTCTTTGATTTTCATCACCTACTACCACAGTAATTTGTAACTTAGTATACCTGATTCCAACAGGTTCCTCTTCAGAAGCAAGTTCCAAAGTGTGCTGGCCCATATACACCAATCAAGTTATCGTGTTTGGGGCACTTAAAGGTGCGACTAGACATCCCACCTCTCCTTCACACCATCAGTCTTAAACACTGCGCTGCTTTAAGTGCCTGTATCGTTATAAAAGTGTTTTAATGTTCTACTACCGTGTCGCCCTTGGGGAAGTAGGTTAGTAGGGCAACTGACTTTTGACATCCTACACCCTCGATAATAGAACATTAAAGGTTGTTTTTGTTGTGTTAATCGGTTTTAGAGTATCCTCTTTCGGGCGATTATTCTCGTCCTAGTGACTTCATCAATTTTCTGGGCTGTGATGTCATCACTAGAGGTTGCTCTAATTTAGTTTGTTGTTTTGTGTTATAATATAAATTTCAGGTTATGAAGTGTTGGTATATGTTCAGGGTCTATGCAGATCCTGTTCCGGCCTAGCCCTTCAAGTGAAAGAGCTCTCAATCACTAGAGGGGTTCTGCCAGACCATATAACAACATTAGTTCACAGTTATAAGATTTTCAGGGGATTGGTCCAAGATAGTTGGTTGCATCGTGTATAGATACATGTTTTGTTCCTTTCTCTTTTGCAATCTTTAATCGCAGGAGGACACCAATCACACGATCAGTGTCGTTCCCGTAATCCTGATCTATCTCACCTGTAAGGAAATCAAGCTTTTCCTTGACGTCCTCAATCATAAGATTTTCAGGGGCCTTCTCTGGGTAGAGGTCTGTATTGTAGGTTAGTCCACATACCGGACACTTGAATTGTCCAAAGGAGTAACCATCAAGATCCTCTAGCATCCCATGGAAGGTTTCTTTCCTAGTGATACTAATATTTGTCTCTCCCCCACAGATGGGGCATTCAACCTTCTTATTATTCATATTCGATAATAAGGATATCGTCTTTGGCGTCTCTCGTTAGTGAGGAAGATAGCCTGACCGAATAATCCTATGAAGGACAGTACCACGACCGTCCAGAGTATAGTGGATCTTTGTCCACTCGTCAGGAAGGACTTAATATAGTCAAAGTCATGGAAAGGCTTACGATTCCACATGGATAAGTTTCCCTCAATCCAGTAAGATAACTTTTCTAAGTCAAACCTCGGATTAGACAAGAGAAATTCTTTACACTGAATGTCCATGGTGATGTCGTCTTGCCAAGAGAAGCACCTAGCCCATCTAATGGAATCTCTTGAATCCTTTCCGATACAAACTACGAACTCATTCTTATTGCCTCCCTGCCAATAGGCTCGTTGGTCTTCACTAATGGAAGCTCCTTTCTCCCAAGGCCAGACTAAGACGAACACATGAATCTGCTTGTTCATCCCGTAATAGGCATTGATGAAGTTAAATCTTTGAGTGTCGTAATGAGAGGCCTTGATTCCAATGATTGGTGAATTCTTTGCGGTAGGATAATCGTAGAGACCTAGTTCTTTCGCTTCCTCCTTGGAGACTTCTCTTAAGCGGAAAGCACTTTGACTTCCTAAGAGTCGATTTTCATAGGAGTGAGTCGTGGTGAAGGTTTCACAGGTCTGCCAGGATCCATCCCAATCGTACTCTTGTGCATCACCATCTATTCGATAGTAGTTTCGATGCATATCAATGAACCTCATTGGTGTACCCCATCTTCTTCTAAGTTCCTCGAACTCCTCTCGATCAATATAAATGTCATCACCTTTATTGTCATATTTCAGCCATCTCTCTGGGTGATATTCTCGATAGGAACAATCATAGGTCTCGGTTCTGTACTTAGTGTTTCCTTTGCTGTCAGTTCCATCGGGAACTTCTCTAGTACAAGTCCTATGAATCCACTCATCCCATTCGTCGGTATGGCGGATCTTTGTGATGTAGTAAGAGAGGTATTCAGTATCACTGAAGTTACTGTGCCTCATTCCCAGAGACATCCCCAGCACGATCAAACCTATAATAAAGGTTGGAGCTAAGCCAATCACAATAATTGATCCTAAGGTATGATCCTGATGAATATGGTTTCCTTGGTATAAGTAATAAACTAATACTCCTGATAATACGAAAGGAATTAATAATACTAATGCTTCCATATAAAAATCCCCATGACCCGTTTCCAGGCCACAGGGCTTTGTTTTATGTTAATGAAGTGTTGCCTTGTTGGTTATTACCATTGTTGTCCATAAACCACATAGCAACGACCATAGCTATAAATATCGCAAGATAGAATCCCCAATCAATTGAAGAGATCGACATTGTCGTCTACTTTAGAGTCCATTACGCTCTTTGTAGTAGTTGAGGAGATAACCTCCCACTCGAGTTTCTTTCGTCCTCCTAAGAACCACTTAGAGGGAACGACGTCAAGCATGTTGTTGTGCTCTCGAACAATGTCTATGATCTTAGTCTGCGCATTCAAGAACTTCTGGCGTTCCACTTCAATAGCTACTGATAGGTCTTTGTACAAGTCTGCCGTAAACTGAGGATTAGACTCCTGAATCCAATTCATCAGGACACCATCATTCTTGTCATACCTAGCGGAAGTGATGTGAGTATAGATGCTGTCAAATTGAGCAGCATACTCCTTACTTACACCAGCCTTCTGTTGAATTGTTTTCCACATGTTGTCGTGGACAGCCTCAATCTTAGACTTCTGAGACTCAAACTCGTTAACGTACCGAACTTCATCATTCTGATAACCCCAGGCAGTAGCCATAGTGATAACAGCGAAAACAATGATTCCGGCAAGGGCGATTAACCCAATCAATAATTTCTTACTCATCTTCTTTTAAATTTTCTTGGACGATCAAACTTACGAATATCTGCTCTCAACTTATTCTGAATCTCATACTTAAGCTCGGGAATGAGAATACTTGTATCAACATCCCAGACATAAGTCTTGTGCTGGTTTCCATGAGTACCAAGGACCTCGATCTTATACAAGTTCTTTTCCTTCTCCTCATCATAACCAACCAAGTTAATTCTAAGCTTATCAGCATACCAGAACTCACCGTTTCCGATGGATTCTAGATAAATACGACCCTCTAGGCCGGTGTCAATGTCTATGACCTCTCCTATCTTTCCTTCCTGGTTGAAGTAGTTGATAAGATTTCTAGTCACATCTTTGTCGATGCCTACCATGGCTCTGGCATAAGCATCTCTAATGTTTCCCATCTTCTTTCGAAGATCAATTAGGACATACTTTCTGTCTTCGTTTTTTCTGAACATATATACGATTTATAACTAACATGTTCGTGGAACTTTGATCCACCTTTCTTTTGTCTGGCTCCCTTCGATTGGTATTTATCCCATCTCTGGTAAAGACAACCATCCTTCTTTGAGACATGTTGTTTTAAAGTCACAAGTCGGAAATACCAGGCAACGGCTATTCTCCACTTCCTGATCTTACCACTACCCGTCTCAAAGGAGAATTCAATTTCCGGAGGAGTTCCCTTCAGGTATCTTATTCCTACCTTCATTCTTTCTGATTATGATAAGTTCATTTTCACCGTAATTAAGGAGGAGAGTCCCAAGTTCTCCTAAGACGCTCTGTCCCAAGAGGTTAGGTGACTCTACGCTCCTTCCGACGAAGACTTTCACACCATGGACAAGTATATTGCCAACGGAAAGTGAATCCACGGTAACTACGGCCTTCGTATGTTCAAAGCCATCAGCATTTACAGTCACGACGGAGTCCTCATCAAGAGTGGTCTCCTTAATGAAACCATTTCTCAGGAGGAAAGCATACTCTGCACGTCCAATCTGAACGTCACTACAGCCCGTGTCAAGGATGAACTTTGTTGGAACACCATTAACGTGGACTAGGAGATACGCCGTTCGACCTTCTACCGTGAGAGGCACACGAATCGTATCAAGCGGACTCTGTATTGTTGCGACAGGTTCCACTTTCACTGTGTCTGTAACAGTAGAGTCTTTCTTAGTTCCGAAGTGATCTTGGATAAACTGCATACTCTGCTGTGGCCAAGTAGTCATTATAAACGCTATACAACCTATTATAATAAATAGGATCAACCAAAATTTAATGTGATAATTTTTCTTTTTACCGTATTTCATATCTACACATAAGGCTTTTCCCTCGGACGAAAAGAAAAAGAGTCCAAGTCAATTCGCTTGTCTCTCTTTCTATCGTATTTCTTCTTGTCCTTGTAAACTCGGTTCATGGCTACCCACTTACCATCATTTCTCTCAAGTTCCTCATCACGGGCAATCATTCTCAGTATCTTATACTGGTCATTGCTCTTAGTTGGTTTGCTCTTTTTCATTTTCTTGTTGCTGTTGAGCTTTAACCCTGGCCGCCCAGGCTGCTGCTCGTTGTCTTTGTAGTTCTTCGGCCTTTTCTTTTTCATGCATCAATGAATCTCTGACTTCTCTTTTGCCTCTTGCCCATCCACGAGACTCAGCAAAGATGACTTGCTGTTCCATGGAATCTTCTATCTCGTACTTAACTTTTCCTACCATATCCTCTGCCATTCTAGCCTTCGAATAGAAATATACACTAGGGAAGAATCCGACAAGTATGATAATAGCTACTTCTACAGCGAGACCCAAACATGGAATCTTTACACGGAAATAAGCTAGGTATACGAAACATTCTTTAATGAATAGGACAAGGTTCTTTATAAAAAGCCATATAGATTTCAATATCATCCTGCCTCTTGTTTTTACTTTTGTTGACTTTAATACGTCGTCAATGTGCTGTTGAATTATTTCTTTACTTTCCATCAGCTATAAGGCAGTGAAGGAAAGGAAAGGACCTATTAATATAGATCCTCATCCCCGAATGCAATATTCGGTGTTGTTTATTGAAAGAACACATACGAGCTATGGACTTTTGACAACACTTTATACTTCTGCATTCTGTTCATCTGTTAATGCTAGTAATGGCAGAAACAGAATTTGTGACCAACTTTGTGTTCGTAGTGAACTGCTGCAGGTCCCTTGCTCCTGCATATGACATCGCTGATCGTAGGTAATCTGTGAAATTCTCGACCCAAGCCTGCATGGTATACTCAACATCAAGTGTTGTTTCAATGCCCTCGCTCGTATGAGTCTTTTTACCGTTCATGGCTAACTGGCCACGTTTGGAAGCCATGCCATAGAACGTCTTCTTGATAGTGACCGGCCCGAGAAGGGTATTATCATCCTTCCACGCCATAAACTCGCCACTACCAAAGGTAACCCTATAGGTACCCATGAATTTCGTTAGATCATCTTGTTGTTGTTTGTCCTCGGGATCAACCCAAGAGACGGTTCCGGGAGCTGCGCTTTCTAGCATCTTAGTGAAGACAGAGCCAATCATGACTCGATCCGCACCCAAGGCTAAAGCTTTGATGGCGTCACTATATCCACGTACTCCTCCATCAGCCACTATGAGCGGAGTAGTATGGACCAATTGACCGCCTTCAGTTAACAGCCGCTTCTTAATGGAAGAAATCTCATTCAGGAGAGATGCCATAGGATATCCTACCCCAGTATTGGAAGAGGTTATGCAACCACGACCAACCCCTATACCGACTCGTACGTAATCGGCACAAGCTCTAGCGGCCGCTAGATAGGTTTCGGGATTCGCTATGTTCCCTACCATGACAATAAGATTCTTCGTCTGGGCCTTGGCTGAACGGACTAGGTTGTATAACTTTTCCATATGACCGTTCGCTATGTCAATGAGGACACGGAAGAACTTTCCATCCCATCCGTCCCAGATTGACTTTACGAAATACTCCTCAAACTCTCCCAACGACATAGCCACCCAATACCCAAGACTGAGTAATTGGAGACGATCTGTAAGGGATTCCGTTCGAGGGATGATCGGTGTTATACCCTGAGCGACCCAGAGATCCATATTATTAATCCCAATAACCGAATCCATCGGTGCCGTGAAGAGAGGAAGTTTATTAGTTCCTTCCTCTACGTAGGGATTGCAGTCTTTTCTTGAATCAATGGGGCTGACTGCTGCCGGTACAATTGAAACATCTTTATAGGAAAATTTCAATTCTGTATCTAACATAACTTGTTCTTTATATTATATTTTATTTTCCATATATAAGTAAAATAGAGGGACCGAAACGCGTTTCCTTGATTTCAAAGACCTTATTGATGACTATGAAAGATAAAATAGTAGAAATCATTGAAAAAATTAGGTGTTATCCTTTTAGTGATAACAGTATTGATTATGCAGAAAAAGAACTCCTGAATGAGTTGGAATGGGGTTGGACTTGGGAAGTAAAGAATTCCCTGAAACGACTAGAGGAACTTTACCAATTCGGAACAAGTTTCGATACCTCTCTGGAAGGGGATGTAGAGAAAATTAATAAGTGGGATAAGAAATATGATCAGCTAATGGACGACATATGTGATCGCTCACAGAGGTGGTATAGGAAATACGCCGAGGAGATGACCGATCATAAGAGACCCATCCTCCCCTTTGATAAATGGGTTGTTGCGACCGATGAGGAACAAGCTATCTTCACAGAAAAGGAGAGGTTTATTATGGAGAGGGAACTTAGGTTTAGGTTAATCTCTCAAACTTTAAAAGTACGTAACCTAATGCATGAAGAAGATACTCAGGTAACTAGAATGATTGGTCTTCGGGAGATTCAACCTTATGGTATGTTTCATATCCTGGTGGGGGAAGGTGACGAACCTGAAACTGATTATGAGAATATGTATGCCTTCATAGAGGATCTTCGACCGATTCTCTGGCCCATGTCTTGCTTGACTGAATGGGTGACTGTTGGAGGAAAGAAGGTGTGCTGGTTATATGAGATGAAGAAGCATCTTTTCGGCCCAAAGAAGGTGGAAAACATAATCCCAGAGAGCGGTAGTGTATGTGTTCAGTTCTTTGACAACACCTGTCAGTTCCTCGACCCACGTCGTATTAGTATAGAAGATGTTAATTTCATGTACGAGCATGACATTGATTGTAATGGGTTGATCCCTAAAGGGTTAGCTATGAACGCACTAGAGGAGAAAGTTTATGAGTAAAGTAAGTGAGGCTTGGTACTTCGGAAACAGAGAATATTTAAGTGAGGAAGTTGAAAAGAACGCCCTTGACTTCGAAAAACTAATTGACCCTAAGCTCTGGGAAGAAGATGATGAAGCTGACACCAATGTAACTGGTTGGGGCACAGTTACTCTGGACTTCTATGTTCCTGATAATGGGCTAGTATCGGCGGAGGTCGGCAAGACAAAAGTTGGTTATTTTACGGACTTCGATCACGGAATTAATTATGGGTCAGACGGATTTGATTGGCCTGATCATACAAAAGTAAGCGACGAAATGTTAGAATGGTTTTTGAAAGGAAAGAATAAGAAGATGGAAGAAGAAAAAGAATTCCTCAAGCAGAGAGCAATTTTCTGTGGTCTACCCAACGTTTGGGTTATGTATAAAGATACTCCATACCTTGTCTTTGGATATGGGGCTGGAAGACTAGAACTCTTGACTAGTCCGCTTAGTTCGTGCACATACCCAGAAGCTCCTCTTATCAAAGAAGTTCAAGTTATCCTAAGAAAAGAGGAAGACCTAAACGAAGAGGAAAAGAAAGAGTATGCTAAGATTGGTATGACTGACGAGCTTGAGGACTGGATGAATATACATTGTGTGGATCATCGAGACTTAATTTCACGGGGCTGGGCCGTTGATGCTGTTAGTCTAGGAGACAAGAACCCGTATAAATACGGAGTATGCTTTGGAGGCTTGATATAATACATATCGAAGTAAACGATTGGGATCCGACCGACAAAGAAAAAGAGTTAATAGAATACATAGAAGAGCAGGGCAAAGAGAATGACGGCTATAACTACTGTTGGACTATGTACGACATGGCTCAATACTACTTAATAACTACAACAAAGAGGTGGTTAATGGAACATGGATTTGAATCCTTGATTTCTCATGCTGCCGATTGGGGTTATCACTTATATTCACTCAGAATGTATCCCACTAAATTTACGGGAGAATTCTTAGATGGATTTGATAACGAGATTTATGCTGGGAAGGAAGAGATAAATAAGTGCCTCCTGAGAGGGATAGAATTAGGATATCGTAAAAAGAAATGATATCCTTTTCTTTTTCTTATAGGTGATATGATATATAAATTTAGAATAAAACCAGAGTTAATGTGGTGGAGGTCTGGAAAAGATTATGCAACAGACAATCCACGTGACCTCTGGGAAGTAACTAATTATTTAATCGAAAGATCATTGAAAGAGTTTTTCGAATATAGGCCAATGACACTTACAGCCAAATATGAGATGGAACGTACTATAGAAGTAGCCATCGAAAAGTGCATACGAGGATATACAGGTAAATGTTCTATTGAACCTGATTGGTTTGTACACCTAGTGGGAAGTTGGTATCCTGAAGCACTTTCAAATTATGGTGGGAGTATGGACTTGGTTATCTATAAGCCGGAGGAGTTAAAAGTAATCATCAACTCTCTGATGGTGGCGAAGTACATGCAGAAACTCTTATAGGTGTATGGAAGAAAAGAAAATAAAAGACCTAGAAAAAGAACTACGAGAAGTAGACGAAAGAAGAAAAGAAATCATTAAAGAAATGGCTGATCTCAGAGCTAAGATTGCTACTAAGAAGTTTAAAGATATGATAGGAGGGTGTTATAAGCATCCTAACTATTACTGTGGCAGTCCGAGGTCAGAGCATTGGTACATATACTCAAGAATAACTGGTATCTCTGGGATGGATTCTCTAGGGGATCCGATCTACGTGACGGAATCTATTCAGAAGACTTGTGATGGAAGGATTGAATATAACCCGAATAATCATGAGACTATGAATAGTAATGACGTGGGTGGTTGGATCAAGATATCCTTTGAAGAGTTTATGAAAGCAAGAACAGAAATCTTATGCTTGACTTAAATTATAGGAACACAAACCCTGGGGACCTGGTACAGGGGAAGAAAACAGGAACACTCCTCAGAGTCTTGAGGGTTGAGAAGGATGGCCTTTTCGTGGAGGGTTTCAAACAGAAAATTCAATACGAAGACGTAGAACCTTTCTGGATCTATCCCATTGAGAGGGTTGAAGCCCTAAAAGATATAATCATGGCTGACCCAAGAGAAGACATCGATGGAAAAGGAGATAAGAAGTATGAGTTCTGGTTTGGGGATTATAAAGTTTTAACTTTCATGAAGTCGGTAGGTAATAAGGTTAGTGCTTCATGGAGAGAATATCTCCAGACGCCTACCAACCTAGATATTACCACAGATCGTTTCAGTGATGTTCAAAGGATGTTCTTTGAGGCAAGTGATGGGTACAGAGAACTACCACTTACCCTTCCAAAACTACCAACCTTAAAGTGGAGGTGTTTGGGTTGTGGTCGAGTAATGGCTGAGCCTGGACCTCATAGATGTGGTAGTAACTTCCAAAAACATCACTTGACTTGGGAAAATTTGATACTATAGGGGACGTAAAACACGTCCTTTTTCTTTTCACTCCCTTACCTCTGAAATGAGATTTAATTTAATTTATAAAAGAATTAAAGATACAGATCCAATAGAGATTCCTAGTCTGGTGAGGGATGATGAAGGAGGAGCATTATCAGGACCAGAAGCTTATAAAGCATTCTGGAAAGCCTATAATGAAACTCAACGCACCATAAACGCGCTGATATATCAGTTAGAGATGGTACGTGACTCACTTAACAAGGAATCTAATCAAACAAATAATATATGCTAATCCGGATAACAAATCAGAAACTGATTCGTGATGCACTGAATAGATTAGCAGACTTAATGTACGAAACTAATGGACACTACCTCAGGAAGGTTCTTTACGTGGACGATTACTTGTATCTAGGGCGACACGGTAATAATCTGAAGTACTCTGATAGGTTGGGCATAGTATGTGTAAAAGCATGGCAGAAAAATTGGAGAGAAGGTTACTTCTTAATGAAAGAATTAGCGACCGTCTTAAATTCTCAAACCCTCGCTCTACCTTTCGAAGAAGTTCAGAAAAGAATCTGGCAGGAAGCTGTTAATAAACCTTCTAATGTAGATTACCTAGAGTACTTAGATAATGCTTACATAACTGTTATGAAGTTTAATAGCATTGTGTTCAATTGGTTTTGGGCTAACTTTTTACATCACTGGGACAATGTTGTGGCAGCCTATAGAAAGAAAACCTGATGTTGTTATATCTATGGGGAGGTCCTATGTAGAGGATTTCCTCGCCTCAAAAAGAAAGATGAGCGAACAAATTCCCTCCTGGACAACAATAGCTAGGTGGAGAGGTCATCCCGGAAGGGGGATAAGAGATTTTGGTTTAAATATAACAGATGCTCCTTTTACGAGAGAACTCTTACATGACTGGTGGGTACATGGAATCGTATCAAACCAGTGGAGAGGTGTCGATGGTACAAAAGCTTTGGAATTATTACCAAACAAAACTATTCATGACGCACTCCGTGAATTTATCTACCCAGAAGTGAGTGGTGATTGGAGTGCTAGAGAGGAAAGAGAGGAGAAAGCTTTTGCGTTAGCAATTGTTAGGATAGACTCTCTATGGACTAAGTTTTGTGAATATTTTATAATTAGAAGATTAATATATGATAGAGTACAAAGAAGGGAACATTTTCACATCTCTAGCGCAGACTATTACTAATACAGTAAACCTGATGGGAGTCATGGGAGCTGGCTTGGCGTTAGTCCATAAAGCCATATTTCCAAGGATGTATCAAACCTACAGGGACTACTGTAAGGCTGGTCAATTTAAAGCAGGTCAGCTTTGGGTATGGGATCAGTCCTGGAAATGGCAGGTCTTAAACTTCCCGACGAAACGACATTGGCGTGATTGGTCAGAGATCCCTCTCATCGAAATGGGACTAATGAACTTAGTGAGAACGTATCAGGAGAGAGGAATAACTTCTCTGGCAATACCACTCCTGGGTTGTCAGAATGGTCACCTGAAAGAGAAGGATGTACTGCCAGTCATGGAGAAGTGGTTAGGACAGATGAATATCCCCGTAGAAATATGGAGACGAAATCCTGATGCCCCAAATCCAATCTGGAATGAGCTTAAGTTTAAGTGTTCGGCAGGGAAGACAACTTTCGAGAGAATAGTTCTGGAATGTGAATCTTTCGAGGACTTGGTTAAACGACCAGGTATAGGAAGAGACTCTTGGGCTAAGGAAACAGGTAAAATACTAGGGATAGAGAAAGATGATATTCAGAATTAATAATGATATATCTGACCTTGTCGGTTGGTATAACGGAATACCTGTCATCCGAGTAGATCGAAGGGAATTGAAAAGAAAATATCTGACCTTCTTGACGATGCGAGATTTATTCGGAGTTCAGTTTATATGAAGTGGAAATTGAAAACGATAATTGCATCTTGGAAAGGGAAACAGCCCGTATTCCATGCAGAAAGATTTCCATTTCGTTTCTGGAATGAAATTTGGTTACCGGGATGATTTGGAAAATAAATCAAACAGAAGAAATTGGGTACTCTATAACCCATGATAGACCTGTCTATAATTTTAGAAGGGAATATGGCCAAACAACTAGTAGCAATATATCTGATTGGTTTAAAGAATGGTATGGGAAGTTAAAAATACTAGAAGGAAACTTAGAGTAACTGTTAAGATACCTTTTGGCAAAGTATCATCCAATGGGATAATATATAACAGTGAAGCTCTTCTTGAAGCGATCAAAAGCTGTAATGGCCTAGGAGAGATAACTCATAAAAGTTCTGACGGACTATGGTTTGGAGTATAAGCCAAGAGGTATTGTTTAGTGAAACCGTCGATAGATTCATGGGAGAATGGCAGAAAATACTTAGAGCGAGTATGCGTGCCTTCAGTGCTTCCATGACAGTTGACTTGAATCCAAAGAATATAAACTATGTCACGAAGACTTCGACAGGAACGTGGATTCCAAGTCAGTATGACATAGATACGACTTTGGGAAATAACAATATAGGATATTCGACATGACTTGGGAAGTAAATGCGATACTGTTTAGTAGGAAAGTTGATAGATTCTCTACTAAATTTAGAAGCTCTTTCCGAAAGGCAATGATGCTTTCCTACATGTATGGTGGGGATGGACATGTCGTATTTGATTACGAAACAGCAGGATGGAGTGGAAGTTAGCGAAACTAGGAATGCCTAAGCGTTTTTATGATAAGTTAGTCAGAGATGGGAATATAATATTTGCTCCCTACATGCCACTAACTAGTACGCCAACCATAGGCAACTTCAGCAATCCCGCGCAAACCGTAAATACCAAATATTATTGTGCGGATACTACTATCTGGTCTTCTAAGAAGATACATACTATCCGTCCCTGCACGCTTGACGAGGGAGGAGATAGTGACGTTAGTGAAACATGACTTGGAACTTTTCAGACACAATGACCATGGCGATAGAACAGAGGGGAAAGATGGGAAGAGGTCCTAAAAGACCTAACCTACTCTACTGTTTTAAGACTTGGGTTGAATTGAAAGAGAAAAATGAAACGCTTTTCAAGGCGTGTGAGAAGGAGCTTTTGAGGAAATGATTTGGAGGATCAATCCAAGAAAACGGACAAGGACTAGTGGTGTGTTTATCTTGACCAAGGATGGACTTAAGCCTATAAACATTCCGAGGACATGGAAATGAAGTGGAATATAGACATAGATATTTCAAAAGTCCTCCGCCTACGGAGATTAGAATTGATGATGTTTGAGTATTACATTAATCATGATCTGGGACGTATTAATCGAAGAAATAGGACTTGCTAAACTAACCATCACTACTTCAACTAAAACAACAACTCATACATGTAAGTTGACGTTAATAACCTCCAGCGATGGTGTTAAACGTTGAAAGAAGATATGAGGTGGGAGTTTAGTGAACTGGTTAATAGATATGTTAGTCCTCCTATCCCAACACTAGATGATATGTCTAACTTAACCTTCTGGGAAAACACCAACAGTAATCTCAGAGATGGGATAAAGGCATACAAACAATTATTACACGTTTACAATGCTTTGGGAGTTAAACCTGATTTTGAAACCCATCCTGTGGTGGGCGAGGGATTCTGAGATTTTCATAGTAGACAGAACCACAGATCCGGTCACCCAAGTAATAGAAGATACAGATGCAGCCTGGAATAGCTATCATGAATATCAAGCAAAGTACGGGACAAGACTCTTTCCAGAGTACCCAAGCAGGAATGACTGGTATTTTGCAGTAGCTATGACTATGCTTGAGAATGGTGATTATAAACTAGAAGTATGCAGTGGGAAATAAGAATAAATCCTAAGAAGTCAGCTAAGATACTAAATGATGAGGTGAGACTGATGGATATGATCCTAGAAGCTGAGAAAACTGGAGTTCGTCCAGACACTCTCTACTTTAAAAATCCTTTCGGCGGAAATAACCTTGATTACTCTCACTTCAAAGACCTACAGTCTTGTAGAGACAGGTGGGACGATGTTGAAGAACTAATCCTTAGGAAAAATGTAGTCATGCATAGTTACGTCGCAACTGTCGGCAGGAACTATGAAGGCTATGTCAAGTTTCTTAAGAGATGGAAATGTGATAGGAGTATAATCTCTGAAGAGAACTTTAATAAGTGGTGTGATGAGGTGGAAAATAGATCAAGCGAAGATGTTTAATATGTACTTTGAATATTTTCGCGATAAGATCTTCAAAGCAGCGAAAATTCCAAAAGAACGTTTTAGTCAATGACTTGGAAGCTCTATGACACCCCAGAAGACAAGGCTAGGTTTGCTTTGTGGAAGTTCTTGAAGGACGAAGCATTTAAGAAGCTATGGAATGGAAACTCACCGACGACCTAGAAGGGAATACTCGTTTGATTCTGAGAAAGTACACTGGGTTGAAACTTACTGATTCAGTGAAGGCTAAAATGGAAGAAGACATAAAGAAAGCCGTTATCACAGAATGGTTAAAAGGCGGGCTTAGTTCGTTATGGTCTGGAAAGTAACTAATGTACTAAGACCACATCAGAAAGAGTTTTTCGGTTGGCTTAAAGGAGAAGTAGAAAAGAAAATGCAGGAATTAATAAAGTTGGGTATCTAATCCCAATTTTATTTTCCTTATTCGTGTATGATTAAAATATTAATTTCAGAATTACAACAGAGAGAGGACAACTTTGCGAAGATGCGCGAGTTGACAACAAAAAACGATGAAATCCGCGATCATGTCGCCTTTCTAGTTAGTCAGACCAACTTGAGAGGCTTGATTGTGGGAAAACTTGGTAAGACTGCCGACTTTGATCCTGAGGTCGATGAGTTTGAGATTATCGGGTATGAGAAGTCAGAGGATGCTAAACAAGTCAGATTTAAAGTCAGCGTTAAAAAGAACGAGATGGACTTAGGTCGAGCAAGAGCAACTATGCTTGATGTTCGTCTGACGGACTGGATTGACTTATGATCTTTCGTCTGAACAAAAAAGCGGCGGACTTATACTACTGGACCATGGGTTATAGGCATAGGAAGGGATTACTTCTCTTACAAGCTAAGCCAGGAGAGCTGTTTAAAGAGTTCTTGGTGGATGACCCAAGGTATTCTCTGAGAGGAATTGCTAAGAGAGTATTAAGGGTTGGGCCATGATTTGGAAAGACGTAGCTTTTACTTATAACTTCATTAACGAGGAATACTTAGCTATAGAAGTTATCAGGAACGAAAAAGAAACGGCAGAGGAATTGGGATATAATCCTTGGGGAATGCTAAGTAAAGTTAGCCTGGATGACGGACTTTGGTCTCAATTTCTTGGAAGATGCTACGAGACAATCGGAAAAGCACCTAGAATCAGGAGAGACTATTTCAACAGGCTCTTAGATACTATAATGCCTGATCCGAAACTCATGTTTCATATGCCCATTGTTACTAATCTTTATACTTGTACGGAAGATTTTATCACAAACATGGGCTACTATTCGACCTATGAGAACTACATAACGTATTTCACTGGAAAAGGGTGTTGGAAGAAAGCCCTAATGACTGAAGAAGAATTTACGAATCTGTCTAACCTGATTAGTACTACTTATGATACTAGAGAATCATAAAATAGACGACTATAGTGATGATAGCATAGTCTGTGGATATTGTCCAGAGAACTTAAGGGAAGAGGAATTAAAGACTTTTGTTCCTCTTTTTACTGTTATCCAATATGACATAGGACTCCTGCGAGGACAAGAGTGGGAATCTGGAACTGGCTTGGAATGGTTTGTCTGGTATAAGAAACAAGAGAACCATTGGACCTATCCGGTCTCCACAAAACCAGACCCGTTTTATACATCAATGGACGCCGACGGTAAAATGGTCCGTGGATTTGTTGATGATAGATACTATCGAATTCACATTCTCTCTATAAGTGGTGAAGGAGATAGATACTCTTCGTACGGCGGAGTTTCACTAGTCATAGATAGGTGGAATGGAGAACCGCATGTGGTAGGGATTGGTGAAGATGATGGTTGGTTCTTTCCAGAGACTCTCTATTGGAGGAACTTAGACAAAGAAGGAATCAATAAGTGGGAACTCTGGAGACTGTGTCAAGCTGTAGGAGATGTTAGGTGGGAAGCTTTCGGTGAGGAAGAAGACTACGGACAGAAAATAAAAGATTGGTTGTATGGTTTGGGGAATAAGTAATGTTTGGATAACCTATGCCATGTACCAGGGATACAGAACAGTTCCCATGAGAAGTGACCTGGATATCTTTGAAAGGTCTACTAGGGATAGTGGAAAGCTACTTAAGATCTATATGGATGAACTAAAGGAACACTTTCCAAAGGCCTTTGAAGAGAACCCTTTGATAGGAACTTATAATAGTCCATATCAAGAGAGTTTTGAACAGTACAACCTTCGGTACCTAAGGTACATGAGAATATTCTCTTGGAACTCGGACCTGAGGGCAGCACTGTGGGATACTTACAAATACTCTGTCATGATTCCCTACAGGAAGAACAAACTTCTACGAAAGCTGGCAAAGGAATGCAATAGAACCATGCGAAGAGAACCAGACTTTATCAGGTACATCTTTAGCAGAGAAGACATAACTAAGTATAAAGTGGTATAATTAAAAAAAATACAAGTATGTTGTTAATAGTAATGATTATTTTCTGGAGTATTGTATTAGTAGGACTCTTAGGATACACATTAATTAGTGAGTACAAAGATTGGAGAAGAAAGAAAACTATGGAAGCCAACTTAGAATACCCTCCTAAGACGCCCATCAAACTTTTCGCAGTCAAACATGTCCTTCATTGGAAATTAGAGGGAGATGATTTTGACATGGGAAAGGTGAAGGAAGCTAAGAAGGAGTGCATCAGGTGGCTTAATGCGACGATCTATAAGGAACCTGGACTGGAGAGTATAGTAGTAGTTTCTCCAGAAGACCTAAACAAATGGAGAGACAAGTTCCGTACCTTAGGCGATATGAAGGCTTGGATAAAGGAACAGGACGAAATACTTGCCGAATACATAAAGATCAAAGAAGGAAACTTCGAATAGGTGTGAACTGGCTAGGGGTAAGAGATAAGAGAGTAATTTACGAATATCTTCGCCTGTACGACGATAAGTTCAACGACGGACTAGACAACATCTACGAACAAAGCGCTCTTGAGATTGCTCAGTGGTTTGAGAAGAGATGGCCAGATAAAGAGCTAAAGTCGAAAGGAACAGTTGCTCGAAGCTTATTGTATACTTTCGGTTACAATCAAATAGGAGACGTCTTGGCTGAACTAATAATCGACATAGAGGCATTGGGCAGAGCTTTTGAAGAAGAGATCGTACCAGAAGCAAGGGGTTGGATATGAATTGGATGAGAGTTAAGAATAAGGACGTAATCACGGTTTACGTTAATCTCTTCGAAGAGATCCAACCGAAAAGAGCTGGAAAGATACTTCTCGATTGTTTCCAAGATAATGTAGAGGACTTAGTAGAATGGCTCAAGGTGGAAAGACCAGATATAGACATAACTAACCCAATAGGTAACTTAGAGGGAGATAAGAACATAATCGATGCCTTATGGTCGGTGAGGTCAATCTGGGATGCCTTCCTGGAGAGGATCGTAGAGCCGGTTAATGATGAACTGCCGGGGATGGTGCCAGTAATGTGAGATGACTAAAGGCGGTCATCTTTTTTTTTTGGAGTTGGGAGTTTCCGTGGATCGACGTCTGGAGCGAAGCAGAAGACAGAGAGGAACAAAAGACATGAAAGACAAAGAGGTCCCGCCCACCGCGCCAACTCCACATGCTCCGCCTAATCGGCTACACATGTTCCGCGCCCGGGACCTCTAATGGGAAAAGGCCTTCGGCCAATCCCAGATGGATACTATGGGAGATTATATTGTCTCGAGCCTGAACGAAGTGAGGGCGAAGAGAAAAGAAAACAAGGTAATTATTTTTTTAGGGTAGATAACCATTACATAGGATACTGGTAAGTTTTATCCTTAAAAATAATTGATCTCTAGTAGAAGGTATTTCTTTAGGTAATTTTGCGTAAAAATACTCTATATAGATATCTGTGTACTTTTACCCTTAAAAGTAACTATTTCTGGAAGGTATTTTTAGTAAGGTGGGGGATTTGGTTCGATTTTGGCTAATTTTGTCTCTATATAGGCCTAAATCCCCCATATTTTTAGCCTCAAAATTAATGAAAACCTTATACATGTAAAGAAGATTATTTGTTCAGCAGAGCTTCACGGAGGCTCCCAACTGAACATTTTTTAACGAAGTACAAATTTTATTCTATGAATGTAAAAACATTAGTTGTACCAAAAGGAATACGGTACATTTCACAGTGGGAAGGGTTTAGCCTTCCCGAGTTTCCAAACATTATTGATAAACAAATTCCTGGTTGTGGATTTACTGAGTATTGTATAACTAATAATCAGAATATTATTTTGGTTTCTCCAAGAAAAATTTTGTTACAAAATAAAAGAGATCAGCATCAAGGGGAAGTTTACTTAGTACAAAGTATTCTTCCTGAACTTGGTGTTGATTTAGATTTGACAGATAAGAGAACCGGTAAGAAATCTGCAACAAAAGAATTCTCAGAAGAAGATAAAGCAGCTATTGAAAGAAACTATATCCGAATTAGGGAGGAAGTTATTGGTCATTACTTAACTAGATCAGCTGTAGGACTTTCCTCTAAAATCCTAGTTACTTATGATTCTTATGGAAAAGTAAAAGAAGCATTAACTAGTATTGGGGTTTTTGATCAGTTTTATACTGTTGTAGATGAGTTTCAGTCAATTTTTGTTGATAGTAGATTCAAGTCTGAAACAGAGATTGAGTTTTTGAATTTCCTACAGGATGTTAACAGACTTTGTTATGTAAGTGCAACACCAATGTTAACTAATTACCTTGAAGATCTTGATGAGTTTAAAAATCTTCCTTATTTTCAACTCGACTGGGAGACAGAAGATAAGTCTCGAACAATTAAACCTCACTTAGATATTAGATCTCTCAAGACAGTCCAATCTGATGCTTCTAAAATTATTGAATCATATAAATCTGGCAATTTTAAAACATCAGCCAGAATAGGGAGTGATGGAAAATCAGAAATGGTTAAATCTAAGGAAGCAGTTTTTTATGTCAATTCGGTAAATAATATTATCAATATTATTGATCGTGCAAATCTGAAGCCAGAGGAAGTTAATATTCTCTGTGCAGATACTCCAGAAAACTTAAAGAAGATTCAAAAGAAGCTTGGAAAAGGATTTACCATTGGAAGCGTTCCTTTGAGAGATGAGCCTCGGAAAATGTTTACCTTATGTACCCGTACGGTTTACCTTGGCGCTGATTTTTACTCTGATAATGCAAGAACATTTATCTTTAGTGATGCTAACATTGATTCTATGTCAGTAGATATCACTCTTGATCTCCCTCAAATACTTGGTAGGCAGAGACTTGAATCTAACCCCTGGAAGAATAAAGCTCTGATTTACGTGAAGATTAGATCTAGGGAAAAGATGATGCTAGAGGAGTTTAAGGAGCATATTAATAAAAAGCTAGAACTTACTAAACAGCTTCTTGAAAACTACGAAGTAGCACCTAATAAATCTGCAGCCACCATGGTATACGAAGATAGAGCCGCGTATAGAAAATATTCTTTTGATTACGTGGCAGTAAACAAAAAGGGTGGAAGTAATAAGTTTCCAGTCATGAATCAACTTGTTATGATATCTGAGAAACGAGCTTATGATATTCAGCAGATAGACTATGCCGATAGATTTAGTGTATTTAATACTATTCAAAATACTTTTGAGGTCGCTGATCTTGAAATTACTGAAGAAATTACCAAGTTTCAGGATAAATTTCAAACAGCCTCTACTCAGAAGAAGAAAATGAAAGTTTTATGTACAGAGGAAATTTCAGAGGCAGCTTTACCCTCGATTTTAAATCTAGTTCCTGAATATATGAAGAAATTCTATATTCTTCTTGGCCCGGAGAGATGTAGATCTCTTGGTTATGACTACAGTAAAATGACCTACGAAGTAGAGCATGTAAAATTAAAAGACGACGCTATCTTGAATAGAATTTATCAAGAATTTAGCGTAGGAATTAAAATTACTAAAGCCGAAGCTAAGGCAAAGCTAGTTAAGCTCTATCAAGAGGTTGGTTATGGTAAAACACCAAAAGCTGTAGATCTGCAAGAGTGGTTTGAAATAAAAAGGGCTCAGATTAAAGATCAGGTTACTGGTAAATTTTCAGAAGGTTTTGAATTACTAGCAAAGAAAATCAATTAACAGCCTTATTAATGTTATGGTAGAAAAAGTTTTAGAAAATCAATTTATTGAATTAGAGAACAAAGAAGAACAGTTTAGTATATTGACTACTTTTAATGAGCTTTACTTCGATGCAAATCCTGCTATTGATGAGTTTCTCTTTCGGGTACAGAACTATGAAATGACAGATCTTCCTTTTGGACAGAGATATTTCATGCTGTCTCCTCTATCCCTTGAAGAATATTATGATGTAATAGGGTACTTCGTAAGGAATGGTTATAGAAAGAGGCTTAAGTTATCTATATCTAGTCCACACGAGTACAAGGGGACTCATTATAAAAGAGAAATTTGGACTTTTGGTAGGATCCAAGAAGAAAAGAATTATTTTAAAAAAGCAATATATGTTTTTGAACCTTTTCAATATCAGCTTAGAATTTTTATCAAGGTAGACAGAAAACAACTTGAGGAATTTAGAGAATTGTTGAAGGGGCTGTCAGGATATAAAATTAATTGGCTCCTAGTAGATAGAGAGCCTCTGGCAGAAAGTGATTGGATTTTAAAATAATCTTAATTGAGATGATAATTTTAAGAGATAAAAATTTTGCTTCAAGAGCTGAGATTGGAGCTAGACCCGATAAATGCGCCGAAAAGCAATGTGAAGGTGTTTTGATAGAACTTATCAAAGCACTTGAATTTTACGACCGCCAGAGTAATATGAAACACTGGTTGCTAGAAGAAATAGTTGGAAGATACTTTAAAGAGGCTGTAGTAGCAGGAACATCTATAACTGACTGTTTAATTAGAGGAGACGATGGTCCAGAGGTAAAGAGACGAATCGGTATTAGACTTACCACAGGAGATAAATTTATAGAAGAAGTATTTGATCTTTTTAAACCAGGTAAAGAACAATATAGGAAATATGCTTCCTCTTATAAAAACGAATTAGATAACCTAAATCTAGATGTTGATACTTATAAGAGGGTTTTGAAGTATATTTCCCTTACTTTTACTGGTCAGATTGATCCAGACGTAGACGACTTTTGGAATAATAAAATATCAACTATGAAGGTTGACTACAACTCCATATGTCCTTTAAATACCGAAGTGACTAAGAGAACCGAACACCTTTTGCTTCAATGTATAGTTAATATCAAATGCTATTCAACTCCAGAGATGGATAGACTATTGAGAAATTATTAAAAATAAAAGGAGTTCAGTCCTAATTAAGGGCTGTTCTCCTATTTTTATCTTACTCCGACTTTATATACGGCCACTTTTATACCACTTACACCCTTCTCAATGAAATACATTACTCCTTTCCCTGGTGATATTTCTTCCTCCCTAAAGTAGTGTGGTTTTCCTTGTGGTAAAGTCTTCAAGGCCTCTGACTCCGAATTCAACATAGAGTACTCTAAGAAATCCGTTACGTATACTGGCTTTTTAAAACCAAACTTTTCCGGGTCCCTAGAGATTTGTGATATTGTATCTAGGGTTTCTTCTGCTTCTAAGTCTTCGTAGAGTCGTCCACCAGGCCACTTAATTTGTTCGGCCACAAGGTAGTATTTCGTTCCTTTGTACTTAGTAAACAGGGCTTGAACCGCTGCCTGAAGATTATTACATCTCTTCATCGTCTATCCTCCTCTTAAAGTAATACTTACTTCCATGAATCGGACCACACTCGGGGCCACAGTTAATGGGATATGTCGTAGTGGGCTCTATCCCACACATTTCCCAACCCTGTTTGCCAAGGGATGTTAGGGTCTTGATGTCGAGAGAAGTCAGGGTCTTATATTCCCAAAGATCACCTTCGTAGTCATAATCTTCCTCATCCTCGTCGTCTTCATCCTTATTGTACTCGTCGAGAGGACCTAAGAGAGCCTCTAGTTCCTTTAACCTGGTGTAGAGAGTCTCATTCGTTACTGTATACTCGGTGTAATCCTTCTTATCGCCTTCAAAGGAAACTGTGATGTAGCTCTTGTAGAGTATCTCTTTGCTGTTTTCATTTACATACTTAATGCTCCCTAGACGAATGGCGGAGATAGGAACGATCTTTGAATTGAAAATTCCTTCCTTGTACATGTCCTCCTCTGCCTCCACTTTGAAGGGATAGTACCAGTGAGGTCTATATTTTTCACCTGCTCTAGCGACTAGTTTACGCTCAAAGTCACCATAAGATTCGTCCCAGTAGAGGTCTTTTATTTTACCACCACTGTCTAAGCGTTCCTTTATTGTTTCAACGATATTCTTTACTACCATATTACTTTTCGTTTAAGCCAAAACTTATTAGCATGTTTCCACTGTCCTTCCTTATTGTCCATGACTGGTTGAACACTAACCAGTTCCCAACCAAGTTCCCCATACTCGTTGAGGTCTTTCTCAGTTATGTTTAGTCGGGTTATGTATTCGAACTTATCAGGCCTTCTACTGTAGTTGGAGGTTATGCTGGATCTGAAATTCCACTTATCATCCCAATCTTTAAACTCTCCATAGACTTCAGTCCCATCAAGTTCTTCTATGGTTAGTCCATAATGACCTGGTCCATCTTTTATTCTAGCTACACGACTCGGACCATAATACTGTTTTTTGATAGGCTGTTTCTCTTCTTTACTCATGATCCCGTTCTGGTGCAGTAATGCCACTCAGTCAGTTCCTCAATCTTCTTCCAGTCTTTGTCACTGGGGTTGCTACAATCATCAGCCCAGAAGTCCATGCAATCACCATCCAAGTCATTGGGAGTAGTGGGAATTTTGACGGAATTGGTTTTGAGGATTTCGTCGAATGGAGGAAAGTCCTTCTCATGTTCCTCTAACCAGTCCATTAGACCGTAATCCGCGAAGTTAAATCTGGCACTATAGTATAGGAAGTCTTTCTGCCTATCTGTTTCGAACCAAGACTTGCCTTCATCGTTGGTGTAAGTCCGGAGAAAGTTCTCCTTATGGTTCTTTTCCCATGGCTTCTCAGGATCAGGAACGATGGCTTTTACCTTCTGAATTACACTCACCACATAATTTCTGAACTCCTGAATTAATGGAGTTGGTGTCTCAAGTTCTGGGTAATATTTATACTCATGCTGCTTTCCGTCCCACTCAAGCATTTTTATTGCAATCTCAGGGACCTTCGGATCAAAGAGGTAGTTCAGAAGTGTATCCCAGTAGACTTTATTCTTGTTAACGGGGTCAGGGCAAGCTCCCCATATTTCTCGGTACATATCATTTTCATCCTCTTTGAAACCTGGGGCTTGGTAAGAATCTTCATAAACCCAATCCTCTTCTTCACCCTCTTCAGCCTTTTTCATAGCATCCTTGAGACTCTTAACCCACTCTTTATAGCGGTCATAAGAGAACTGGATAAGTCTAAAGAATGGGATCTTCTTCTTTAACTCCTCAAAGGTAATACCTTCCTTTGGTCCACATATAAAGACCTCAGTCGAGGAGTTAGTAATAACGTCTGTCTTACTTTTGATCTTCATTTCTTTTCTTGATTATATGATTCTTTGTATCTAATTCCCAAATCTCGTTTATGGCAATCTCATCCATAAACTTCTTCACCTCTTCTGGAGTGGCTGGTCTTATATCATCCTTATCCATTATAGTCAAGGGACCATCTATCGCCCTGTCTAGTTGGAATCCACCGTCGTAGGAAGGATGATAGGTAGAGATTTTCTGTCTATCCTTTGATAACATGAGGACAAACCTAATCCCTTTGTAGGACTTTGTGAGTCGTTCCATGCTTTTATCGAAGAAAACTGTTACCATAGAACCATCATTTGGGAGACTCTCAACCAGACTCTGCATTCTTTCCTTATGCTTCATCTCTTTCCAGTCGTCGACCAGACTTCGTCCACCACATTCGGTATCATGAGATCCGAAAGCATAGCCAACGAGGTCCTTGTAATGATGTTTGGTCTTTTCCCAAATTTCGTCGATGGTCTGCCCTGGGTAGTCATAGAGGAAGTTTCCTTTCTCTTCCCATGGGTCCTCATCTGGGAGGGGAATTTTATCTATGTTGCCTGTTGACCACAAGTCGTTCCAAGCCCAACCTTTATAATCACGATCGGTTATGGTTTCCTTTAAGTCATCCAATGTATTAACTTCCCAGAGATCTAGCTCTTGGCCTTGTTCTTTAATCCAAGCCTTCATGTCGAAGTAGTCTTTGTCCATCTTGAATATGAACACTTCAGTACTACTATTCGTTATAACATCCGTTTTAGATTTAACTTTTATCATATTCCTTATTAAGGTAATGAAAAAGTTATGAATCAAGAAAAATTTAAAATTACAAACACAACAGAACTAAAAGACGGTGAAATTATAAAAAGTGGAGACATCTGGGCGGCTTATAAAGGTCAGTCTCCGAAAGATCCGGAACAGATGTTAGTTCACTTCTCTATTAATATAGCAACTGGTACCCTCAGGAAAGAGGAGCATGAAGTACCGAAGTGCTTGGGTTGGGGAAGAACGTCTCTGTTGATGAGATGTGAGTCCTTTCTTCCAGCCCTCGATAGGCACGGTTATGTATGGAATAATGTGATGAGAAAATTAATTGCATTCCATGGCTAAAAAGGAAAGAACTGAGAAAGTCAGAAAGTACTTAGAGTCTCTCGACAAAGGAGCACTCTTATCAATCATTAAGTACGGCTTGAGAGGAGATAGTAGTGCACCTCCTGAAGTTACTGTGGAGGACATATACGAAGTAATTGGTTGTCAATATATAAGTGAAGTAGTATGAAAGATTACAGCGGAAAGAGTTTAAGCGAACTAAGTCGCGAAGAAGTTGCAGAGATTATTAAAGTTGGTGAAAAACTTCCTAAAGAGCTGTCCATTGTTGGATGGGATGATATCGAGGAGGATGAACTCGTTGATGACTCCGCCCTTGAGGAACAAGCTACCCACGAATGGGTTAGGGAGAATTTCGTCGGCAAGTGTTTCATGGATACCCGCCAGACGATTGTCTTGAAGATACTCAGAGTTCGTGACAGTGACGGTCCTGATGAATTCCTGTTTGAGGAGTTTGACAAGGACGATAAGACTGGTTCTTGGGGACTCATGGAGTATTACATGTACGAGCAGCAGGGTGAACCTAAGCTTGATGTACATGGCCCTGATCACGTATTTGTTGAGCAGAACGTCTTTGATGGATACTGTATGGGCAATGATGGTAATTTGTACTTGGAGAAAGAGGAGTCAGGAATGTATATACCCCTCCGACCGATCGAGGAAGAGGCCTTCAATAAGATCAAGGCAGAAGTTTACGAGGACTATAAACTCGGCTATTGATGGACTGTAAGGGATGAACTAAGCAACTGTTACGATGGTCTATGTGAAATGATTAAAGTATATAAAGATGTTGACTGACGAACAGATTGAGGCACGTGCCTTAGAGATATTCCCCGTTCGAGAGAAGGAGAATAAGAAAGCGACTGGCACCTATGATAGTAACTTTCCAAGGCGGAAGGCCTATATACAGGGTTGCAAAGACTTTAGGGATCAACTCCTAGCCAAAGCAGCGAGAACTACTTCCAAAGTTATCAAGGCTCAGGAAGAGGATACGTGTAGACCCTACTTGGCACTTGAGAATTTATGTTATATCCCCGCTCCAAAGTTTTGTGAGGAAGGGGATAAAGTTACGGTTATAATGATTAAAGAAGATGTTTGAAGATGCAAAAGCAGCATTATCCGCTGCATATGGTCTCGTAGAAGACAGATTAATGCAACACGACTACCGGACTGGTCCTGGCAAGAAGGCTCGGAAAAAGAAGAAGGCTGCACGCCGTCGGGAGAAACAAGGACGAAGAAATAGTAGGCGATGAGCGATAAAGATAAGAAACTTCTTTTAATAGATCTAAGTGCCAGATTGCCTTATAGACAGTTTGTCTTATTAGGCGGAAAAGAAACAGTTATGCTGTGTGGCATTGATGGTGATGAAGTATACCTAAACATTGACTCAGATTCATTTCATGTAGAAAGCATCAAACCTTATCTCAGGCCAATGTCTTCAATGACGAGAGATGAATCCTATGAGTTAGATCACGTTGAAGAGAGATATGATAATCACTACGATTCGATAGTTGCACAAATTGATTGGCTCAATAAGCATCATTTTGATTATCGTGGACTAATTGAAAAAGGTCTTGCATTGGAGGCACCAAAGGGAATGTATGGTACGGACCTGCACAACAATTGAACAATCCAGAGAAGTGGTGGAAAGTCGGGAAGACAATATCACTTCTCCTACCCTCCCTGTATTCTAGAGATATGAAAGAAGAAGATAGAGAATTATTGTATAGGGAACTATGTGCTAGAAAACCTTTTGGAGTAATAGCTAGTACTATAAAGGATGTAGATACTAGTGTGGATCTAGGGCATGGAAACTATAAGCAGGCCAAATTCACTGGAAGGATTAGTTGTATATCTTACCCAATAATTAGCATAAGTGATGAGACCCTTGAAGAGTCGGGTGATTCTCACATTGATAATGTCCGGCCTTATCTTCGTTCAATATCCTCATTAACTGCAGAAGAGGAAAAGGAAAGAAGAGAGTTAGGAATTTGGATAAAACAGATCTCGAAAGATAAAGTAGTATTCAAAGGAATAGAGTTAGAGTCAGATTTTACAAAAGCTTTAAACTGGATTTATCAGCACCACTTAGATATAAATGGGTTGATAGAAAAAGGTCTAGCTTATGAAGCACCAGATGGAATGTATCGATTATGAAAAGACCAAATAGAGGATTAAAGAAGTACATTAGAGTGATGAGTATAAAATCAGGTGATAACTAGGAGAATACCCAAAGAGAAAAAGTCTTTATGAAAACGTCTGTTATGGTGGATAGGACTGTGAAAGGGAGAAAACACTCTCCTTTTCTTTTTTGTACCTTAGAAATGAAAATAATAAATAAACAATATGATAGTAAATAGAAACCCAAATTTTATTGTCAAGACTGTAGAAGGTTTGACAATATGTATTGAAGATGAGTTTATTAAACGGACCCCTATCCCTGGTGATGGTGCAATTAAAATTAAAGTCGATTGGTCAACTTATGGAGAGGTTGCTAGTTGGCTTGCCGCGTATGATAAAGACGACATGGGTAAAATTACTAAAGATAATTTTGAGGAATTCAATGACGGTCAGTTTTTTGAGTGTGAGGAAAATATGATTCGAAACGGTGGTCTTTGGTTGTCTACTTTGTACGGAACTGGTGAAAAGTTTGACGCCCTGGATCACAATCAAAAACTCCCACCTGATACACCTTTCACTAAAATTGTAGCAAAAGGATGTAAGGCAAAGTGGGACGAGGAAGTTAGGGTAATTTCAATTTATACAGGTCGACAGGGGCTACTGACTATTACTGTTTTCGATAAGGCCACTGGTCAGTGTATGTTCTCTTGGGCATGTCTTGAGTTGTTTTTAAATTATAGATCGAGATAGTATGAGCGACGATATGACTTATGAAGAGTACTTGAGGCACGTCCATCCAGAGGCCTATACTCTTGGCGATTATGGTAAGTGGGTTAAATTTGGAGACTCTTATCCTCCGATAAATCCAAAAGGAGGCACGACAGTAGAAGTACTCTACGAAAATGGAAATCCTGGTTATGAATGGATTAATATGCACGACGATGGAACCGTAAGATGGAGGGATTTTGATTTTAACCAAGAATTTTCATGGGGAGAATATGAAGAACACTATTGGCGATTCATTCCAGAAGACCCGCCAGGTAATTTCGGATATAACGTTGGGTAAGCGGTAACTTAGGTTACCGTTTTATTTTCTAATCGCCTTATGGATGTAATAAAATAAAAGTATGGTATGGCAAAGAAAATAATATTAGATCCTATTTGGGAATGTGAAACTATTCCTGATATGAAATTTGAAACAGAAGAAGACGCTGACAAGTTTGATAGCGTGCTAAGAAACTATATATCAAATAAAGAGGCTATATCTGAATTTGAGAAAGCAGAGAATGGTTTTCCTTCTTGGGCTGCGTTATGGAGACAGATAAGTATTGGAGAATTCCATTTTAAACTTGAAGGAAAGTATTCAGATGAGCTTATCGCAGCTTGCGAAACTTGTTTTGAAGTTGGGGAGATTGCGATCATAGCGATTGCTATACTCCTGTTATGGCTTATATATTTGATCACCTGCATCCAGATGTGGTTAAATTACTTCTTAAAGAAGGGCATAGATAAGAAAGAACAAATAAATAACTATTTAAAATATGGGAAGTTTTAATCATAAGTGTAATTTTTCACAACTCCCTGCTAAATGCGGTGATCGTATTGTCGTTTTGGTAGGTGTACGAATGACTAAAGATGTAATGGATGCTGATGGTTTTGCACCTGGTAATTCTTTCACTCCGATTTCAGTTCCTATCCGAGGCGAATACAATGACTATGGTGGAATTGAGAATGTAGATATGACTCCGGGCATTGAGGCACTTGAGAAATACTTTGATATGGAGGTTGGAGAGCTAGTTGATCATGCAGAACGTATTACGTGTGGATGTGAGAGACAGATTGGTGATGATTATGAGAAGATATGTAATCTCATCAATTCAGTCAAAGGATCTTCATACCACAAAGAGCATGGCTTAGAACTCTCGTACATTATGGAGCATGAAGCTGTATTTGATGATCTGATAGCTATGAATAACCTGGCTATTAAGGATAGAGAATACTGGAGATTACCTCATAGATTCTTGGAAGACCTCGGCTATACGAAGAATGTTATAGGAGAGCACAATCATTACGAAGTGATTAAGTGGACTCATGATAATCTTCCTGAGCTAAAAGAGGAGTGCTATGTTTGGAAAACTAAAGACTTTAATGACTATGGTAAGACAAGTCATACTCTAGCAGACCTCTGTGAGTATATCGGAGCAGAAGTTCCAGAGAAATACAACGAGAAGTACTATGAAGAAAGATTTAAGGCTGATATCGCTTTCTTAAGAGAAAAAGAGCAGCACTCTGGTGACATTGACTGGATATTTAGACACTCCGAAGATAATAACGAATATTCATTCCTTCGTCATGCAGAGTTTGGTCTCTTCCATAGAGGCGAGAACTCAGGATGTACAGAATATCTCATCTGCTCGTTGGGCGAAAGAGACACTCATATGGACATAAAGTACATGAAGGAGATTATTGAGGTTGGTCTGTTGTATGATGCAATGAATATGCTTCAGATGACTTGGGGAAATACGAATTATTATCGCCAAGATATTAACTACGACCTTCATGTTAGGTTCCTTGAGAAGTGTTTGTCTGTGGTGAAGGAGAAGAAAAGAAAGTATGAAGAGGAGTAAGAAGATAACAGACAATTACGTACTCTTAGGTGATGATGTAACTAACGAAGATCAATCAGTAGAGCTGAGAGAAGCAGGATTAGACCTCTCTATAGCAGACCATACTTGGCGAGTAGTTTACTATGACAGAGAACTAGACATGGCAGATTGGGAGGTTGAGAAAGTTGAATACCGTCAGTCAGAATTTATCATTCAGGCTATGGGAAAAGATCCAACTAAATCAATATATCCCGCCTGGTCATTACTGTCTCTTATGTCTTGGGTAGCTACTAAAGGAGAATGGACATTAGTATCGAATGGTACACTGAAGTTTAGATATAATGATCCTGGAATGTCTGGGATTACTTTGGAAAGTCCTAGAGAATGTGACTTATTGAATTTATTTGTGCAATTAACGTTAAAATTATTAAAGAAATAGGCATGATCGATAAAGTATATATGACCGACTCTACTTTAAAAGAGAAGGAACTTAAAGTATTGGGAACTGATCTTTTTAGGTCAGACTTAATCCTTGTAGATGTCGGTAATGGAACCTATGAACAAGTTAGTGCTAGATCCCTTGCTTACGGTGGCAGGTATTCATATTTTCGAAAGGACGGACTTGTGTATCTATCTGCTAAGCCTGTTCCCTCTGGGAGTCAGCGTTTAGATAAATTAAGACTTGAGGATAGGATTTCTTTTATACTAGTCGATAAATTTAACAACGGTGCATTTTTCTTAGAAAGAAAATCTGAATCTAGTTTAAAAAGTACAGAGTCATCGTATAAAGAAATGAAAGCTAGAGTCTTTATCTTCCGTGACCCAGATAGATTACACAGATTTCTATTAGAGGAGGATCTGTGGGAGGATATGGTTAAGAGAGTAGATGCTGAAGTAGAGAGACGAAAAGAGAAAGTCAGAGAGAAAAAGACTTTAACCGAAGATGAAAAGAAATTCTTAAGCTCTCAGCAATCAGGATCCCTAGAAGAAGGGAAGACATATTATGTAAGTTACGGACAACAGATAGAGAAAATTACTATTAAAGAGAAACTATTAGAGAGTGGTAATCTTTATCTCCTCGACAATGGTAGGTACTTCAGTTGGTGTTATGGACGTATTTATAATATGCCGCCGTTGGAAAATATGAGGCCTATTCCCGTAATAGCAGACTTAGCAGATCCTAATAACTATTTAGAGGATTCATTGGAAGAAGCGAAGGATAGATTAAAAACTCTCAAAAGTTTCTTTGACGATCCATGGAAGAAGGATACCTTGGATGTTCGAGTACTAGGAAAATCAAAGATAATGAAATCTATTAAGAAGAAATATAATTATAGAATTTTTATAGAATGAGTTTTGGCTCATTCTTTCTTTTCACTCCCTTAATTTTGTATGGAAAGAATAACAGATAGAAAATGGTTGCAGAAAGAAAACAACCTAATAGGAAAAACGCTATGTATTATCTGTAGAGGATTTAATGGTGTAAATCCCGAAGACGGTGTGCACACCCTTAGATTCTCTAGCACAGAGTATGCTATTGATGTAGAGAGGATTGATCCTGATCATATGAAGGCAGTTGACTATATCTATGGCAAGAATGTGATTATAGTTGACTGTGCGCCTCCTACATTAGAGAGGGAAACTCCATCTATATCAACTACAGACTGCTTGATCATTGACTACTTCCACCCAGGCGAATTTGAGAAGTATGAATACTACATCATGACTAGGGAGGAAGCCATCGAGCAAATAAAGAATTATAATCAGCAAATCGTTGGTGACTTGTTTAAGTTATGAAGAAAATACGAGTTGGCTTTGGTACTAATGGAGACATCTACGAAGACTTAGAGAAATGTAAAGCTTGTAACTTCTGTACTCACTTTATGGGTTATGGTCTTCATTGGTGCGCTGGAAAGTGCCTTAAGAAGAACAAAGAGATAGAGGGCGGTTATACTGGTAATTACAGGAAGACTGCCATGGAATGTGACTCCTTTGATTGTAGGCCAGACCTATTAGTAGATGTGTAGATACAAGGTTAAGCACAAGTGTATTAAACAGGACAGTTACTCTGGGTTCTTGGATGGAGAGGTTTATAGTATTGAACCTGCCAAGGGACTTGAGAGTTGTGCTGTTCTAGTGAGAGGGAAACTTGTGGTAGAAGTTAATGGGAAAACTACAATCACCGAAGGAGTTGTAATTCCGAACGATGTAATAAGTGAATATTTCAAAGTAAATGTTGATAGATAAGATTTGTAGCTTATTTAAAGGCGACGAAGAAAAGATAGTAATATTTGATAACAAATATTCGATAAAAGACCTGGATAAGATACGAACAGGAAAGAAGGAAGATTCAACCTTAGAATTTCTTGAGTCAGATCTAGATTATATCTGTGATTGTTCAACGGTTCCCTTCTTTGAAGATTACAGGTGGACATTTAAGAACAAACAAACTGGTCAGAAGGTCGATGTCTATGTTAGGTATAGATCTGATCCAGGAACTATAGAATTTATGGATGGACAAGATAGTATACTCCTATATAAATTAAAATCATGAAACCAACAGTAGCATCAATTTTATATCTAGTATTTATTATAATCCTATTTATAACATACCATACTCACAATTCTGACTTTGAATCCACAGTAGTCGGATTGCTTGTTATAATTGGGTGTCAGAATTTCAGTAGTCAAACTAATAATAACAGATAATATGATAGTAAAAGAACCGTTTACAATCGAAGGCTACTTAGGCGGTTATAAAGACGCAACAGTAGTCGACAAGAAAGGAAAGAAGGTCGATGTAGAAGGCCTGACTCTTCACGAACTTTCTAAGAAGCAGGAAAAGGAAGAACTGTTCTTCCAAATAGAAGTCCCAGACAGATCTCTATACCTCGTCAAAAATACAGAGGTGTCAGACCGAGCCAAAGATTTTATTAAAACTATGAGGTCTCGTGAAGATGTAGAGAAAATTGCAGGATGGTTTATGAGCCTGGTTGGCTATTTCGGCCACTATGCATTTTTCACAAAGGAACTTTGGAGAAAAGTTAAAGGCTTCGAAAAGGAAGACGAAGCAGAAGTCATTCTGGCCTTTATTCAGTGGTGGTTTAGAAATGAATTTGGCCTACAGACTCAACCCTGTGGTTGTGGGTGGTATGGTCACTTCTCAAAATACACTGAGGATGATGAAAGTTTTGAAGATTACATTGAGAGGTACAGACCTGTTTTTGAGGCCTTCACTGACTGGTGTTGTAAACGAAGATAAGACACGACTAACAATGTCGTGTTTATTTTTATCAGGCTTAACCTTACATATGATATGAGTAAAAATATGAAAATAGAAGACTTAGCAAAAGAGTATTCTGATAAAAGAGTAGCGGAGAGCCCTAACAACGAATACAAGAATTATTCTCAAACAAAACAGAAGGAACTTACACATTTCGATGGCTATGATATTGAACAAGCCTATGAAGATGGAGGGAAAGCTGTTTTAGAGAAGATTATGCAGGCTATTCGCGATAAGAAGACAGGAACTAGATTTGGTGATGTGATAGATTGCATTAGAGAACTTAGAGGAGATGATTGAGAAGAAATATATCTTAGACAAGAAAACCTTGACCTTTTTCAAGGCCTACATTGAGCCACAACATGAGTGGAGTAGGATGAGAATCGGTTCTGGGGAATGGGTTAAAGTTTTCAACGACATTAATCCTAAGACTGGTGAAAGAACTGGAAAGGGTTATGAAGAGGATTGTATATTTGGATCGGCCAAGGAAGGTAAGAAAGGCCTGATTAAGTATATTGAAGGTCTGGTGAGTAATAATCACAATAAGATAAACCAACTCCGGGCTGAGAATTTAAAGTATTTGGAATTAATTGCTAAACTGAAAAATGAGTAACGAAGATTACATTAAAGAGTATCCCCACTTGTTTAAAGATGACATAGATAAGTGGTTATTTACTGAATGTAGTATCATGGGCGGTGCTTGCTCGTCTATTGAGAGCCTACGGTATTCTGTGGCAAGAGGAATTGCCGAGAAACTCTGGCGAGACGATGCTCCACGAAAGCCAATCAAAGTATATCGCGTAGAAAATGAGGCTGAAGAGAAAGGTCTCTGGCGTAAGTTTGACGGAACGTGGGAACCACTGTTCGACATGCTGACGGATGGTAAGTGTAAGGACATGCCAATGGAATTTAGTCCCTTGTATAGCGAGGGCGGGAAGGCATGGTTTGCTAGTGCACCCAGTAAAGAAACCCTACAGGAATGGTTCAGTAGGAGAGACCTAGTAGAGCTCTTGAACGCTGGATTTACTATCTCCGAGTTCATTGTAACAAACTACAAGAAGGTCAGTGATTATGAGTATATCTTCACAAGAGATAGTATCTTATGTAGGTCCTACCTTGGCGTCGAGGACATATACCCGACAGACTTTGTTGGAAAATCAATAGAGTTCTGGACTGGATGTATAGAAGATTGCATGTCTAGGTACATGGAAACGTGGGACCCAGAGATGAAAGAGAAGACTATAGAGAACTTTCGTAAATTCTTAGAGAAAGATGACGCTGGCTGAGAAAAGAATAATTCAAGGTGAGATTAAGAGACTTAAGGGAAGTGGTTGTGCATCACCTCTGTCAGTCCTAGACGATCTTGATGCTTTCGTTGAAAATTTGGCAGAGGAATTTATTGAGCCTGACTTCCAGAAACATGCTGAGATATGGTTGAACTACTTTGTCGAGAGAAACGACAGTGTTAAGCGGAAGTTAGTCTATGAGACGGCTAAGGAATTTGCTAAGTGGCAAAGAGAGCAGCTGAATAAAGTCTATATATTAGTTGGCTATAAAGCTGCCACTGAACCATATGGCCCTCAAGACAGTGATATTCTTGGTTATTGCTTTACTGAAGAAAAATGTAAAGAATTGCATGAGAGGCTCACTGATAAGTATATCCCAAAATACCTGGATCATTCAACCTGTAGTATGATAGGTTGGAAGTTTAAGGGTAAATTCGAAGACTTTCTCAAAAACCGAGATTATATTCTAAAGGACGTTAGTGATGAAGAGCTTAGGAAAGATTGGGATAAGTGCGGTAGAAGTACAAGTTTCGACCCAATATATGTAATGATAGGTTGGGAAGAGGTTGAACTAATTACTGATGAACTTCCTAAGTGCCGATATACTGGTGCTGTTTACGTAGAATAAAGAATTATGACAGACTTAGAAAAAGTAATAGCAGAGATTGAGAGACGTAGGGAGATTAACTTTAACGTCAGCCAACAGTGTAGATTACAAGAAGATGATGAAATTATCAGCTATATCAAGACTCTCATAAAGAGAAGAAAAGAGCCCGCCGAAGAAGGTGGTGCTAATCCTTCTCTGATCGAGAAAGCAACTAGGTGGTTTGATAATATCGTCGATGAGTGCCAAAAGCTGACGACCGGAAATGTATCTCACATAGGGACACAGATAAAAGGCATGGCTAAGAGGTCTGCCGAGTACTTACGCAGACACAAGGATGATCCTACTAACACAGATTTCAAGAAGGAGTTGAATGAATGGTGTAGATATACTCATCAGAATGCCATAGTTGCGACGGCTGTTCACTTCGCTAATTGGCAGAAAGAGCAGATAATGAGAGAAGCTGTTGATGGTTATGTAAGTAAAGAAGATTCGTCTATTGTCTTTACCGATGCAGAGATGGGAACAGATAAAGTTAAAGTAATGGCTGTATGACTGAAAAAGAAATAATCAGAGAAGAGGTAAGGAGACGGAGAAAAGAGAATTTTGATCATTCTCAGCAGGCAAAAGCATTGGAGGACGATGATATTCTCTACTTCATTGACAATATGCCCACCGAAGAAGAGAAGAAACAGTCACAGTGGTTGAAAGAACTCCAGGATAAACTGGATAATGCCACTGATGAAGAGATAAAAAAGTGGTGGGAGAAGTATTTCAAAGACAGAGAGGAAAAGAAACCTCTTTGGAAAAGAGTATTTAGCTGGATTAGGAGAGATGCTGTTTAAAAGTCAATACGATATTGGTCAAAGTGTGTGGGCAGTTCAGCAACAATATGAACCTGTTCGTAACGCCTGCAAGCTTTGTCATGGAAAAGGAATGGTTCAGATAGTTGGCTCAGAAAAACTAGCCGTCTGTCCAGAATGTAAAGGACATGGTTATTTCGACGGTGGAGCCATTTATCGATGGGTTCTTGGCATACACTCAGTGGTCGGTCAGATTAATATTAAAGCTGTAAAAACACCTAATAAAGGAATTATTACGACAGTTGAGTACATGCTGAGAGACTCTGGAATTGGAAGCGGGTCTATTTGGAAAGAAGATCAACTCTTCTTGACAAAAGAGGAGGCCGAAGCCTACTGTGATAGAATGAATGAATTGGAAAGTTCTAGCAAGTGATTCGGTATCGCTGGCCTTCAGAGAATCCATAAAATTCTATAACAGCCTTTGGAAAAAGGGTTTAGGACCGTATCCACCATATGTAGCAGGAGAGTATGTCTGGCAAGACATACGATTGATTCCTGGAACTAATATAATAATATTAATTCCTTATGACTACCAAGATGGTACGTACGGAGTGATTGGGGAATTTGATGGCTGGAAATATGTGCAACCAATCTTAATTACATGTATTGCTGAATTACATAGATATTTGAATGTGGTTAGTAATGATATCTACAAAGCGTTGGTTCATATACTGAGCGAACATACTGCGATAGTAGCAGATTATTCAATCTTAACTACAGATATTCCAGACGCAATACCTATAACGAGCAATTATTGATAGTATGAAGTGGAAAAAGAAAATAAGATTCGAAAGGTTTGTTATTAACCTAAGAGAATTAGATGACGGTTGGAAACCTAAGGAGACCCTCGATTCCATGATAATTAAGGCTGAATGTAAGCTGGCAATTAAAACAGTTAAAGGAAATAGTCCAAATCTGATTATAGCCGGATCGAGACTCCTAGAAGAGTTTAAGAAGAGTAGCCTATGGGATGACACCCTTAGCATTAACGTACTAGGGCCTATACCAGCTACAGATATAGTTAATGAATTTGGAACTGAATGTGAAGGATTCTACAAAGGGATTACTGTTTACTCTTCTGATGATATCCCAGATAACGAAGGGTATCTAATAGGAAACTGCTCTGGTGTTAATCATGGGCCTGGAATATTGAGGTTAGTTTGGGAAGATGGTACTGAACCAGATAAGAAAGTCTCTATGAAACTAAGCCATCTTGAACTAACTATGCTCTTGGATTCTCCTAGATTAACCACTAGATTGAGAGAATACTTACTAGAGAAAGACCTCGGTTTCTGGGGAAAGGCTGGATTTTTCAGAAAGTATAACTGGGATCATTTCTCAACAGAAGAGTTGCTTGAAATCTATCAGGCAATAAAGGAGTAAATCTCCTTTTTATTTTCACAGCCTTATAAGAGAAGATAAACATAAGAATATATGAAAAAGATCGAAAAATTAGAGAACGGTAAATTTATTTTTGATTTTGATAAATATTTTTCGTTGCCAGAGGCCATTAAGGGTCAACTACACGAAGAAGGTGACCTGAGTGACGAGGCTATCTTGAAACTTGTTACCTACTGCTATGGAACTAAGGAAGATAATCCAAGCTTTACTGACAAGCAATGGAAGAAGTATCTAAACCAATGGATAGAGGATGTAAGAAACTACAAACCCGGCGAGAAGTGTGTATGCCAAACAGTGCATGAATATTCTGGCAGTACTAGGGTTGGTGAAGGTGGAAGATATACTTGTTTGAGTATGAACTCAAGCATTGACAATCAAACTGGAAAACGAAGCTATTACCTAGAAGCTTCTGGAGATGATCAAGATTTCTTAAGTATTCGATATTGTCCTATCTGTGGAAGAAAATTATGGTAGATAATTTAGTAAACCCTTTCATCGGATATAAACCGCCTTTCGAGTTTGACGGGCATAGTTATATATTTACAGATGAAGGTTCCATGGCTCTTTGTAGCCAGAACTGGGACGATGTAGAAGATATTCTTGAGAGAGTAGAAGGCCTCCTGAATAAAAAGAGAGAAGACTATTTTGAAGCTATTGGAACTACTGAGAGCGATCCTTGTGCATTGAAGATAGACAACGTTTGGTTTATCATTCGTGGTTGGGGTCACCTGACGGGAACTGGTGCAATGAATCTCCCTCAGAAGGAGGCTTGTGAAATACAAGATGCTTTCAGAGATTGGCTTATCGCTCGGTTGAAAGGTAAGGAGAGTCCTTATGACATCTACTATCAGGAAGCTAAAGATAGAGTTATTCCAATCCCAGAACCCGAACCAGAACCTGAGATTCCCGAAGATGCTAAGTATACAGAGATAATTTTGGAAGAAGGGGAAGAACTTCCTGATCTCTGGTCTACGGCGCAGATTCGAATTAAGAAAGTCCCTAAGGGTTGGAGAAAGAAACAGGAGAGGAAGAAACGGCTAGAAATGTTAGCCGTTCAACAGCCTTTCTATACTAGATTCTTGAGACTAAGGAGGAAGAAAAGATGACATTGATAATTTACATAGTTGTTGCTTTCATCAATGTTGTACTTCACATACTCAGAAGCATACTAGTTATTAAGTCAGGTAAACTCCTGGCTTCTTTTGCGAACTGTGTCTGCTACACATTCTCGGCCGTTGTTATAAAGTTTATAGCAGAGGTTGATCTCATGACAGCCATTATTGTACAGGCGGCCACTAATTTCTTAGGATGTTGGGTTGGTATGACCCTCGGTGACTGGATAACAGAGAAATATGGTGTTCAAAGATTTAACAGCAAGAATAACACTTGACCTGAGAAGATCAGAACCAGGGGCAGAGAGAAAAGTAGATTTCTTGAAACGCTTAGATGAGACTTTTGAGAAGAAAATCATTAACCACCTGAACAGGATGGGGTACAAGCCTTTTTCGATGTTTGTCAAAGAGAAAGATATGGGGCTTTTCTCATGTAGTCGTAATTTCGACAATGATGGAGGTACTTACTTTGGACTTAAAGTCTTTGCTTCTAACAACATGATCAACCCAGAGTATGGAGTTTTCGTGACGGGAAGGAATCAAAAACGACCAACCCCAACAAAGATCATCAGCAGTTTAATACCTTACGACTTGTTGCTATGATATTCAAATATCTAACTATACAATACCCACCCTTATTCGCAGATGATATAGACTACGAGATTGAGGAGAAGATATTTAACGTAAATCCCGGCGTCTTAACATTCTATGTAGGGAAAGAAGTATTGGAAGTTCTTAAAGAATCTCCATACTACATAAGACGAGGTAAGTATTGTTCTGATGGACGAACTGGAACTTATGATAAGAGAGCAGTTTTCTTAGTCGATTATCTCCTACCAACGGTTCTTGTAGCAGAAGGTCCGAGGGATGAAATGACGTTTAGAGTCTGTAAGTAAGACTCTTTTCTTTTTGCCTTACCTATAGAAATTAAAAAATTTTAAGATATGTTTGAAGAAATAAAAGTAAAGAAAGTATTTCAGCTTGCACCAGAAAATGCACGCGAACCGATTATCACGACTACAGATGAAATAGAAGCTAGGAAAATGGCCGAACAGGCTAACAAAAATATAGCTTACATGAAAAAGATGCGAGAAGGATTGATCTCTCGCCCTGACTGGAAGGAGGTTATGGAAGATTTTGAAGAGAATGGGAAACTTCCAGAAGACTTCTATAAATACTTTATGCTTTGTTATTTCAATTATGATTTCCTCGCCAAAGAGCATCTGTTCAAGATGGACTATGAAACCAATATAGAATGGATGGAGTATGAGACCAATACTTGGGTAGCCCTAGATAAGCGTGAAGTAGATGAAGATGAACGACACCACGACTGGGTTTCTTGTGGCTGTAATTGCTATATTCTTAATACAAAAGATTACTATAAATTGTATATAGGAGATGAACCGCAGCACAGATCTGTCAAAATACCGAAGGATTATTCTTATGAAGACTTTAAGAAGGAAATGTCTGTAAGGCATACCAACAAAGAGATGGCAGAAAATCCAGTCTTAGACAGAATAGAACAAATTCTTACGTTTGAAGAGCATAGGATTATTTTCTGTGAACTAGATTAAGATGATATTTAAGAACATAGATATAGGAACACGGATAATCAAGATACCACATCTCTATAACTTAGAGCAATCGTTAAATCTTCTTGACTATGAGCTTGGAAGAGCTTGGTTTCTAGATTTTAAAAAGGGATTTAATAGAATACAAAGTATACTGTGTGGAATTAAAGTATACGACCTATTTGTATTCTATAATGATTTCAAGAAAACCAATCCTGCTTCTGGTTGGAATACTGGATCTAACCCAATTAGATTAAGTAAGAGGTTAAAACCAGACCACATTTCTATTACTCTTGAAAAACCAAGTACGAATCCAGCATCTGATTGCCAAGTTGTAGAACTTGAACTTAGAATAATAGAAATATGAAAAAGAAAAGAGATTATACACCCCTAACAAGGGAATATTTCGAGAAAGCAGGCTATGACATTAAACTCGAGGATAGAGAGCCTTTAATGCCAGGACTTGAACCTTGGAAAGAGTGGGTTGCATACCTGAATAGGAGCCTAGACAATGGTGATGAGGTCTATATTAAAGGGTATGTCACCAACTCAATGTACGAAGGAAGATTTGTCTTCACTGGTAACATAGGAAGTGACTTGCATGCTTGTGTTAGACTTTATACAGTCAATGACCTAATGAACTTATACGCTTTGGGTCATATAACACCAGATTTTAAACAAGTTCATGATAAACCCTATATAAACAAGGATATTAAAATATGATATTTAGTTTTTCGGAGCAAAATCTTAAACTTGCCACTCTTCCAACAATAATAACTTTAGATGTAACTGGACCTACTAAAAATTTTTTAGATTATAGATCTAAAATTAAATGGTTTGAAGCCTGTATTGATATATTCTTATGGGAAGCTTTAGGACCAGTAATGCCAGGAATGCTTCGAGGTTATGTGTGTTGTAGAGAATTAGCAAATCTATTCCAAAAAACAAAACTCCTAGGTAGTTTCAAGGATAACTCCGCAGATCCAACAACTGTTGGTCAATATAAAGGTTTTGATGTTTGGTATCTCAGAAACGTACCGAATGGAGTCGGGTATGTTATGTATACACACGACGATATAACTAAAAAGCCTGGTTATCTTAAATTTGAAATTAAGTAATAGTTTTCTGCTATTACTTTTTCTTTCCTTATTAGTGTAATGAAGAAAAAGAAAAGAATTATAACTAAGTTTAAGCTTAGATCAGTCGTATTAGATGCGAATGATAATGTAGAGAAGATTATTCGAGAATCCCCAGAATTCGGGAAAGATCAAATCTCTGTTGGCATTTATACTCTCCTCTGCAAAGATGCGCAGGAATGGGAATATCAGGAACTCCTTCGCCTAGACAGTGAGTATGACTTGACAACCTGGGATACACCTGATTTCAAAATCCTCGAGATCCAGATCAAGTATAATGATGAACCTGATTGGGAATATTTTGAAGATCCAATCGAAGGCTACTACAATCTCTAGGCCTTACCCATGATATGGAAGAAGAAAATAAAGATTGGAAATCAAGTGCAATAGTATTTGTAATTATGATGACAATATTGTTTTTATTAGCAGCTATATTTATATGAAAGAAAAAGTAGAGCTAGTGATAAGAGCAAACGATTACTCAACGGAAGACTTGAAGGCACTTTATATCAGAAATAGAGATGCCTTGGTCCTCGATGAGAAGGCTAGTAATAGTAAAATAGAAGATTCTATCCGAGACTGTAAAGGAGCCGTGATGATGTTAGGTCATGGTACCGAGAATGGACTCTTAGGAGTTTTAAACCTAGATACCTTTGAATCTAATCGCTTCCTGATTTCCTCTAGACATGTCCAGTTTTTGCGAGGGAAGACCTGTGTAGGGATATGGTGTAATGCTAATGTCTTTGCTGGGAAGTATGGTCTTACTGGGTTGTTCTCTGGTATGGTCGTATCGGAGTTTGAAGAGGCTGTTATGCTATCTATTCAAGCTGATAAAGATGAAATCCTAGCCCACAATTACATCTGGTCTGGTGACTTGTCCTATTGTTTGGCGAACTACGACCTGAAGGATGTTCCAGCAGCTATGCTAGAAAGAGATAAGTGGCATACTCCACTAACGGAATTCAATTATTCATCTTTATATTACTTCGAGAATGGGGAAGAACTTTTGTAAGGTGGAAGGCAAGTGGTGTAAGCTCCTGAGACGTGGAGTCTGTGGAGAAACAAAGACAGACCTGAATCAGGTTAACCGTTGTCCAAAGCTGGCTAGAATAGAGACAAGAAGATTGGCAGATCTCTTAAAGGAAGTTAGTTTTGATCCTGTCTTCTATAAGCTCTGCCACTGGTTTAACGATCAGGAAGGTAGTCGAAATGGATATGAGAGTGTTTTTAATAAACTTGTTCTCATGAGTCCGAAGAAACATAGGCTCGATGACTTGTTTATTGAAATTCACATAGTCAAAGAAGACGATGGTAGTGAATGGCTTAACGTCAGTGGTGTTAGTGTGCTTGGAAGCGATACCACCAGCTATGGAATTGAGTTTAATCCTTGGCGAGATTGGGTATCATCCTTCATAACCCAGAAAACTCTTGACACTCTTGATAAAGAGGACATTGTAGCAGCTTGCCTCTATGAAATGACCTTCTTTGGATTCGAGGAACAGAGAGTCCAAGACGAGAAGAACAAGATATTCAATAGTATAGAGGAATGTAAGAAAGCAGTTAAAGATGGGAAGATTTAAATACAAGGATAAGTTTACTGAAGAAGAGATCAAGGCTGATGCCAAGAGAAAGGAAGAAGAGGATAAAAGGAAGTATGGCGATAAGATGCCGAGACTTCTGACAGGAAAAGATTATCTGAGACTTTCCAAGGAATGGTTTAAACTTGAAACCACGGTAAACTCCTATGCCAATTCCATGGATGTCCCTGAAAAATATTGGGATTTTTGGTTTGCGTATGGTCATTTTGATAACGATTTTGATGGTTATTTTGCAGAGGCAGCTGGAGAACTTTCTGAACAGTATACAACTGAGATGAGAAGTGCTGTCTTGAACTATGCTTGGCATACATATAACAAGAAGGAAGGTGAGGAGATAACTTACCCAGCACCGACCTTAGAGAAATACTTAGACGATGTCTTTGAAAGAGAGCTTCGTGCATTCAGAGACGAAGATACCTTAGAGAAGATTATCCGAACATCTGTCGCCCTGAAAGCTGGTATCAGAGATGTTAATAACCAGAGCTTTGATAAAGAATTCAACAATATTCTGAATTACTTCAAGCCGGGGACTGATGGTAGAGAACATTGCTATATTGGTAAGAAGAGAGTTTTTGAGTTCTTAAACGAAGCTCAATATAACTCAGAGAAGATAAACATAACTCCGAAAAACTATAAGAATTGTTGGTGGAACGGAGACGTCATGGTTTGTCATATAAGTGGTGAAGAAATTGATATATTATGAACAGCGAACAAGAACAAAAAGCAAGAGAAGTAAAGGATAAAGTAATATCCGACTTCAAAAAGATTAATGAGATGATGGTTCATGCATTACCTTTGAAAGATGTCATCTCTATCCTGAAGACTGTTATCCAAATACTGGAAGATCAAAGTGAAGGACAGGACCACGGAAGTACTTGTCTCTTCTATTCCTATAGAGAGGAGGAAGAAAGGTTCTCTATTAGTATCAGATTTGATCAGTCTTATAAAGTCTACTACAAGGAAGACAACTATCGAGTTGGAGTAGGATATAACTGTAAGTATGAAGATACTAAACCTCTTGACGAAACAGCAGGTATAGTTTTAAGATATATTCTAAGAGTTCTTATTGAAGACTTGTTAGAGAATTGTAATTCAACAAGCTCTTTACTAACTTATATAATAGATCACAAAGATGAATAAGAAAGCGTTATTAGAATTACTCAGTTTTCCGTCAGAGAAAGTATTGCCAGGGACTGATGTAGAGAAGCTGAAAGTTTATGAGAAAGATCTTAATAAGATTCTTGATCAGTTAGCAAGCTATAAAGAGAAGATCAGAGAACAACTCAGAGAGAAAGAGGTTGAGCCCAGATTAAAAGAAGTGGCTCAAATAATCTTCGACGCTTATCCAGAAGTTGAATTTATCGCCATCTTAGAGAGATATTGTTCGGACGATGATTCTGGTAACTGTTATTACTGCACAGAAACGACGAATAACGTATTTCCAGATATTAATGAAGATGATGATCCTTCTAGATGGACGAAAAAGGTGGAATCAGCGTATGAAGAACTGTGTAATCTCTTCACAGAGTTGTATCCAGATCTAAACTTTGATGATGAAGATAATGCAGCATTCTGTAGGCCAAAAGCTTACTACGGAATAGATAAAGAGTTTGATGCTGCCAGATGGGAAGAGGAGTAAATTCTTCTCTTCTTTTTCCTTACCTATGTGAATATATTTGGAATGAAGACTAGAAAATGTAAGGATTGTCCCTTCGCACAAGCAATTGAAGGAATTAAGGATAAAGTTAAGTGTACCCTTCATATTGATAAAAAGTGGTACAATGAAAAAGAGCTTGATCATAAGTGTGACTTCTCAGAGGAAACCGTTAAGCTCCTGAGTGGTCAGAAACCTAGCCAACATAGGTTGTTTGTTCTTGTGAACGATAAGTTCAAAGGCAATATGACTGAAACTCTCAAGTGGGCTGGTAGAGCCATAGTCCAATATTATAGAGACATCATGGAGCTTTATGCCGATTATGCTTTCTCTAGTACAGATGATGAGTTCCAAGACTACTTTGGGGAAGCTTGGGCTGGTCCAGCAGAGTTTGTATATCTTTGGTATCCAGAGGAAGACTTTAAGGGTTGGTCTAGGTGTCACTGGAATTTTAGGAACAATGGTCTTAAGTATATTACCGCTAGTAATGCTGAGGATGAAAATAATCAGATTATGTCCGTCGCTATCTGGGAAGATGACATCTATGATAAGAACAACTATGATTACTGTGACTATGACTGGGGTATTGAATATGCCCTGAAGATATTGGAGAAAGAATTAAAGAGGATTACATAAATAATGGACTAATGGTGTATAGCATTGACCCAATAGTATTAAGCAAAGGCTCAGAGATACTCATGTATCTTACAACTAGGATAGTACGGGACTTAGAGCAACAGAAGATTAGCGCAGTCCAAACTACTTATAACGGAAGTGGATCTTCGGATATTTCTATTATCCCTATTAGAGGAGGACTGAGAACATTTCACTTCTACGATGGAAAAGACAAAGAGAATAAGGATGAACTCGAAAGCTTGAGGAAATTCTTAGGTTGGAAATGAATGGTCTGGAATTTCACTAAACAGCTAAAAGCTATTCGTTCTAGGACAGGAGCAGGAATGGCTAACATTAAACGAGCTTTTTTCAAGAATAGATGTAATGTAGATAGAGCCGTAACAGATATTAATGGATTTCCGGATAGTGGATATGTAATCTTAAGTACGAAATGACTAGGAAAGAAGAGATAGAGAAACAGATTGCAGAAAATGCAGAAGCCTTTAAACGTGGTGATATGACCTATGAGGAACTTCACAGTGAGCAATACCTCCTGTTTAAAGAGCTGAGGGAGATAGAAGGAGAATGATATCTCCTTTTTCCTTATCTGTGGAATAAAACAATAATAAGATATGAAAGCAGCAAATTACGGTATTAGTAACAAATTTCCTTGTGCTGTATTTATTTATCAGGTAGAATCACCTGACGGAGGAAATGACAGAACTAGGGCAATAGCTAGAACTTGGGAAGAACTTAGTTATTATGTGGTTCAAGCTCTCCTCGATGAGCAAGATAGCTATTATATCAAGCTTGGAGACGAGAAGATTGACTTAACTGATGAAGAGCTCTTTAAGAAGATTGATCAGAAGTGGCCACAGACTACTAGATATCAGGCTATGGTCTACCTCTTAGAGAGATCCATCCGAGAGGGTACTGAGGAAGATATAGAGAACGCCTTGAAGGATTTCAACAAAACTTACCCAGATCTTAAGTTCAAATGGATAAAGAGATAAAAGTAATTGATAACCTATTCAATGTTATCCTACAACTAGGCTCGGAGAAGGCTAGGACCGTATGGAATAACTGGGAAGGAAGACGAGCCGTCCTACAATACATGATGATGCTCCTTGGGAGATCTGATTATTACCCAATTTTCCATCCACAAGATAGGCCCACCATCAATTGGACCTTAATTATAGGTGAAGAGAATAATCCACCCGAGTGTGCTAGTAGTGGAAAGATGCGAATCCGATTCGAACTTGCTGATGAGATCGCTGGTATCCTGTGGACTAGGAATGAAGAGGTTAGTTGCAAAAAGTCCGTTCGACGTCTTGACTCCTTGAAAGAGCTCATTGACGGTGATTGGGTTTGGGTATTAGAGCGCAAACTGCCTATCGATGCTTTGGATTGGGGTATAGTAGAAGTTAGTAATGTTAAGACAGCTAACGGAATAACTACATTCTATGCAGCGGGTTACGGACAGGCTCGTGGAATTTCGAGTAACCTAGTTGCATCCATAGGTCAGAACACTAAAGCATTCCTAACTAAGACGGCTATCTTAGATGAGCTTCGAAGATTAAAACTAGATATAGCAAATACTACAAAACGCATAGAAGATTATAAACTAATTAAATAATAAATCTACCACTCCAAGGTAGGTTTTTATTTGCCTTACTATAGTATGGATGATATATTTCAATTTTTAAAACAACAATTTACAAAAGAAAACTCTACGATATTAAACGTAGCTAGTAAGATTATAAGAGAAGAATCTTCTCCGTCCGAACAAGAGGTTTTCGTCAATGCTTTCAGAAAAGTAATAGAGCACTATGAAAGTTCTGATAGAACATATACTCAAGCTTATAATGAGTATAGGAAAATATGGACTGCTCAACTTTGGAAAGACATTGATAGCCTACCTTTTGTGGTACAGACCCATCTCCGTAACTTAAACAATGCTCTTTGGTCAGAGGGAGCTAAGAAGATGGTTTGGAGAGATAAACTGGAGAAGTATAAGAAATCTGGTGGTGTTAAATTTAAGAATCAGCTTAGGAGGGCTGGATTGATATGATTCACATAAAAAGTAAGACCGACGTTATCACAAATTCATCCTCAGAGGTGTTCATCATGAAACGTCTCCCTGGAGATACTAGAACGTGGGAAGAGATTATCAAAGTCATTAAGGCTCACCATGATGCCCACATGTCTGAATGGATCCCCGAGACTAAGTCGGATATTCAACATCCCGATGAGGAGAATAGATATGACTGTTACTCAGGGGATGTTCAGGATATTGAGACTGAGACCTACGACCAGATGTTTGAGGAATCGAAGAAACGAATTCCTAAGCTTCGTCGTGGAGAATACACCAAGAAGATGTTTAACATAAGTCAAGGTTGGCTCGATGCCATTGAGGATGAGGATATTCTATTGATCAGATTAGATCAGGGATTCAGCTCTACCATATACTACATCCTCAAGAACTTCTTTGTGTTTGAAACTTGGATGTGTGGTTGGGTTCATGATGAGAATGGAAGATATACTCACAAGAACTATGAAAAGTTTGAAGAGCAATATAAGGAAGAACATGACGATGAAGAATGGTAAACTAGTTAAGAGTAAAACAGATGTCATCACTAACTCAAGTACTGAAGTATTTGTTCTGGCCAGAAATAAAGGTGATAATAGAACTTGGGAAGAGATTCTTGAGGCTATAAAACAACATCACAGCTTGCACATGGTTGACTATAGCCGGAACTATAAGAACCCAGACAAACATGGCTTCGTAGATGAATATTCCGGTGATTGTCAAGAGATAGAAGTTAAGAAGAAAAGCTCGGTCTTCTTAGAGCTTTGGTTCGATCGAGGATTCTGCTCACTTCATGAATATCTTGTCGAGAACTTTAAAGAAATTAATTCGTATAACCTATGAGCAAGCCTAAATCCTCTCGAGTAGTATGTCCTGCTTGTGGGAGGATGAAAATGGTATTCGAAACGGAAAAGAAAGCTCAGAATTTCATGAAGTTCAATAATCAGAACTTCGACAATACTGAAGTTGTTCCTGTCCGTGCTTATTACTGTGCCGCCTGTGGTGGATGGCATGTAACTAAAAGGAAGACTTGGAATAAGTATAAAGAAGATCCAGCCGAAAAATTAGTCAGAGCATACAAGAATGCCACTGAGAAGAAACCTAAACGACCCAAGGAAGTACGGAATAAGGAAGAAGAGAAAGATAAAACTCTCCTTTATGATGCTGCCTATAAGCTGGTTTGTGACTTAAGGTACAAGTATGCTCATAGTCGTTCACTCTTGGACTTGGAGGAGCTTAGGAAGGCTAAACAGGCTGTCGAAGAGCTAGAGAAACACCCTGATAAGACACGCTATCGTAAGAAAACGAACCAACTGGAGAATGCCCTAGAGACTCTCTGGTACAATATGACAAGTCTATACCTAAGTGAGGCTGGAAAAGCTTTACTGAAGGATAATAGTCAGGAAGACCTTTTAGGAATTAAGACAGAGCTACTCGATTGGGTTGGACTAGTACCCGTTGAGACTATTATTCGAAGCACTATATACAGTGACTTGGACAAAGAAGTTCAGAACCTAGTGAAGAGAATAGATGATAAGATCAATAACTGATATCATAACTAACTCTAGCACAGAGGTTTATATAATACAAGCCCCAACCGGAGTAGACTTCAAATGGATGACAGATCTTGAAGAGAAGATTAATAGCCTACTTAAAACTGATAGGCCAAACTCCTGGGAAGGTATTGACTCTATAGATGTCCTCCTGGACAAAGATGGACACGCTAGAGTTACTCTAGATGAACATACTAAGAGGGCGCAGGAATATCTCCTACGGGAGCAAAAGGTGCTTGATATATGGCCCGACAGTAATGGGCTCTTAGAGGACAAATACAACCTAAACAAAGAAGGTAAACCACTCAGTATAAAAGAAGAGTGGATAGAAGAAGAATATGGAGAAGGATAATCTTCTCCTTTCTTTTCCTTACCCATGAAAGTATGATAACAATTAATTTGCTATGAACAGAAAAGTTGTGTATAATGCTTGCTATGGGGGATTTGGACTTTCCCCATTAGCGATTAAGCGATATTATCTTGCCAAACATCCTGGAGCTAGACTCTTCTTCTATAAAACAGAGTACCTTGATGGAGGGCAGAAAGCTACTAGGATACCAGGGGATGATAAGTCGCTTAAAGGATTAAGCTCTCATCGGACGGAAATTAGGACGAAGGATTTCGGTGAGGAATTCTACGTTGAGAGTATCGGTAGTAGTGATGAGAGTGGATTCTGGTCTAACAAATACTATGTCTCCGCCTATGATATAGAACGAGATGATCCAGATCTGGTTCGCATTGTAGAGGAGCTTGGTGATGACGCCAGCGGTGATTGTGCCGAGCTTGCAGTTGCAGACATAGGTGAGGAGAAATACAGAATCGAAGAGTACGATGGTTGGGAGTCAGTTATTACTCCTTCAACTGAGTATGAGTGGAAATAAGGGCTTAATTGCCTTTATTTTTTCCTTATATATGAAATATAAAAAATTAATTAATATGAAAACTATCGAAACAATAAAACAAATGATAGCTGATGGACAGATATCACTAGAGGTTGCAGAGAAATATTTTCCAGAGCTTAGAGAATCAGAAGATGAGAGGATAAGAAAAGAGCTTGTTGATTTTATCTATGATAAAACAGATACTTATGAACTCAAAGAAAAATCTAATTCTTGGCTTGCTTGGATTGAAAAGCAAGGTAAACCTACTTATAATAAAGGATTGTCAGAATTGCTCCATAAAGTAATCTGTAGATATATTAATGACCCAGATATTCCATATTCTGAGAGAGAAATAGTTTCAATAAAAGTACTTCCTTACGTTGAATTGCTTGAAAAGCAAGGAAAGCAAGAAGCTCTTTGTGACAAATGTAGAAAAGAGCATCCGTCCCATTCTTGTCAAGATATAACAGAATTGGGAAGATGCGCTGTTGAACATGAACAGGAGTCTACTGGTAAGGTTAAACCAAAGTTTAATATTGGCGATACTATTGTAGAAAAAGACCTTGATGAATGTGGTTACGGAACTATTAAGGATATTAAAGATGGACAATATATTTTTACTGACGGTTCTGCTATGAACATTAATGAACAAGGTGGCTGGCAACTTGTTAAAACTTCTACAAAACATTAAAAAAATATGGAAGTAATAGTAGTTACGAGAACATATAATAATTACGAGGACTCTTATACAAAAACGCTGGGTGTAGTAACCTCTGACAATCAAGCTAATGAACTTATCGAGAAAGATAAGCATAAAGATGATGCATTAGGTATGACAGTTACTGAATATAATAATCAACTTTATGCTATTAATGAGCGTTTTAACAAATTAGCTATTAATGAAGAGTCATGTCCTAAGAAAGCTGGATGGCTATATCGTTATGACTATAATCAATTAACCAAACAGCAAAAAATCGCATATGACATTATTAAAGCTGGTTGGGAAGAATTAGGAAAACCTGCATTTAGATATTTTAAAGAAGAATTTACATATAATAGTGATTATCGATATTATATGCAAATTTTGTTGGGATTTAGAAGAAATACTATAGAAGAAGTAAAAAATATGAGTCGTGCTTTTCATAATTGTGAAGATCCCGATCATATAACTTATAGGAAAGAAAAATTTATAGTAGATGTAGATAAGATAGATCTCAAATTCATCAAAGACAGAGTACAACCACAATCACGGCCTGCTTGGGGTGAAGAGGATGAGAAATTATTTAATAGAATTTGTGACCTAATTCATGAGGCAGCCTACGAAAATTGTGAGACTAATGAAGATGGTAAAGAATTAGGCGAATATGCAAAAATGATGCGTTTGCTCAAATTCCTCAAAGACTGTATACAACCAAAACAAGAGTGGAGCGAAGAAGATGAGTGGAAATTTTCCGACATCTTGGCCTTGTTAAGAGGAGGGGAAAACTGTCACTATAATACTCCTGAACTATTTGATTGGCTCAAATCCCTTAAAGAATTACTTAAACAAAGTTGTATAACCACAGTAAGAGTTAAGAGACAATATGGAAGAAATGATATATAATAAAGTATTAGATGGTGAATCATTGGTCAAGGAATTATTGAAAGAACATGGTTCAGTTACAGATGACAAAGGAAACTCGTATTGGTGGGACACTATTGATAGAACCAAAAGGTATCAAGTCAGAAAATATGAATACCAGAGGGCTCTACAAGATTATCCCGTCATTTCTTATAAAATAAAAGAATTATGAGCACTGATATATGTACATCGTTAGAGCAGTCAAAGAAACTGCTTAGTCTTGGTCTTGACCCAAGCACGGCTGATATGTGGTGGAGCAGATGCACTATTACCGATTTTGGAGATAATAATCTAAAAGTATCTTACGCTGTAACACCTTGTAATATTAGTCAATTTAAAAATACTGATAAGGATATTCCTTGTTGGTCTCTTACAGCCCTTTTGGAGTTGATGCCTATAGGTTCACATATTGAGAAGAAAAACAGCGGCTACGCTTGTTACGTAGTATATACCAAACCGCTTGAGGCTAGTACTCCCATCGAAGCAGCATTTGAGATGATATGCTGGCTAATAAAACAAGGACATATTAAAGTAAAAAAGTAAGACTATGACACAAGAAGATAGAAAATTACTTTTAACAGACCTTTGTGTAAGGTCGCCTTATGGAGTAATATGCCAGTTTATTTGGACCTATAGTGATGAAACTACAGGTGGAAAAAGTGTAACTGCTAAAGAAGATGATAATATAAGATGTATTGACATCCATACTAAGGAGATTCAGGCTGATTACTATGGGGAATGGGTTGATTTAGAACATTGTAAGCCATATCTTCGTCCAATGTCAAGTATGACTGAGGAAGAAGCAGTTGAAATAGATTCAATGGGATTTGCTTATTGGACAACTATGATTAATAATGATTTAAGATCAAGAGGTCCAATGTCATTATTAGATGCTATAATTACACATCATAAGATGGTTAAATTGATTGATTGGCTCAACGCTCATCACTTTGACTATCGAGGATTAATTGAAAAGGGTCTTGCTCTTGAAGCACCAGAAGGAATGTACAAAATAAAGGAGAAATAAAATATGGCACATTGTAATTTAAAAATGGATGATAATTGTTATGGTTGTCCCTATTATGGCTCAGGTGATATTGATGGTTGTAAATTAACAATCAAATTTCATAAGGAATTTCCAAACGGTGATGACAAACAATACGAGCAGTATATGCTTTCTAATGGAAGAATTAAAATATGACACAGTACATATCTAAAGACGATGCTGCAGCGGAGATAAAGAAGAGAAAGAGAGAAGCAGAATCAAATTGTGGTGGGTATAAAAGTTATGAGGAACATCGCTGTAATGCTTGTATAGTCGACTTCTATGAAGAATTTTTAGAAATCCTTGATACTCTTGAAGTGAAAGAGATCAAGTTGCCAAATCCTCGTTTTCCACACCTGAATAACATTGTCGACAAAGTTTTGGTACAGGCAATTTGGAATCATTGGAATATGAGGAGGCAGAACAACTTGTATTGCTTGCAAAGGAAGAATTATTGAAAGACCTCGAAGTGAAAGAGGTGGACTTGGAGAAAGAACTTGACTCTATGATTACTCCAGAACTTAAATTCCATAAAGCCTTGCCTTCGTTATTTGATGTTGCCAAGCATTTCTTTGAACTTGGGCTTAAAGCGCAAAAAGGAGACAATGAATAGAACATTTATAAAACTTGATTTAATTATGAAGAATTTTATTTTAGGACTATTTTTACTTTTTAGTGTTAATGGAATGGCTATTCACGTCCACCATTTTCATCATTATTCCCGCCCACATCACCATAGTCACGTGACAACTCAGACAAGAAAGGTACAATCTCACAAAGCTCGTCCAAGAATAAGACGACATGACACAAAAGTAGTAAATACTTTCTGGCGCAATGGAGTCTTATATTATGTAATCCTTAGCCCAAAAAGAGGTCATGTTTATGAAAACAGGTTGGTTCTATGTGAGGGTTGTAACAAAGTGTTAGTTAAGAAAGGTGTAAAATACTGTAGCAAATGCAGAGGAATTAATAGACAAAAATAGTATGAACATGATTCAATCTGATTTAATAAAAGACATCAAGCACTACAAAGAACTTGAATCTTCATTAGAACATTTAGAAGAACAGATAGACAAGGAAGCTCGGCAGTTGCTTAAAGAACTACAGAAGATTGATGGTTGGCAGTGCATGATTAAAGCTTGTAAAGACCACTATGCCAAGTATCCAAAGAAATTCTTCGACTGGTGCAGCGTGACACATACAGATAGTGCTGTGCAATTTGTCAAGGGCTATTCTGACGGCGATGAATATGAAGTAATGGAAATTGACTTGCATAATTCATTAGCCATGCAAGTACGCAATAAGCAGATAGAACTAAGAGGGGAAGCACAGCGTAAGCAGCAAGAAATTAAGGAAAAAGAATTAGCCGAGCTAAAACGTCTTAAAGAAAAATATGAATGAAGGTAGCGAAATAGTAAAAAGAGAAAAGAAGTTAACCTTATGGGGTGTATTCTTAAGTTGGCTTGACAAGAAAACATGTCACCACGAATGGAAACTAGAACAAACTATTGAGTCTGGTTACAGTTACAAGAAATTCCTATACACTTGCACAAAGTGTGGGAAGTGGAAGAGAATTGAATTATGTAAGAGCTAATATGGAAGAGAAAGTAATTGAAATTATTGCAGACTTGCTCTATATAGAGGACAAAAGTAAGATAAAGCCTGAGTCAAGTATAACCGAAGACTTAGGCGGGGACTCACTGGATAAGGCTGAACTCGTCATGAAGATTGAATCTGACCTAGGAGTAACAATCTTAGATGAAGGTGATCCATACTTTGATACAGTGGGAGATGTAATAAGATTAGTAAAAGAAAAGAAAGGAGAGAATTAATCTCTCTTCTTTTTTATCCAATCAATAAGCTCTTTCCACAAAGGCTTGCTTGGGAGTTTAGGCATAATTGCTTCAAATGCCTTACAAGCCATGATTGTTACATAAAGGCAAGGTATTAGTACTATAACTAACAGTACTATAACTACAATTAAGATCCAATTAAGTATTGACATATTACTTGGCGTAGAAAGCTGTTATTTCTTTTTCTACTTCCTGATCCAAGTCTTCCTTTGTCATTTCAACGAGATTCTTTGGATCAAGGACTAGTGTTCCTTTCTTACTAGTCTTCTTATAGATACCGCTGCCAGTTATCGTCACTACTCTTTCAGCACTTACCAGGATGACAGGCCACTTATATCCATAAACGTTGCTGGTTGAAACCTTTACCACATTAGTGAAGTAATAAGTAGTCTTTCTTTCCTTATCGAAGTATTTATAATTTTTCCCGAGTCTCTTGTCCGTATTAAGCTTAAAGTCTTCTATTAACTGCTCAATATGCTGTTTCTCAAGAATTCTCCCTTTAAGGGAATTTTCATATTTCTCAATGTTGTTCTCTAGAAGAGATATCTTGGCTTTTCCTAATATATACATTTTATCTTCGTAGTTATATCGTTCATGAATTTGTTTGCACTCGACTGAACTATGTTGCAAGCCTCAGTTAAAGTTATCTCTTTGCTCATCTTCTCAAGATAGCTAGGACGATAGCACACACTATATCCTTCAGTTCTTATTGAGGTATCTTCGATTGTAATTCCCTTAGGACTTATTCGAACTTTAGTACATTCCAGGGCAAGAACCGGCTCGTCATACCTAGAGTCTCTCCCACAGATAATCTCTACCTCTTTTATTCCAAGATAGAGAGTGGTCAGTTGACCTTCCTTAACGAGTATATTCTTTCCCATGTACTCTTTGATTAACTGATTTCTTTTCTCTGTCAGATCTCTTAGCTCGTCTTTTAAATCAGCAATCTGCCTTTTGGTAGTTTCAATACTGTCTTCTGTTTTCTTTAATCGATTCTTAAGTATATCTAATTCTTCCATACACTCTTAAGGTGGTGGGATAGCCTTATAGATGAATAATTAAAGAAAATTAATATGAAAAAGAATGATTGGATAAGAATCGTATTTGATGTTTTGATGAGAGTTGGATATGAGGATAATAAACAAGATTCCATCTCGGAGTGGTGTACTAAGGATGGTTTTAATAACCCCGTATTCGTTAAGAAACTTGACTTAAGTCAGGTAGATAAACTTAAGCTATGGAATAGTAACAGCTGGATCGATTCTGTGGCAGTTACTGCTACGGAGGAAGATTTTTCAGATGCATGTGACTCTGATATACGCGTGGCTATTAATGATGGTCTTGGTCATCGTAATTTCTTGTATATCAATGAGTTAAGTAGTGAAAATGTAGGTGCTATAGCAACACGAGTTAGTACTTTAGCTACTATAAAACCAAAAGAACTTAATCTTTGGGAACTATCTAATGTAATAAAAGAATATGCTAATTCAGCAGCATCCTTCTCCAAGGAAGTGAAAATCGTTCTTGTGAATAGGGAAGGAACTATAGTCGATAAGCGTGGACTTTATACTGGTAGTCTAGAAAACCCCGAGAACATAGCAACCATAATAAATGGGAAGGAATCAGTTAATATATACGTGACAATATGATACCAACAACGGTTATTATCAGTGGAGCAGCTTTCTTGATAGGAGTTGCATTGGGCGTAGGTAAGAAGGCCTACGATATTAAGAAAAGAAAGAATAAAAGTGGGAAAGCATAAGAAACATAAGAAGCAAAAACAAAAATTCAAACAACTAGTCAAGAGACTACCTCCCATCACCAGAGAAGAACAAGCAGTTGGTGCTGCATACTTCATCTGGCGTGTAGGGAAAGGTAGAAACGACTTAGTTATCCCAGAGAACTTGACCAAGGAATGGTTTAAGATTGATGGAACCATAACCTTGGAAGAGAAGAAGGGAAGAATGTTTATCGGCTTTGATACCCTGGATGTATGTCCTCTAGTGGAATTTGAAACAGAATTTCAAGGGAAGCTAGAAAAATTACTCAGGGAAGCCATAAACGACAGTAAAATTTAAGGAAGGGACGTTGGTCCTTTCTTTTTACCTTACTGATGAAATATGGAAATTGATTATAAATTACACAGAGCAGAAGAATTAAGAAAATTAAAAGACTTTTTCGAAAATTGTATTAATCGAGAGAATCCAGATTCGGTAGCAGGTAATTTTGGAAGGAGTGGAGTATTCTTTGGGAATGTCATCCAGTATTGTAGCTTCGAAGTTCCTGCTAAGGCCATGGAGGAAATCTATAGGCATAATAAAGAGAAGATTGAATCTGATCTTTATTACTATGGAAGACTTAAAGAGTGGAAAGATGTTTGGGATCGCTCCACAAATAGGTCTTACATATCCCCGATTTCTGAGAGTGTTCTCTTAGTTTTGGCACGAATGAACTGTCAAGACAAGTCAATTACTAAGACTGATAAGAAGACTGTTATTGACTTCACTACTGAAGGCGGTTATTGTAAAGTCAGTATAGAGATCAAGAAGAAAGAAAATTCATATTGGGACGATGAGTCTGAACTGACCTACTCCGTTAATGGAGAAATAGAAACGACTTATTGGCCTGGTGATATAATTAATAGATTATGTTCGGAGAAAATTTAAAACAAGAGAAACTAGATCAAGAATTAAGTAAGAGATTAGTGGCAATAGGTATGCCAGTTAATTCTTTCCCGACTGGGACAGGCATTCACTTTATTGACCACTTTGGCAATAATTGCGAAGAGACTAAAACCCATTACGACTGTCCCTTAGAGGAGGCTCTTAAGTGGTTCCGAGATTGTAAGCATATCCACATTAATCCTGGTCAGTATACAACCTTAGGGAAAGATGGGACTAAACATCTTTGGGGCTATGCCATAGTAGAAACTATTGGTGAGCATAGAGCTCTAAACGATGGCAATCCAGATAATAACTATAACCGATATGAAGATGCGGCTATAGCTGGAATCAAATGGGTATTGGCTAACGTGGCAGTAACCATGACTGTGGCTGAACTCAGAGAGGCTTTGAAGGATGCTAAACCAGAAGCCCTAGTGACGGACGTCCTTGGCTCTGGACTCGTAAAAGTTGAGGTAGATGGGAAGGGTGTTGTACTTAACTTTGCTGGTGACAAATGAACTTAGAAGCAAAGCAGACGGATATCGTTAGAACAATTAATGAACTCCTCAAAAGAGATTATAGTAGCCCGTTTATTATCTATGCCTTGACAGGTTACCTGAAGAGCTCTCATCGTGGGGCTAAAGGATATACTCACCTGAAGGAGAAGATCACCCGTTATGTGCCAACGAAGCTTAATATTCACGTCTTCAATCAGAAGGCAGATCCAAGAGCCTATTTCCCAAAGCAAGCATTAGCGGTGGAGATAGAAGGACATAAGAATGTCATGTTAGTTGGTCAGAAGAACTTTAAGAAATACTGTAGACGAATCTATGGTGGAATGAAAAACTTAGAAGAACTGATAATGATGTATGAAAACAATTATAGTTAACTTGATTGGTGGGCCTGGGACTGGTAAGAGTACCCTTATGGCCCAACTTTATGCAGACCTTAAAATACTCGGAATAGAAGCTGAGATGGCACCAGAGTACGTCAAGGAGAAGGTTTGGGATGAATCATTCAAGGTCATGGACGACCAAATCTATGTGTTTGGTAAACAGCTACATAGAATCAACCGCCTGATCGGGAAAGTACAAGTTGTGATATGTGATTCACCTCTCCTGAATTCGATTGTCTATGATCAGAGCCAGAATGAGAAGTTTGCTGAGTTGGTTATAGACCAGTTTGGAAGATTCCCTAACCTCAACTTCTTCATTGAAAGAAGTACGTCCTACATCGTCAAAGGCAGACTTCAGACAGAGGAAGAAGCTAGAGAGATTGATGATAAATTCTTAGAGGTCATGGCCTTGTATCATATTCCCTTTGATATAGTGAACAAGGATCAGGCCAAGTATGTGATTATAAATCGAATCTTAGATGAGTGTAAAGAAGTTCGGGAAGTATAGATCCGTTGATCCTCGCTACTACAATGTTCCCTATAAGTACTTAACCAGTGTTAGAGGGAAGAACGTAGATGGCAAGGATAAGTGGAGATACGAAACCTACGAAGAATTTAGGGCTAAGTACAAGGATAGGTGGGGAAAAGACATCACCGAAGAAGAATTCAATGCCGTCGTCAAATACTATAAGGAGAATCGTCCAGACTGGGATCGTGATGGAGACATAAGAGAGAAGATCACTATCAAAGAAGGTAAGGACAAATCTCTTTGTATCGTTGACTTCTTCGGCAAGAGGCTGGCCCTGGTAGGATGGCGAAACAATAAAACCTATTCAATCTCCATGCCTAAAGTCTACCCAATTGTTTGGGAAGGTAAGAAAGGTTATATCTTGTATCACGATCAAAAGCTTCTCTTCACCGACCGGTGGGGATGGGTGTTCTAAAAATGATGTACTTTCCATTAGCCCCTACACAGGAACGGATCGATTCTCTCTATAAGAGAGATCTTTATGTGAAAATAGCAGCTGCCATGGGAAAACCCGAACAAGCTGAGAAGTTGTACCAGGATGCAGTCAACAGGTACAAAGACTCATTCAGGTGGCAGGCTCAGTGTGCTAGATCCTATAAGATTCCAGAATTCTATAGAGACTACTGGTTTGGAGTTGATGGCAGCACCGACTGTTCCATCCTAATTGAGAATGGAATAAAAGTTGTCGCAGAGCACTACGTCAAACTGCTCAGAGACACTTTAGAGAATATTGCCTTAGACGAATATGTGATATTTGATCATAAGGAAGCTTTAAAGATGTCTACAGTTCCGGTGGGAAGAAAAGAGAGACTCTTAGAAGAGATCAAGAAATGTGAAGAGAACGTTAAAGGAGCCTTTGACAAGTACATCAGGTCAGAGGCAATCTTCACAAATCCATCTCACCTGAGGACTACTGTGTTTAGAATCGGGGCAGCACAGGGAACTATTTTCCGTAATGATAGGACCGATGCAGAGTCCACTTTTGAAAATAATTACAACTACCTAAAAAGATCATCTGGGACTGCTTACTTTGGTAAAAAAGCCGTTTGGGAAAGGATGTCTCAGGTTGTAGGAAAAGAAGTAACTGAGAAGAATTATAAAGATCTTTGGGCTGACTACGGCTTCTTCTACTGCCGAATCTTGAACGGAGAAATAACAGATATCAGAGAAATATGAGCAAAAGAAAATGGTTATCACCTGAGGAATTCGCTAAAGCACAAGCAGCGGCTCGGGAAGCAAGAAAGAAAACAACTTGCGCGTTTAACAATTACGAAGACGTCACCCAGGAAATGGTTGACAAGTTCTGGGAGAAACCAGCATACACAAAGAACCTAGTTGGGCTAGACAACATTCGGTTCGAATGGAAACCGGCCTACGAGAAGGCTAAGAAGAACGTAGCCATGCTGGATTATCCTATGTCACCGTCGTACACTATTCACTTCGATCGGGAGGCCAACCTGAAGATTATGATTCATCATGGTTGCTCTTGGTCTGCTCAAAACCACCTACATCACTATGCAGGAAAATGTAAAGATTATTTCAAGATCTACACGTCTGCATGGTCTGTAGTGGATGAAGGAGTGTGGGAACTTTTATATGATGGACAAAAAGAAAAGAAGGAGATTTAATGTCTCCTTTTATTTTTCATTGATGAATAGATTATCAACGGATCTCTTAATACTATCAACTTCAGCTTTAAGTCTCTTTTCGAACTCCTTGAGAGTAACTTCAGACTTATCCAGCCTCTCTGGTTCAATACCTATTCCACAATACCCCTGCTGTTCCCTGATAAAACCACGAGAACCAACAGAAAATATACAACTAGCTTTTATCTTAACCACGGGTGGTTTTGTCCCATTTAACCAAACCTCAGCACTACTAACGTTTTTGATATAGTACCAATCATTCCAGTTATCTGATAGGAAAACTATAAAGTTCTTTCCTATATATTTTTCTGCATCAATACCAGAATCTATTTTCTCAAGCTCATATTTTTTCTGATTAAGCTTGGTTGATATCTCTTTCTCCTTCTGTTCTAGCTCGTAGATCTGCCTAATTAGTTTTCCCCGTTTTTCGTTCATAAGACTTAACAAAACTTTTAAGTAATTTTTCTATGTCTCTATAAATCTGTTCTTCACTAACCTCTTTAAGTCCTTCAAAGGTCATTCGGTTAAGGAAGACTTCAGCATTTACTCTCTCACTAAAGGAGTAATCACCTTTAAGCATACACCAATACTCAACCACCCTCTCAGCTTTCATAAGGTAGGCATAGTCCGAGGTTGGGTTCTTTCTAAGATCTTTTACATTAATATAATACTGTGATTGTCCTTGAGAATGACTTACAAAGCATTTCCCAATCACAGCCTCACGATCTTTAGCTAGTTCTTGATCCTTAGATATTGCTAGCTCTTGTTCTTTATCCGCCAGCTTTCTCTTCAGGTCTCTAATTTCTTTTTCCAATTCTTCTTTCATACATGATTAAGGATTTTCTCTTTGCCTTATGGATGATAATGAAATTTTATAAACAAACCAAACTATGATTGTAAGAAGTTTAATAGAAAACGACACGTACAAATGGAACATTTCATATTTCTATATGAAGAATTATCCGTTTGCAGAAATTGAGTTTGAATTTTTCGATCGTCAGAGGACACCAGTCGACCAAGACTTCGTGGACCAGTTCAACCTGGAGTTTGCTAAGCTAACCATGCTTAAGCCACAGACAGGTGAGAAGGAGTTCATGATCAAGAGCTTTTACTGGTTGCCGAAGTGGTTCTTCGATTGGTACTTCGCATACTTCCGCTTCAAGTCGGACTGTGTACATGCCTTCTTGAGAGAGGATAGTTCGTTTGGCTGTAAGTTCTTTGGATCAGCTGCCGAGAAGACTTTTTATGAGATGCCAATCCTTATGATCTTTACTGCCCTTATGGAGCGTTACCGTGGAATGGACACGAAGGTCAATATGAAGGAAGTTGAGGATATTGCCATGGCTCAAATTGAGTTGAGTAACAACCATAAGCTCTACTTCAGTGAGTTCGGTATGAGACGTAGATTCTCTGCGAACGTACAGGACTTTGTTGACAAGCTTATTGTGGATAATGCTAAGTATTGCATCGGTAACTCTAACTGTTACCTGGCCTTTAAGTTGGGTCAGAAAGTAAGTGGAACCATGGCTCATGAAGTTCAGATGATGGTACAGGCTTTCCATGGTTATGTACTCGGAGGTTATCATACCGCTCAACAGTGGATGAATACATTCAACGGAGATGTTGGTATACTTCTCCCCGATACGATTGGTAGAAAGCAGTTCCTGAACAACCTGACCAAACTACAGGCAAAGGCTTGTGATGGTTTCCGTCATGATTCAGGTCCATGGGAGGACTTCACAACAGATGTAATCAGGAGGTTGAACGAACTTAACGTAGATCCAAGGAAGAAGACTTTTGTATATTCAGACAGCATTAATATGTTCACCTACGACGACATTCACAATAATGTTCAAGGTCGGGTAGGATTTGATCCCGCTGGAATAGGTGGTGCATGGACTAATAACACTGGAATTGAGGGTGCTAAAGTAGAGTGTGTATGTAAGATGACACGGACTAGAATCAACAAGACCAGTCCTTGGAGACCGACTGTTAAAGTACCCGACACTGATGGTAAGTACATGGGCGATAAGGAAGAAATCAAGACGGTTCTCCGTCAATGCGAAAGAATGGATGAACTTAAGAGACATTTCCCTGACGCATGAAAGAAATCTTAGACAGGAGTGAGAACTATCTTAGGATTTTCATAAACGATAATTTTAAGATAGATTACTCACTTCCAAAGTATCGACCTCTCCTTGAGAAACTAAAGAAACATAAAGGTGGAGAAGAAGCTGGGGCTGTCTTCAGTGATGATGTAGCTAAATTACTTAACGGCTATCTTACGGAGGACATGCCAAGACCGGTGGATCGGCCACAGCCCTATAAAGCGAGTGAGAAAGGCCTTGCTTTGATGAAGGACCTGACTAGCCAATTAGTTGACAAGGAGTTCTTTGAGAATCTAACGGCTGATGACTTGACAATAATCGTCGATAGGGAGAAAGGTAAAGGTCTGATTAGAAAGTACTATGCCGACTGGGTCGTTGATGTAGGAACACCTAACATACTCAACCCTGTATTTGTTGAGGAAGGTGTCTCTGGGGAGAAGATTCCCAGCAACTCCCTATCTGACGGTAAGATAGAGGAAGAAAAGAAATCCTCGATCTGGGCTCGCCTAAAGGAATATTGGCGGAAGAAAGACCGAACTGAGAAGGACTTGGCGAAGGTCATTGATGAAGCTATCGCTGAGGAAGAGGAGGCTAAAGATCCAGACTACTATAAGCTGGATGTCATGGCATTCTTCGACTTAGTAAAACTAGAGACACAAAAGGAGACCGAAGATTACTATAACCGAATCTCTCCTTACCTAGTGGCCTTGAAGAAAGCTAAACAGATGGGTCAGGAAGCTCTTGTTGACCAATGGCTAGGAAGATTATTTATCATTAAGTATGAATCCTTCCTTCGGGCATCAGGTTTCCATCATAAGATCTCAGAAGCTCAGCTCGTCAACTTCATCAAGAAAACGAAGAAGGGCGTAGCTTTGACTTGGGTTAAGAACTTTGCTCACCCTATCCCTGATGAAGTTATTGAGAGAAAACTTAAGGCAGATTCACTCCATGTCTTTGACAATTATGTCATCCTTCATTACGATCCCGAGGGAAAAGTATATGCCCCGACGGAAAAAGAGAGGGAAGAAGAAAGACAGCGAAGAGCAGATCCCATCCTCTTTGGAGTCCTAGAGGAAAGTCACGACTTGTACTACATTGCCGACTGGGTTGATGAGTACTGTGACTTGACCTTGGATAAGTTCCTGGAAGTCAGTGGCTTAGATAAAGCCCAACTTGAAATTGATGAGAAGATTAAGATATGATGAAAGTTCTAAGCAGCAGTGCTAAAGCTGAGTGGACTGGACCAGAGCCTATTCCGGTCTTTATGATTGGATACTGTCTCAAGGGTGGTAAAGCTTTCATGGCTCCCCTCGGAAAGATCTTTAGGAAAGATTCCCCAGAGAGAACTGGTCTTGCCCTGATAACAGGAAACTGTCTTGATGGAGGATTCCAAGTAGGACGTGCGCCAACGACGGATCAGGTAACGAGTGATCTCATGGATATAGGTGTATTTGAGGTACCTCCCCACACTCGATATGTAACAGATGGAGAATGGATTTATTCAGAATCATTAATTTATAAAGGAAAAGTAGTATGAAAGAAATTATTGGAAAGAAAAACTTGTTCTTAGGAATAGATATAGAGAACGATTTTGTCAGAGTGGATGGACGTCTGTCTGTACCTGGAGCAGAAGAAGGTTTAAAGAATACTGTTAAGTTCTTTGATACCTATGGAAAGTATATAACTGACGTAGCCTTAACCATCGATGACCATTATCCAACTCACATCGGCTTAGCTGGTGCATGGAAACTAGCAGATGGTTCTGACTTAGTGCTAGCTGACGGAAAACCCACCGTTATTACAGCCCAGGACGTTAAAGATGGAAAATATATCCCCAAGTATCTGGACTTAGAGAGCGTTATAACCTACCTGGAGAAAATCGAATCACTAGGAGGTGTGCATATTATTTGGCCAGACCACTGCATTCGTGGCTCTCAGGGACAAGCTATTCCAGAGGAACTTGTTCAGGCCTTAAAGAAATGGTCTCTTGCCAATAATGGTGCTCATTATAGTCTTATTCATAAAGGCTACTATGATGGCGCTGAAATGTATTCAGCTATATCGTTTGCTGATGGTTCTCAGCCTGATTTCGGAAAGGAGATCTTGGATGCTATTGCTGACGAGGATTACGACAACATCTTCGTGGCTGGTTTCGCTAAAGATTTCTGTGTAAAGAGCACTCTCCAGGATATCATGAAGGATGATCGTTTCTGTGGAAAACTAATTCTCCTCGACGATTGTATGGCTTCAATTGATCCTAATGATGAGATCACACAGGAGATTTGGGAAGAACTCGAAGACAACTTTGGTGCAGAAGTATGGAGGACGGAAGACCAGTAAAGATTACCTTAGAACGGGCTAAGAGATGGTATAAAGAGGGAGGCGAGCTAAGAAGTATCGCCCTCTCCCTTTATAGTTTAAAGGAGCTTGATCCACAACCTGATTTCGAGGATGTTCTCTTAGGAAAGACACCAGAGGATGTAGTAACAACCAGTGTGATCGTTCCAAGGAAGATGAACTCTGGGAAGGACGGACAAGAATATATGCAAGTCTATTCCCTCTTGGTTCGAATAGCCAAGAAGTGTAATAAAGGATGGACTCGGACAAGTGCTAACAAAGGTTATTTCTTAGTAAAGAATCACAGGTACATTGGACCGGGCACAAGATTCGAAAAACCCTATAAAGTGTGCTCTCATTCTAATCTGAAGATTCCTGGGGTAGTTTACTTCAAGGAAGAAAAAGATTGTAGGGCAGCTGGTAATTTCTTAGCAGAGAAAGGATTTCTTAAAGTGATATGGTAATAAATAGAGAGAATGTAATCGAAAAGCTCAAGCAAGAGTCCGAAAGGGCTGAGAGAGAACGTAAGTTAGGGATAGCTAGCGCTAATAACTTTAACTACTACCTGGAGGAATACCTTAAGAGTAATCGATACTGGAAGGAATTCATTGCCAGTAAGATGAAGGGTGAATGGAGAGTTAAAGACTTGGCCAACGACCTCATTAGTATCTCTGTTATCTATCTCAGGGAGGACGATGCTTGTATCAGTATTCACAAGAGAATCAGAGAACCAGCTTACCTGACAGCAATCTTACAAGGAGAAGAAAGGCCTAAAGATTGGTGGTTAAGTGAAGACTTTCCTGTCAAAGAACTTACTATGATAGATGAGGTTGGTATTAAGTATCGACCAACGGCTATCCAGGAAGAGCTGGAGGACTTAAAAGTGAATAAGAAAACCATCGATCAGAGGATAAAATCCCTGAAAGAGGAGCTTAAAAAACTGACCGTCTGAAAAGCCGTGAAAGCCTTATATATGTGATGAAAGATTCACAAAACAAATGTGTATTTATTAATTTAATAACGAAGAAAAGATGGAGAACATCGAAAACAAACAGAAGAAGACCCTTAAGCAGAAAGTTTGGGGTTTTGCAAAGCCTGTGCTGATTGCAACAGGTTTCGTGACCGTGGGTATACTCTACGGTGGTAACAAGTACGGTATCAAGACAAGAATCGATGGTGCCGCAGCGCGAGTAAAGGGTGGCTGCAAGAATGCCTACAAGAACCTGACGACTCGCAAGTCAACAGAATGTGCCGGTGGCCAGTGCGATTCAGCACCTCAGCAGCCACAGTACAACAACAATCAGCCCCGCCAGAAGTGGAACAACAACGGCGGCGGTAAGTTTAACAACAAAGCTTAATTTCAAGGAGGACAATAATATGAAAAAGAATATTATGATTTTCGCACTCGGCGTAGCAGCTGGTGCACTCATCGTCGGATTCGACAAGGTTAAGAACGCAGTGGTAGAAGGCTACAATCAGGCCAAGGATAAGATCAACGAAGCCCGCCAGCAGGCAGAGGCTACAGTAACTGATCCTAAGCCCGAGGGAGCTGGTGACCAACCTGAAAAGACCGATGAAGGAGATAAGTAGGAATCAGTTCTCCAAGATGTGATTAAGTAAATACAGACGCAGGAGTGTGGGGTTATTCAATGACCTCACACTTTTAAACACTTGAACAAGTAGGGAGGAAACTCCCTTTTGTTTTGAGTTATCTGATAACCTTATATGAGAGATAATAACAAGTTTAACAAAATATAGGAGAACAAATGAAAGATTTAAACAAAGCATTAGAAAAGAACAACAAGCGAGGAAGAATTTGCTTCGCTATGGCAGACGCTTTCGGTGGAGCCGGTGCTTTCCTGGCTAAGGGTGCTGTGATCGGTCTTGGTATCGGTCTACTCTTTGCAATAGGTGCCGACCTGTATTACAGGAAATCCACTAAGATAAAGCATGAAATTAGATTAACAACAAAATAAAGTAGGAGAACAATGAGTATTATTCAAAACTTAATGAACACGCCTTACAAACGCGCCACTGAGGAATTTATTAACAAGGATACCTCAATCACGGCAAGCTATGGGAGAACACATGTTATCCCAAGTGGTTCCGGACTGATGGGTATAGTCCTCTTGGTAGCCGTAGTAGGTTACATCTTTGCCATGGTTAATGGTGGAGAGAAGAGACTAGTTAATGGTTACGAACGGAAACCTCGTAATAACGACCGTCGTTACCAGGGTAAAAATAATGGACCACGTGGGGGTAACCGATAATAATAGCAGTTAAGAGAGCTATGTTGGTAAACCCTGCGTGCCAATTCATAGTAAGTTTTAAGTTAAAATTGGAGAACAATGAAGAACATTGAAAAAAAGAACTGGGGTTATATCCTTTTAGGAGGACTAATAATCGCAGCAGGCGGCTGGTGGCTAACCAGAAGAGCCAAAGAAACCTACAAAGAGTTGAAACGCCGAGAGAAACTTGGTGAAGAACTCATGAAAAATGCCGGGTTAACGGAGGATGCCGTGACTACGCTTCCACCACGCCCAGGAGACCCCGATTATGGAGTTGATATGAAGATCAACCTCCCATATATGCTATTTGAGAAGGGTCGATTTGAATCTCTAGAGATTCCGCAGGAGTATTTCGATTCCGACCGTATTTTTACGGAGAAGGGAACGAGCGAGCATGTCGTACATGTCCGTCAGAGATTTGATAAGCAACTGAGACGTAACCTCTTAGATCTCATCTTCGAGATCCCCAGAAGTGCGGTCTCACCAAATATAGAAGACAGAAGCTCCAATGATGGCTATACGAGCATAGGTAATTTCATATATGCCTTCAAGGGAGACAAGATAAATAACAACAACGATTTCGCCTTCTCGGGAGGGTTGGTGAATACAATTCGTAACATCATAAACGATCCGCAGTATGGTATTAGTGACCTCAAGGTGGTTCCGAAGAACCCAATCGTTTCTAACCGACTGGTAGGGTATTACTTTATGAAGTATGATGTCGTAGAGGATGGGGAAGTAACTAAGGCGAGTGCCATGCTTCCGATTCCTGAGACACATTACGAAGGCATGAAGCTTAGTGATTACGTCTACGAAGTTAATAAGAAGCTCGACAATCGAGAGAGGATTGATATAACTCTTTCAGATCCGAGAGTTCAGAACGTAGAAGTTGGAGACATTATCTTGGGCTATTGCATAACGTTGAAGATGAATGATGCCTATAATATAGATGGTATCAATGTAAACTCTGGTTTGGCTATCCTCCGATATATTGCAGACGAGTTTGAAGTCCTCAATCGGACAGGTCGTGGTAAATTCCAGTACTTGAGTTTCCTGTTCTACGATGAGTGGGATGAGGAAGATGAGCTGAGATACTACGACGTAGCAGTGAACAAGGAGACAGGCCGTTATCAGGTTTGCAAAGGAGTCCTCTTCTAAAGAGGAAAAATAAAAGGAGACCCTAGGATTAAGTTCCTAAGGTTTCCTTCTTTTTTTTTAGATACGTAAGCGAAGTGTCTTTGTGCCAAGGCGACCTTTATAAACAATCAGGTCATACTTGTCGAGGTCTGACATAACAAATCCCAATGCCTCTAACCTGATGTCGGCCAAGGTTGGCTCTTTCTTTTTACAATCAAGGTCGTTATCATCGACGAGAAGTGTGGTTAGTGAGAGACGTTTCATAAGGATACCTCCTTTTTCTTTGCTCCACCACCCTTAAGACGATCGCCCGGGTTTTCGAGTTTCTCGTTTTTCTTCTCTGGGACATCAAACTTGAAAATATCATGACGATATCTCCCCGCTTTCCCCTGATCCATATATGTCTTAACCGTGTTGGCTAAGAGAAATAATGAATCTTTCTTAGCGTGGTTTCTGATATTGTCATACATCTTCTCTGTTACTTTCTTGATTGTCTTAACCTCTCGCCTATGTTCGTATTCCTGAACCTCATCTACAATGGAGAGAAGTTTCCTGATAATAACAATCACAGCATCGGCGGGAGACAAAGAACGCTCCACAAGACGAGTAAACTCCTTCCGGAGGAGTGGTTTATAGAGGTATAAGACACGACCATAAATCTCAATCTTCTCGTCATCTACATCTTTAAAAATTTTGGTATATGCATCCTGCACTGAGTGAAGGTATGACTTAATAATACCAAAACACCGACCTTCCTTTGTTAAGAATTGTTTAAGTTCTAGATACAAATAGTCGATGACATCAAGTAGGCCATCCACGTAGAGATTCTTCTCAACCAGTGAACCACCTACTCGTTCTTCAATAGTAAATTCTTTCTTTTTCATATCACCCATAAGGTTGATGGGGCCTCCGGAGCGCCTTATCTATGTTATGATAGATGCAAAAACAAGAAAAAGTATAGTCGGGGGATGGATAGAAACGTCCCCGGAATTTAAAGCAGTCCAAGAGACTTGGAAGGAGGCTGGTAGGTATATTGCCGAACAAGCCCTAGCATCCTTAACGGATAAAGAGAAGAAGTACTTAGAGGTCTTCGGGCTGGAACGGACTAGGACACAAGGAAGAATCAGCTACCATAGCGTAGGTGCTTTTGCGAAGGAGGCTGGAATGAGTCTTGCCATAGAGAAGTGGTTTTCCTTTGGTAGTTGTATATACAATGGGCGTACATTCTTTGATCGACATTCCTTGAAGAAGTGTGATCAGGTAGAATATGTAGACCCCGGTAATGTACCCCTCTTGTTCCTCATAAACCAAGACGACATAAAAAGGTTTAAGGAGGAGAAACCAGAGATTTTCCTTGAGGTGACAACCCGATTAGTGGCTTGGTTTGACGCCTTGTATAAATTTAATGAGAAACTGAAGGGAATTGGGATGATCCTGACGAGAGATGATGTGACCCTGACCCTCTTGAAGAAATACTTAAAGAACCTATACGATGGAAGAAAGCGGGAAGAAACTAAGGGAGAGGTTTAATGAGAGAGTAAGTGATTATAGGAAATCACGACTTTTCAATATAATCCAGTCTGACCTCTGGAAGAAAGATATAGAGGCCACAAGAAAGACGGACCTCTTAGTGAACTTAGTTCATGAAGCCTTGAGATCTGGAGAACATAACCTCTGGACAAAGGAAGAGTGGGAAGCATTTCTAGGGGCCCCCAGGATTAGAACAGAACAGGAAAAGAATGGTGGCTACTGTGTTAAAGGAACGGGTTTCGGAATGCCCTCCAACACATGGAAACCAGAGAACGTAGAAATAGCTTTCGTCGGACGACTTGAGATGACTATAGTAAGTCCTCCGGGGCAATCAACTCCAAAGGTTAGTAGCCAGAGAGTTGAACTGACAAAGGACACGTTCACGGCCGGGAAAGGTTGGTCAGAGAAGATAGGCTTAGCCCTGCTAGCATATGCAAAGGAAGATTACAGAGTGAAAAACTGTATGAACCAATACCTCTCTCCCGACCTAGACACCAAAACTTTCCTTAATCCTCAGCTGGGACCTAAATGGCATCTCCAAGACCTCCTCGATTATAATGAGGATTGGTTTTGGAAGTATATTAAGAACGTAATTTACCTAGGGAGCTATCAATTGGACTCTCTATTCGAAGATGAAAGTTTGAAGTCCCCACTAGAAAGTGAAGATATACTAACGGCTCTTGGAGCTCTTAAAGGACTGCTTGGACGATGAATAATAAAGAAGATACTTTAAAGTGGTTCGAAGAAACTGCTCGGTCCATTATAGAAGATGGTCATGGATTATTTTGTACGTATTATTATGTACATGATGATAGACACGATCCTTACTCGTTTACTATTGGATACGTACCATATAGTTGCGGGATGTGTTGTAGTTGTGATGATTGTCCACACAGAAATGAATACGGAGAATGTGGAGAAGAATCACTGTATATACAAGAAGATGGAACCATATATTATACCGGGAGCGACAAAACATACACTCCCGATGAGTTTGATAACTTACTGGGTGAGTTTTATTAGAACCAAAAAAAATAGAGACACAGAAGGCGTGGATGTATTCTCCTTCTGGTCTCTTTCTTTTTCTTTTTTAACCTAGATCGAATGGTGTAGCACCATCAACATCTAGCCATCCTATTCTTCCCTCGGGTGGACATGGATCGTAGGAACCTTGCAGTTTTAAGATTTCCGGCTTATTGAGTTTGACAAACATCATAGTCATGTCTTTCCTCGTCCTGATAATCTTTGTCTGGAAAGGTCCTGTGATTCCTTTACTCTCCACTAGACGCATGGTCTTGCAGAGAGAAGTTCCCTCAGTCATTAAGACAGCTTTTTCAATCAAGGCATTCTCTGTGTTCTTCCAATAACTTATTTGTGCCACCAGAAGGTAACGTCCCTCATTAAAACGAGACTTTGTGAACTCGTAATGATGAATTACCATGGGGCAGGCCAAGCATTCTTTCGGACTAACTGCTTTTCCCTCATATTTAAGTTTGAGTTCATTGGCAGTTCTGGTCCTTGGTGTATACAGGTCCAGCATAAGCTAATGGATTTAGGTGCATAGCAGGTGTTCGTTCTCCCGTCCAGAATCCTGATTCTAAGACTGGGAATGGCTCTTGTGGGTCACCAAGAATTTCACCCTGTGGGAGTCGAGGTCTCAACCCTTCAGCGAGTGGGAATAGACGTTTATTTTCGTCCGATCGACAATCCCAGGCTTCGGCAAGGGACCTAGCCCTATGGTTGTGCCACTTCTTAGCAGCACGGTCGATCTCTATCCACCCCTCCACTGATTGGAGCCTATCGAAGAATGGCTTATATACCCTTCTCCAATATCTCTCTAAGTTCCCTATGTCGAGTCCCCTAAGTCCTCCTTTCATACCAGCCCATGACATCATCACTCGGTCACGATCGTCCTTGTTCTCCGGGTTGAAGGGTTTCTTCATTTCCTTTTTGAATCTTCGTTCAATACGTCTCCGAGAAGGTGTCTTAAGGCGAGCATTATGGGAGTTAATAGAGGCCCCTAAGAACTCAAATCTCTCTTCCTCACAGTGTACCACACGCCAGTTTGGTTTCAGGGACTGTCCGTTTTCCTCTGTTAGGTCACGGAGTACTCTCACCATGGTATGCAGGTAATTTAGGTTTGAGCTTATCATAAGCTTGTCATCACAGAATCGATAGTAATCATGGATTCCATATTCAACGATGATGGTCCAATCTATGGCCGCATGATAAACATGGCCTAAGATGTTAGAGGAGGCTAGCCCGAGGGCCATACCTACCTCTCCATGCATTCGGTCAATTGTTGCATCACATAACCAGATCAGCCATGGATCCTTGATATGTTGTCTTATGTACTTAGCCATTACCTTGTGATTAATCGTCGGGTAATAGTGATGAGTATCACAGACTGCCACATACAAATCTTTTCTGTTATGAACCCGCTTTATGACGAGCTCTCTTAATTCATGTTGACCTTTTCCTTTGATAGATCCATAAGAGTGAGGATGTATAATCTTTTTCTTCTCCATGAAAACATACTTAAGGCATGCATCAAGGAGAGTATCCACAATTTGATCCTCTGGCACGGAAGCAAATATGTTTCGCCTCTTGCCATTCTCATAACGGATGAACGTATTGAATGGATGAAATTCATAAGATTGGGTCATGAGGGCATTATAGATTCGATCTATGTTACCCTCTGGGTCCTCAAAGAATTTACCCCAGTTCTTTATCATGGATCGGGTCCACCTACTTCTTTTTTCTCCTCGACACAGGTAGGTAACTATGTCTCGGAGGCGGTCTTTTGTTAAGAACTTATCTCTTACTCTTCCGACTTTCTTCATTACTATTTTTCGGAGTCTAGCTTTCGTTCGGACTCAATGTTACAAGTAGGAATTGACCTATGCAGGTCGGGGCGTTCCAGGAAATGTAACAAGGACTTTTGCCTACTAGCTGTCGCTTTGGAGAACTCCATTGTAATGTGATTGCGAACCGTTGCCGCAAGATCTTCGCCCATAAGTCTTTTGTCTCAGAAAATAGTTTCGCGACCACGCCTGTTCCAGTTCTCGTTCGTGGCATCGTTGTTGAAGTTGCGAGCGAACCCACCACATTTGTCACCGTTGTTCGAGTTACCACCGAGACGCGGTAGGGGAAGACCTTTTATGTGGTTATCGTGCTCGCAGGACACACAACGAAGAGGGAGACGAGATGATTTCCGTGTGGGAAAAATTTTCGCGACCCCGCACTTCGTGTTCATTTAATGTGCCTGCGGCACTACTGGCTAACGCCAGGTCATGCATTCATAGTAACGCGACCACGCCAGCCCCAGCCCA